ACATTGCTTGTATGTAGAATGTAATTACTTGCATTCAAATCATTGAAGTTTGCTTTAGTTACTAAGATATTGCTTGTCGCTACAATGTAATTACTAGCATTCAAATCATTGAAGTCTGCTTTGGTAACTAAGATATTGCTTGTTGCTAATATATAGTTGCTACTATTCAAATCATTAAAGTCTGCTTTAGTAACTAAGATATTGCTTGTTGCTAATATATAGTTGCTACTATTCAAATCATTAAAGTCTGCTTTGGTAATTAAGATATTGCTTGTCGCTAATATATAGTTGCTACTATTCAAATCATTGAAGTCTGCTTTGGTAATTAAGATATTGCTTGTCGCTAATATATAGTTGCTACTATTCAAATCATTGAAGTCTGCTTTAGTAACTAAGATATTGCTTGTAGCCAACACGTAATTGCTACTATTCAAATCATTAAAGTCGGCTTTGGTAATTAAGATGTTGCTTGTCGCTAATATATAGTTGCTACTATTCAAATCATTAAAGTTCGCTTTAGTTATTAAGATGTTGCTTGTTGCTACTATGTAATTGCTACTATTCAAATCATTAAAGTCTGCTTTAGTTATTAAGATATTGCTTGTAGCCAACACGTAATTGCTAGTATCATCTATAACATCTCTATTATTTTTCTTATAATTACCTACAATATGAACATCTCCATTATTAGCGATAGTGAAGACATTAGTAGTTAGATTTGAGGCTACTAATATAGCACTATCGCTATCCTTCTGTTGTATCATTAAAGCAATAGTGTTTGTGTCAGCATTTACTACTTCCATCCTTTCAGTTGTATATACGATTGTTTCTAATGTAGTGCTTTCACCTAGAACTATTAAATTCGAGTTAATAGTTAAATCTCCATTCACTAAGAGATTATTATTATATTTATTGCTTACTATAAATTTGTTTATAGCACTTGGGTCTTCGTAAATCATATCCGTAGTTAAATCTGTAATCCTCTTCGAGATAACATTGCTTGTATGTAGAATGTAATTACTCGCATTCAAATCATTAGTATCCAACGTTGTTTGCAAAGCAGTAATACCTGATATAGGGATGTCTATTAAATTATCTCCTTTACCCGAAAATAACGTAGCACTTATTGTTCCATTCACATTTAATTTATCTGCTAAATTTACTGAAGTGCCTATTCCAACATTACCATTGCTATCGATCGTCAATCTTGCAGCAGAAGAAGAAATACCTGAAGATGTATGAAATTGAATATCGCTTGCATCTCCCGTATAGGTAGTTGACGTTATTTTGCTTCTTGTTTCCGAAGAATATGAAGGTATTCCAAACTCAATTCCCGAAACTTGCGACGAAGCATTTGTATCCGCTTCAATTCTCACTAAATTGTTATTAGAACTAACCACGTGAAGTTTCTTTAAAGGCGTAGAAGTCCCAATACCAACATTACCATCACTTGCTACTACCATTCTTTCAATATGCGAAGCACCAGTTAAAAATCTAAATTTATTATCATCATATATAGCAGTCCCATCATCATACGAGAACTCTAGCCTTTTATTACTGCTATAGCCATACAAATTCATAGTAGCCCCATTAACCCAATTTGTATTCAATTTAATATCTCCGTCATATACTTCTAATTTCGAAGAAGGATTACTTGTTCCAATACCAAGTCTACTATTAGTATTATCCCATTTCAAATTACTATTCTGTAATACATCGTTTGTCCCATTGCCTACTAATAACTGCCCGACTGCTAATGAACCTACGCCAGTTCCTCCCTTATCTACGCTTAAAATTGATGTATCTAAATTCGCCGAAGTAACGCTAGTGGTTGTGATAGCAAAGGATACAACATTTGAACTATTAGTATATGTTATATTGCCACTTTCATCAATACCTAATGTTATCTTCTTGCTATCATTGTTTAACTGCACAGAATTTATATTGATATTTTTATAAACACCTGAAATATCCTTAATATCTATGTTGGATGTTTCATCTCTCGATATAATTACATTGTCTAAGTATATGCTGCTGCCAGATAAATACAAATCCTTCCATTTCTTTTCATATGAGCCCAGATTATAGGTATTACTAGAGCCCGGCAATATATTTCCATCAATTGTTAAATTACCTATAATATCTAATGTAGTGCGGGGTAATGTAGTGCCAATACCTATATACCCTACATTTGTTAGGTTCATAACATTACTAATAATATTACTAGAGCCACTTTGAATACAAAAAAGCGAATTTGAATTTACTATTCGCCAATCCGTTTCAAAATTATTTGAAGAGAAAACGTCAGTATTACCATTAATAAACTCTATATTTGTTGTTCTATCACCTGAGGAACGAATATCTTGCAATCTTAAAGCAACATTATTTTGAACTAAATGTATTAATTTTCTAGGGTTAGTAGTTCCATATCCAACATTTAATATATTATTCATTAATGGATTTTCAGTTATTCTTTAATACTACTTTTAATAAATATAATTTATAAATATATTAACACATTGCGATACTAGCGCAAATATATAAAGTTATAATTATATTATCAAATATATATAATGGAACAAAGAAATCTCTATCTATATTGGGTAGGCGAGGAATATACCTTAATTACTATATTGCGAAACCTGATATATTTGCATTCAACAAATGGCATTGGTTATAAAATACATTTAATCAATGAAAAAAATATAAGAGATTATGTAGAAGATATACCAAGTTATTTTAGTAGTTTATGCCCTGCGCATCAGGCTGATTTTGTAAGAGTTAATGTTATTTGCAAATATGGAGGCATATGGATGGATAGCGATACGCTTGTCTTGAATTCGCTCGATAGTGTGTTTGAACACCTTGATAGAAACAATGGATTTTTTATAAAGCAAAACAATCAATTATTGTGGAATGGGGTATTTGGAAGTAGAGCGAACACCCCCATTATGATTGAATGGAAAAAAAGAATTAGAACCTTATTAGATGCCAATATGGGTAAAATAGGGTGGTGTGATATTGGCAATGATATGCTCGAAGACATCTATCATAAAACTCCGCATTTATATGAAAATTACAGCATTTTCAATGGGTTATATAATATGTATCCAGTTAATTGGGATAAATGCGAAAGAGAATATATTGATGAACCATATGAGCATTATAAGGAAATTATTCGCGAATACCAACCTTTCATCGCATTAGTTAATTATGTATATAAAAGGCTCGTAGGTAAAACCGAGAAGGAAATATTGGAAGGCAGGATGCCAATTAATTATTTTATCAATAAGTCTTTTGAAAATATGAAATCATAGAATTATATTGCTCTTTAGGTTATAAATTAGAGAGCAGAGGGTATGATAGCGTATTGATATTTTGATATATAATAAATTAGTTCAATAAATATTGCAATTTATAAAAAAATGATAGGAATGCTTAATTACTTAAGCAAGAGCAGCAAAGCACATAAAGGAACATTCAAAGAATGAACATCTCAATCGCTGACGTTAAGAACATCGTGCACATCGGAAATATCAAAAGTAGGTCTGCGAATGCTAAGAAGGGCTGGGCATTGGAATATGTATGCGATAAAGAAACACAGAAAAAAGAAAATGGGCGGATATATTTTATTATTGTCGACGATGAAATATGGAAGATAGGGTCGTCCGAATGCAAAGGAGGGATTAAGAATACCTTTGCGTTTTATGAAGGAGGTTTGTCAGGGTCGCCATCAATACGAACATTTGGAATAAACCTGCTTATATCAGAGCAAATCAATATTGGCAAAACTATACAGGTATATGCCCTATTTATAGAGCCAATAAAAATAGTAATAAACGGGCTATTATCTTCCATTGAAAAGATAACATACCCGCAAATAAAGGTTATGGAGGATTTATGTCGCGAAGATTATAAAAATGCATATGGCGTATATCCTAAATGGAATTTTCAAGAAAAAGGTGAGAAATGGCCCGATCATATCAAAAATGCTTACAAAGAACACGTTGATGCTCATTAAGCATTATTGCTTTGCCCATTTTATTATGATTATTTCGTGGCTTTCTTTAATATTATTATTTGTATTTTCTTGTCTGTTTTTACCTATTCGTGTTTCACCTTGTCCGTATGTATATTGCCATTCAGGGAATACGAATATACAATCCTCATATAAATCTCGGATTTTAGAGCAATTATTATAAGTCATTATAAACCCACCTTCGTGTTTTTTTAGCATATCTGCTAGTTTTATGTGGTCGAAATTATTGTGATGGATGGCAAAGTTGCAATTTGGATACATACCTTTGAACATCTTACTATCTCCATTCAAATAATAAGGGGGGTCTAAAAATAGAAAGTCGTTTGCGTGGTTCTCTAAAATATCCTCGAATGAACTACAAGATACCTGTAAGTTAATTAAATTCAATTCTTTAATCTTTTCTATTCTTCTTTTGAATTTTTCCTTATTAATTTCATTTGAACTGGGCCATCCTAGAAACATCGGTCCGTAAGACAACGTCATATTATAGTAATAATATACTGCTTGATTGATAGCGTTATTATCTAACTTCGTCAAATCTTCCTCCTTCAATTCTATTTTATTCTTAGTTTTATAATGTAAATCTGCGGGCTTTATTTTATCCCAGTAATTCAATAAAACGTGCCTGTTATACGTGAATTCCTCTTGCGTTATTTCGAATTTCTTAAGTTCATTTATGAAATCCTCTTTGTGATGTATGAGAACATTCCAGAAATTAGCAAGCATATTAAAGACATCATAGCCTATCACTTCAATTCCCAACATACTTGAAAGACATAATTCAACTGAGCCGCCCCCAAAGAATGGCGAAACTATCTTCTTTTCTTTTAATTTTGGCAAGTTTTCTAAGATTAATCCGATTGCTTTACTTTTGCCCCCTGCATATCGTATAGGTGATATGCATATCCTTTTATAGGAGCCGTTTTTATTCTTAATCTTTTTCAAGAAAACCTTTAAATAGTCTTCGTCTCTTTCATATTGTCTAATAGTATCATCCATTATTGAAATACAAGATATATTCTTTAAATCTATAGAATTCTAATCATTTTTTTATTATAATATAAGATTTATATAAGATTTATATTATATATATTTTTAAAAATGTCTATAAAATTATCTAATCTATTTTCTAAATCTATCAATGTAGGAGATGATACAAATGTAGAAAGCAAGGTTGTTCAGAAGGAACTGAAGGAAGGGAAGGAACTGAAGGAAGGGAAGGAACTGAAGGAACTATCTAGTGATGATTGGTGGTATCCTTCGAAAAATGGTAAAAAAAGGGTAATGTTATGTGGAACATATCCAATTGGAGCGAGCAATGGATATTCAAAGGTCGTCTATTATATTTCAAAATATCTAGGGATATATGATGATATCGAATTAACAATCTATGGGTTCCAAAATATAAAATGTGCGGATAGTTATGCAATACGCAATGATATCCCGCCAAATGTCAAGATACACGACGCGATGGCAACAGAAAATCCTCGTCGCAATGGCTTCGGTGAATTAGAAATCAGCAAGTATATTAAAGAAAACCCTCAAGATGTCATCATTATATTTAATGATAACGTTGTGACTTCAGCATTAGTCAATAATATAATGAATGATTGCGGAAAGCAAAAAAGCAAGTTTAAATTAATATCTTATATGGATCAGGTTTATCCCTATCAAAAGAAGGACTATATCAATTTATTAAACAAGTATATTGACGGGATTGTTGCTTTCACTCCGTATTGGATGGATATAGCTAAGAAATTAGGAATAAGAGATAATATGCCGATGTATAGTTTTCCTCACGGCTTTGATACGAACATATATTATCCGATACCAACAAATATCGCGAGAACATTCTTTAATTACGATGAAGATGCCTTTATTGTTTTAAATCTTAATAGAAACCAGCCACGTAAATGCTGGGATCATACCATTATAGCGTGGGTTGAATTTGTAGAAAGGCACTATTTAGCCAATGTATTAAATAAGAAAGGAAATAGCGCAACAAATAAATATACGCGGAGACCTGTGAAATTAATTGTAGGAACCAGCATTGATGCATATTGGGATTTAATGGACGTTCTAGAGAATGAAGTTAAATTCAGAAATGTCCCTCTGGATTATGTTAAAAACACTATAATAGAAGTGTCGAACCCTCAGCAATTATCAGACAAAGAGATTAATATATTATACAATTGCTGCGATGTCGGATGCAATAACTGCAATGGCGGAGGGTTCGAATTAACTATCTTTGAGTGTTTAGCATTAGGTAAGCCACAGGTATCTTCTTTTGTAGGAGGTATCCGCGAATATTTAACGGATAGCAATTCTACACCCATCCGTTCGACTATTTACCAATACTTAGATAATAAAGGAACTGGTATAGGAGGCAAAGCGGAAATCACAGACCCTCACGATTTCGCAGAGGCATTCTGGAAATACTTTAGTAATCCCGAATTGGCAAATAAACACGGCACAAAAGGACGCGAAAATATCTTAAAACATTATCGTTGGGAAACGCTCGTAGCATATTTCTATAACAATGTTCTCAAGAAGTTATAAGGTCTCCGTTTCTCTATTTGCTCTTTTTTATCATTAAATATATGTTTTCAATATACATATAATTACTATAAAAATAAATTAAAGGATGCAACCTATCTTAATACTAACAAGAATATTGAGTTTGAGGTGGTTGCGAAGATGTTAGAGGGGATGATTTAGAAGATGATTCAGCGCTATTTGATGATGATACAATTAGCGGGGATACATAATGGATTTCACAATAAGAACTATCTGGATAATATTGATATTGTGGGTATTGATATTGTGGATATTGGTAATATTGAACATATGAAGGTTGCTGGGGAACATATGAAGGCTGTTGGGGAACATATGAAGGCTGTTGGGGAATATACTGAGGTTGTTGGGGAATATACTGAGGTTGTTGAGGAATATACTGAGGTTGTTGGGGAACATATGAAGGCTGTTGGGGAACATACGGAATATACTGAGGTTGTTGGTAATAGGGAAATTGCGGAAGTTCAGCAACACTGGTAGCATTTACAATGGTAGGGTTAGTTTCGTATTTATTCATTTTATAAATATATATAGCACCATATATTTATATAACTTTTCAATTCATTTAATCCTATAGCAGACATCTATTTTTCTTAACTAATTCATCAGATTTCGGTGTAAAATTGTTATTGCTAATATCTACATCTTCAGGGATATTTTCTTCTAAAAGTTTTTTATACATAATAGTTTCTATTTCGCTATTCATATAAGTATCGCTAACATTAAAGGTATTCTCGCTACTATTTTTAGTATCACTTTCAATCGTCCCGTATTTTGACGGAATAAATTGCTGATAATCGGTAATATTTAGTTTGTCAAAGGAGGTATATGGGTAAATCACAATATTGTCTTCGGATACGACCCCAACAATTTTCACTAGTATAACATTAATAATAGTTCCATTTGTTATCGCTACAAGCTTAATGTGCTTCCCTTGAAACTTCCCAGCGCGGTATAGTATCATATCGATATCAAACATATAATATGACGGATATACTTTGTGCGTTCGGTATCTCAGCATAATATCGTGAACAATCTGTATTTTCTGTTTTTTATCTTCACTTGGCAAATCCATTGCATCGCTATTTAATCTTTTAATAGCAAATTCAAATATTTTATCATAATACGATACCAACTTATTCTTTTCGCTATTATCGCTCAATATTTTAGGATTAAGCCAGTCATTCCATTCACTCCCTTCGACTGCTATAATAAGTTCTTCGCATTTGCTTTTAAACACCTCTTTTAACTTATCATTATAGGTTTTGTTATCAAACTCATAGTAATATACATTGACCGCCTCCCTTTTAATATTAACATCATAGGGAATACTTGAATTAATTGTGTGCCTATTCCAAGGATATTCGCCAGTATTTTTATACATTAGCCGAATATTATATGGCTTATATTTAAATTGGTTTTCATAATCAATCTCTCCAGTATTTTGATTGAACTTTTCGATATTAACAGGCTTCTCTATAGTCATTGTTAACTTCACATATTGGTATATGATAATATTGAAAATTACTATGATTAATATGACTGATATAACCTTCGTAATATTAATCATAATTTCAATCATATTATTCATATTATTTTTCATTATTCTATAAGTCTCTATAATCTAATAAGGAAATTATTGTATTTAAATTATTTTTTTCTCTTTCATCAAAATCATTCTCAAAAACATAGTCAGGCTTTTCGGGTTTCTTACCATTTTCATCGTATTCGCAATTATGACACAAGGGGGTATTTAAATTAACGTCCGTGTATTTTGTAAAACCCAATCTTTTTACACCAACAGGGAATTCGCAATAGTTCCCTTTTATACAGCCACCTCTATTATTGGGATAATTGGTATTTGATTTGAAATAAGGGCATTCTTCGTCGGTCTCGCATTTCTTATCCCAAAAACTATAATAATTTTTCGGTGTTCCATCGATATTATAATACGAATCGCATTCAAACTTATTCGTAATCTCGCCATTCCCATAACACCCATAGAAACCGCCTTTATCGCTTTTATCGTAATCTTCTTTTACGGCTTCTAAGTAATCCACAGGCATTTCTAAGCGCGATACAAAGTTCTCTACGGCGCTCACTATGTCATATCGCATAATCGGTAGTAAACTTGTTTCAGTGCTTAAATATAAGTCATTGTTTTTAGTGTCCCCGTCTTTTGTGTAATAATACTTAATTGTATTGTAGTTCTCTTTGATGAATGGATAGTATGCTTTAATTCTATGAATATCCACGTCCTTAAAGCCATTAATATAATATCGCTGAAAGAAGATGAAGTTCATATATTCGCTATTCAATACCACGTATGTGAATAGATAATCAAATATTTTCTCAGTATTCTCGAAATCCCGCTCAGTTATTTTTTTAAGATATATATTATTACTATTTAAGTTGTATCCTTTGATGAATGCTTGTATGAATAAATAATCGCTCATAGACATATATGCGATTACTTTGCCTTCAATATCCCATACGCAATCTTCTTTGCGCAATACTTTATTGCTAACGCAAACAAATATGCCCTCTTTGTAAGTGCTATTAGCCGCCTTATTATTTAGCACATAATAGTTTATATAGGGGTCTATTAATAATTGTATATTTGCATCAGTATCTTCAATCCCTTCAAAGCCTTTAATGTTCTTTATAGTATTTTTATCTATTATATTAGTTCTCTTAACATCGTCTATAATGGTCGCAAGATTTCTGCTATCTACAAACATATATTCTTCTCCCGCATTAGCTGCATTAGCTGCATTAGCTGCATTAGCTGCATTAGCTGCTATTTCCGCTAAGGTTTTTTCAGAGGCATCCTTTACATTTAATAAATTGTCTGTTATTATTATTTGTTTGCTTATAAAATGCTCCTTATTATTCGGAGATATCCGTATAGATTTTATAATAATAACTACTGCAATAATTAATATAAGTATCAAAGATATATATACTGAATTCATTTTTTTCTTTCCTTATTAAAATAATAGATAAAGAATGCTTTCTAGAAAAATCATAACTCTTTTAATATACATAATATTACTCGCAGTATTATTTGCTATTCAGCCAAAACTATTTTTTGATAACGAAGGGAATATGAAATGTTTCGGATTTGATACAAATAATAGCGAAGCAGGCGAAGCAAATACTATTTTACCGCTAATATTATTTGTTCCTTTCATTGCAATATTATCATATCTAGTAATACTAATTATTGAAATGATATATACATAAATTATAATTATTGTTATAATGTTATAATTAAATATGCAAAGCGAACCAGTGCCTAAAGCGACAAGAGAACCTAAAGCACCGAGAACACCACGAGTTCCCAAAGAACCTAAAGAACCTAAAGCACCGAGAACACCAAGAGCGCCTAAAGAACCTAAAGAACCTAAAGCACCGAGAACACCAAGAGCGCCTAAAGCACCTAAAGCACCTAAAGAACCTAAAGCACCGAGAATACCGAGAACGCCTAAAGAACCTAAAGAACCTAAAGAACCAAAGAATTCCGAAATTGATTTGAGCAATATAACGGATACGTCGGACAATACCCAGCAAATATTAGTACATAATGATGAAGACAATAGTTTTATAAGAACTTTATGCGGAAACCATAATATCTATAGTAGTATTTTGATATGGCTTAAAACATTTAATTATGACATTAAGATTTCTGCACAAAGTTGTATAATTGTCGCGGGACCGACAAGTATCGGTAAATCCTACTCTATAAATAGTATATGCAATTACTTAAATTATGAGATTACATTAATAGATAATAATAACTGCTATAATTCGCAATATTTGAAAGACATCATATACAAATCGACATCATCTTCGTTTATCCAAATACTTACTAATAATTTTAAGAAGAAGGTTATCATCATAGATAACTTCGATTCGCTTTTCATTTCTGATAAAACAATTAACTTGACTTTATTAAGAATACTACTGGACAACAAACTAAAGAATATCCCTATAATATGCGTGTCAAATAATGATATTATAAAAAAAATAGGGGATATTAAAAAGGTATGCAATATATATACATTGTCTACGCCAAACGACGAAGAGATTACTGAGATATTGCAAGGTAAAAATGTGGATATTCATAATATTGATAAACTTTGCTCTAATTCAAATGGCAATTTAAATAAACTATTCAGAGATATTCATAACGATAACAATGATATATTATATAGCGATAGCATTGAGAATGCTAGTGATATAAATATATTATATGGTAATACTTTTAATAGGTCGCAGACAAAGAAAATACTTATTAAGGATCCTTGGATGATACCTCTGAAGTTTCACGAGAACTTAATAATAAATCTAAATAATCGCAATATATCGCTAAATAAATATAATGAATATTACAAAAGTTTTATGTATATAATGTGCATATATGATTATTATATGTTCAAAGAGAATATAGAGTTTTGCGTCGAATTATTCGCATCAAAGGTATATTTCCTATCTATTTTAAAATACAAAAAGAACGCCGCATCAAACATTGGTAATTTTACGAAGATGCTAAGTTATTTATCGCTACAGAAGAAGAATATAAAGAACAACTACAATATTAAGAATATGCCCTTATATCAATTATCAAATTATCATATTAGTTTATGTAATAGAAAATTTATTTCCTTTAATTAGATAATTAAAATAAAATAAATGGAAGCAGTTAAAAACGTAGAGCCTAAAAATGTTAATGACGGAGGTATAATGGCTTCGGTGTCAAATGCTATCAGTAATTCGCAACCTGCTGCGACGAATACCGCTGCAAATGCTGCCGATGCCGCGAATGCCGCAGTATCTGCTGCAGCAAATGCTTCTGCCAATGCCAGTTCCGCCGCTTCTGCCGCTGCCTCTGCAGTATCAAATGCCGCTGCCTCTGCCTCCGAAAACGCCAAAGCCGCTATAGCTTCCGCGTCCGTTGATAATGCAAAGGCGGCTATTACGAATATGCTAAGTTTTAATGAGAATATCTTCTATTTAATAATTTTCCTAGTTTTAATAACAATAATCGTAGGCTACTTCCTATATTACATTATAACCGACAATATATTATATCAACAAAAAATTGAAGTGTCGGGCACTGAAGTTCCTATAATATGTAATGAATTGTCTGAGTTTAAAATTAGCAGGAACTTAACAAATTCAAATGGTATTAAGCGCTCATACGGGTTCTGGATTTATATCAATGATATCAATAAATATTCTGGAAATTTTAGGCATATTGCACACGTCGGTGATAAGCACGAGAAAATCCAAAATGCATCCCCTTACATATTTTTAGACAAAACCACTAACCAAATACACTTCCGATTTGCTCCTAAAGATGATATTGCGCCTAATACACCAATAACGACTACAGATAAATTAAATATTATAAGTGATGTCAATAAATTACTTAAATATGATAATAATACTAAAAGATGTGGGATAACTATTAAATATGTTCCCATACAAAGATGGGTTCACGTCGTAGTTGTTATATCCGATGCTAATAGCGGTGTTGTATATACCTATATTGATGGCGAATTATCGGATGTCGAAGATAATAAAAAATTTGATAATAAATTACATCTTCACGAACTTAATTTCGAGAATACTGGAAATCTATATGTCGGTGGCAGCGCATTAAATTCGGTTGTAGATACGATGGGATTTTCTGGATTAATGTCTAAATTCACGCTATATAACTATGATTTAAATAAGAATGATATATACAAAGAATACAACAAAGGACCGCTAAATGGATTATTAACAAGTATGGGTATAGGCAGTTATGGATTAAGAAACCCCGTCTATAAACTCAATACTATAAGTTAATAAGTTAAGATACAAGGTATTTATTGAGGATACCCGCCGCCAATTAATGAATAATTAATTTTTTTAATTTCCATATTTAAAATAGATAAGGTATAATAATTATAATGGAAATAAACCCTTTAATTCAAGTTATAATATCCTTGATTATATTGCTATTAATGGGATATATTGGATACAATATATATTTAATCGAACTTCAAAATATGTTTCAGGGAGAAAATGATATACGCAAAGAGGTCTCTATATTAAGTGGCACGTATGATTTTAGTAATAACGAGGTAAGATATAGCACTCAAAATAAATCGCAATTAAATTATAAGAATATTAAGCCCTCTATAAATCAAGAAGGTGGCGCAGAATACTCTTATAATTTTTGGTTATTTGTTGATCAGGAAAAATTACAATCAATGTCAGGCGTTGAAAATAAGGACTATATATTGTTTCTAAAAGGAGAGAAGAACCTTTACGCGAGCGATAAATTCAATTATAACTGCGCAAATGTTGATAAAACTTACAATCCCGTAATAATAACTAAAAATCCTCTTGTAAGATTATCAGGAGACGGGAAAAAGATAGCAGTCGAATATAATAATATATATACGGCTGATTCATTCCAACAGAGCGCTTCGTATAAAAGTTGCAACGAAATAAATTCAAAGAATTGGAATGAGAGAAATAAAAAGATGCTCGGTATTTATGATATTGATTTTAATAATAAATGGTTTATGGTTACCATAGTTATGAAAGAGGTCGCCGATAGTAATAATGTTTTATCTATAAATAAGGCTTCGTGTAAAATGTATATTAATGGTGTTAAATTATTAGATAAAAAGGTTGAGACCAAATATATGAATAATATATATTCGGCTACATTTAAAAATAATAGCTCGCCGTTTTATATTAATCCCAATATTGATGCACCATTTATTGATGCCACTAAACCCCCGTTTGGCAAACCAAAAGGAGAAAACCAAATAAAGATAGCAGATATAAAATATTATAATTACGCTATTAATGAAGACATAATTGCATCATTGAGTAACAAAGGGTTCAATACAGAAATTGCTGTAACTGCGACGAATGATAACAAATTAGCAAAATATAGTATGGTATCCGTAGAAGATATGGAATACAATAAGATAAGAGAGTTATAAGAGAGTTATAAGAGAGTTATAAGAGAGTTATAATAGTTATAATAATTATGTATATATAAAATACTAATGCCTCCTAGAATATTATTAAGTGAGTTATATAGTTTAAAAGATAAAAAGGAGCACGCAAAATACCTTACATTTGACAAAATAATAGAGATATGCCATAAAAAGATTAAGCATACGGCAACTATAGGTGGAATGAATATATTCTATGAAATACCTTATTATTTGTATGGCAAACCTTTGTATAAGATAACAGACTGCATCGAATATATAGTGAAGTCATTAAGAAATAATGGGCTATATGTTCAGATACTTCCTGAACCAAACAATAATATGCTATATATATCTTGGAACCCTAGCGAAGTATCTTCAAATGTTAAGAGTTTAGGGTATTCAGGAAATGGAAAATTATAATAGAACCTTCTTTTTTATTATTAGAATATATTTAATATATATTAGAATATATTAGAATATATTAGAATATAATCAATTGATAGATGTCAATAATATTAAATGATGAGCAATGTTTACAATGGATAAAAGACCCTAGTATAACTCCATATTTTCAAAAATATTGGTATTTAATTGAAGGTATTGACGCATCTTATTATAGAATTTATAAGAAGCAAATTTTAACGGATGAAATAGATGAGAACCCGACCCCTAACCTATTTGTTGATAAGGTTAAAGATGTTTGCTTTATTAATAGTTTGCTAAGGAAAAAAATAGTAGATAATATTAATGAATACACGAGGGACAAAATTCCTCGATTATATACTTTGAATGATAAATGGAAGTATGCGAGTGAAGAGATGGAAAACCCAGAATTTGCGAACACCAATTATGATATGCCATATTATACAGAGAAACAATGCAAAAGTTGGCTAGGCAACCCTTTAGTAAATCCGCGAACAAAAGAGAAAATCAAGCAAAATAGTCGCATTTATATTGAATTACTATATACGACTATGCAGTATGGAATAGATATTAAAATGATTGAAGATGATGTTCGCAAAACATCTAGCAAACTATCGGGTAGAAACAATAATGAAAATACATTGCGCATTATCAATGGTATAACTGAGCGATTAAAGTTTATGAGAAAAAACGACGCAGAATTCCTATCTCACGATATTAAGGCTTTTGACAAATTATTGGATGTTAATGCGGTTCCCTTGCCAAAGAAACAGAAATCTAAGAATACATTTGACGTTTCATCCCTTTCGTCATCGTCAATTAAAAGTTTAAGTCCAAATGAAAAAATACAATTGAGAGATAAGATTATATTAAAAGAGCACGTTGAAAAAAAAGAATATGAATATAGTCGCCAAAAAAAACTACAGAAGAAACTACAGAAAATAGCGTTATTACCTGATGTTGATAAAGAGGTTTTTACTAAATTTAAAAAGTTTCTTCTTACACTCGACAAAGGGCTCGGGAGATATCAATTTTATGGACAGAACCCAGTAATTGATAGTATATTACAAGGCACTCGTCAAGAAGATAATGATGAATTTATGGAATTTATAAGAAGGTATTATGTTATGGAAGAATATGTTAATATTACTGATATTGTTAGAGGTTTCATTTATAATATTTATGAGCAAATTATAAACAGCCCGACATATAAGTTATCAAGCAATTTTGAGTGTTTCTCATATAGTAATAAATATATAAAGGATTTTGATAATTACCCAATAATAAATAAAATAAGAGATGCATTACATCAATATGTAGATAATTATAAACCTAAATTAGCCAACTATATAATTAAATATTTTAAAAATTTAATAGATGATGTAATACCTCGATACAAAGTATTTGTTCTACATACATATAGAAATGGGAATGGGCGAGATGCGAGAACAAAAATACTTTATAATAAGGAGGAATATTTTTTTAACAATTATTATAAAACATTATATGATAATGGTAAACGCATTGACAATATTCAATATAGATTACCTGAGGGTGGCGGCTTCTTGAATGGTAAGACTTTAATGAGAAAGATAGCCGCTTTGAAAAAACTCTATTTAGATAGCAAGGCAGAAAAAGTAATTGTGCCAGATGATAATGATTTGAATGATTTTACTTATGAAGAATGCCGAAATTGGGTGATGATACCTATAATAAATCCGCGAACATTTGAATTGATATCAATAGATGAACCTATATACAATCGGTTGTTATGTATGAGTTATCAATATGACTGCAATTTAATCCCGCGTATGATAACATCGCGCGGCTCTCGTATTATAGATGCATTAAAACAGGCACTTAAAGAAATATTAGATGCCAAAGGGAAACCACCGCAAACGAGGGAACAATTGGAAACTTATTTGATTGATAAGCAATTGCTTAAAAAAATGGGCAATGCAATTTCCAAGTTTGCTCCAAATATGGTAGGAATGAAATGGAAGGATTATGGAGTAGGAATACCGAGAAATCGAACTGATATTACTGCAAATAGCGAAGCGTTTGTGAAAGCATTTGAGAAGAAAATTAAGAGAGAAAAGATTGCATCGCGAAGTTCGCAAGACCCTGTAGCGTTTTATGTGTTTTTTACAAAGGAGGAATTGGCTAAATTTGGAATAGCAAACTTATCAAAGAATAGTTATATTAAAGTTAAAGCACATTATTATATTCCTGTTGTTGCAAAAAAGGAAGACCCTAGTAAGCATTATATTCAATCTAGGATTGAAAGAGAACGCGATAATTGGGAGAATAAGCCATATAGTATTGTTAATTGTATGCGATGGGTAATGCAGCCCAATAAAAATCCTGAGACGTTGCAAAAAATAGCAACGGATAGCCATGAATACAATAAAATTTTTGAAAGCGCATTACTATTTGATAGCAATATTCAACCAATAGATATTACTGCGAGGGGCTTGATTTTCAAACAAAAAATATTAAAATTAAAAAAGAGGCATTTGGGTATAGTTAGTGCTAAAGAAGCGAGAGCCGCGAGAGCAGCAACATCGAAAGGAAGAAAAGCAAAGGAAGCCACTGAAGCCGAAATGGCAGAAATTATAAATAAAAGTGCAATATGCGAAAGTATTAATAACATATACACGGATAATGATGCGGATGAAAAATATACTGATTTTAAGAAAAAGATGTTCAATATGTGCTTTAAATATTTGGGAGAAAAAAACAATTGCGATTTAGCAGGTATTAAGGAAGTAATATTTAACAAGTTTGTTAAGGATAAAGAAGACCAAAAGAAGGATTTTATATACTACGAAGGTTCTGCTTTAGCATCTATAATTATGCATTATAATTTTCAACATACCGATAAAAAAAGGTATGACGATAGATTGCAGAATATTTATATAAATCATTATAAGAATATATTCGATGTATCTATACAAGAAATTGTAGAGACGGATGGGAAATTTTATGTTATCAAAAAGGATGCTCATGATTACGGAGGAGTAAGCAGAGAGTTTTTCACACAATTATTTGAAGAATTATTTTGCGACGAAGAGAATAAAACAAGACCATTTATATTACCTGAAAATATGAGCAGCTCTAATAGGTATTACATAAATCCCAACTTCGAACCTGATGAAAACTTTAAGAAGGTAATAAAATATGTTATGAAAAATATAAAGATTATACCTAGTTATACTACTGCAGCAGATTATGTAGATATATACAAAATAATTGGGAAAGTGTTGAGTATCGCAGTAGTTAATGAAGAGATAGGATTACCAAAGCAATTTTCATCATATATATTGTCTAGATTTATAAATCCAAAAAAAGATATTAAATACTATGATATATTATATTACTACTTAAAGGATTTCAATAATTCCAGTGCCTATATGAATATGATGAACGAACAGCAAAAGGGCAATATAGAATTTTGCGGGTTTTCATATAATGACTACTATATTATTTCGAGACCTTCTGAAAGTAATCCCAACGGAATGGCGTTAACAAAAGAGAACTACGTCAAGTATATTTTGCAATTAGCAAATCACGCGGTAACTAAGAACTTTATATTCAACAACGTAGAGGGCTTTAAAAAAAGTATGAAAAAGAGGTATGCTGCTTTATTTTCAGGTTTTAATGAAGATTTAAGGTTATTTTTAAAAGATAATGCTGTTACGATAGATATACTTGATAAACTGATTACAAATGAGCAATTAAATGAACAGATATTATTAGAATTTGCTGAAAAACTGAAGATATCTGTTATTAAGTATGTTGACGAAGATATAAATGTTATTAATGACCACATTGAACTAACCGAAATAGAAAAGGAAGCAAAAAAGGAGGAATTAAGAATATATTTAACAAATATTATTACAATAAAAAGAGAAGGTGAGACTATTGAAAAACATTATGACTTCATTAAAAGATTACTTCAGTTTATGTCTGGGTTTAGCCATTATAATAAAAGTGCAGCAGTTGAGGAAAATGGGTATAAATTCTTCTATATGTATGGAGCAGATACAGGTAGATTTCCTTCAGCACATACCTGCTTTTACCAATTAGATTTTTTTGGATTTCCAGAAAATAAGATTAGTGCAGAAGAAAGGGAGACTTACTTATATGAAAAATTATACGAAGCGGTTTTTAGTGCTGGAGGAATGGATTTAATATAGTAGATGAAGTAGATGAAGTAGATGAAGTAGATGAAGTAGATGAAGTAGATGAAGTAGATGAAGTAGATGAAGTAGATGAACATCAAATCATATAAAAAATATATATATTATATATATTAAGTAATAGTAATTATAAAAGTATAGATATGCAAATCTTTGTTAAAACTTTGACTGGGAAAACAATTACGCTTGAAGTTGAAAGTTCGGATACTATTGATATGATTAAATCTAAAATTCAGGATAAAGAAGGTATTCCTCCAGACCAACAACGCCTAATTTTTGCAGGCAAACAATTAGAAGACGGGCGAACACTAGCGGACTACAATATACAGAAGGAAAGCACCCTTCATCTTGTTCTAAGATTGCGAGGCGGTAAATAATAAAAATTGATTATATTATATAAAATTGTATATAATTATATAGTCTATACAAATAGAATAATATAGCAATGAACGGCTCATATTACTTCAGTCAAGGAAGAATAATTAGCACATATCCTTCTAGAAAATACGCTGATAAGAATGATGATACAATTATCCTTATTGATAATGATAATAAGGATAAGGAAAACAAAGATAAGAATGATTGGATGAAAATATTCAATGGATACAAATTTCAAATATTTAGCCCAAGTATTTTGCGATATAAATGAGTTATTGCAAGTATCTCTCATATAAGAAATCTAATAATACATAAATATCATAGGTTTTATCAGACAATAGCCCGTATTCACTGAGTAAATCATAGGCTTTATTCTCGTGTTCTGTGTGCTCCTCGTTAAAATGTGTATAGCCTTCATCTGCCGTATAGATGGCGTATAAATAACTTAATACATATTTTTCATCTGCAGCCTTCTTTATTTTTTTATTAAAATATTTTATAATATTATAGCAGGTTTTTTGAAATAGCTTAGTGTTATCGACCTTTATTTTACAATTTCCGACACCTCCTATACATTCATAATATTCCTGAGCATTACTATCGATATCATTGTTATGGCAATACATACTAATAATTTTTAATATATTTAACTGAATAAATCCTCTATTATACAGGTTCCATATAGTAGCATATTCTTCTTCATCATAATCATATATATTATTATATGCGTTGTTGTGAATATCTATGTCGATATTATGGTTATCTTCTAACATTGTCTCATCATACCTTGCAAAATGTTTAATAATCCACATCGTTTCATTCAAGGTTAATTTCGATGAATATATATTAACATCAAATTTATAATTATATATCTCCGTATTATTTGAATAATTGTTTTCTCTTGAGAATATTTCATCTCTATCCAGATTTAATACTAGAGGTTCTTTGATATCTGCTGTAATGCCATTAAAATTTTCTAATAATATATCCGTCTCAAAGTTGTCCCAATATAAGTTGTTAATAGTTTCGCCATACACACCTTCAAAAATATAAATATAGTTATATTGTTGATATCCGCAGTAATACAGGAACTTCGAAAGTTTCTTATCATCCATAAAGATAGCTATGCTATTCTTGATAAAGTTGTTCTCTAATGCACTATATATTACCTTTATGTATTCGTCGCATATAATATTATTTATTTTTATCACAATATCTTCTGGAAAGCAGCAACATTTTGGGTCTAATAGGTGTGGCTTGTTGCTTAGCAAATTACTTAAAGTATTTGAAGCCATTACTTGATTATCTTATAAGATAAGAATATTATCAATTTTTGCTATATTATTTTTGATTTCACTCAGAAAACTTTGTATTAGGGAATTTATCATAAAATGCTTCTTTTTCAAGGAAGCCAACTTTCTGAAAGGTGCAATTCAGATTTTTTTGCTCATTGATTTTGATACAGCATAGATTGATATTTCTTAGCAACTCCTTCATATCATCGTTGAGGTCGTTCATTGTTGTCTATGTATTCTACTTATTCTACTTAAGTAGTTAGGTAATAATACGCTATCAATTTTTATAAATTTTTAATAATTTATGATTAAAATAATAAAAATTGATATCCTTATATAGATTTTTAATTAAGTAAAATAAGTAATAAACAATGACCTTTAATAACGCCAACAAGATTAGCTACCGCGCTTTCAACTCATATACTAGCAAATGTGAGGATTTCGAGGATGTTAATAAAATTCCACGCAAATTAAAGAGGGGAGATAATAATGCAGTAAATTATAAAAAGAATGCACTCAAGCGCAAGGATAGCCGTCTCGCCTACAAGAATAGGAGAAATATCAACAAGGATTGGAAGGATTTCAATACAAAGGTCTAAAGAAATTAAGTAAGTAAGGTAATAATGTATAGTATGTATATAGTATGTATATAGTATGTATATAGTATGTATGATATATATATTTTTTATATTTTTATGAACATATATGAACATATTTTATATTATAATATATTATGAATGAATGAATTATCTTAATATAATCCCATATGATATTTATACGCAAATTTATAAATATGTATATGATGGTTGTATGCAAGAACTTATACGTAATGATATAACTAAAAAGAATAACCGATATAAGGAATTGTTTATCAAAGACATAATAAATTATGAAAATAGGATATATTATACATCCCTGAATATATTCAATATGGTATCGTTGGGGATTGTCGCAGATACTGATAATACAGACCAGTATTACGACAATAATACTGAGGAACTGGAAGAATTATATTATTTATCAGACATAAATATAAATAACTTTTTAGAGCACCATTACAATATTCTAACTACCGAACTTCCAGAAGACTTCAAAAATGCCACTTGTATTAAATTGAAATTATCTAATATCTCTATATTGCTAGGGTTTGATACAGAAGACATATACATACCATTATACTATATCTTAGAGGACGACTTGAAAACGTGGCTAGAACTTATTTATTATACGAATATACTACTGAATGAATATTTATTACTTAATAATATAATAATAAATGTGGATTTTTTTACATTATATAGGTTTGATACTATTATTGAAAATGGGTTTGTAGTTATTGTGCCTTCATTTGATGAATATATTGTTTAGTATCATATCATATACATATCATATACATATCATATACATATCATATACATATATATATTTATTATATAAAAATTATTATATAACATATCAATATAATAATGTATAATAATTTATACTACATATTTACAAAGGAATACTATGATGATTATAGTAATAGCACACTATACTTAAAAGACAAATGCAATAAAATGAAAATATTGTATGAAAGCAAGGACAAGGAACTTAAATATGTTAAGAAAAAATATGATTTATTAGTTAAGCGATATAATGATATTGAATGGAAATACCAAGAGTTATTATTGAGTAGCCATTATAGCAGAGAGAGTTATAATAAATTAGAGAGAAAATATAATAACTTACTAAAAAATAATATACACGCAGATACTACAAACCTTTATGATATTCAAAGTATAAATGAAGAATACGAGCACATATAACACAGATAAAAACATATAAAACATATAGATATAATATAACATAAATTAACATAAATTAAATTGGATTAAATGAAATTAGATTGTATATTAACTGCAGTGAATGAGAACCCATTATATATAGAGTTTATCCCTATTTTTGTTAAAACGTGGAATAAACTTTATCCTGATATTGATGTTAAAATTATTTTAGTAGCAAAAGCAATACCTGAAGAATATATGGAATACAAGGACAATATAATTTTGTTTGAGCCTGTCGAGAATGTATTAACTAGTTTTACATCGCAATTCATTCGCTTGATGTATCCTTGTTTATTGAATTATGAAAACGCTGTTATGATTACAGATATGGATATGCTACCAATGAATAACACTTATTATACTGAGTATATTAAAGAATATGATAATAGTAAATTCATATATTACCGCGATGACCATTGCTTTGTTTATAAACAACTGGCAATGTGCTATAACGCGGCAACGCCTAAAATATGGAGAGAAATATTTGACATACATTCTATAGATGATATCAGAGATTTGCTTATAAATATTTCGCGTAATAACGTAATCGAAGAAGGGCACGGGAAAACAGGGTGGTCAATAGACCAAATTTTTTTATATGCACGGGTAATGGATTGGCAACGTAAAACAAATAATTTAATTTGCTTAAAAGACAGCGATACAAAATTCAATAGATTGGACAGAGAAACCTTTGTGATGACTAGTAGGTTAAAGATGCTTATAGAAACAGGGATATATACAGATTACCATTGCTATAGACCAATGAGTAAATATTTGGATATAAATAATGCTATTTATAATATATTGCCCACAACGCAACCACGCAACCTATAGCATAAGCATAGATATATATACATAATACATACATATATAAGATTATGAATTATGAATAAACTATATAATTACAAATATGTCTTTGGCAAACTATAAAAACAGGTGTATTGAAAAATATAAAATTGCAAATCCAGACAAAGATATACCGACAAATATGGGGTGTAAATGGGATGCCGTAGAAGAGCAAGCATTATTAGATAAAATAAAAAATAATTTAGATATTGAAGATATCGCCAAGAAACATTGTAGAACACAAGGTGCAATCAAAGCGAGGCTTGAAGTAATCGCTATAAGGATGTATAATGAAAATATGTTCGATATGGAGTATATAGAAGAAACAACAAGGTTAAATGCAAAAACTATTAAGGAAGCTATTGAAAAGAATAAGGCGAAGTATGAAACAAAGTATGAGGCGAAGTATGAGGTGCGTTGTAGCGACGTAGAACTCTCTATTATAAAAAAAGACCTACAAAAATGTCGCGATGAAATCAAGGGATTGACTGCGAGTGTCGAAAATATGATTGAAATGGAAAGGCGAAACAAGAGAGATGATATTGAAGAACTTAAGAAGCAAATACAGAATATGTTAGATATAAATAATATCAAGAATGATATCATTGAATTGAAAAACGCCATTAATGAGAAACAAAGGTCGTAGAAACAAGGTTTGCTTCGTTTCCTTCATTTACTTCATTTCCTTCTGCGCGCATCATTGCCATCGCTGTCCTATTTTTTATATACCAACCTGTTACAAAATAGATTGCTATCACATCTGTCGTTAGTTCAAGTAAAAACATATCGACCTGCGCAAGGAGCATATTAATATATATTAGCCAATCAAACCACGAATAGATAGTGTTAATTATAGATACTTCATATTGCTTTGGTATATCTTTAATATCATTGTTTGGCGAGTTTATATTTTGCACATTTAGTGTTATATAAGGGGCTATAATATTATGGTCAAGATTTCTTATTATAGTATTGACTATCGCATATAATACAACTAAACAATATTTTTCAGCAGTATCTATAACAATACCAAGAATAACCAATTCGGGATGAGGACCGAAACGATAGAACGTAGTATCTCCAGTAAATTGCTCAGTATTCGCGAAGATATAACTCATTAAGATTGTTAAGATTATTATCATCCACGCAGCTATAATTCGCGATACTAGTAATGCATTCATTCATATGAATGTAATATTGTAATATTCTAATATTGTATTACAATAATTGATATGATAATATCAGTTTTTATAGATTTTACATAAGACAATAAATAATTATAGAAGTAAGTTATTTGGTAATTAGCAATGTTTATAAAGAATTATTTACACGAATTACCTGAAGACTTACAAATTGCAATATATAAGAACGTGTTCGCGAATTGTATTGCAGTTATAAGGAATGATAAAGGTATTAAATATTTGCATAGATTATATAAAGCAGTGAATAATCCTAATAATACTTGTATTTATTCTATTAAACCGACTGGGATGTTTTCTGATTATTATTCTGATTATTATTACAATTACAAATATAAACGCGTTGCGACGTTAGAGAACTTTACTAATAAATTGGTAAAAGAGATGATATATTTAGACCGCACACATTTACTAGAGAATACTTTGCAATTGCAAAGCAATATAATCAGTTATTTTATGTTCCCTCTTTCAATCACCAACAAACATCTGAGAAAATACTTAACAATCCGCTTTAACTTAATAAAATTTTATAACAAGGAACTAATCACTATTATGAAAGTTATAGGAGACCGAGTTGATATTATCTTTACGCATAATTTTAAGTGCAATGCCGATATTTATTATAATATTATGGTTGGCTATAATGTATTATACAATTCCTTAAGTAATATTATATATAGCGAAGAGAATGTCGAGATGTTCCATAAGTTCGTTGAGTTATTCAAATGGATCGAAGCAAACAATGTATTAGAAGGCTATAATATATATGATAATAAAATAATACCTATATTTGACGTAAAAAATGATTTATAGAGATAGGTTTAGATAGATATATATATTTATAGTTCAAAAATGACTGAAGGATATATTTATTGCGTATCTAATGCATCGATGCCCTCAATATTCAATATCGGAATGTCTTGGATGCCTCCCGATAAAAGATTAGATGATATGAATAATGCTAACAATGCAAGATTATTATGGTATCCTCCAACTCCATATAAATGCAAAATTGCCAAAAAGGTTCTCGACCCTCTCCATAAAACTGCTACAATCTATAAACTTCTCGAGCAATATAGAATTAATCCTGTCCGTGAATTCTTTCGTGGTTCTATCAAAGATGTTAAGGTATTATTTGACCTAATGGATGGTGAATATTGCATTGATTATGATGGCAATGGTTGTGATAATGATAATGATAATGATAATGATAATGATAATGATAATGATTACTTAGAAGACCCTACTAATAATTTTATTGATAAAAAGAAGGCAGACCTTCAGCAACTTAATGAAGGGTTTGAGCAAAGAAAAGCGGAGATTAAGATAGCCGAAGAGAGAATACTAGATTGTATTTTCAAAAAAAGTGATACGCTAGAAAATGACTTAAAAAAATTAGAAGTTAGAATTGCAAATAAAAAAACAGAACTCTCTGAAATCAATGATTTAGTCGAGGAAAGAAAGGTTGCACTTGCTAATCTTACAAATGATATACACGCATATTGTGATACCCGCATATTGCGAGACCAGCATACGCAACGAGACCAGTTAATAACGGAGTATTAAAGATTTCGCATATTACTCTATATACGAGGTAATAATCAAGGCAATAACAAATAAAGTAAATGCATAGAGAGATTGCAATATATATCTATATGTTTTATCTATATCTTTTATATCGCTAATCATTATGGTGATATGTGTAGGAGGTTTATAGTAATCACCATTAACCCCATTTATTTCTTCTATAATACAATCTAACTTATTACTCAATTTATTGTGTTGGCGTTCGCGATATCTCAAGTCCATAAATAATTTATTTGTCCTGTTTTCATATCTATTAATAATGTTATCTATTTTCCTATCATATTTAACAGATAAATTATAGTTATTATTATATACATTTGTAATATCTTCTTCAATATTTGCAATATATGCATAGAAATCTCTTGTATTATATATTTTAGTTCTCGAGTTTATAGAAGACATCGAGTTTGTTGAATTCATCGACGTTAGAGAATTTGTAGAAGAGCGCCTCATTATTATCCTTTAAATCCCTTAATATATAATTATATACATATCATTTTTTCCATATTATATTCAGTTATGATATCCTTTTTTATTTTAGTTATTATTTTTTTGTCTGGATAATGATTATAGTAATGTTTATTGTTTGTAAAAATTAGTTGCCATAAATTATATACGTAATTGCATCTGCATATAAATTCCAGACCTGATATATTAGGGCTCAAATCTTTGCTTAGATACCTGAGTTCCACTTCCATATCTAAGCAGTATATATCTTTGTTTTTTTCATACAAATCACAAATGCTCTTTGAATTTTTTATATTTGCTAAAAATGTCTTGTATAATTCGGGAATAACTAGGTTGGGCATTTTGCCACTATAAAATGTATGTAGAGTTTTACTTCCGTCTCTTGAAAAATGTTCAGCATAATATTTAATAATAAAAGATAAATCCACAAATGTTTCAAAGTCTATGCTATATATACCCGTAGTTATATTCGGTGTTATACTAGGTATTATATCGCGTATGCTGATAATATCTAAAAAGGCATCATCGTATTCGCAAGGTGATAATAATATATTCTTATCTAATATGCTAGTATAATCATATATCATATCTTTGCATATATAATTATAAATGTTTGATTTATACGTATAGGGATGCTTTATTTTATTGCGGTAATAATTATTGATTGTAAAAGCCTCTTTAATTCTTTTGGTAATTATTTTGTAAAATATTAAGTAGGTTTCCTTGCTTGTATAGATATTCGTAAAAACTTCTTGGCATTTGCTATCTTTAACTACAGATACAAGATTGGTGATATTAATCTCCGATGTCTCTGCAGTATCCTTAGTATCCTTAGTATCGTCTTCGCTATTTGTCAATGAGTAATACGCATCACTTCTGATATTATTGTAAAATCTCAAATATATGTATTTTTTATAATTGAATGACATTATAAACTCATTAAAGTTAAAAAGTATTAGCTCGTAATAGTTTCCACCTGCTGAGTTATATGCTTCAATATCTTCACATAAACTTTGAAAGTTCAAAGCAATTGCATATTCATAGCTTGCGATATAAGCATTATAATCTTCAAATACCTCATTTTTATTTTGGATATCTTTTTGTTTGTCTAGATATTCAGTGATAACCTTAGCTTTAAGAGGTTCAGTTAAAAAGGCATTATAATATACTGAAGACATTTATGTATTATATAATCTTTATATTTATATAGAGATGTCTGATAGAAGCAGTGGTAGAGGTAGCAGTGGTAGAGGTAGCAGTGGTAGAAGTAGCAGTGGTAGAAGTAGCAGTGGTAGAGGTAGCAGTGGTAGAAGTAGCAGTGGTAGTCGTAGCAGTGGTAGTCGTAGCAGTGGTAGTCGTAGCAGTGGTAGTCGTAGCAGTGGTAGAAGTAGCAGTCGTAGCAGTGGTAGCAGTAAAAGCGAAGTAATAATAAATTTTGCTGATAAAATAAATGAGTTAATTTTTTTAGTAAAACAATTAAATATTTCAAATAAAGATGTAAAAGATAACATAATTATAGAAGGAATATTGAAAAAAGATTATCTCATAGAGTTGAGAAATATAGAAAAGGAATATAAAGAAATGAAAAAGTATATTAATAGTGAAAAAGCAAAACAAAAAAGAAATGCAAAATTGCATGGACAAAAATATTTTGACAGGTTTGCAAATAAATCTCAACAACAAATATTTGACGAATATAAAGCAATGAAAGAAGAACAAATAAATGAACAAAAATTTAATGAAGAGAAGAAAAGGCGGCAAAAAGAAGAAAGAGAAGAAGAACGGAAAAGATATAGAGAAGAGAGAGAGAGGGAAAAAGAAGAGCTAAAACAAAGATTTGCAGATATAAAATTACAAGCAAAAAAAGAAAAAGAAGAACGGAAAAGAAAAAAACTTGAATTGTTAGGATTAGATAATAGCGACCCTTTATTGAAGTCATTATCATTATCATCATCTTCTTCATCATCGTCTATTAGAAGGAATAATCTCCCTCGATAAGAATAAAAACTGATATACTTTGTATATAAAGGGATAACAAAAATGAAATCACTTATCATAGTTGAGAGTTTCACAAAAACGAAAACAATTAAAAAATACTTAGGGGATATGGATGTCGCAGTTGCTTTTTCAGGAGGACATATCTACAATTTGCCAAAAGATACATTGGGATTTGATACAGACACTTGGGAGGTTCAATATGTTCCTACAAATCCTAGTATAATTAAGAATATCAAAGAGTTGGCTAAAAATGCTGATATCATATATTTAGCAGCCGACCCAGACTTAGAAGGCGAAGCAATAGCAAATAGTCTTAAAAAATGTCTAGGTAATATTATCAAAGGCAAGGTATGCCATCGCATAACATTTAACGAGATTACAAAAAATGCAGTTATAAATGCTATAGAAAACCCGCGAACCATCGATATGGACAAAGTAAATGCACAAGAAACGCGACGAATTGTTGATAGATTAATAGGATACAAGGTATCGCCATTGTTATGGAACCAGTTTAACAAGAATTATCTTAGCGCTGGAAGAGTTCAAATCGCTGGGCTGATTATCTGCATTAACCAAAGAACCCGCATTATTAACAAAGAGATAATCCCATACTGGACTATAGAAGGCAAATTCAATATTGATAAAGATAATAAGGATAAGAATAATGGTAAAGATAATGATAAAGACCTAGTAATATCTGCAGTATTAAATGTATATGTTGAGGATAAGGATATTAGGGATAATAATAAGTTAATAGAATATAAAATAAGGGATGTCGACAAAGTCAAAGATATCCTTAATAATTTAAGTATTAATACAAAATATAAAATAAGTTATGAAGAAAAATTAAGGAATGTTAGCCCGTCGCCTCCATATACTACCACGACACTTCAACAAGATGCCTATAATAAATGCAGGTTCAATTCAAAAACTACTATGAAATTGGCACAAGATTTGTATGAACACGGGCATATTACTTATATGCGCACTGATTCAACAAGCATCGCAGAAGATGCCAAGAAAATGATTTTAGCATACATTAAAGAAACCTATGACACGCCATTTGCCAAATATGCCAAATATAGGACTTACAAAACTAAAATTGCGAATGCACAAGAAGCCCACGAAGCGGTTCGCATAACAAACCCAAAATCGAAAACCATCTCATTTGAAGGGATTACAAAAAATCACGAAAAGTTATATGAGTTAATATGGAATAGAACAATGGCTTCTCTAATGTCCGACGCAGTATATGTTGATATATACGTTTCATTTACGTCCGCCGTAAAGACTGGCTCTACGTCTGAATATATATTTTGTGCAACTAAGTCTTTCCTAAAAGAACTAGGATTTCATATATTATATGATGCAAAACTAGAAAACACTGAGGACTTCCTAAATATTATTAAAGACGCAAAATTATTATCAACTTGCAAAGAATATTCTTCGCAAGGAACGATAGATAATATCCCATCTTTATACAATGAAGTTCAGTTAATTAAAGAATTAGAGAAAGAAGGTATAGGGAGACCATCAACTTATTCCTCTATTATTGATAAGTTATTAGAGAAGAAATATGTAGAAATCGGAACAAATCCGCAACAGGAATATGAGATTGAATGTTTTAAGAAGAAGAAGGACATTGTGATATCTACTAAGAAAATTAATCTTGGAGGAAAACAAAAAGACCTTCTAGTTCCTACTGAGTTAGGTTTAGATGTCATTAAATATATATATGAAACGTGTCCTTACTTATGTGATTTGAAATTCACTTCGAAGATGGAAGACGAATTAGATAAAATTATAAATGCGACTATTACAAAGGATGTTATTTTAAATGAACTATATAATAAAATAAAGGGGTCGATAGATACTGCTACCGCTGCTACTGCATCAACAAACTTTAGTAATGCTAGTAGAGTTTCTAGTAATAAAGAAAAGAAAACAGGTGTGCTAACAACTCGGTATGGTGTTTGCTATTACAATAAGGATTTAGATAAATACACTAATATCGAACCATATCTAAAATGGAAAAAAATAACAATGGATGAACTAACTGCAAAGGATATTGAGTTCATTAGTTCTCTCCCTAAGCCTGTTGAGCATCAAGGTAAAAAATATAACTTATTATTAGGTAAATTTGGCATTTATCTAAAAGATAATAAAAATAATAATCACAAACTAGATAAAACATTGTGGAGCAACTATTGCTAGTCATATGGAGATAATCCCTTCTTGCCATATTTATACCAAGATAACACAAATTTATCTGAAAAATTAGGATGCATAGTATCATTATGATAATCAATGTCTATACAATTGTCTATCATCGCATTGCATTTTTTACATTGCCATTTCATATCCAAATTACTATCCATATTACTTTATATATTACTTTATATATATTTAATATGTAGTAAAATATTTATATATTATCTTAATCATTTTTTAGATTTTAGATTTTTATTAAGTTTATTAAGTTCAAACGCAATATTAGACAATGAGGTAGCAATAGAAACCCCATATTCATCTGCGAAGAAATTATTAAATACATTATATAAATCTTCAGATGTAAATCCTTCTTCTAGTTCCATTTCGTGTTCTTCTTCATCATCTTCGTCGTCATCTTCATCATCTTCATCATCTTCATCATCTTCGTCGTCATCATCGTCTTCATCGTCATCGTCTTCGTCTTCGTCGTCTTCTTCATCTTCATCGTCGTCTTCTTCGCCGTCTTCAGCGACTTCCTTGATATTCTTAATAACTCCTGTATCTTCTTCGTCATCATCATCGTCGCCAGTCTTAGTAGTATCAATGTCTTTGTTCGTAATTTTCTCATTCTCATCACTATCATTGATATATACATTATCCTCTTCTTTGATTGTGCATCTAGTGGACGACTTCTTGCTTTTCTTAGGTTTAGTTCTTTGCGCACTTTGCATACTCTGCATACTTTGCATACTATTCAAAAATGACATTATATCAATATTATTAAAATTATCTTTATTCATATTCATATGCTTATGCTTTATTACTATCTTATATATTATAATTATTATTATTTCTTATATATATTTTTTTATATAAATTATATATTAAGAGATTAGATAATGATTAATTATTTATTATATTTTCTAGGTATTTTAATTGGTATATTTATAATATTGATGATAATATCTGATAACGGAGATATAAGGGCATTATTTAAAAACACAAAGGAATACTTCGGGAATGATAACAAGTTTGAAAGCACAGATATAGTAAAGGTTGCAAAAGAAGTTGAAGAAATTAAAGATAAAAGTATAATATATGAATTAACGGATATAGTAAAAGTCCCTGTTGTTCCTATCCATTTAAAGGGGGCTTTTGCAGGTAATATTAATGACGATGACAGAGAAGTCATATTATCTAATAAAGACCTCATAGATAACTTTAATTTTGTTAAATTACTTAAAAAAAAGGAGATGCGCGTATTGATATCCTCGTATAACAATGAGAATATTAGTAATCTGGATTGGATAACAGACAACAAGGATTACAATAATAATATTAGACTGAAATTAAGCAGCAATGATATCACGAAGGAACTAAATAATCTTAACCCCAATGTTAATGGATACAATATTCAGAATGTTAGCATAGAAGGACCCGCAAATAGTATATTGTATAATAACGAGAAGACAATCAATAAATTTTCAATCTTATTTATGTTTATGCACAAAAAATTTACTAGTATGAATAACAATTTATTTATAATTTATGGTATCGATAACAGGAACATTGTAATTAACATCAAGGACAATGAATATAATAACAACAATTATTATAACGTCAATAATTACGACACGGACAATAATGACTTAGATGGCGTAGTATATGATAAGAACAACATCAATAAAAGCATTAATTTACTTAACAATTATCATTATTATGAAAATTATGATGTATTGTCTAACAAAGCGAAGGAGCAAAAATCCTACAAGTTATCATATTTCGAGAAGTTATATACGATTGAAATAATAATAGACGATAGCGTATATAATATTAATGATATTAATATGGAAACATTGAAGCGCGACATAACATTTTTAGGTCTTATAATGAATAACGACGATGTCATATTACATTTGAATAATACGAAATATGAATTTAAAAGAAATAGTGCAAATGAAATTAAAATCGCTAAGAACCCTTTTGTAATTAACAAGAATAAAAGTTGTGAAATAGTTCTATATAGTTTTGCCTACTTTACTGAAGCCATAAGCGATAAGGATTTGAAAACATTCAAACTATATAATAAATATAAATTATATGGCGTTAATAATAAAATAGATGATGTTAAAGTTAATGAGAATAACACCGAGAACATATAAAACTAATTTACATTTATATTTCATATAACATATAACAATAAGATGATTAAAGGGGCTATATTTATTTTAACGCAGAATACGATAGAAAGAAAGGTATATTTAAAGACTAGTTTGTATTTTCTTTTTAAAAACTTTAATGCCAAATATAAATATCCTGTGATTATACTGCACGAGGGGGATTATACTGAGGAAGCAAAGAAAGAGATTATCGCGGGGATACGTAGCGAATGCCGTAATTTGCTAACATTCAAGCAAATAGATGAGGAAGATTTTTGCATCCCGTCGCATATAGATATTGATAAAATGAATAGTATTATTGACCTTCGCGTAGTTCCCTATTGGCGTAATCAGAAATATCGTTCTATGTGCTATTTTTGGATGAAAAACTTTAGTAAATATACGAAGGATTATAATTATGTTATGAGACTGGACGATGATAGTATTATTGAAGAGCCTATTAAATACGATTTATTCGAAATGATGAGCGACAAAGATTATATATATATATCAAATATAATACATCTCGATTGCAGTCTTTGCAATTATGGGATGAAGGACTTTTTCTTGAAACACTATGCTAGCGAAAAAGATAAAATTAATGAATTATTTATGGATCATACACTGAATAGCAATAACGAGTATTTTAACAAATTTAAGAGCCTACATAAGGCATTGAATAACGAAGACTATGAGGGTGCATCCATAGAACTTAATATGCCCTTTATGTATTATAATAATTTCAATATAATTAATGTGGATGTTTGGAATAAACCTGAAATTCAAGATATAGTAAATAAAATAGATGAACAGGGGTATATATTCTATTGTAGATGGGGAGACGCGCCTTTGCAGACGATTATCTTGTCTTTGTATGATAATACTAGGATTACAAAGGTAAATTTCAAATATAGCAAGAGATTACAACGCGAAGCCTTCAAAGACGATGAAGGTAAATTACATTCTTTTATGCCCAGCGATTATGATAATAGTAGCTGTGTGATAAAGAATACTAAAAAATAATAAAGCAGCGAAGCGGCGAAGCGGCGAAACGACGAAGCAGCAGCAAAGCGCTAATCAATCGATGCAATATTTTTATAAGTATCCGCGTCGAATACTGCATCATCATCAGTGTTATTGACTACATCAGTTTCATAGAAATAATAGAAGGATGTTAGTTGTTTTAGCATTGGGGGGTTTGGTATATAATTATATAATTTAAATTATTTTTATATGTATTTCAAGTATAAAATTGATATATGATATATATAAAATTATATTCCATATAATATATATACAATATACAATATATACAATATACAATATGGAATATAACATCACTGCAATTAATAATGACCCTATGGGGTTCATTAAAAAGAATAAAAAGAAAGATATAATAGGTTTGCTTAAGAAAGCCGATGACGCATTCTTTAATAATGATGCTGATTTAATCAAAGATGATATATACGATATTATAAAGGATTATGTTAAAAAAAAATACCCTAAGGACGAATATTTCAAACGCATAGGGGCTGATGTTAAAAACAAAGTTGTTCTTCCGTATTATATGGGGTCTCAGAATAAGATTAAAGATAGCGAAGCAGAACTCGTGAAATACAAGGCAAAATATGGAGGCTCTTATATAGTTAGTGATAAATTAGACGGCGTAAGTTGCCTTATTGTATATGAAAATGATACAATCAAAATATATACTCGCGGGAACGGCACGGAAGGGCAAGATATCACGCATTTATTAGAATATATAGATAGCATCCCCAAACTGAAAGGCGTAGATATTGCGGTTCGTGGCGAATTGATTATATCAAAGATGAACTGGGATATATTAGGTGTTATGGGGAAACAAGGAGCAAACCCACGCAATACCTTGTCAGGTGCTATAAATAGCGATATTTTAAACAAGGACATATTATCAAAGGTGGATTTTGTGGCATATTCATTAATCAATCCTAAGATGAATAATGGGTTTCCTATGTTGCAGGAGAAAAACTTCAAAGTAGTTAATAATAAAGTGCTAGATACTTTTGATTTAACAACGCTATCGAATATACTACAAGAACGACGCGCTATTGGCGAATACGTGATTGATGGCATAGTTATATGTGATATTAGCAAATATTACGAAATCATCAAAGATAAAAATCCCGAGCATTCCTTTGCTTTCAAATCTATACATACGTTGGAACAAGCTGAGGTAATCGTGACAAAGGTAGAATGGAACGTATCAAAGGATATGTATATGAAGCCTATAGTTATGTTCAGTGAGATTGAATTAGACAATGTAAAGATTAAGCAGGCTACTGGTTTTAACGGCGCATACATTGAAAAGAATGTTATCGGACCAGGTTCGCGAATTATTATTATTCGGTCTGGTAATGTAATCCCGCATATACAAAGTGTTATTACGCCTTCGGCAAATGGCGCACCAAGTATGCCTGTCGTTGATTATAAATGGAATGATACGCACGTAGATATTATGATGGTTAATAAATCAGGAGATAAGAACCGCGATTATGATATTAAGAACCTCGTATATTTTATGAAAACTGCTAGTATTGAGAATATGGGACCCGGCAATATATCTAAAATATACGATGCGGGATTTGATGATATCAAAAAGATTGTGAATATAACTAAGGCGGATTTATTAAAAATTAATGGGTTTAAAGAGAAGACTGCGGAGAATATTATTAATGCCGTCGCGGTAATAAAAGAGATTGATTGCCTTATCTTAATGGATGCTTCAAATATTATGGGGAGAGGCTTCAGTTATAAAAAGATTAAATTAATTACTGATGCATACCCGTCAATACTACTTCACGATAAAAAAAGTAGAGCAGCGACATCTAAGATAAATGCAGACGATTTAATGAAGGTTGGAGGTATCGCTGAGACATCCGCTAAATTGTTTCTAAATAATCTGCCAAAGTTTTATGAGTTCTATGATAATTTAGGAATTAAATGCAAGGGGGCTACTAAGATATCTGCGGTCGCTGCTGCCGCTGCTACTGCAGTGATAAATCCAAATATATCTGGCAAATCCTTTGTATTTACGGGTTTTAGAGACAAAGACCTTGAGACATATATTATTCGAATGGGTGGTTTTATTAAAACGACTATAAGCAAAAATACGGATTACCTAGTTGTCGCCGATTTAAATGAAAATAGCACGAAGGTAGATAAGGCAAGGAGCATAGGTGTCCCTATAATACTTAGGGATAACGCTATATTTACTATATAAATACTATAAAGTATAAAGATTATAATATACTATGCCACCGCCGCTATCACAATCATTTCAATTATCTTCATACGATTACTATATAAAGGAATTAAAAATAGAATTACAAAATAGAGGGATAAACTTTAACAATATTCTGAAATTGATAAATAACCAAGATTTCGACGAAATTAAAGCGATAGTCAATGATGATATAATTACTTATTTGATAGACAGGATTGTATTAGAACGTGATATAGTAGGGCGTGTTGTGTCTAATATATTGAGAACACTTGAATTGTTAAATGATGTATTGATTATTTTTGATTTGGAACCACAAACATCGCTTAATAAAGCGCGGAAATTATTGAAAACGAAGGTGTTTATAAATATATTTGATTTAGCGGCGGGAAGATATGATAGAAGGAGGAGAACTATAGGAGGATTGAAGAGATATTTAAGAAATAACCCTCACAAACGTTATCCGCTTCAGTTGGCAAAAGAGGATAAGGTATTAGAATGTTTTTTATGCAAGATGGGATATGATATTATTAAATTTTAATAGAAATATATAAATATAAAAAATGATTATATAAACTTTATAATTTTCTTATAACTATAATAAAATGGAGTTCTGTGAAATATGCGATAATATGCTATATGTCAAGTCTAATGACAATAATATGCTTGTGAAATATTGTAAGCATTGTGAGTTTGAAAAGGTAGAAACGAACAACAAAGCCGCTATTAAAATCTCGAAGACTATTTATAGCGAAGACGATTTGCTGTATAACCAGCACGTCAATAAATATCTGCGGTTTGACCCTACATTGCGCCGCATTAATGACCCGCATATATCTTGTAGCAATGAGAAATGTATAGAAAAGAACGCTGATAAGCAAATCATATATATTAAGTATGATTCTAAGAATATGAAGTATCTATATGTATGCGAGAATTGCGGAAAAACGTGGAAACAGGTTAATCCAAATTAAAAGATTATCATATAATATCCACTATATCATATGATATAAAAATAAAAAATGATAGTAATAGAATAGATATTGAAGGAGCAATATATCAACCAACAAATGTCTCTTGTATATAAAACTGCGAATATAGAGGATGTTAGTAAAATTAATGATTTACTAAATAAAGGGGATAAAATATCAAAACCTATAATGACTATCTATGAGTTCGATAAGATTATGGGGATGCGAACACAACAACTTGCGTCTGGCGCAACTCCCTTTGTAAATATTGAAGGAGGAAAACTAGTGATTAGTAGTAATATGGAACTTCGCGATGTAGCACTCAGAGAACTTGAAGAGGGGCGACTGCCATATATAGTTGAAAGAGTGCTGTCAAATAAAAAGAAAGAATATTATCGCATTTCCGACCTAAATCTAGTTGCTATTCGCGACAGGATGCGTAAATAATCTATGGATGCATTAATCTAATTTTAATTATTTTTTATTTATAATATTATAATATTATAGAATTAACTAATGAATGCATTTAAACCTCAAGGTATTGAATATATTTGCGGGAAGAATAGAAATATCTATTTTAAAATGAATAAAAATAATACTGCTCTCGGTAAAACGAGATATATTAAATATAAGAGAGAGTTTATTAAATTATCAACCTTTATCAAAGAGCATTACAATAAGAAAACTAAAAAACACATTAATTATGAGAAGAAACCTAACGTAACTATAATTAACAACATTAACGATATAAAGGACAAGAAAATAAGAGCCCTTTTTAAGAGAACATTTAAAAAGAATGCTAAAATTTATATCTATACGTCTAAAAAATTAAAGAGAGGTGGTGCTGCTTTTAATATTGATGTCCGTAGAAATGATGATGATGTTGTCCATAGAACAATTATAAGTCAAGACTATAACGCGAGATTAGAACCTACAGGTCACGGCACATCTCGTAATAATTCGCCATATCCATACAATGTTAAAGTTGAATATGATGATAATGTTGATGATATAATACTTAGAATATTCGAATTAGCCAGAGTGCCTAATGTATTTCAAAAGATAAATAATATACAATATAGTATTGATATGGATGATAAAACATATTATATTAGACCTTATATTGAGTTTGCCAAGCCTTATAAAAAATTTATTATATTTTTTTACATTAAAATTGATGGTGGTTCGGGTTCATCCGAAAAATGGATAAAATTACCATTACACGTCTCTCTTTTTATGAATGATATGATTGAAAAAATAAGGGTTGGAGACAAAGACAAGATAGAAAGGTTGAACACAGGACATATTCATATAACAAGTGATGATAAGATTGGAAACTTTAATATAGGGACGACTTTAGATAATAGCAAAGGGAATGGTCGAACATCCAATAGAGGTCGCTCAAGTGCTGGTGTATCTTCAACTCATACATATTTAATTGCAAGCAATTTACAAAATGTAGCTCTTATAATGAGAGAACACGGAGAAAAAATTTTCAAGGATTGGTATTATGATACAAATACAGAAAATGACACAAGAACGATACATTTCACATTATTTAAACCTGTTAATAAAAGATGGGAAGAAATACGGGATAGTTCTCCTAAATTTATTGAATTAAGTGATGTGCAAAAACAATTGATATATAAATGCTTTGGTAAACTACATTATATAATTGGTAATATATTTCATAGAATGGACAAAGGGGGTGTAATTGATAATAAATACCTTGAAACAGCAACTTCAAAAATTTCATCAACTATTATAAGTTCTTCAAATAATGGACATTTACGTTATATACCATCACAAACACAAACTACCAATATTAGGTATACTAAAAATAGTCGTGATGAGAGAAAAAGTTTAATTGACCTTGATGATTTAAAGAAGGGTAAACTTATTAGTGGTCGGAGTTCTGTTAGAAGTCGTTCAGCAGATCCTAGAGGAAGTGTAGATGCTCCAACATATAGACCCTCAGAAAGGAGAGAAGGAGACCCTAGAGATGGTAGAGGTCATTCAGCAGAACCGCCAAGAGGACGAACAGGAAGGGATGGGAGGGATGAAAGGGATGGACGACATCCTGTTGCTAGAACAGGATATAGGAGCGGGGGTATGGTTTTCCCATCAATGCCCACATCAATGCCCACATCAATGCCCACATCAATGCCCACACCCACCCCCACGCCCACCCCCACTTTCATAAAAATCGATAGACGCACCAATAGACACGAACCATATAAAAGAGCACCTCAAGCTATCAACTTAACAAATGAAGAAATAGAGGCAGCAAGAAAGAATGCATATGGTAATTTAAAAAATGTTGATGCTGTACGAAATAAACATCGTATGAAAGAACACAAACAAACAAATTTATCCCCACATATTTTTTTAACCCCAGAAGAAATAAATAATGAAAAACGAAGAATACAAGAAAATGATAAAAAAAAAAGAGATTCTGCTATTGCATTGTTAAGATCTACAAATACTTTTACTGATGCAACAATTAGGGAAGCACAAGCACAAGCAGTGCAAAGGAATATTACCGAAGCGGCGCAAATTGCTGCACTAACTCCTGCTGAAAAACAAGCTTTGGAAGATACCTATCATAGGCGAATGAAAGAACAGGAAGAAATATTAAAACGCCAAGAAAAAATAGCAAGTGCAAAGAGGCTATTTGGAAATAATACCTACTAAATTACATCCAAACCGATAACATCGCATCTGCATTGTTAATTGTTTTTATTTCTATAAGCTTATCGCATTCTAATTGCGTTGGCTCTTCCAATTTCTTATAATATACTCTCATCGCAACTGCAGGGACGTGCGTTTCTTGGTTTTTATTCTTAGCTATCCTATAATTGTCTAGGAATTCAACAACAGGCATCGGGAAATTCATCCACATAATCGTAATATGATAAGACGCTTTTCTTGCCGCGCTTATCCATTTTAATCTATGCTCTTTGGTAGGGTTTGTTCCATCAATTACGATATTTTGCCCTTTTTCTAATCCCTCATCAAATGCTTTAAGCATAGCAGTATCACTTTTCATATCATCTTTGTTAATGCGAAGGAAACCTGCATCAGCCTCAAGTTTGTGCGAATAATACGACTTACCACTTGCAGGAGACCCTACCATTATAACAAATTTCTTTGGTAATTTTTTAGATGTTAGCAAAGGTGCTAAAATATCCTTGTCTTTGTCTGATACCCATTTCGCCAAAGGATGTTCCTTGTCTTCAATCTTTGCAAACTCTTTATTTGGAACTCCAGTAAAAAACATATCCGTGTGCATAAAGGGAATACCAGTGTTTCTAGCAAAATATAAATCGGCTACCGAATCGCCTAAAAATACGCTAGACGTATAGTCGACATTTTTTGCATCCAATAATATGTATTTGAGCAATACTTCCCATAGCCCGAGTTGCGGCTTTCTGTAATATAAATCGCTATGACCAGAAATGAAAACAAAGGGAAGCCGTAAATCATCATAGATTAGTGTCGCCTTTGTTTTCACGTCTTCCCCAGACATCCTCTTCTGATTTGATACAATTACAATTTCATACCCGTCAGCATACATTGCTTTTAATTTCGGAACAATCGCGTCATTTTTCCACTTCCAATCATCAATTGTTTTAGGGAACACATACTTCCCCTTAGGTGTAATAAGCGTATGATCTAAATCCGCAAATATTACTTTAATACCCCCTTTCTTTATAGGACGGAACTGATTTTGAAAGGTTATAATTGTAAATCTCTTCTCGTCTCCGTCAGGTAAGTCTTTGAATAAATGCGGTTTTGGTTGTGCTCCCGTAGGCGATGCTTGTGCTCCCGTAGGCGATGCTTGTGCTCCCGTAGGCGATGCTTGTGCTCCCGTAGGCGATGCCTGTGCCGCTGCTGCCGCTGCTGCTGCTAATACTAGTCTTCTTCCAATAACCCCATCAATATTAACATATCGCTTTGTAGCAGGGTTGTATATCTTCTTTGTAAGGTCAGGTTGTATCTTTTGTTTCATCTTTAATATATTATATATCTTATTTATATTATAATATCATTTTTTTGCATATGAGTTATATAGTATTATAAATTATATTATGTAAATATAATGATAATTAAAAAATTATTTATTATTATTATATCATATTATATATCTACTTTTTTAGTTATAGATAAGAAACATTATGATGTAAATCATTATCATATAGAATATTTTAAAGAAGAACGATTTAGATGCATCAGATATATAGATATGAATAGAAATAAAAAAAGAGAAACATTGATTATCAAATATATTAATAATTATCCATATGCTAAATGCATTAAATATAAGGATGAATATATTGAATATATAATCAATAAAAATAAAATAATAATATATAACACAATTATATATATAATATTCTACATAAATATAGTTTTTAATGTTTGGTAGATTGCTGGATGTATCCTATACAAGATACTGATATCTTAAGGACTATCATCGATTATGATAAGGAGATTGCTGGATGTATCCTATACAAGATACTGACATCGTAAAGACTATCATAGAATATGATTAGGAGATTGCTGGATGTATCCTATACAAGATACTGACATCTTAAGGACTATCATAGAATATGATTAGGAGATTGCTGGATGTATCCTATACAAGATACTGATATCGTGAAGACTATCATCGATTATAATTGGAGATTGCTGGATGTATCCTATACAAGATACTGACATCGTGAAGACTATCATAGAATATGATTAGGAGATTGCTGGATGTATCCTATACAAGATACTGATATCGTGAAGACTATCATATAATCTTTTTGGAGATTGCTGGATGTATCCTATACAAGATACTTATACTATATATATATTACATATTATACTTATATAATTATATATGTAAATGTGTAAGCAAAGGTATCAATTTTTATGTTTTTAATACTAATTTTTTAATATTATCAACAGCATTTTTATAAACGTCCTCAGTATCTATATTAAATATAGGTTCATTCACTATTTTAAAATATTCTTCATCGCTCATATTCATCATTCTATCAATCACTGCATCTATCGAGGTCTCGCTGGTATCTTCTAGAATTATAATGCGTTTGCTATTAAAATATTTAGATACGTGCGGCGACCCCCAATAAATAGGTATGATACCCGCCTTAAATCCATTAATAATCTTCTCTGTGATATAATGACCTATCTTAGTATTTTCCATAGTTATTACAAACTTGGTTTCTTTATAAAAATTTATAAGATTATCATCGGCGTAATTACCTTGCACTTTGCCCCCTATATTATTTTTATAACTTCCGCCATATATCACGGGCATCTTTTTTTCCAATTTATCTAAGAATGCTACGCGATCATTTATGCTACCATTAGATATTACTGCAGATACATAGTTATTTTTAATCGTTTTTGTAGGTTCAAAAGTCATATTTGGATATAATTTGTGATATACGATATAAAATGGAAATTCTACGAAATTTGCAGCAGTATCATCATAGCCTAATATACACGAATACAATGATTGGAAGTTTTTACAATCCGTATAATATGATTCGCCTGTGAATAAGAAGGACGCTTTCCAAGCCTTGTAATTAATAAAAAATCTATTTGTGAAGATTGCTTCTACCAATATATCCGCTTCATCTATGTTATAGGTTACTACCGCCTCTTCATTATATACATCAAATAATAATTTAGTAAAGAAGTCTACGTGTATAGGGTCTCTTTTCTCTAAAAAACCTTCCCAGAACCCGTTAAAAAATATCTTCATTATATCTATCCTTTATTTACAAATATCCTTTATATATACATTTTCTTGAATATAGTAATTAGCCGCATTCTCTTCTTTTCACTAATTTTTCCCCAGTCTTGCAAAGTAATATTCTGAAAGTTTAGTCGCGCATTTAAATTGCCACCAAGTAATCCCTTATTTTTAATTATTATATCTTCTAGGCTGAATGGGACAATCTCAATATCTATATAAGTATTATCAACATATCTAATCTTTTTTGTTCCACCTATCAAATAATCTAGAATGTTAATATCTATTGTGATATTCAGGTCTATTTTATGCTTTCCGATATTCCCATTACTTGCATTACTGGCGTTACTGGCGTTTCTAGTATCGCCAATGATATTATGGGTATAATGAATAATATCATCATCGTCCTCTTTGCTTTCATCTACATCACAATCATCCTCTATAATCATATTGATTATTATCTCGTGCTCCACGCTATCATCGTCGATATACTGGCGTGTTAAGCAAGGGTAATCATTTTTACAGCAAAGTGATATATATACTGCTTCCTTTACATTTTTAAGTAAAATACGTAGTTTCCTTTTATTAGGACTGCATAAATCGTAATAGGTTATAGGCAGGTTAATAGAGTGCTTTATTATTTTTGTCGACGGATTATAATAGTTCTTGTTTTTAAAGCCGCCTTTGTTAAAAAAATAGCTGGCTACATCTATGAATGTATTTTTAATTATCTCCTTGTCTTTAAAAATCCCGTCGTAAGTATTCTTCCAAAAGTTTAAATCGAAATTGCTATATATTTCATAGTCATCCGCTAAATTATCAAAATCATAATCGGTGCCATTGCATTTTAATTTTCCATAATTATCAAAGTCTTCGATAGCCTTCTTATAGCCGATGCTGGCGTTTTTAAAGCGCTCTATTTTAACATTTCTCTCAGCCTCATCTGTGATATTCGTTAATTTATCTGGGTGGCATTCTAGTGCTATTTTTTTATATATATTCTTAATTTCATCTCGCGTATACTTGTCTATATTATCAATATTCAAATTAAGCGCTTCTATATACATTCATATAAATTTCATATAATATAGATATTATATAACCTTTATATTGCGACTAATATAAGATTATATAACCTTATAGCATATTAAATAAAATACACATAATATAATTTGTTTATGATTAAAACGAATTGGGATAAATTAGAAGAGGTTTTTCCAGATATTATAAATACGAATAAAAGATACAAGTTAATATTGGACAATATATTGTTATCGTCGAACAACAAGCTATTATATACGCCTATAGGGTTCCCAATAGACATTTATTTAAATACATTATTAATAAAGATTTTTGATATTAAAGCGCCTTTCAATAAAACAGAGCATACGTGGGATAAAAGTATAATATATATTGAAAACCAGTATTATATCGATATAGACCTTATGAACCCAGAAAATATTAAAAATATCGAGAAGATAACCTCGTATCTCCTGCATATTATTGGTTCTAAAAATGTTAAAATGAAAAAACATTACATTGTGATAAAACACATAGATTTGCTTTCAGAATTATTTTGCGATTTCCGAATTATTTTAGAAAAATACTCGCATAACGTGGTATTTATTTGCACTACCCATTATATTACGAAACTCGAAACGCCTATTAAAAGCCGCTTTAGCACCTTTAGAGTTCCCTTATTTACTTTTGAAGAAATACAAGATATATTTAGCAATCATTTAAATATATCAATGAACGACTATTTATTAGAAACAAAAACGCGGAACCTTGTTAAAGCGATTTTTATATCAGATATAGAGCGACACCCATCATCGGGTGAAATATTAACAAAAGACTTTGTAGAATTTAATTTCCCGCCATTTGTGGAGTTTATTAAAAATTATAATAAGAATAAAAATAACTTAGATGATATACGCGGGTTGTCATACAAATGCTGCCAATATAATGTATCTATATTGCAAATTATTCAGGATTTCATAAAACTCGTTGATTATGGAACGTATTATTTAAATATAAGATGTTCGCATATCCAACAATATCCTCATCATATATTCGATGACGCAATGAAAAATGATTTGAAAAATGAAATAATAAAAATAGGAATGGATATTGACTATTTACTATCGCAAACGAATAAATGCAAGGAACCATTGTATATCGAGAACCTCCTTTGTCAATTGCTACTCTAGCCTTAGTCGGCTGGTTCATCGACAATCATATTCATATCGTTTTTATTAGTGCCATACATTGAGACGTATTTATCATTAATTACAATATTCTCTTTATCAAATTTGAAATTATTATAAATAAGATTGGATGCTATGAAGCAATCGCATTCGTATTTTTTGTCGTATATTATAGACCAATAGATAGATGTAATGTGTCTTATATATTTTTCGAGGCAAGTGTTATATAATTGCGCTCCGCCAATAATAAAACAATTCTCAATAATTGCATTGCTATCCGCATATATCAATGCTTCATCCAAAGTCTTAAAAACATAAACATCAGGCTTTCCACAAGTATCCTCTTTAATTTTATCATAGTTGTTAGAAGATATAATTATATTAATTCGATTTTTCAATGGGGCGTTAGGTATAGAATACCAAGTATTTCTCCCCATTATAACGCAATTCTTAGTATTTTTATCAAGACAACTTGATGTTATATGCCGAAAATACTTTAATTCTTCAGGGATGTTCCAGCATAACTTATTTTCAAATCCTATCCCGTATTCTAAACTGGACGCAACTATGATACTTAGGTTTTTGTTCATTTATATGTTAATATATATATTATATGTTAGTTATTATATATATTATACTAATTATTATATACTAATTATCATTTCATCTGTAATCACATCTTTTGGTAGGTCTCATTCATTATATTATATACACGCATCTTATATTCGTCGATTGTCTCGCCATCATTGTATTCGACCATATCACAGACCTTTATATTGATATTATAATCTTTTACTAAGAATAATTTTAGGCAGGAATGGAGCATTGATTCGCCATTATCGTGGTTATAATGTAGTGACTCGTCTTCGTATTTAACTACAATAGGTAAAATAGGGAAGTTATGGACGAATGCGCCATTGCTAGTAAATTCGGTGATACTGCCGGGTATCGTCGATGTGTTCCCTGAGCCGGGTGCAATAAATAATATTTTATCACCAGATTTTCGGCTATCAACGCGTTCCTTTATTTTCTTGCTGGTTTGCCCCTTTTCTACGAACATATTACCAAGTTGATCATTGATTTTATCTGTATATCCTATTGTAGAATATATGATTACTTTGAGTATTAAATAGGATGAGCGCGGGAATGTGCTAATTAAAACAAACCCATCAACTATTGTTGTATGATTAAAGGTGCATATAAACTTCTTATCGCTGTATAAGTATTCCATATATTTTACTAAATCCTCTTTGGATATATTAATATTAAATGAAAGTAAATACATAAATATCTTGGCGAACCAGAGAATACCACATATAATGTTGCTTTCGTTCTTAAGCGGCTGCAAAACGTGTATTGATATAATCATCATCACAAAAAATAATATAAACCGAAAAGGCATAGTAATATAGGTTAAAAATGTTAATAATAAAGAAAGCATTAAAAATATTTTAAATTATTTAATATATCTCAATAATATTTAGAGATTAATATAATCGCACGGATACTAGGTTAGACATTAAAACTTTCGCCACAACCACAAAACCCTTTAGCATTTGGGTTAATAAATGTAAATTCGCTCGTAAGGTCGTTTTCTTTCCAATCCATTACTGCGCCAACAATTGCGAATACTGCTAATGGGTCAATAAATATAGTAATCCCTTCGGCTATAGCAATAACCTCGTCTTTAGATACTATTTTCCTCCCTTCATCATTATCTGTAATATATTTCATTGTATAATTCAATCCATTGCAGCCTTTTTTATTGATACCAATGCGTATTCCAAGAGGATGCGGTTTATCCAATAAAGAGAACATACTGATTATTCTAGAGGTTGCACCTAGTGAAACTTGTAAAATAGGTTTCAGAGGTCTGCGGGTCTTGGGTTTTGTCGCGGTTGAACTTATACGTTGGTATGCTAAGGATTTTTGAAAGAAAATACCATAATTTACGCAACTATTTTTAATATATTTAGACATTCATTACAATTTATATATAATAAGCCAATATATTATATTATATATTATATATTATATATTAAATTATAAGGTAATATAATAAAAATAATGAACTGGATATATTTATCAATAGCACATAGTATTATTGTTGCTATGATGATATTATATATCAAATATAATAACATACCATTGATAGTATTCCCAATAATCATAAATATCATCGTAAGTATAATAAGTATTATATATTTCATATTATATCTAAAAGAGGATTTCGCTATGGAGTTTGCTAAGCCCAAGTATTACCTATATTCATTTGTGGTATTATTTGTAAATATATTAGGGCATTATATCATAAAGGTATGCCCTAACCCTGCTTATTTTAGAATATTCGTATCTCTGCAAATAATTATATTATTATTGGCTACTATATATATAACCCAAGACTACAATATATCCACGCAAACAATGCTAGGTATTTTCTGCGGTTGCGCCGCAATCATACTAATATCTTCGGATGATAATAATTTGAAAGATAATAATAAATCTAGTATTAGATTATAAATATAATAAAAAATAATGAACTGGATACAACTATCAATAATACATAGTTTTATAGCGGTATCTCTAATATTATATATTAGATATGATAACACGCCTTACTATATATTCCCTATAATAATAAACATAATTGTCGGATTACTCAGTATTATTTATTTTTTATTTTATTATAACGAGCATTTCACTGAAGAGTTCGTAAAACCGAAGTATTACATATTCTCCCTAGCAGTTCTTGCAATAACCTTATTAGGCTATTATATCATAAAGGTATGTCCGAACCCTGCTTATTTTCGAACATTTGTGGCTCTCGAGATTATATTGCTATTGATGTTCAGTATAATATATTTACAAAAGCATCATTATATATCCACGCAAACGATTATAGGGATACTATGCTGTTGCGCAGGTATCATACTAATATCTTTAGATGATGATAATGATGTTTGATTTTCTAGATATGATTTTTATACATTAATGTAGAATACTTGGGAATATCAAAATTATAATATTCCTTCTTTGCGTATTTTTTGTCTTTTATCCATATCCTAACAATATAATAAAACTTCTTGGGGCTTATAGATATACCATTAATATTATAAATTATGTTTTCATCATTGTTATTTGCAAAGTTTTCCCCTATGATGTTCGCGCATAAAGCAAAGAATTTATTCTCAAGTTCGTCAGACATTATTTTAAATGAAAAGCAGCCGCCTTTAATATTTAATTCATCTTCGTAGCGAGGCATTATATCTAATCTCATAATAAAGAACATCCCTTTTTTGAATAGTTCCTTGAATGCTTTAAAATAATTTACATAATCGTCGACGTTTGATATCACACCAAGCATCTTATAACTTTTGTCGTCCCAAGAATTATCATAGGGGTCGTGAAAATACATATTCCACGAATCATTCAAAAATATCTTATCATTACTTAATTGATTGCACATTTATATAAAATATAGTAATATTCTTTATATAAAAAGATGTTATCAAGATAATACTAGTAATATCAATAATAACAATAATATCAATATCAGAATGGCAATACTAATAACAGGTGGTTGCGGATTTATTGGTTCAAATTACATCAACTCTTTATTGAAATCTGACAGATTTAATGAGGACACCTTTGATTGTGTTATAAATATAGATAAATTGGATTATTGCGCTTCTGAGAATAACGTGGATACCCATAGCAAATATATATTCGTCAAAGGAAGCATTTGCGATAAAGAATTATTAGAGGCGCTTTTCAAGAAATATAATATAATGTATATCATTCATTTTGCAGCGCAAACACACGTAGATAACTCGTTTGATAACTCTATAAGTTATACAAATGATAATATTCTCGGAACTCACCAACTGATAGAGTGCTGTAGGTTATACGGGAATATTAAGAAGTTCATCCATATGTCTACCGACGAAGTATATGGCGAACTTTCGATTAGCTGCGATAATAGCATAGAGACCTCTTTATTAAACCCTACTAACCCATACGCGGCTACAAAAGCAGGTGCGGAGTTTATTGTCCGTTCTTATTATTATTCATATGGCATACCTATTGTAATTATTAGGTGTAATAATGTATATGGTGCAAGGCAATATCCTGAAAAAATAATACCGAAGTTTATTACTTTGCTTAAAGAAAACAAGAAATTAACTATACACGGCACTGGATTAACGCGGCGAAATTTTATATATATTGACGATGTCGTTAATGCTATAAATATAATTGCCGCAAAAGGCGTTGATAACAATGTATATAATATAGGTTCTGCTGATGAATACAATGTTATTGAGATTGCTACAATTTTATTAAATCATATTAAGGGATGCGATGAAAAGATAGAGGATTGGACAGAATATACAAAGGATAGGAACTTCAATGACTTTAGATATGCTATTGATACGCAAAAATTAAATAATATTGGCTGGAAGAAAACCATTAATTTTGACGAAGGACTAAAGAGAACTATTGAGTGGTATATGAATTATAAAAATTGATAATCTATACCTTGTATATATAGTAATATACAAAAGATGCCCGAGAATACTAGCAATACTTATAACGCAATGATTGACTATTACGATGATGATTATGTTCCAGAATATGATGAAAGTGATTATTCATATACCTACACATATACCTATACATATACCTATACATACTATAATAAGAAGTAATTCTAATAACAATTGCAAAAAATGATATAACTAATACTCTATATTAGTAATAAAACCATAATTCAATATGCAAGGTATTATTAGTTTCTCAGACAGAGTTGGCTTTAATATTAAAAGTAATGACCACAAGGATATTATTTTGGATCAATTGAAGTCGCTTTATAATATTAAAATTCTACAAAGGCATCATCATAACCTAGATAATAATAATGTTAATTTTATATTATCTAATCACCTAATGAACTTGCGTTCTAATGGTAATAGATATTATCTCTATTTTACACTTTATAATAACATAGAAACGATGTATTTCATCGATAAAAAGATACATCCGGGCTATCAGCGACCGCGAATTATTTTTGGCAGAGGCTTGTTTGATAAGAAGTTATTTAAAAATACTTTGCTAGACGGCGAGATGGTTAAATGCAAAGATAATAGTTGGACATTTCTAATAAACGATATTATATGTTATGAAGGTATTTATTTGAATAAAAAGATGCTCCCTGAAAGATTAAAGTATATATATAATCTTTTAGAGTATCAATATACGCCCGATGAAACAATAGATGTTTGCAATTACAAGGTTAAATGCTATTTTAATATGTATAAACAATCAATCGAGAATATTATGGAATTATCAAATAATCTCAATTATACGTGCAGAGGTATATACATATACCCTTATGATATTAAATACAAACCTAAATTATATAACTTTGATGAAAGTTCGGTTATTAATGTAGTTAGAAAAACAAAGGATATAACTGAGTTCAAAACAATGGATATTGAGAAAGTAGCAGATATTGCGAATGCGGCGAATGCTGCGAATGCTGCAAAAACACCCAATCCTCCTATTGATATCAATGTATTAAATAATGAAGAGAAAATACTATATATTGTTAAAACAAATGAACCTGATATTTATGATGTTTATGATAATGAAGATGTTCTCAATAAACCTAAAATCGGTATTGCACTAGTGCAAACATTGAGCGACAGCAAATTGCTCAGAAATTCATTTCGCGATAAAAACGCTATAACCAACATTAAATTCGTATGCGAATTTGTTGAAAAGTTCAAGAAATGGCGAGCAATTCGCCCAGTATGATTTAGCGTTTATTAAGTTCCTTCAATTCAAATAATTCAGGTATATATTCTGAAATTTTACATAGTTCTTCGTGCTTCAAATGCTCATAACAATTATGAATGCCAAATGATTTTTCTGAAAAAAGTGTTTCGACGCTAAATAGTTTGGCTTTTTCAACGGATGGTTTATTTTTTATATTACTTGAAAAGAAGATGTCTTCATTGTATGCGTGTCGCGTATTCGAAGTAGCCATATCATTTCTTATATAATGCAATACCTTTGTTTTTTTACGTAATGATAATCCTCCATTGCCAACCAAGACATCAAGATTATATTCTGGTGGAAATCCTGACCGCCAAGGCGCTCCAACATAATCATATTCCATAAAATCATAAATATAATCCTTGTATTTCGCCGATATCAAAGTATCTAGTTGAAATGTCAGAAAGGTTTCAGTAGGTATTAACTCATATATGTATGGCTCTACCATAAAATTTGAATATTCTTTATGGTGAAAATTAGCAATATTCAACTGATGTATAGTTATGCGATGCTTATGTTCTTTGAAATTTGTTTCAATCAAATTCTGTAAAAATCCATTATTAAATAACCCACATACAATAATAAAATCCCAACGTTCATCTAGATTAGTTAAGAAATTATTGAGAACAAGTTTCCAAGCAGGATGAATTCGTGGTTCTGTGATAATCGCAGTATATTTCTCCATTATTACAATTCTTTATATATAAATCTTTATATATACTTAGAATGAATGCAATGAATGCAATGAATACAATGAATACAAATATTTTACGACAATACTTACATAGCACAAAGGATGATTGGAATTATATAACACCTATAGATTTTTATAATAGATATTATTTACAAAAAAAAGAGTATTATTTGATTGACTTACGTAGCAAAGCCGAGTATAACAAAATGCATATTAAAGGGTCGCAAAATATATATTGGTTAAACATATTAGATAAAAAGAACTTGAATAAATTAAATAAATTACCAAAGAATAAACCTATATTTCTTATATGCTATGTAGGACATACAAGCAGCCAAATATTAACCTTGCTAAAATTATTAGGTTATAATGTTATATCCATAAAGTATGGCTATGGATTATCTCCGATAAAGGGCATTCCTGTGGCGGGATGGTTAGATTATGGGTTGCCTATAGTCTATAGAAAAAAGAATTAATGGAAATAATGGAAATAATGGAAATAATGGAAATAATACCAAATAAATAAAAATAATCCTAATCTATTTCATATTATTTCATATTATTTCATAATAGCACTAAGTGCCGCGTGGGATTTGTAGTTAGATAGTTCAAAATCTTCATATACGAGGCTTTCAATCCAGCGTATTTTTTCATCAACAGGAGACGTAATATCAGGTGCATCCTTTTTAATAATAACTTTAGGTAATTCATATATTTCATTATTAACCTGCTTATTAACTTGAGATATATGCTCATCATAGATATGAGCGTCGCATATAGATAAGCATATTTCATTTGCATTGATATGCAAAACGTGTGCTAATATTTGAGTTAATAGTGCGGTGCTAGCGATATTAAAAGGTAATCCTAAGAATAAATCAGAACTTCTCAAAGTCATATGGCACGACAACCCTTTAGCACCTTTATTAAAAATATATAGTATGTGGCACGGCGGAAGCGCCATCTTTTTAAGGTCTACTGGGTTCCACCCAGACAATACTGCGCGTCTGCTACTAGTTTCTTTTAACAATTCTTCTATAATATATTTTATCTGGTCAACCCCTTTATCATCATAGCAAGTGTCAGTATTAGTATCGGTATCGGTGTCAGCGTATGCGTTATAAGAACTAAATACATCAATACAAAAATCTGCATTATCAAAGTCATCGTCGTCTTCTCCGTATTCTTTGCCAAACTTTCTCCATTGCCATCCATAGACTGGACCCAATTCGCCTTCTGGATAATCTAATCCAATGCTATCTAAATATTCGCGTGTCGAGTTTCCATCCCATATATGCACATTCTTCTTCTTTAATTCATTGGCATTTGTAGAGCCTCTTAAAAACCATAGAAGTTCCTCAACAATGCCACGAAAGAACATTTTCTTCGTGGTAATTAGAGGGAAACATTCATTAATATTTTTAAAATTAATCATACTACCAAAAGTCGATATTACACCTCCGTTGCGTGTTATTTTATTTTCACCATTTGCTAAGGTATCCTTTAACAAATTAAGATATCCATCTTCCCCATTAAAATACATTGTGATGTCTGATATGTAATATATGATATGTAATATATGATAATATATTATTATGTTAAAGTATATTTATATCAATTTATTGCAAACAAACGTATCATCTTTTTAGGTTATTAGGAATATTAAGTAGTTTATAATGTTTGCTATTCATACAAATACAATCATCATCGCATAAAGTGCAAAAACTGGCTCGAACCTTGCTATTCAGTTGTGTGCTACTAGGTTGCGGGTTCTTCTGATTGAATAAGAATTCCTTGTATCTCAAAAATTGCGCAATATCCATAACAATATTCTTTCTCAAATTATTCATAATTTTTTATTATACATTTAATATGTATATAATTTTTATATAAAAATTGACTGGTTTATATTATCGCAATTATAACAACACGCAAAAGCAAAATGTATTACAAAATCATCTTGAATAACAAAGCACACAAAATCGCCGAATGTATCTATGCAAAGATAAATCAAATCAAAAGTGAGAATAAAGATTGGTTAGTTAATAATACAAACGGGTATATTTTCAATCACCTAGAATTGCCTATGTATAGCAAGGAAGATTTAGAGAATGTTATATATGATTATGGTATTCAAAAGGCTATTGAAAAATTTGTAATAAATAAAAAACATTATGATGTCATTATTAATCTAGTTGATAATGACGAAGCCAAAATATATCTGGGGGTCGCCTATTATATAATCAGTGAGTATTTTGAATATATGGCATTTGAATACTAAAAACTCATTCATCATTCCTTCATCACTCATTCATCACTCATTATTGCTTCCATTTTTTACCGCATACCAAGCAATTCATAAATAGCGTAGATGCTTCATCTCCCGAGCGGGTCTGTAGTTCATAATAACTAACCTTCTTGCTTTTGCAACGCGAACATTTAATCATATCTGACATAGGAACCAATTTAATCTCATAAGCGGCTTTTAGACGCAGTTGATTACGTTCATCAATCTCCTTCCATCTCTCGGGGAATATATCTTTACACTGCATATACGGGAGCATATGCGGGTGGAATTCTTTTTTATTAATCATTCTATCATATAATTTGTCGTTTCCTATATAGCTGTCTTTTTTAACATTTGAATAGATGCTTCTTGCAATATTAGAATATATCTCGAGAAACATCTGGCATTTCCACGATAATTGTATCTTGGCATTATTGGCGTAGTCAATCGTCGCATTGAATATGCCAATCTCTAAGTCATTCACTTCTAACTCTGATATATGCAAATTAGTCATAAGCAATTCTTTGAAATCTTCGCGTATCTTGTGCTTATTATATCTATTAATCGTATCTACTTCATCTTTATTCTCCTCGTTAATTTTTCTGAATTTTTCTATCTCCTCATTTAAATCATAGTATGTGTATTCATTTGTCATATTCATACTCAAATTATTATACTAACGTCAGTAATATTTTATATCATTTTTTATATATTTATCTATATGTATCTATATGTATCTATATTTATCTAAAAAAATGATATAATAAGGATATGATATTGATAGATAATATAATATCATTATAAGATGAATATTAATTTGACTGAATTCATAACGGATGATGTAAATATTATAGAAATCTTTCTATGCAACGATAGCGATGAGAATAGAAGCGTAATTGACGTTAATATAACTAGCGATTTTGAAAGCTTTATTGAAAAGAAGTATAAAAAATATAAGGAGGAAAGATACAAATCATATCATCACAAAGACAAAGTATATACTTATGAACTATCAAGCGATAACCAATACGTATCTTCTAAAATAACAATGAAATCCAAACTTATTAAGAATAATAACGCGAATGCAAAATCAAATCTATTCATATTATCTTCGAAGATTGATAAGTTCCCTCAATACATTTTCCCGTGCACGAATGATATTGATAATATTACAATGTATTTAATTAAGGAATTTAAAATAAACAATAGGATATCCCTAATGCTACGATACGATTATTTAAATGGTTGCGAAGACAAAGTAGTTTCAAAATCATTCAATATCGAATACAGACATTCGCCTAATGTCGAGATTGATAAAATCAATGAGTATGTTAATAATCTTGTGGCGGCTCACGTAGCAGCCTACTCATAACCATCAACAACTTGATATCTTTAATATTTATTTTTTTGAATTCTAATAATAAAAAAATGATATATAAATATAAATTAACATTATATACCAAAACATTAAAACTTTATTATAATAATAACAATGATGATGACAGAACCTGCTATTAATTTTGCGGACTTCTCGGTATTCGCTGATATGTATAATGATACTGGGGAAAAATGGAGCATTTGCAATGACGAAAACAATGATTTGCAAGATTATGATGACGCATTAAAGGATTATTATGATGCATATTGCACATACCTAGTATCGCGTAAATATAATATTGCCGATATTAAAAAGTATCGCAAGAATACAATTATCGACTTCTACATTATGCAAAACAAACTCGATAATTCTCTTAGGAATGATTTGGATAATTATTATAGCAATAACATCATAGATACCTTTAATAAGAAACTAGACCCGCCGCCGTGTTTCTTTCATCAAGCACGGATGTCTCAGAAATATCAAGAGGAGCAAGAAAAACGCGAATTGGAAACAGATGATGTAGCCCAGCATTATATTAGCCTTAAAAATATGTATAAAAGCGTATATGAGGGAATGACTACGTCATCGGCAAACGCAAATAACCAGAACTACAACAACCAAAGCGATTGCGAAGATAATGAAAGTAATTATGAAAAATCTCGCGAGTATTGCGATAACGATGAATACTATAATATTTATGATAGCGATTATTATTCTGAATACGACTATTATAGCGATGCATATTCAGACGATTTAGAATACAATGATAATTAACTAATACTCGCTTATCTGTATTATGTTTTTCAATATGGTTTATTTTTTATAATGCATATTGAAAAATTATATAAACAAATGATAATATATGTAATCATAAAGTAATAAATAATGGCTCCTCCACAATCAAAAAAGCAACCTACCGCAGTCTCTCAATCCGTTTCACCTGACCCCCCAGTTGTCGATGCTTCTCAATCAAAGAAGAAGAAGCCTGTTTCGGCTCCCGCTGCTACGGCTACACCCTCTGCTTCAGCAGGTGCTCGCGATGTTGCAGTAGCATCTACTAGCACCCCTCGAGTGCTTCCTGTAGTTGCTCACAATACTGCTCCAGCAGCCCTCGCATCAGCCCCAGTTGTTGCTACCGCTGCTACCGCTGCTATCACTGCTAACGCTGCTAACGCTGCTGACACTACTGCAGCAGTTCCTGTTCCAGTAGTTCCCACAGAACCTGCTACGGATAACGTTCTTTCAAATATCATTGATAAGGTTAATGCTCTAGCTGCATATATCAAGGATATTCAAACTAATCTAAAGGTTCTTAGCAAGGAATATGATAAGCAACAAAAGATTATCGAGAAGGCACAAAAGAAACGCCAAAATGCCAAGAACTCACCTTCAGGATTTGCTAAGCCCAATAAGATTTCCGATGAACTATGCGATTTCATTGGCGTTCCTCACGGGACTGAGAAATCCCGCACTGATATTACTCGATTTATCAATGCATATGTTAAAGAGCACAATCTCAATAAACCCGAGAATAAGCGCTTTATCCTCCCCGATGCTAAACTCAAGAAAATTCTAAATGTGGGCGATAGCGATGAAATCAACTACTTTATCCTTCAAAAGCTTATCTCTCATCATTTCCCTGCAAGCGCTAGCAAGACCGCTGCAAAGACTGCGGTAGCCCCAGCAGTCGTATAAGTTAGATTGATTTATTAACTATTTTATTTTTTTACTAATTTTGAATATTAAAGTATTAAAGAGGGTAATACTAAAATAATATGCAAAATAAAAATAATCAATATTAAACAGAAGGCGGCATATAGTATATGAATAATATACGAAATAATGTTCCAAAACAAAATACTGAAACTAACCTATCACCTAAAGATATGTATAAATCTTTAAAAGACATTACAAAGGAAATAGAAAAGATATATAAGAAGCTTTCGAAAGACGAGAGTTTTCCAGAAATCTTAGATATTATCAAGAAGGAGTTTATTAATAACAATATATCTAATATAGAAAACTATTTATCCAATACCAAAGTATCAGATTATAAAAACTTTAATCCAAAGATAATAAAAATATTGGAGATACTGATAAATATATTAGAAAACTTCACCTATTTTAAGGATGAGGATGTTAAAACGTTAAATGGGATAGCAGATGATATTATTAAGGCTATTAAAGATAGGGTAGTAGTAGATAATACACCTGTTGCAGGCACAGCAACTGATAAAAGATTAACCAGACCTGCAGCAAATTTAAGTAAATATATAGAAGAATGCATTACTGCTGAAGGTATTAGTGAAAGCTATACTGAATATAAAAATGCTGCAGAAGCTATAAAAAGAAAGATAGACACAGAATTAAGCAAAGAACATCCTTCCAAAGCATCTATTGAAAAATACATAAGATATATATCTACATTAAAGTATTATCTTGATGTCTTCAAGAACAATGATACGTTAGGTGAGCAATTAGATAGAGAGATTGCAGACGCTAAAAATGAGTTAGCAACTCTTGAAAGTAAAAATGCAGATGCAGGCAAAACACAACAACCTGCAATAAATGCTAAGAATGAACAACTAAGGAAATTGCACGAAGAAAACAAAAGTATATACAGAGAATTAATTAATTATATCAAACTAGAAACACATAACATTTTTAAGATTGTCGAAGAAGAAGCAGAACTCATTAAAAAAGAAGGTGATGATAAGAAAGAAAAAAAAGAGGATAAGAAAGGTGGTGAAAAGGAATATCAAAAGCACGTAGAAACCTTCAAAACGGCTATTTATTATGAAATTATAAATATTAATAATACACCTAGCACTGACCACTATGCGCGTATCAATGATAATAATAATGAGAAAATAGAATTAAATGAGAGAAAGAAGGTGCTTGCTACAATGAAGGATTTGTTAGATAAGCAATTAAGCAAATTGAAAAGTATTATTGATGATTTAATAGCGACAAATAAGCAAGAGTATATAGAGCAAATTAAAGAAATACGTAAAATTTTCAAGGATTATGAAAAAGAGAAGGAATACAAGGATAGCATTACAACATTGATTGTCTCCGAAGAAGCAGAGATAGAGAAACTTTTGGCTATAAATGCTGAGCAATCTAAAACATTGAATTCTATAAAGCAGGTGGGGGGCGAAAAGAAAAGCAATAAATATTACGAGGATAAATATAAGGCTATCGATGATTTAAATAACAAAATAGAAGACCTTAAAAAAATCATTAAAGAAAACGAGGGAATAGAAGATGACGGCGACCCTTTCGAGAAAAAAGGCAATTCTATGATGTTGAATGCGAACGACGGCATCATATCAATTTATAAAAATATTTGGAATGACTACCTAAAAGAAACTAAGAAAAGCGGGGCAAAGGGGATAACTATAGATAATCTAAAGCAAGACGACCGATTATACCAGCGTTTTAATGCGAATAATCTAGACCCCTTCGAAGTCTTAAAAGTATCCTTTCAGGACAAGATAATATTCATATGTATCATACTAATTATACGAACATTCGCAATGGTTCTAATCGAGTTTTTAATCGAATACAACATAATCAGCACATTATACAGGGGTATATTAGTATATTCTCTATTATATATTTTGCTGATAATATTGAGCGTCATAGTGATTAATTACGATTCCTATAAGTTGCGAATTATTGTGAATTATCTTAATTTGCATATTAATTCATCAAACATATATTTTCATATTATGTTATTTGTGCTATTCATCGGGCTCATATTAATCATCATTAATAATAACGAGAATAGCCTGAATAGCATTGATAATATCTTTAACTATACATACATATACAAGTATATCTATGAAATTGCCGAAAAATCTAAGGATACATCCGATTTGCGGTTATCGCAAAAAGAGAAAATGAAGTTGCAATACAGGATGGATATCATAACTATGATAGTATTTATCTTCTCATCACTATTAATATTAATTATGTAATATCTTTGATATCAAGGATTACATCAAGAATATCTTTGATATCATGCATTACTTCTAGGGTAATACGTTAGTATTAAAGAATATTGTGCACCATAATTTAGCAGAGACGAGTTAATGAAATCCTCCTTTGCTAAGTTATTTTCATTCGATATTATTATTTTTCCGAGATTGCTATTAACATCGATTACTTTGACATTAACATATTTGCCGCCATATGTTTTCAGCTGCAAATAATCATATTTAGATATAGTATTTAATTTATATTCATCATATTCTAATAAGTTCGAATAATCTATATTAATTTCATAGAAACTGCCAGCACATGCTTTTGTATTATCGGATGATGGCATTAGAATATTGTCTATATTCGTATCAATGCTGATATTATTATCATATTTGTCGTATGTATTCATATTATAATCATTTATCTGGCTTACCTTGATATCATCCGTGCCTAAATTAAGGTCATTATTAAGATAATCCAGAAAACTGATTTTCCAGTTTTTATTTGCCAAATTGATATTGTTATTAATATTGTTATCCTTGTTAATTAATTTCCATATGTCCCATTTACCCGATGATTTGCTATATAAGAAGTGATACTTAAATGTCTTGTGATTGTCTGTAATCACCAATATTATATAAGGCGTTATATCCTTAACATATTTTGGGAACAATATCTTCAAAGGTTCTATGATATTATTTTGCAAATCAATGTTAATTGTGAAGGATAGTTTGTTGCGCAGGGGGCAGTTTATCCAATCTCTGCTATAACTATGGATGATTAATGTTTTTTTATTAAATGATGCACTGGTATTGGTATTCATTGACGCATAAACCTTCTCTATGATTTCTGGGATTATATTCATATTCGTGGCGGTAGCATTCGCAGCATTCGCAGCATTCGCATCAGATGGCGGAGGTATATCAATGTTATTTGCAATATTTGCTAATACGGCATTTGATATATTCCTTTTATTTTCATATTCTTTAACTCTGATTAATAAATCTTCATTTGTTAATACCTCCGTTTTATAATTATCTGCTTCGATACTACTGCTAATATCACTAGTATTATCTACAGGACTTACTTGGCTAACTGCGCTGACCGCACTGACCGCACTGACCGCACTGGCTGCTACCTCATTCAATACCTTGCTATTATCTATATTCGCAGCATTCGCAGCATTCGCAGCATTCGCAGCATTAATCGCATCAATGTTTTTAATAACATAATCTTTCATTTTTGCTAAGGTTATAGTGTTTAATTCCATTAGTTTTATTGTGTTATTCATTAATATCGCGTCTTTGCTCATAGATGATATGATTGCATTAATTATATTTATGAGAACCGCGCTATTCAGGGATAATTTATATTTATCAAGAAGCATTTTGTTAGAAGCCTGAAATATTATGTTTCTATTTTGTTCGGATTTGAAATCATCTACTATAGTCATTCTTTAATAAATACACGCAATTTTTTGTTTAAGTAATTATTTTACCTTAATATTCTTTCTACGCATATACTCAGTGATGTTTGGGCGGTATAGGTAATTGCGGCTTTTATTCATATTATCATCTGTGATATTCGGGTTATTAGAAATACATTTGATAAAATTCTCGTCTTCATATGGGTTTGGCAAGTTCAATGTCTTGTATTTTAAAATGCTATTCAGCCACCTTATTTGGTGCGTCATAGAAAACATACCGCATTCCGTGTTTTTCCTCTGATGTTTTATTGTATTATAGGTTATCCGAAACTTATTATTCGGGTATATTATTAGCAACCGCTCTTTAATATTATTTATGAATTTTCTAACATATGCTGGAATTGAATTGGCATTACTATCATAATAGTGAGCCCCATAGCATTTATTCTTAGGGTCGATTATAATAAACGTAGAAGTCCAGTGAGACCCCCCTTGATTATGTTTATCAAGGTTCGTAATTAATCCTAAGTGCTTAATACGTTTATTAATATATTTTTTGATATCGAGAGAGCATATTTGGCTATACAAGCATCTGCCAAACTTATCCTCCTCAGAGAAATCAATTGGATAAACGCCTAGAAACGCATATTTATACTGCATCCCTTTATCATATTGCAGCATAACATCCTCAATATCATAATTACTCAGCCATTCCCTGCCGTTTTTATACCATTCGATAGGCATCTCAGGGCGCAATTCCTCCTTCTCTATCATTTTTATGAGTTCCTTTGTTTTCGCGTCTGTTGCCATCTTCGATATAGCACCCGTCCAGCACCAATATTGCTTATCATCGCATATCGGCTTGATTTTCTCATTCAATAACACGGATAACTTTGCAATTGAATAGGTTTTCTTGTATATGATTTTGTTTGGCTTATTTTTATTCCACGTATCGATAAGATATATTAAAGAAGTTTTTGAGAATATATATGGGTTCCGTGCATTTTTTGGACTATTATATTTAATAGTTTCCTTATTCATTGTGATATGTATTTTCTCTATATAATATGCAGAAAGTTATTTCAATTTCATAAAAATAAAAATGTATAAAAATAAAAATTGATATATATATAAGTATATTAAAATATTAAAAATATGGGTATAAATGAAGATTTGCGTTCATTTATTAACAAATATAAGGTGGAGAAAGGTAAGCCTTTTACAAATACGAGCATCGGTTATCCTAAAGTCTCTCTATATGTTCCTAATGAAAATTATGGCGATTTTATGAATATTTATAGCTTAGCCCTTACAAATGGTCTGCCCTTATATTTCACTGAAAAACCTACTGAGCCTAGCTCGCTCCGCGTTGATATAGATTTCCGATTTACTATGCCCGACGACAAGTCTGGTATTTATAATTCTCACGATTCCAATTCTTCTTTAAATAGTAAAAGGAAATATGACCGCGTATATACGTCGGATAATATATTTAATATTGTTAATAATTACTTCAAAGTTATCAATCAATATTTGAATGTTCCCGAAGAAGCCAATGTCGCATATGTTATGGAAAAGCCAAACCCCGTAGAATTCAGAAACAAACTCAAAGACGGGTTGCATATCATTTTTCCTTATATCATAGTGAATAATAACGTGCATCACTTCATTCGCAGGAAAATTCTTGATGTCGCTACGGATATTTTCAAAGATTTGCCGATATGCAATGATTACGACAATATTGTCGATAAAGCGATTATCGATGTTAATTGCTGGCAGATGTATGGGTCGCGTAAGCCTGATTGCGATACTTATCGGGTTTCTAGCATTTATAAATATGCGAATGATGAGACTATGAAATCCGACTATGTATTGAACGCTGCAGACGAAATCAACTTTATCAAACTATTTTCTATGCGTAATTTTTCTGGTAATATTCAAAACTTTGTTAAATCTGAATTTGATACTGAGATAAGTCAATATAGTAAGCATATATTACCTGCGATTGACCAAAAATTAAAAAGCAAACTGCAAAACAATATTTTTGGAAAATCGCTTAATATTAATCGCTGCTATATTTCCGATGACGAATTTGCATTTGCTAAAAAACTCGTAGATTGTCTATCTTTGACTAGAGCAGATAATTATACAGATTGGATTAACTTGGGATGGGTTCTTCGTAATATTGATTATCGGCTACTAGAGACTTGGGTTGAATTCTCTAAAATTAGCAGCGCATATATCGAGGGTGAATGTCATAATCTCTGGGACAAAATGAGAAAAGATAATATGGGCATAGGGACGCTTAGGTGGTGGGCGAAGCAGGATAATCTAGTCAAATATGTTAGTATCCTAGACCAAAGTATAATCCCTAAGATAGACCAAAGTATAGCGAGCGATGGCGCACATTTTGACATCGCTTGTGTAGTGCACGCTATATTCAAAGAAGAATTCAAAGCAATTTCTAAAGATATTTGGTATAAATATGATAAGCAAAAGCATCGCTGGGTTCGTGCGAGAGAAGGACTAGATTTACGGAAAATCCTTAGCACTGAGATATGCAAGAAATATATGGAACGTTCCAATTATTTTAATGAATACACTGATGACCCTACATTAAAAGCGATTAATGATGATCGTAGTAAGAAATGCCTGAAGATCGCTACGCAATTAAAGAACTCTAACTTCAAAGACGCGATTATGAAAGAATGCCGCACACTATTTATTGATGAGAAATTCGAGGAATTGCTTGATAGCAGGTCGCATTTGATTGGGTTTGACAATGGGGTTTATGATTTGAAGATGCATATGTTTCGCGACGGAATGCCTGATGATTACATTCTGCTTAGCACAAAGCAGAATTATATTCAGTATAATAGCGAAATTCCAGAAGTAGCAGAGATTAACGAGTTTTTCGCTAAGATATTTACAAACAAAAATTTGAGAAATTATGTTATGGATGTGTTAGCGTGTATTATAGATGGCAGTATTGCTCAAGAGCGTTTCTATATATTCACTGGTCAAGGTAGTAATGGCAAATCGCGGCTCCTAGATTTAATTCAAAAGTCTATTGGCGAATATTATTGTATATTGCCAATTGCTCTGCTAACGCAAAAGAGGGCAGCGAGTAATGCAGCGCAAAGTGAATTAGAGAGAACGAAGGGGAGACGCTTTGCGGTTATGCAAGAGCCGAGTGAGAATGATAGGCTTAATATTGGTCTTATGAAGGAATTGTCTGGACAAGATAGGATTTTAGTGAGAACCCTATTTAAGGAACCTTATGAATTCAAGCCGCAATTTAAGATGATTTTAACGTGCAATGAACTCCCCGAAATTCCTAGCGATGATGGAGGAACTTGGCGACGTATCAAAGTATGCAACTTCTCTAGTAAATTCACAGAGACACCTGATATCAATAAGCCCACAGAGTTCTATATGGATTTAGAGCTATCCGATAAATTTGACAGATGGAAAGAGGTATTTATAAGTATGTTGATAGACAGACATAAGCATATTAATCCAATGGCAATTCCAGAACCAAGTGAGGTTCGCGTAGCAACTGAGAGCTATAAGCAGAATAATGATATTGTTGGACAATTCATTAATGAAAGAATTATTATTGACCCGCAAATCAAGGAACCACGTATTACAATTGCAAAATTATATACCGACTTCAGGTTATGGAGTATATCAAATGTGGTTAAAGGTAAGAAATGTCCAGACCGCAATCAACTCAAAGCATATGTAGAAAAATTATTAAATAAACCTTATGAAGCGAAGGGATGGACTGGTATTGGATACAAAGAAGAAGATGATGAGGATGATGAATAGATAGAGGTTATTGGTTGTAGGTATTATATTTAATATATCCTATCTAAAAAATTGATATAAAGATGACTATTATTTATTTTTTTAATAATACGGAAAGGATATGCCTGAAATTATTTGGAAAATTGAAGATAATCAATTTGAATTGTTTAAGTTTTTTGATGATGAAGTTGATAACAGCGAAGATTATTTTACATTATATGTATTTACAATTATTGAAGAAATGAACCGCGAAGCAGCAATTGTATTTGCAGATTATACTTTTTCTGATAATTTTTGGGAATTATTAGATGAAGATAAGATAGATTATATATATAGAAAGATTATTATAGAAAGTATCGATAGACTATCTTTTGCAGAATGCTATAATCTTCTTTCTATTCTTACATACCAAAAATGGATAGACGAAGAGAATGAATTATTCACATTTCAAAAACTAAGAGAAATCATTAAGTCCAATAATTTGGGACTAATTAAAAGGAAGTTGTATTATGCTACAAGCGATTGTATAGTTTATTCTAAACATATTGAAAATATAGCAATAGACCATTTTAATGTTATAGATACTGCTACTAATGCTCAATCATTGCGTATTTGTTATAAGATAGTATTGAAAGATAATTCTAATAGTATTGCTAGATGTATCTATGAACAAATAGGTCATACTAAGAATGCTGATAAGGATTTGTTAGTAAGCAATACTAACGACTATATATTAAATCACTTAAAATCACCTTTGTATTGCAAAGACGATATAGAGAATGTAATAAGTCAGTATGGTGTTCAAAAAGCGATTGAAGAGTTTATTGCAAATCGCGAAAGGTATGATAATATAATTACAATGATAGACAATGATATATCTAAGATATATTTAGGTGTAGCTTATTATATACTAAGCGGGTCTTTTGAATACACGTTATTTGTTAGAAGTAGTTTATAGTTTATAGTTTATAGTTTATAAGTTGAAGAATAAATATGTAAAGATAATAATATATAAATCTAAAAACTGATTTTTTTATTTATCATTTTAACTTTCAAGAACCTTTCTAGAAGAGCATCAAAGCATTACAAATCCCACAAACGTCAAATATGACCACCAATGCAGATTATCATCAGATTGAAGATGATATTGCCGATATCTCGCGAACAATTGCCAAGCAACAGCAGTATGTCTATGATTTAACCACGCAACGCATCAATACCGCTTACCAATATGACGCATATGTTAAAGGACAACGACACAATCTTAGAAGATTTATAAAGCAGAAAAATGAACTTGAAAATAAATTACAGCGTATTCACGAGGAACGCTATAATGAATTCAATAAAACTGCAGCATTATCTGGCATAAGCGATGTTTTGTCCTTAGCATTCCAATACGCGCACCCAATAGATAAGACCACAAATAAGTATGCAGTTGAGAAGCGGATAATAAAGAATTCTAGAAGTCATTCTCCAAATAGCCGCAATTATGACAATGATAGAGAAATTGTTCGAGTATATAAAAAAGATAGATTTGAATTATTTCTCGATTTCCTTACAACTATTCTAAAAATATTAAGATTTCTATGTGTAATAGCATTTGTAATATTATACATTATATATGCGTTCGCTTACATATATACTAAGATTTTTGGTTAGATATCTGTAGGATTACTTAGGTATTTTATCCATATCTCTTTAGGATAATTAGATTTCTTAAGGTTTAAGTAGAACCCTACCTCTACTGCTTGTTCATAATAAGTCCTATTTTGCGATAACTGGGTATCACTATACAGGCTATTGATACCTTTTAGAGATAGCAAATGATTTATCTCATTAATATTTTCAATAAATTGTGAAAGGATATCTTCAGTAATAGTTAAGTTATTTTTATTTACTGAGTATTTTGATAGAAAATTCTCTAAGATATCTTTGTTTGTATTTAGAAGATTGAATACTTCTTTTTTATTTATGCGCGGCTGTCTGCTCGTCTCGCATTGGTTTGACAAAATAAGTCCCTTAAATCTCTTTTGCCTACATAGTTTATTGAGGAACTCCATAACATTTATATCTACGATAATAGGTTCTTTGAATGGCAAATGATTATTGATTTTAGTATATAATTCGATACTTTGCTTAACGTTAGTAGTCTCGCATTCATCTACTGCATATATCCATACATATACCTTGTAATCGCAACTAAAATATTTGTCGTGAGCAGTTATATATTTTTGAATAGCGCCGTGCCTATGGTTGCCGTTAATGATTTTAATGATTTTCTCGTCAATCTTACTCTTTTTGTCATAAATCGCATCGATAGTGAAAGGTATCGCGTAGCCGTCGGCGATAGAAGCATATAACTCATCTATTTTCGTTTGTTCTAATTCTCTGTTAAAGACAATGGGACTTGCGTATGCAAGAAGTTCCCTAAATCCTATTTTAATCAGATACTTGTCATCGTTAATTTTATCTATGATTTTGTCTGTAATATTGAAGAAAGGTATGTTGGTGGTATTCGGCGGGTCTGAAGTCTTTGAATTAATCTTCTCAAATTGCTCGTTTATCCCTGTATCATCAATATAACTCATATTGTGCTGGGTTATTCTAGTTGTATTATGTTGCTATAATATCGTATATCAATTTTTATTTTTTATCTAAATCTATCTCTAACAATATAAATATGTAGGCGAAGAGCGACGATATTATAAGCCCACATATCTCTATTGCAATATGATAAGGGAATACATAGGTATCCATCATCGCGCTGCAATTGTATTTTTCATTGAAGAATAGCGCTATGATGACCGCAAATAACATTAGCAATATTGGTAGTAATTGCTTGGCAAATGCAGGTAATTTAACATTCCATAACCCAGTAATAAGCACAATAACCCATATATTTATGCCTGATATAGCATTGTATAATGTTCCAATGTAATTATATAATATGTATATGTCGAGCAATATTACCCCAAATATTATAGGAATATTAGGGAGTTCTCCGCTAATAAATGATATTGCGTTGATTAGCGCGACTATTATAATATATGAAATTGCGTGAATAATATACACGTGCTCTAGGCTATACTCATTATCACTCCAGAACATATGAGAATATGCGTGATATGCTTGGAATACGAATAAGGATGCTATAAAAAGCCGTATTTCTATATGTTTCGCTAGCGATAATAAATAAAGCAATATGATACACGACAAGACATTGATACTCGCGGAATATGGCTGGTCTACGATGTCTCCCCTAACCTCGCAAGTATTGAAAGGAAATGGCTTGGGTTTATCAGGTTTATCAGACATTACCTTACTTATATTTAATATACTTAATATTTTTTGTAAAAATATATCCATATATTAGAAAATGAAATATTCTGATGCATTAAAGATATATAATCAAGGGAAACCTGCGTGGTGTTCTCCTCGCAAAGGCACCAATGATTACAAAGCGGTTCTTGCGATTATGAAAGGCTCACCTAAATCTCCAAAGAAAGCATCGCTATCTAAAGCATCTCTCGCAAAAGCATCGCTATCCAAAGCATCTCTCGCAAAAGCATCGCTATCCAAAGCATCTCTCGCAAAAGCATCGCTATCTAAAGCATCGCTAGTAATGGCTAAAATGTCATCAAAGAAACCTTCTTCTAAATCTCTCTTGTTTAAAAAAGCCAATGTCATTCAACGCTTCTTGAAGAATAAGTTAATTCTTACTAAAAATAATTTAGATACACGTGTGCAACGTTATCATTTGATTAAGAAACGTTTGGCTGATATTAAAACAAATCGGTGCCTTACAAAGAAGATGTTTGGTAATAAAAGCGGGTATACAATTGACGGAATTGTTAATTTAGAAAAGAAAATAGGAAGTGATAGTGTTAATGCCTCTATATATCTAACGAGTATGCCTTATCTACTAGGGTCATATCCGATTGCAAGTAAATTAATGAAATCTACTGCAAATAATGAAAGCGAAACCAAGATGAACACGTGGATTACTGAAAATCTAATTTTACCAAAGAAGTCTAAGCATTTTGTAATAATGTATAAGGCTACTAAATGTCCTTCATCAGGAAGCCCTGCAAAGAGACTACTTACAGGAGAGCGATTAGTGAATTATAATGAACTATGTAATGGCGATTTAAGTTCTTTGATGAATACGGATGAAAGGAACGATGAGATGCTTATGATAAACTTGGCTTACCAAGTATTGATTGCAGTAGCGACATATCAAAATAGGGTAGGCTATAATCATATGGATTGCCATCACGGCAACTTCTTATATCAATTAAATACTGAAGCAAGCAGCACAGGATACTATCACTACATCTATAATGGGCTCAATTTCTATATCAAAAGTTGCAAGTATAATATGTGCATATTTGACTTTGGGTTAAGTGTGCCTATGAGTAAAGCAGATGATAGATATGTATTTAGCGATTACTATAGAATACTTCACGCATTTGTAAGCGAAAAAACAATGGGATGGATTGAAGGTAATGTTATTGGAAAAATCAATGCGAATATGTTTATGATTATGTCTAGGGTGCAAAGATTAATGGCTGCTTTACTAAACAATGGGAGTGCAGATATGTTTCAAGCGATTATAGATTTTGTGTTCAAAGATTTCAAACCTGAGAATGGTATATTTACAACTGATAAACCTGCTAATATATTAAATAAAATACCTTTTATTATCAATAAAGTAGAGGCATATCCCAAGATTGACTTTAAGAATGCTTAATCAACAGCATTCTTGGAATACTTATACCTTATTTTTTTAAATATATTATTATAAAGTAGTATATATATTATGTCTGTTCAAAAATTAAAACCAATAAAAGTGCATCCTAGTTTAAAAACACTTTATAGTAGATATGATGAAATTACAGAAGCTCATTGTAAATATTTATTACATCATTTATATACACATAATATTACAGAATGGATTAATCCACTAACAAAAAAAGATGTTCAAAGAGATAGTCCTATTACTCTCAGTTTTTTATCTAAATGTTATTATGGTGAATGGAGTGAACAATATGTAATTATAAAAGGAAACAATCTAAAATATAAAGAGCATGTTGTAAAATTTATACATGAAGCGTATTTATATGATGTTCGGAATCGACCATCGCCAAACGTAATTACAGGAACAACGCCTCCAGTCGCAACTACGCCACCAGTAGCAACGCCTCATAGAAGTAATTCTCCAGCTGGTGCACCTTCTCCGCGAAAGAAATCACCTCCTAAAATAGTTATAAATGTTCCAGTTCCTCACGTTCAAACACCGCAGGGAGCAGCAACAAATAAACCTCATCACGCATCAAAATCGCCACCGGGTGCTGCGACAAATAAACCAAAGTCAAAGTCGTCAAAGTCGAGTAGTTCAAGTAAGTCAAGTGCCAAACTTGATTTTTCACCAAAAAGCATAAATTCTATAGTGAAAAACACAGGGTCTTTGAGTATAAATGCTGATAAACTTACTGAGGATGATTGTATTGAATTAGTAGAAGAAATAAGAAAGAAAAAACGCGGGAAGACTGCAGAAGAAATTAAATTAATAACATTTATTAATCCAATAACAAATAGAGAGATACCATTAAAAAGTCCAATATTTAAAAGTTTTATGTCTAAATGTTATTTTAAATTTAACCATAATAAAAAACTACAAAAATCAATTAAAAAAATAGTTAATATTAAATCATTAGACCTTTTAAATGAAAAACTCACAAATATCGATAAGGCAAAAGAAGATGCACAGGCAAAAGAAGAGGCAAAACGTCTTGCAGCAGAAAAAGCAAAAGAAGAGAGGAAAAAAAACATACCAATTATTGATAGATATATTGAAGGACTTGTAGATGAATTTAATGTGCGTTGTGATGAATTAATTGCTAATTGTGATAAAGATGGTGTATTAAAAAGCCATTTATATATATCAAATGTGATTAACTCTATTATTATTATAATATACACAAAATATCTACATTTACCATATTATTATGATGAATTATATTTAGATAATACATCTCAATTAAGTTTAAAAGTATTTATGTATGATGATACATTTCGCGAATATTATGAGAGCAAATCATTAGTTCCTTATCAAGAATTCAAGAAATATTTTAATGGTGGCAAAAATGTAATATATCAGAAACATGATTTGACAAAAGATGTCGATTATACAAATATCAACTTAGAACCTAAAACAATAGAAAATTACCATCTAAATACATTACTAAATCGCCAACATGTATTTGAAGCATTTAAATACGACCCTTATGGTGGTAGAAATTATATTAGTCATATGCTCCAATATAATAAACTAAATACCAGTTATTATACAAGGTTAAATTTCAATCATTATAAATTTCCAGATACATTAAACTTTGCCAAAGATGTTATTGGCGATTTAAATATAAACTATAATATAACAAATGGTTTATTGCCAAAAACTATCTTTTGTGCAAGTACAGATAGAACTATAGCAACTAATATACCTTTTTCATATCTTGTAGGTATAATTAATGATAGATTGGTAAAACTTCCAACTATTACTGGAATTGCAAATGAAGCAACAATTAAAAAGGACTATTATGACAAAATAATAAAGGATATGAAAGAGCATTCATATGGCAATAATGAGACTGAATATGGTGGCGACGATATGATACGCAAGAATATATTATATTCGCTTAATGGACAAGACCCAATATATGTTCAAAAATTTATGGAACAACATAAACAAAATATCTACTACAACTATGAATACACAGGAACTTACCCAATATTTTCATGGATACCTTTAAATCACGAAAATATTGGTTCTGACACAAATCTACAATATTGTTATCCTATGTCAACTAAATGGCAGCCATTTGATATAGACCCCCCTACTATTCATCTACTAGAATTAGATTATAAAAATCATGGCATTTCACCATATAGTAAATATTTGAATGAAACAATATACAAGGTTATTACAGATGAATATGCTTCTGTAAAATCTCTTCTAATTGCTGATAGGATTGATAAGATGAAAAAAAGAATTACAAATACTATTGGAATTTACAAAGATAAAACTATTAACCCCAAATATAAAAATAAAAAAATATATCTATATCACGGAACTAAAAAAAGATTACATAGTATAGGTGGAAAAGATAAGGATATAGAGATATTAGGGTTTTTATCAACAAGTTTAAATATTTATACTGCTTCACAATATTCAGGAGTTGGCATAAATAACACTGGTCTCATTTATATAATAGAGGTAGATGATACACATTCATATATAAACTTGAATGACAATTTAAACCAAATACTTATTTTACCACTATCTAGAATTAGAATTATTATGGAGTTTAATGTCGGTGGAATATGCGTTATTCTTTGTCGTTTATTTAGAACACCAACAAGAGACCAAACCAATCTGCTATATAACAAATTATTTGGTCTATATATTGTAGATGTTAATAAATATATAACTTACCGAATAACTGCAAATAATAATATAATGCCAACTTGTGCTTATATTTTAGGTGATTTATGGAAAACTGAGAAGGATGCGCCTTATAAAGAAGATTTAGAAATATACAAGGTAATGCGAAGTAATTTGAATAACAAAAGAATTAACGATAAATGGGGTATGACACATCGCGAAAGAAAGGATGAATTTTTATATTTTAGTCTTGGTCAAGAGTATGAATTATATGTTGATAGAGGGGTGCCATTAATTTCAGGAAGTTTAGAAGATATTAAATATAGCATACATCAACACTTTATTAAGGATTGTTATAAGGCACTTGATATACCTTGCATAGATTATATATTTATTCATGGTGCAAATAAAGCAAAGAATAAAATTACAGGCACACAATTCAATAAATGCCCTATATCTACTGGTATATTGTTAAAAGACTATAAAAATAATCGCACTGCCCAATATAAATATAATATTAATAATTTCTTTATCGATGCAATATTTATGTTCAATAGCATTAAACATGATAATAAAAAACTAAATTTACAAGAGGAACAAGGAGATGGTAAAATATATGCTGATAAAATAGAGGGTTTTAGGGATGCTGGAGCATATCTTAATGGCTCCATAAACCCGCTATTTAAAAAGGATGCGGTCATCGGAGAACACATACAATATATGAGAGATTGGAAACATATGTTTATTAAATATAAGGAAGCAAGTAAAGAAGATTTAGCAAAACATTTTAAATGGTGCCATAAAAGAATTACTAAATTAATGGAAATTATCACTTCTGTATCTGAAAATTATTTATTCTTTATTAATAATACATTAAAAGGGAATATAAAAACAAGTCAACGACAGGGAAGAGAAGGGATTTTAGACCATAGTTCTAAAGAATATAGAGAATTATTTACTTTAATAAAAAATCTTGAAGAAACTTTGCTTGAAAGAGCAAGCTTTTATCAACTATGCACACGTGATAATGTTAATGGTATAGATAAATCTATAGATTTTATTAAATTTTTATTAAGTGATAAAACTCAAGAAAATACCCATAATTCTAAATTATACAAACACGTAATTCAAGAAGAACTAATTTTAGAAGATACTGGTATGTTTTTGGGTGGTATTATGAGTATAAAAGAAATGACAAAACAAGGAGCAATATTTAAGCCTGATACTGATAAAGCAACTAATATTGATCATATGAAAATATATGAAGAATTTAAAAATGTTCCTATATCGGAGTCTAAAGATATGCGTAAATTTAAAGATATGCCAAAAGATATGCAAGAATATTATGGCAATGGTAAAGATGAAAAAAGTAAATATATTGATATAAGTAATGAATGTCATTTTAGATTTATTACTAAAAAATAGATAACCATTTTAGGTCATCTTTACATTACCTTACATTACCTTACATTACATTACATTACATTACATTACATTACATTACCTTACATTACATTACATTACATTACCATTGAATATATCAGTAATTGTCTCATACGTCTAAACATACCTAGCAGAGTAAAAGCGAGGGATAATAACGTCGCCATCATCATTCAGTGTAAAACCGCAAAAGAATGAATTGAATTCGAACCAGTCGCGTAGGTCAATAATGTTGTTCATATATTCTAAGTTATATACAGGATACAAATGATTATACATATTTAGTATATTAAATATACACGTTGTAAAATTATATGTTTCTAAAATATTATTATAAATATCAATATAACACTTGAATACATATGCGTCCTTGTATTCTATTCTTATTTTGTCATTCAATAGTTTGACCCTTTTGATATTTTGATATTTATCCGTAAAACTACTCAGGAAAATGCTAGAATATTCTTCCAATATTTTTTTAACACTATTATAATTATCAGTAGGAAGTGTATCCTTCATTGGATATATTGTGAAATCCAAGTATTTTATAGTAGAATAGGTGCTATTATATTTAATCATCTTTGATTTATTAAGTCGCAAGAAATCCGTCTCATTATCTGCGTAATATAGGAAATATTTGTAATAAGGGTCATCTATATCTTTCTTATAGCATAGCATAATACTCCAAATTGCACGGCTTTTATATGGGTCATAATGGTTCTTCTTGATATATTCTACCAATTTGTCGTAATTATCTAGCGGCTCTCTCTGGTCGCTTATAAGAGTTAATGTATTATTAAATACCTTCTTATATATGATAGTTTTTATATCCTCTGGTAAATCATATAAATAGTTCTTAGCAAATGCAGACATTTGATTACTAAATAAGTTATATATATTTTATCATTTTTTATTTGATAACTTGTAAATCGCAAAGACGCTAACGCAATTCCATTCCTTGTGCTTGGACTGCCCATTTTAATTTATCATATATAAACCTCTCCTTCTCTTCGGGTGTTTCTAAGTTATCAGGAAATTTTAAATTATCATAACGAAACTTCGCTATCTCTTCTGCATTTTCTAATTTAGAGGGAAACCCGAAAATATTTAAAGAATAAAAACACGTTTGTGCTTTAGGTAAATAATTTATATTTATACCAACTCCATATTTATAAAATATGTTATAGTCCTTCTCTTTAATATAATAATTATAACCAGTCCAAAATTGTAATAATTTCCTAATAAATTCATAGTGGTCTTTGTCTGTATCTTCATCTCTCTTATTTATAATAATATTTGATATATACCCCTTCAGTTCATCCTCTCTTTCTTTTTGCTCTTCATCTGTCATCTTTGTGCCACTATCAGAAATATACTTTACTTCTATTTTTACCTTTATTTTATTCGCGAACTCTTGTAAAATCTCTTTATTCAATTGCTCATTTGTAATTAGAAGGCTCAACTGCTCGGTTGTTACTCTTTTTTTATATAGGAACTTTCTGATTTTATTACTAAAACCCGCAAATAAAGAAGTATATCGTTTCTTCATATTTTTTTCAGAATTAGCCTCCCCGTCTATTATAAAATTCTTTGTTATAACGTGTTTTGATAGTTCCAAAAGAAATTTGATGCAATTCACAATAGTTATATTTATATCTGCCCCTTTGCTAAGAACATACATATCATTAAAAGATATTCCACTATTGTTTAAGTCTTTTATTTGGTCTTTTCTAATCATATTTATATAGGTTAATCCGAGATGAAATTCTCTTATGTAAAAATATAATATATCATAGTAATCTAATTTTTTTGGCTGATTTATTAATCCTGCTAATATATATGTTGAAAGTTCCTTTGGAAGACCTACATCTTCATTAACGACGACGACGCATAATAGTTTCCCTATTATATAATATAGGTCTTCATAATCGCTCTCATTATCAAATTTTGCAACATAATTTTGGGTTTTCATCCTTTCTTCTCGTTTATTATAAGTCAGTATTACCTTTTTGAAATTTTCGTCAGGCTCGAAGTTTGGATTAATATAGTATCTATTCACCTTATTATCTTTCGGGCGAATGAAAGGTCTCGTAAGATTTTCTTCGTCGCAAAATAGTTCCTTGTATAAATTAGTCAAAAAATCACGCTTTACTCCTCCTGCATCAACAGCCTTTTTTTTGGTTATTTTGAATTTATCTCCAATTTCATATACATATATATAGAATTTATTAAAATCATTTATAAAAACATCTACGTATTCCTTGTTATATATTTGCTTCTTTATATTGTTATAATATATTACAATAGATGCCAATGCACTATCTTGGAAATAATTTAAATAATACCTTTTTGAGTACTGCACTGCAGGGTCTGGGCTAATGTCAAATTCCATTCCAATCGAATATTTTAGAGCAACCATAGACATATAGGGCTCTTTATTTTGTGTGCATTTTTCAACCATCCTCTCTTTGAATTTCTTATATATTTCTCCATAGTCCCCTCCGTCTTCCCCAGTATATATATCTTCTATTGCATTACACGCCACGCTCTCGATATATTCGACTTCCCCTTTTCTTTTCGAGCATTTTGGAAACTCAGAAATATGTAAGAACTTGTTCCTAGTTTTTACTATTGATTTCATAAATCTTATTCCTTTGGCGGTAATATTTATAGGTTGAATATTATAATCATATAGTATTGCTTGTTCGAAAATAGCTTTATATTCTTTGCCATCTATTAGTATTACTACATCGGGGTTTTTAGGGTCTCTATTTGGTTGCTGCGCCCATCGCAAACATTCAACAATAGTATAATATTTATCAACAATATAATCATCCCTAATATCTTTAGTATTTGAATTTATTGCAGTGCTGCTGCTTGCATTGCTTTTTTTGTTGATATCACTATAGTTATTAGCAATAACTGGAATATAATAATGTCTTTTAATTTTTATATAACTATTTTTTTGTAAGTTTGCTACATTAAGTGCTCCCAACTCATCCTTTGTAAAAATAGCATAAAATGCGAGAGCAACTTGAGAACTTCTTTGTGCTCTACGTGATTGATAGACTTTTGCGGTAATCGCATTAACAAGCGCTTCGTTATCTGCAGTAATATCAATTCCATTTGTCGGGGTTTTTATACCTGCGTCTTTCCATTTTAAACCTATTATATCAGATTTATCTGATATATCAGATATTACTAATTTGTCTTTTTCCTTTTTGTATAGCGCCTCCTTGTCTATAATGAACTTCTCCAATTGTTCCCTTGTTTGCGGAGGTTTTCCTTCATTCGTTAATATATTTTCTATAGCATTTTTTAGAGCATCTATAATTTCATAACCACGCGAGGTTATCATTCGAGGTATTAAATTAGTATCATATTGATAACTCATACATAATAGGCGATTGTAGATAGGTGTATCGATTACAATAGGCTTACTTGTTCGCGGGTTAATAATTGGTATTAATACCCAATCTTTACATTCTTCGTATGTAAAACCATTCAGTGGATTATCATCTGTTATTACTCTGTCTTCGGGATAAGTAATAAAATAAGGGTCTTCTAAATCATTTATTGCTTTTGTTAGTTGCTTACCTATCAATAACCCCATCCCTTCGGGCAATCGTAATTCCTTATGGTGTTGTTTTTTTGGATTATATAACAATTTATAATAGTAGTTTTGATAATCGCTTGTAGATGTAGAAGTATAATTAGTCATTATTCTAGCCTCTATTTCTCTCTTTGCGACAATATTACGTGGTATTATATCTTCTACAATATTTCTAAAATATGTTTTTACTTTCTTATCTTCTTTAAATGTATACAGGTCAACATAATCAAATAAGTTGCTTGTAATCCTCTTTATTATTTGGGAGTTCTTAAAAAGTGTTTTTTTATGAATATATGAAAAACAACCTATTTCCATTTCTGGAGGCATAACAAATGAAGGATCTATTAGTTGTGCGCAGATATTATTAATAAAATTCCAAACTACACCTTCGATATCATAAAGGTCTTTTTGCTTTAAAATATTTAATATTTTCACATCATCATAACGTTTCATTTTAAAATAATTAAAAACCGCATCTGTTATATCTTTTCTTTCTTTTAAACTGCTACCTACAAGCATATCATTGATTACTTGGTCTTCATACATCGTAATGGAGTTTTGAAGGTTAGTAAGAAATTCCCTGAAAGCCTCAAAAATAGTTTTATCAAAATATTTGTCTTTTTTTGGTAGCAGTCTCTTGTTATATTGATACTCTGCTTCTAATTTCTTTTCTTCCTTTTTCTCTAAAGCCATATCCCTCAATTGTCTTCTTTCAGCTGAGTTTAAACGCTTGATAGGTGTAGAAGACTGCGTTGAAACATCAAAAGTATTCTTCGCTTTTGCCTCGCGTATTGGAGATTGCGATGCAATTTTCAATTTATTATCAAATAACGCAATGTCGTGATTTAGAAAATCTTTGTCATTTTGCTTCATAAACTCTAAGCGGTATTTAATATTTTCAATAATTTTTAATGTTTTTTCATTTATACCTAAAGGGGGTTCCAATTCATATTGTATAGCAGCATATAATAACTCAATATATACACTATCATCCTGTGTTATTGTTTCCCTCTTATTTCGCGGATTTACTAAATGATTGCTCACCCATTCCTTGCATTCCTCTATTGTAAAAGGGTTGTATATATATTCCTTACTTAATGATAATGTATCATTATACGTATACAATCGCAGCGCCCCTTTTTTTTGATATTCTTTAATTTGTTCTACTATTTTTTCCCTTAGCGCAGACTTAAAAAAGCATTTCCTTTTCACTTTATTTAAGAAAGATTTTGGATTTTCAATGTCTTTCTCGCTTAAAATATTTTTTCTACTTAAAATATTTATACTTTTGGCGCTTTTATCATTTTCAAAAGGGGAAATGCTGGGGTCTTTTACCCATAATAAACAATGAGCATCATCTAACCTAAATGGAATTTTTACTTTTTTTGGCATTAATTCTATTTTTTAGTAAATATTATTAAATATTATTAAATATGGAAAGGGATATTGTAAATCCATATAAAAATAAACCGCGTATACTAGGTAAATAAGTTAAGAATGTTTCAAACTATTATGAAACTTTATGATACGTCAACAAAAGGCAAGTATATTTACTTTGGGGCTTCAATCATTTATTGCGATGAGAATAATGTATGTATGGTGTATTACAATCCTGTAGATAGCGTGGAACATCCTATAATTCCTCCAGCAGATACCACTATGATTGTATCATCTTCCAGTTAGATGAATACATTTGTTCTTATTTTATTTTTATTATTGAAAAATTGATTGCTATTTTTGAAATATCTAAGCAGAGATATACTGGTTTGTTGCTACACGTTGACTTATCGAGTATATATTGAGATTAGCTAAGCGTCCTTCAGTGTCCCTCAGCGTCCCCTCAGCGTCCCCGCAGCAAATAACTGCAGAACAGCGCATACCAGTGCAATGAACAGCAGTATCAATGCCAGTAGCAAATACGCTTATCACACCTTCGAGAGCATGGAATTCTCTGGCGTTTTTGACAGGATTGTTAATAATGACCTTACAGGTGAATGCAAATATCACCTGTTCATTAGATACGGCGACAAGGTCTATATGGATGTTAAAGGTGTCGGTGAGATTGTGATACCTTTTGCAGAACTTCAGCAGAATAAGTATTGGAAATATTATTATGACCTCTCGCTTCTACTGACTAACAACAAGAATATGGTGGTTCAAGACCTTAAATATAGCAGCGAATACAATGATTGTCAATTGTATGACGAAGCAAGGTTCTGGTCTATTGACACCGCTTCTATTGAGAATGATGTGCACAATGATAAGCGGATGGTTATCAGTTATGATGACAACTGCTTTTATAAGATTTGTCCTTATGACTTGGATAATATGGAATACACCTCGCAAGAAGATTTGAATATCTTTAGACAAAATTATATGATGGGATATGAATGTGAAAATATGTGGGGGATTTACTACAACCTCGCGATTGAATATCAAACAAACTTGATACAAAAACAGATTGAAGAAATATTGTAGATGAGATAGATAGTTATCTATCTATGCAATAATAACTTAATAATTAGAGTATATATTTTTTATATTTAAGATTTAAAAATTGATTTTGTTGTCTTTATATATACAAAGACAATATGAACTGCACTATAAGGGGCAATAGTATATACAATTATCACACCATAGAAAATTTGGAATTTTCAGGCGTTATTGATAAGTATCAAGTCTTTTATACTCGTAACAATGGAATTCCTGATATGACTACAACCTATGGTAGTTCTATATACGATTATCACGTATTCATTAAATACGGCAACAAAGTCTATATGGATATTAAGGGTATCGGCGATATAGTAATTTCATTCGCCGAACTGCAAAAAAACAAATATTGGAAGCACTATTACGACCTATCGCTTATGCTGACTGACAACAAGCATTCGGTAGTCGAAGACCTCGAATATAATAGCAATTATTACGACCCTTATATATACAAAGAAAAGAGATATTGGTCGTGCAATACTGCATATATTGAGGGAGACTATGATGCGACGACTAAGAAGGTCGTAGAGAACGAATGCAATTGTTATTACAAAATCAATCCATATGACTTGGAGAATATGGGATATTCTTCGCAAAAAGACTTGAATATCTTCAAGCAGAATTATATGGCGAGATACGAGGTTCGAACCAAATTATTTGATAAGAAGTGTGTATATTATTATAACTTGGTGTTAGACTATTGCATAAGCATTATGGAGAAGGAACTTGACAAACTTTCGGAAATCTTTGATGATAAGAAGAATGTCATTAATCTTGTCGCGCTTAATGATAAGACTGGTATGAATGGCGACGTGCTAAGGATTATCTATAATCATCTAGTAAGTCCTGAAGGAAATAAAAAGTATGAGTGTCTTATTACTGAATTAGGGAACCGCAGTAGGTTAGGAAGCATTGCGCAGATAATTTGTGCTTAATATGTCCGACATAATATGTCCTGATTTTACTTTTATAATCTAAAAATTGATTTTTATTTTTTAAAATTGAAGCAGAGATATACCTTGATTTGCCAAAGTCAAACGAAGTCAAACGAAGTCAAATCGAGTATATATTGTGAAAGCAAAGCCTACAAGCAAACTACAATGAGCCACGCAATCGCAAATGTCGAATGCACAGGCCTGTTTTGGCAGCAAATACGTGAAATGCAACCCTATTATAATGCGCCTAATTATATGTCGTGTCGCGGCGACTATCACCTATTTGCCAAACAGGGTGACAAGGTATATATTGAGGTTAGAAATGCAGGCGAGATTGTGATTTCGTTTGCTGAACTACAAAAAAACAAGTATTTGAAATACTACTATGACTTGTCGCTTCTCCTCTCAAACGACAAGCATAGACTGATAAAGAACGAAGAGTTCAATAAGACATATAACCAAATATATGGATATACAGCAGGTAGGGTATATACAGGAGATAGGGTGTGGTCTTTGGATACTGCCTATATTGACCAAAGCGACTTGAAAAACTTCAAGATAATTCCTAGCGGGAATGTCTGCTATTACAAAATCAACCCAGCAGACGTGGAGGGTATGGAATACTCCACGCGGCAAGAACTGGAACGCTTCGAACTGGGCTATATGAATGAACTAACAAGGGTAAAATATTTTCTACATATTATCGAAGAACGTTTCAAAAACATCGCATTTGAATACCAAGTAAATAAGATGGAAAAAGAGCTTGAAGAACTTTCGGCGTTCTTTGAAGATAAAAAGCGCATCCTTAATCTAGCGACGCTTAGCGAAAAAAGCGGAATGAATGGTGATGTGCTAATGTCTATCTTTAGATATCTGCTAAGCCCTGAAGAGAATGACAAATATAAGGGGATTATAAGCGGTTTAGAGAACCATAAAAGGTTAAAAAACATCGCTATGATAATGGAAGCGTGAGAGAAGCAGCGAAGCGTATATATTATATATTTTTTATATTTTATGTCCATACATAATATGTCATAAATAATCCTTGTATTCTAAAAAATTGACTATAGATTTTATGAAAAATAAAACAGATTTGACGCAAAGCGACCTGCAAGCGACCTACAAGCGACCTGCAAGCGACCTGCAAGCGACCTGCAAGCAATTACTATGTCCAACACTTGCCATACCATAGCAAATGCTGAATGCGCTGAATGCGCCGAATGCACTGGTGTATTTATTCAAGAAAAATATGAAGCGTATTCCTATCGTTATAATGTGCCTAATTCTAAAGTTTATCGATATGGGATAATGGGCGACTATCACCTCTTTATCCGTAGTGGAGACAAAGTCTATATGGAAGTCAAAGGTGTCGGCGATATTGTGATTTCATTTGCAGAACTTCAGCAGAATAAATATTGGAGGTATTACTATGAATTGTCGCTTCTCCTCGCAAAAGATAAGCATAAAGTGATAAAGAATGCCACATTTAACAAGGACTATCACGAGATATACGAGGAAACAAAAAAGAGAATATGGTCAGTTGAGACCTCCTATTTTGATTATATAAAGCAAACCTACAATAAAATCTACAAGATAATTCCAAGTGGGAATGTTTGCTATTACAAAATCAACCCCGCTGACGTGGAGAAGATGGAATACAAATCTCATCAAGGACTTGAAGTCTTCAGGATGATATATATGGCTCGCAAAGATGTTAGATTGGGATATTTTCTAAATAAGTCGGTAATTTACAAGAATATCGCAATGGAGTATGTAATGAATGAGAATAAAAAGCATATCCTCAATCTCGCAACTCTTAATAGTAAATATTGTATGAATGATGATATTTTAACGAAAATATATAATAATATTAGCGTAGGTGGTAAATACGAGTATCTTACAAGTAAAGAAGAAGGCAATGTCCTTATATTACACCTTTGGACATTTAAAATGCCGATCTTAGTCTTTATAATTTTTGTATTTTCTTACCTTATTTTTCTTAATATAATCTTTTTGTCTATTATATGTTCCATTTAATATTCTCTTATAATAATCTTCTGGTATAGTTTTTATAATCTCTTTAATATTATTATTTAAGTCTTCATAATATAACCCTTGCTTCTTTTGTAATTTAGATTTTAGAAGACTAAAAAACATTTCTATACTATTTGTATAATGTTGATATGGTACTGAATAAATCAACTTATTATTTTTGTTTATTAATTCCTTAACTCTTATGTTTCTATGGGAACTTGCATTATCTAAAATTATAACCTTGTTTTTGTATTTATTTGTAATAAACCTTTCTAAAAATGCTAATAACCTATCCCCATCTATACCACCCTTATTATATAATTCATAACATTCTACACCATTTATAGAAATAGCAAAAATACCAGTATATTTTTTGAAAACTTCTTGTGAATTAGTTTTAACTACACATCGTTTACCTACTTCATTATAACAATAATGTCTTAATTGTAAAGAATTAATACTTGTCTCGTCTATGCAAATAATGTCGTCAATATTATAATTTTTTATTTCATTATAAAAATCTTTTATTTTTTCTTTAATATTAATATCCTTACCGAACCGCTTTATAGGTTCATGTCTTATTTTAGTTAATTTTAAAGATATATAATTTTCTTTAATTATCCTACTAATATGTCTTCTTGTAATATTTAATTTAGAATACTTATTGCTTAATTTAGAAAGCAAATCATCAATTGTAATAGTCTTATTATTTTTAAGTTCTTTGAGTATAAAAGTTATATGTTCTTTTTTGATTTTGTATGATATTGGTATTCTATTATGTCTTTTAATTTCATTTTCATCTTCATATCTTTTAGTCCATCTTAATAAACTTCTTACAGAGCAATTAAAAATTCTACATGTATTCTCTTGTGTATCTTTATTCTCCAAGAAATATTTAACAGCGGATAATTTATAATCTTCACTTTTATGTTTAGTCATTATAAAATTATTTAAAGGTATATTGTATTATATTATAATGATAAGATAATATGACTGATATAGTTGATATTGAAATGTATAATAATTTAATGATTGAAAATGAATTATTAAAGAAAAAAAATATAGAATTAGAAGAGAAGTTAAGATCATATACCAATACAGAAAGGAATAAAAGGTATTATGAAAAAAATAGTGAAAAGGTTAAAGAAAAGGCAAAGAACTATATGGAGAGAATGAAAACAGAGAACCCTGAAAAACTAAAAGAATGGCGACATAATGCTTATATGAACAGGAAGAATAAGTTAGGAGAACAGAGTTAATTGGTTTTATATATCTTGTCTTATACCTTTACCATCATATACATATAATTCAAATAAATATCCAGCATCAATACATGCTTGTTTAGTTAAGTTAATTTTATCTATATCTTTTTTATAAGTCCAAGTACTTTTAACTTCATATATAGTATTTATTTTTGGTATATATACATCACAATAGTATCTATGTTTTTTATTATCTTTTTCATACCATATTTCAGGAACTTCTGTTCTTTTTACTATTATGTCTTTGTATGTATATCCTTCTTCGACAAGATTTTTAAGTAATAAAGGTTCGTATCCTTGAACTAGTATTGTATTACCACAGGGAAAGTTAAATTCTTTAAGTTTATAAGAATTTTGTAATTGATATTCAGCAACTTCACCAAATTGCATAGGATATTCAACGCCATATTTATCTAAACAGGTTTGTTTCACAATTTCTTTAAATTCGTATGATTGTGAAACATGTTCTACGCCATATTTATCTAAACAGGTTTTTTTAGATTTATCTTTTACTTCTTGTGATTGTAATGAATATTCAACTCCATATTTTTCAATACAGGTTTTTTTACATTTTTCTGTTTGGGTAGGATACTCAAATCCATTATTTAGCAAACAGGTTTGTTTTGATTTATTCCTTACTTCTTGTGATTGCATAGGATATTCCGTACCATTATTTAGCAAACAAGTTTGTTTAAATTTATTCTTTATTTCTTGTGATTGTAATGAATATTCAACACCATATTTATCTAATCTGGTTTGTTTAATTTTATCTTGAAAATCTTGTAATTGTGAAGGATGTTCTACACCATATTTATCTAAACAGGTTTTTATAGATTTATCTTTAAATTCTTTTGACTGCATTAAATACTCTACACCATATTTTTCAATACAGGTTTGTTTAACTTTTTCTTTAAATTTGTCTAATTGCGAAGCATATTCTACTCCATATTTAATTAAACAGGTTGTTTTCATTTTATCCTTTATTTCTTGTGATTGAAATGGATTTTCTACACCATATTTTTCTATACAGGTTTGTTTTGATTTATTCCTTACTTCTTGTGATTGTAGCGAATATTCAACCCCATATTTTTCAATACAGGTTTGCTTTGATTTATCTTTAGTTTCTTGTGATTGCGAAGCATATTCTACACCATATCTATCTAAACAGGTTTGTTTAACCATATCAATTCTTCTGTTTTCTGTGCATATTTTACAAAATCCATAACTTAATTCATATAATTGTCTAAATGTTTTATTATAAGTTAAACCACAATTACATATAAAATCAATATTTATCTCTCTATTATATTTTTCTATTTTATCAAAATCTATAATACACTTGTCTCTACTACATATATTTTCTAATAGTTCTTTAGTATATCTTATATTATCTAAATTTATTAATGTATTTTCAACACCATATCTATCTAGACAAGTTTTTTTTACTTTTTCTTGTCTTCTATTTTCTGTGCATTTTTTACAATAACCTCCACTTACATCGTAAATTTGCCTAAATGTCTTACTATACTCAATACCACAATTACATATAAAATTAATTTCTGTATCCCTATTACATTTTTCTAATTTATCAAAAATTATTATACATTTATCCCTACTACATATTTTTTCTAATAGTTCTTTTGTTAAACAATTTGTTTTTAATTTATCTTTTACTTCGTGTGATTGTGAAGCATATTCTACGCCATATTTTTCAATACAGGTTAGTTTGTTTTTATCCCTTACTTCTTGGGATTGCATAGGATATTCTACACCATAATTATTTAAACTTGTTTCTGTCTTTTTGTTTTTAATATCTGGTGATTGTGAAGGATTTTCAAAACCATATTTATCTAAACAAGTTTGTTTTGATTTATCCTTTACTTCTTGTGATTGCAAAGCATATTCTACACCATATTTGTCTAGACAAGTTTGTTTCACTCTATTTTTAAAATCTTCTGTTTGTGAAGGAAATTCTACACCATATCTTTCAATACAAGTTTGTTTGACTTTTTCCCTTCTTTTATTTTTGGTACATATTTTACAAAAAGCACCAATATCATATAACAATCTAAATGTCTTACTATACTCAATCCCACAATTACATATAAAATCAACCTTTGTATCCCTATTATATTTTTCTATTTTATCAAAATCTATAATACACTTGTCTCTATCACAAACCTCTTGTAATAAATCATTATCATAACATATTTTCGTCATTATAATCTAATATTATACTATTAATAATGTTATATATCATTTTTAATTATTCAGTATAAAACTATTTAAAGATAATATATATACTATATATAGATAATGTAATGTCTAAAACGAAGAGCAATAAAGGAGATGACCTTGAAAAGTTTGACTATATGAAAACTATTAAAAATAACATCAATAATGTTCTTAAAGATAATGCAGTCTTACCTATCATTAATGATTTAGTCATTAGAACTAATAAGATTGTTATTCATTCATGTAATTTTATTAAATTATATTGTATTTATCTATATGAAAATGATTTAGAGTTCCCTTTAATTGATAAGAACTTTATATGCGATGTCTTTAAGGTTATTACAAAAAGAAAAGATAATAGAGGTGCAACACCTGAAAAAGATTATAGCAATTTGTTAAAGAACCTTTATAAGTTTTATAATGAACACTATATAACTACCATTTATGATAATGAAATAATCTATTATGATAAATTAAGTTATATATTAGCATACGAAGCAATTGATATTGAGAAAAATATAAATAATAACATACAAGAACATTTTATTACACATCTTAATCAATTCGTTAATCATTCCTTTAATTTACAAGAGCAAAAAGATGAGATTAAAAAGATAAAAGATAAGGAAACAAGAAAAGAAAGATATAAATCATTAACGAATGAATTCAAAAAAGTTAAAGACGACCTTGTATCACTAACAGATGACCTAAAAGCAGATGAAAAATATCATAGTTGGATTAAAGAACATAAAAAACATATTGTTCCTAATAAAACTAATTTTGATAAAAATAGCATTTATTATGACCTACATTCTAATACAAAAGATTATTTAAAGTCATTTATCTATATAAATATTCAACTTGAAAAACTTAATGATATACTATTAGAAGATAGTACTGATATTGATAAGGTTAAACAAATTAAATTGTTTAATATTTTACCATTAAGAAGCAATATTATTCCTAAAAATATATGCATTGATACTTGTGCTTTAATTAGTAATTTTTTAGGAGATGAAAGCACAAACCAGCACTTTAAAAATTATAAAAAAGAGAATAATCAATTTAAATTATGGAATAGAATTTTAAAGTTAGATAGTAAAATTTTCAAAAAGAATAATTATGAGTTTAATTATATGATTAGAACTGATGGTATTTCTGTTGGTATTTTATTTATTAGATTAGGAAGTAATGGATTACCATTAAAACATTATAATCCTATTAATAAACCAGAAGAGAATACAAAATATATAGAAAAAGAGATTATTACAGATGAATTAAGAAGTAAAAAGATAGTATGTGTTGATCCAGGTTGTAGTGATTTAATTTATTGTGGTAGTAAAGATAATAATGGTAATATAGAAACATTTAGATATACTCAAAATCAAAGAAGATTAGAAACAAGAACAAAAAAATATAATAAGATTATTGAAGAAGTTAATAATACAACTTTTATAAATGGAAAAAATATTAAAGAAATTGAGAGCGTTTTAAGTCATCATAATAAGAAAACTTGTAATTATGAAAAGTTCATGAATTACTTGATTGAAAAAAATAAATTGAACCTATTGTTATTTTCTCATTATGAAAAGACATTTTTTAGAAAGTTCAAATTAAACAGGTATATCAATACTCAAAAAAGCGAGAGTAAAATGATAAAAAACTTTACTAAAAAGTTTGGAGAACCAAATGATGTAGTATTTATAATGGGTGATTATGATAAGGGTAGTAGTAATATAGGAGGTTTAGAACCTACAATTTGTAAAAAGTTTAGAAAAATATTTAAGAATGCTGGATTTAAAACCTATTTAGTGAATGAGTTTAGGACATCTAAACTATGCAATTGTTGCCATCGTGAGATATCACCCTTTATGATAAGGCAAAGTCATAAACCTAATGATATAAAAGTTAATAAAAAAATAACTATTAATGGATTACTTTCTCATCAAGAGGATAAGCAGAAATGCGAGATAATTCATAATAGAGATAAGAATGCCGTTCAAAATATGTTAAATATTGTAAAGAGTATATTTACAATAGGAAGAAGACCTGACATATTTACGAGAATTCATACATAGTACACGCTATGTTATAACCAAATTTTTACTATTTTTAGATATTTTTTTGCTGTTAAATCGGCATTTTAAATGTCCAAAGGTGTAAAAAAGTAAGCAGCATTAGCAGCGTTAGCAGCGTTAGCGTAGTATATTTATTGTGTGTGAATATATTTGTTATTTTTTATATTTTATAATCTAAAAATTGATTGTTATTTTTTAAATCTCTAAGCAGAAGATATACCGATTTGCCAGATACAAGTTGAGTATATATATAGCCATCTGCCGAACCGACAAGCGACCCAACAAGCGAACCGACAAGCAAACAGCAATGAGCAACACAATCGCTGCTACCGCTGCTATCGCAACTACCGAATGCACAGGTGTATTTTGTCAAGAAATATATGTTTCGTATGCCTTTCGTTATAATGAACCTGAATATATGAGGCATCGTATCGGGATATGCGGCGACTATCATCTCTTTATCCGCAGCGGCGACAAAGTCTATATGGAAGTGAAGAAAGTCGGCGAGATTGTGATGTCATTCGCCGAACTGCAAAAAAACAAATATTGGAAATATTACTATGACCTCTCGCTTATGCTCGCAATTGATAAAGAGATAAAGAACGAGCCATTTAACAAGTTCTATGACGAGGCATATGAATATACGGGAAATAGAGTATGGTCGTTGGATACCTCATATATTGATTTAGATATTGACCAAAACGCCAAGAGCAACTACAAGATAATTCCAAGCGGGAATGTCTGCTATTACAAAATCAACCCCGCAGACGTGGAGGGTATGGAATACTCCACGCAGCAAGAAAGAGATATCTTCAAACAGATTTATATGTGCCGAGTTGATGTTAGGTCGGGATATTTTCTAAGCAGGTCGGTTATATACAGGAATATCGCAATAGAGTATCAAGTATCCAAGATGGAGAAGGAACTTGAAGAACTCTCAACATACTTTGAGGATAAGAAGGATGTTCTTAATCTTGTAGAAACTCTTAATGATAAATATATTATGAATGACGATATATTAGCAATTATTATTAACAATTTTCTATATTAAATATGTTATTGTTATTGTTATTGTTAATGCCAATGAAAGCAGACAATGATAGAATGTATAGTAGTGTATATATATATATGTGTTATTTATTTTTTTATATTGGTAATAATTTTGAAAAGAAAACTATATACATAATATAAATGGACGTAGTATATAAACAAAAAAAAAATAATGTTGTCATAAATCTAATTGAAAAAATCGATACTACTATTACAAAAATCAAAACTAAATTATTTATAGCAACTGCAGCATATGATAAATATTATAAAAGATATTATATAACAACTCTAACATTATTCATATTTTCATCCTTTGTTACATTTATAGAAGCCCTGCGACTAATTATTGTAGAATATGTAAATAAAAGCGACCAATTATTGATTAATGTTAATTTGCTTACTACACTTATAAATGTTTTAGTTCTTTCCTTTGGTATTATGATAACAATATTAAGTAGTTATATTCGTTTCAAAAATTATAGAGAAATACTAGAAGAATTACGAGAAAAACAAAATATAATGATAGAATATATTGATAAATACAAGAAACGAAAAAATGATTTAGAATATATATATCAAATAAAAGAAAATGACATAACGTTTGAAGAAATAGACAAAATTAAAAATGATATAGCGGAATATGATACTAAAATAGAAGCCACAAACATTCTTGAATATCTAACAACTAAAGATATAATAAGATTTAATAATTATAAAGGGGATTTTGACCTAAAAATAAAAGAGATTAAATTGAAATATAAAAAAAGTTCTAAAACGATTGAAGATAAATATGAAGAAGAGAAAACTATTATGAATTTGCAAAAACCAAACATTATTGTTCAAACTTATTATGAACCCAATAAATATATTCAACCTAACCCTATTCAAACTATTCAACTTCAGCCTATTCAAACTTATTATGAACCCGATAAATATATTCAGCCTATTCAAACTTATTATGAACCCATTCAACCTACAAATATTATATCTAGTAAATCATTAGATATGTCGTATCAACCAGCACAAACAAATAATAAATTTTATAATTTATCATAAAGATTGATGGAATTTATGTTATATAATAGTATCGTTTCACCAACACAAAGGTATTTTTTGCATTGCTTATACATTAGCTACATAAATATATTGACGTTTATACGAACAAGTAATAAAAATTGATAATATCATATACATATTATATTTAATTAAAACAATACGAAATATGAATAACGCAACTCAAGTAGCAATAGTGGTTAAAGACAAGGAACCATTCAAATACACATTTGAAGAGGAAAAGGAGTATTTTACTGCAGTTTATGAGCAATCTGGGTATATATATCAAAATACAGAAGACAAACCAGCAACATTTATGGCTTCACTCAATGCAGGGGACGAACAATTATATGTTGGAGGTGGTGCTATAAACAAAGCATTCAATATGGCAATCCGAACAGACAAATACGATAGAGAATTATATGAATTATCTACAAAGATGCATCTATCTTGCTATATGGATTGTTATAATGTAAAGGAAGAAGAAGACTTAATTCCTGATATATATTCGAGAACTAAATATTTGAATATTGTGAATAATGAATATTCAAATTCAAAAGCAGAAACTTTACATCACTTTGACGCATTTAATAAAGGGGGTAAGTTTGAAAACAACCCATATTTCAAAGATATGTATCTGTATATATCTGAGAGCCGTCTTTGCGACTTTTTAAGTAATAGTTTATATGCAGGGGACGTTTTCATAGATATCTTGAAAAACGCGCCCTATAATAATGGAGCAAATAAAGCGATGATATATTGTGTAGGACCCAAAGGAATAAAAAACACTGCAGATAATTTCAAGAATGCAGTGTATATAGTTGGTAAGAATATAGCAAATGCAATTTACCATTATAACAATAAAATAGATACCGAAAAAATCGATTATGTGCGTATTTGTCTAATTTCTGGCGGTAGTTTCAAACACGATAATGTCAGTCATATTGAGGTAGCCGAATGTCTTATCAAAGGTATCCACGAAGTTAATGTCAATAGACAGGTTAAAAATCTTGTGTATAACTTTGCCTATGATAATGACGCATTTAGGCAAGCATTCGATAAATTACAAATATAATATGATATCTCTAAATAATATCTATAACTTGATAAGCAGGTATCAAATTGTATTCAGTTTTTAACTACTTATATATATGTAAATTGTATTCTTTCCTTTTTCTCTTTAACCATATAGGTATCATAATAGAACTTACCAAAAAGACCAATAATACCCACGCCATATGTAGCAAAAAACGTGATAATTCCATAATTAAACCACGTCTCGATAGGCGGATAGTAAAAATAGAAATTAGAATACAATATAAAGAACTGACATAGTTGCATTGTTGTGATATATTTTTTTATGTGTCTTACTTGATTTATTTTCAATAGACAACCTAGATAATAAGAATACATTATGCTATGCACTCCGCTATTTAAGAGTGTCGCCATCCAGACCATTTCGACCTTAAAATAATACATTAAATGCCAAGATATCACTGCGCCAACGTGATGGTATTTTTGAAGAAATATTGGGGTTTTACCATTGAGATACAATAAGAACGTATCGGCAAACTCATAATATTTTGAGATATAGAACCAATAAATAATAGTATCAAATTGCGGATTTTTGAAATAATGGTTGGACTTGAAGATGACCCCATCGCTATATAAGATACGGGATAGCGATGCAAAAGTCCACGCACTAAAAAGCACTAATCCAACATTGTGTATAACTGCTACTTTATGCAATAATAATGGATTTATACGTAAATGCTTAGGATATGCTAAGTAGCAAGTAATCGCTACAATCGGTGTAATATGAGGTGATAACATTTGTATTTATATACAATGCCATTTGTATTTTTATATAATTTTTACACCTGCTAATAATTTCATAGATATCGGATAAATCAGATAAGTTAGACTTTTTTCTGCGAAGCAAGAGCGAGACGATTGTTAGTGTATCCTTGCACGTTGGCTTTTCCTTTATTAGGAGGTGTTCCACTTGAAGATGCTGTTTTTGAAGGCATTCCATTTCGAGGAGACCCACTAGGAGGTGTTCTGTTTTGTGGAGACACACTAGGAGGTGTTCTGTTTTGTGGAGACCCGCTAGGAGAGTTTGATCTAGTACGATTAGGTGATCTAGGAGGCATTCCATTTTGAGGTTTTCTAGGTAATTTATTTTCTGTCATTCAATATATTGATTATGGTATCTATTATAAATATGATAAAATATTTTGTAATTTGAAAAAAACTGATGAAACAGATTTATCTAAGTTATAATGGCGACTAACACGACCTATGTGCAGTATCATCATATCAATGATATGGAATTCTCAGGATTGTTTGACTATAGGCACGGACAAATTATATTTATCAAATATTTCTTATTCATCAAGTTTAGCAACAGGATATACATAGATATCAAAGGTGTTGGTAGTGTCATTATGCCATTTGAAGACCTTGTAAAGAATAAGTTATTGAAGATGTATTATGAAATATCTCTGATGCTTATTGAGAATAAAAATATGGCAATAGAAAGGCTTGATAATAGAAGGTATTATTATGATTTTGTATATACAGAAAAAAGAGTGTGGTTTATAGATTGTGCATATTTTATTGAAGATTTTGCAGCGAAGACTAAAAATATAGAAAATGACCATTATTGCTGCTACTATAATATCAACCCTTATGATTTGCCTAATATGCCAGTTTCTTCTAGAACACTTATTGATAAATTTAACTTAACATTCTTAGGATATGAAAGGCTATACTACTTTCAATCAAAAATAAGTAATTATACTAACCTCTTTGTAGATTATCACGCGGCATTGATAGAAAAAGAACTAGACGAAATAACTGCATTCCAAGAGGACAAGATGAATATCATTAAGTTGCTTGTATTTTTTGAGAAAAAAGGAATGAACTGCGATATATTCTTAGTGATTTATAATAAACTGATTAGCATTGATGGAAATGTAAAGTATTCGCCTTATTTAGTAGATTTATTTAACAATTCCGAGTTATCTTGTGCGAAAAAGAAAGATATCGCCATCCAAATAATATCAAAATAATATATGTTCTAAAAAATAATACTATTACAAAAAATTGATTAACAAGGATATAAAGTTATATCAAAGCCATAAACCTGTTATATCGCAAACCTTCCTGATATACCAAGTAAACCTTCAGTTTCGTCTTAAAGAGACCTCGCAAGACCTCGCGGTAGCAGCAGCAGCAGCAACAGCAGCATAAGATGCTCCAATACAAGTATCATTACTTGAAAGATATGGAGTTCTCAGGTGTATTTGACGCTTGCTTCAATCCTGCAATCAGCGGCAACAACATCGTCTATCTTAAATATTTCTTATTCATCAAGTTCAGCGACCTGATTTACATTGATATCAAAGGTATAGGGAGTATCATTATACCATTTGAAGAACTTATGAAACACAAGTATTTGAAAATGTATTATGAGTTATCCATTCTACTTATAAAAAACAAAAATCAAGTCATCGAGAAAATATGCTGCGATAGTAGCTACAACGCGCAGCGCCGCAAGATTATCTACAATGAAGAGAGACATTGGTTTATTGATAGCGCCTATTTTATCGAAGACTTTTCTACAAGGGGTAAGAAGGTTGATACAGGCAAGTATTACTATTATTATGATATTGACCCAAACGATTTGAGAAATATGAAGGTTTCGAATGCAATGGATATCGCGAGGTTCTTTGATGTCCTCAAGATTAGGTATGGATATGAGCAAGGGCGTGGCTTAAATGATATGCTCGTTAATTATACAAATCTGATGCTCGAATACAACATCAAGATGATAGGCGAGGAGATTGAAGAAATAGCAATAAGCCAAGAAGACAATAAGAATATCATTAACCTTATTGCCCTTAATGATAAAAAAGGAATGAACACCGATATATTCAAAATACTATATAATAATGTTATCAGCACTGCAGGACAGAAGAAGTTCGGCAAGTATGTAGTATGCACGTAAGTAGCGTAAGTAATGTAATGAATGTAAGTAGCGTAAGTAGCGTAAGTAGCGTAAGTAGCGTAAGTAATGTAAGTAGCGTAAGTAGCGTAAGTATTTATTTTTTATATTTAGTATATTTATTGAAAAATTGATTAGTTATCTTAGAATTACCTATCAAAGCAAAGTCATATATACTTACGCAATCCCTTTACAATCACAATGGAACTTTCAGGATTTATTGAGATGTCCAAGAATTTCAAATCGGGTATGACTTCTCAATACAAAGAAATGATATTTGTCAAGTTTGATAACAAAGTATATATTATGATTACTAGCGTTGGGGACGTTATTATGCCTTTTGATGAACTTATGAAAAACAAGTATTTGAAGACATACTATGAATTATCCCTTATGGCTATTGGAAAGCCCAATATTGACAAAGATTATTATGGAACTGAGAACCCTGATTATATTCCTAAAAAGTATCAAATATGCCATTATATGTATGTAGATGTTATCTATATAGTTAAAAATGCCTTAACTTGCATTAGAGAAGCTAAGAAAGGCAATAGTTATCAATTATTTAATCTTAAAAAATTGAATAAGATGAATGTTTCTTCTGCAGAAAAAATAGCAGATTTTAACAGAAACTACGCAACTAAGTATGGTTTTGAAGATGAAAACTTTGAAGATAGAGCAACAACATTCAACACCTTAGTGAATGGCTTGTAGAGGTGATGTTATGTAGTATGTAAAGTAATGTAGTATGTAAAGTAATGTAGTATGTAAAGTAATGTAGTATGTAAAGTAATGTAGTATGTAAAGTAATGTAATATATGTAAAGTAATGTAATATATGTAAAGTAATGTATGTAATATATATCTTTTTTATATTTATTATTTTGAGAATAAATATGTTATGATTTACAATATATATAATAAAAAATGATTATGTCTGTTTAATATAACTATCACGGGCATATACCTGTTGTATCGCAAACTCGCGATATACCAAGTAATACATCGACACAAGCAACTGAATACAGCTAAACTCTGCGACCAACCGCCTAAGTTCTCTTAGAAACTGCAAAAAGAGAATAACAATGGAATTTACTGACTTGTCCAAGATTGAAAGCGAACTTCCTTGCGAGTATGTCGAAGAGAACGAAGAATGCAAAGGCGACTATATTCCCTATGATACTGATGCATCTGACAATTTAGAGTTTTCTGCATACCATTATCATCATAACAGGGAGCCTTTCTATGTATTGTTCATCAAAAAAGAAGATATGATTTATATTGAAATGATAAATGATGGAACACACAGGAATAAGAATACTAATGAGATTGTTATGCCATTTGAAGAGATGATGAAGAACAAAAGTCTCAAGAAATATTATGATATGTCAATGATGTTAGTAAATGATAATAATACTAAAAGGGTTTATTATGATAAGCGCGGGAAGGAAACAAAGTATTTAATACAGACCTATGATACTGAAAGCGATACAGATGAAGAATGCGAAGAAGCCATCCCAATTAGGCATTGGTGTATCTGTGCTGATATTATTTGGAAAGGTATGCGTGTTTCCAAATCAACTCATTACAGCGACATTAAGTGCTATTACAATGTCAACCCATTCACATTCGAGTATAAGGTGGATACGGAGAAACAAATTGCAAGTTTTACGAGGAGTATTAATGCTTTCGCTGAATATCATAATGTTGGAACCTTTATAGAAACCGCGATTATTGCTAATTATAATGAGAAGTGCCAGTCGAGACCTCTGAGTAATCCCGTGTAAATTGTATTATAGTAAATGTCTCTCAGACAATCTTAGAGGTGCTCCATTAAGTAGTAAATGCATTGGAGCATTAACAATAGGTAAATCAGTTTTATTAGGCTTAATACTATAGTTAAATATTTCGTTATCTATATTTTTATATTTATCATCCCCTCTCAATGACGTATTATATATCTCATCTAACTCAGGGTCATTCAAACAACGATTTGGATTTCCCAGTTTATTCTCGCTATTATTATTGTCTATAGTATCTTTGCGAATATCAATATTATCTATATTATAAGTATATTTAGTGTCCTTTGTGTTATCTAATTTTTTATATTTGGCATCTTCGCGGTATAACCTGATATGGTCTTCATCAATATTCATTTTATTTTGTTTTATTTGGGCAGCAGAAGTGGACGCTAACGCAGTTGAAGCCGTAGCAGCCGTAGCAGCCGTAGCAGCCGTAGCATTTGCTACATTAATATCACTTGCAATTCTAGCATTGACGATTTGCTGTTGTTGTATATTATAATTAAATATGATTAATAACAATCCTATAAATATAAAAAATGCAATATAATATCCTTCATATTTCATAATAATAATATTTTATTCTTTTACTATAATATTACAATATAAATATTACATATTACAATATATGCAATCGCCGTTATTAATCATCTTCTTCGAGAAACATTAACTTCTTTTTAGTAATACCACTGGTATCATCATTATCCTCTTTATTATTTGCGCAATAACCTGCATCATTATCATTATCATTTGCATTATCATCTTCTGCGCATTCTATTTTTTCATTATCAATATAAACGGATACCTTGTATTTATTGCTTTTATAAAATTTTAATCGCGAAGCACCTTTCCTCTTGAATATCGAGAAGTCATCCAGTATATCAATGCATAACGGAGTATATTTACGTTTTTCAGGAATTTCTCTTAGAATACGCCCAATAGATTGCTGTATATCTGAAATTGGACTTGCAAATATTATTGTATTTAAAGAGGGAACATTAAAACCTTCAGAAGCCAACTGATAAGTTGCTAGGATTATTTGCTTTTCCGCAGATATTGCAAGGTCATTCTGTTTCATACCACCAACATAAAACCCATAACTACTATCTGCAATATTATTATCAACAATATATTTCTCAATATCCTTTAATTGATTTCTGCGTTCGCTCAAAATAAGAATGCGCCTATCAGGTTCCTTACTCAAGATATCTTTTAATAGAAGAATGATATATTCAGTGCGCGGTTTGAAAGAGCAAATGTTATTAATCATTCCCGCGCCATTCTCTTTGCCATTCCACATTAGTTTTACATTCGAATAATCTATATGTGTTTCAAAATATTTATGCACCTGCACATTAACATCGCAAAATTCTTTGTTTTTCAAAGTATATACAGATTTCCCAATATAGTATTCAAAAACGCGACGCATACCATCCTTTCTATTTAATGTAGCCGATAACCCGAGAATTACTGGATTGTTTAATTTCCTGAATGCTTTGCAAAAGACTTGTGCGCCTGTATGATGCACTTCGTCTATTATTACAAACCCAATATCATCAAAAATACCTGCGTCATAGTCGCGCATAGCCAGAGATTGCAAGGACGCAATAATGAAATCTTTGCCTACAACATCGACCTTCTTTTGCTTTATTATTCCTACCTTAGCGTCTGGAGCAAACATTTTAATTGTATCAATAAATTGCTGGTTTAAAAAATCCTTGTGGCTTATAAACATTGTCTTCTTTTTCAACTGGCACGCAATATATAGGCTCATAATTGTTTTGCCAAAGCCACAAGGGACTGATATAATACCACCCATCTTCAGAGGGTCTCTTGCGGCTTTTAAAAAGTTTTCAATAGGTTCTTGTTGCGTTTCTCTAAGACTTCCTATGAAATCGATAGTGATATCTTTGCCGCCTGTTAATTTACAGAGCGTAGGCGCGCCATACTTTTGTAGCCCGTAATATCTTGGGATATATATCCTCTTTTCATTTTCACTATATAGATGAAATGTTAAATCTTCTGCAGATGAATTGTTATTACTTGATGCTCCCATATCAAAATTAACTTTGGGAACCATAGTTAAATCCTTCCTTATGCTTTCAAGCTTATACTCGTCCAATGCAGATTTTAAAATCCCATAGCCGTTTTTAGATAGAATTGAATACATTAATTTGCAATCTTAATCTTGATACATATATATATAAGTGTCATTTTTTTATATGGATTATAGTAGATAAGTATTGAAAAATAATAATGATAATTATTAATGCAGTAAGATTTTTAGCAGTAATATTATTTGTTAGTATATTAATTGTTAAAGAAATACCTTTTAGAAACCTTTTTAAAGATTTGATGATACAATTTTACTTAGCATTGTCTTGTGTGCTAATCCTTCTAATTATTGATAATATTTTTGGGTTTATATTATCTTTATGTTTATTAGCACTATATTTCAGAATATATACAAGCGAACTTAAGAGCAATAATGATAAGGCACCTAGTAGCGGTAATCACCATAATCACCATTCCAAAGACGCAAATGGCAAATGCACAAATGATAAATGTGTTATGAATATGGAACACGTTGGGATTGAAAGAAAGAAAAGACTAGAAGAAAAAAGCCAAGATAACTCGTTAGTCCCATATATAACTGAAGAGAACCTTCTAGCAGCACAATCCAATATAGTAAATCCCGAAGAATATAATAAGGAAATGCAAGGCGTAGAAAAAGGAATATATAATGAAGATGTATATGGGTCGCAAGGTCTAGATAATAAGAACGTTCATATGCGAGGTTATGATGTTAATAATGTATATTTAGGGTCTTTGTCTTATGATATATGGTAATACTTGGTAATACTTGGTAATACTTGGTAATACTTGGTAATACTTGGTAATACTTGGTAATACTTGGTAATACTTGGTAATACTTGGTAATACTTGATATCATAAATAAAAAATATAGATTATTATTAAGAGATTATTTAAAATATGTATGAAAGGTTTGTTTCGACTACTGAGAATGATCAAATTGTAGAAAAAATCTTTACAATACTTGGCTACTCGGTGCTAACATTAGTGGTTTACGGAACATTAGCGTGGTCATACTTTGTAACAGATAAAAATCAAAATTTGTTTATATCGCTATACTCGCTATTTGTATTATTCTATGCTATTATTATTATAGTAATTGTAGTAATTAATAAAGATAATTATGATTTGATGTCTTATACGATGTTATTTGGCATATCAATATTTGTAATATTTACTACATTTTTCATTAGCGTATTCTTTGTTCTAAAATATTTTAATATATTCTCATCATCCTCTAGTAAAAATAATGAGCCAACTGCTAATATGGAATACAGAGGTTTCTAGTAATTTAGAGATATTCAAAGAATGACAAAATATATATGATTGCAAACAATGACGCAGATTTAATATATATATCAAAATTATTTAGATTGTCTTGAAGATAATCTGGCATTTTCTCATACAACGTATTGATAACCCCTGAATTATATATAATCAATGAGATAATAACTAATATAAGGCTCTTTTTTGCTACTTCTATATCTAAATAGGATGACATATTATCAAATTTATTTTGATAATTCTTTGAGTTAGGCGGTAGCCCTTGCATTCCTTGCTGTCCTCCTTGCATTTGCTGTTGTTGTAATAGCAGTTGTTGTTGCATTTGCTGTTGTTGCATCTGCTGTTGCATCTGTTGCTGTTGTAATAACTGCATTTGTTGAGAAGGCAACTTATTTGCTTGCTTGGAACTTTGTAGTTCTTCCTGAAACTCATTTAAAACGTCTTGGACTATTGGGTCATTAATGTCATTTGCATCTATGTTTGTTTGTTGCGTTTTTAGCGGTAATGTATTTATAGGTGTTGACATAATTATAATTCTATCTACTGATATATAATATTTTCAATATAAATTATATTACGCAAATATCTTTATATCTTGGATATCTTATTATACTGAGGTAGCAAATATTTTTTCAAAGAAATTTGGAACACTTATTAGATTATCAGGCGTTGTATTAACATCATAAGGTTTTAATGGCTTATCTATGCTATTGCATTTAACTGCGTAGGATTTATACTTATAACACGTATCTTCGAGATTAAATATGTTCCCTTCAATATCTTTAATATCTGGCGCTGAATATACAACGCAGTTGTCCTTGCATATACGTCTAAATAGCAGAGCGAGTGCAAGACCGAATAACGCGCTAACAATGATTTGCCCAGTCTCATCATAAAATAACCTGTCTATCGTAACTCTTAACCCCGTCATAGCTTCTTTAGGCGCGCCCGCTCCTTTTTTATTCATCTCTATATATATCTATCTATCTATCTATTCTAATGTATAAAAATAAATAATTACATAGTCAAGCAATGTCAAGCAATATTAAACTTAGCTATATTATAGGTTGCGTTAGTGATGCCTCAGTGCACTTCACTTCCTCTGCGTTGTATTTATAGCATTGATTGTCGTGGTTCATATAGACTATTTTATTTGCATTGTAAGGCGTGGGATATTTTATAACATTCCTTATTGGGGGTGATGAAATATATACATAGAAAATTCCCAATACAAAAGCAAAGGCGAAACTTAGCCAGTTCATTTTAAACATCTTTGTATCTTTAATATTTTTTACCATAATATCTCTATCTATTTACCAATTTTATATTTAGCATTTTTATTTATTAGTTAGGTTTATAATTAACATCTTTGATACATCTATTTGTTATAGGATTTAATACTTTGCCTTCGGGACATTTCTTGACTTTTTTTGCTACTGCTGCACCTGCCTTATCGTCATCAGCCTTATCGTCAGCCTTAACTTTAACCTTTTTAGCCTTTACGCATTTCTTTGTTTTAGGATTTAATACTTTACCTGCAGGACAGGGATTAGCAGCATTACTAGGCTTTACTACGCGTTCCTCAAGATTTATATATTCAGAGGTATAGATATCGGCAACTTCCTTATAATCCTCAATTTTACATTCCAAATAATCATATAATGCCGATAATGTTTTAGTTTCTCTTAGAATATTATGAAAGCCCTCTTTTTTTTCTAAAAAAAAATTATAGCTGGCATTATTGTTTTCTCTGACATTCTTATAAATTTCTTCGTATTTCATTCTTTTTTGAGCGATTATATCATTAGCATCATTCTTATACTTAAAATAATCGTTAATAAGTTTTTTAATTGTATTCATTTTTAAAACATTCGAATTATTAGCATTCAAAGGATCCTTTGCATTTGCACCTTTTTCATACATATTAATATTTAGAATGTTTTTTTCAATATCTTTTAATATATCCATTTACTAATATTAAGGATAAAAATAAAATATTAACGCTGATATAAGAAAATGTCTTCGAACATGCTTTTATAAAATGTTTGAAGGCTCTCTTCAGGTTTTAATTGTTCTTCATAAATACTTCTAGGTATGTATTTAACTACTACCTTGTCTTTTTTGCATACTGCTTTATTACTATAATACCCTTGAATAACTAAAATAGACCCTATGAATAGCAAAAATATTGCTATTGCTTTCATTTCTTAATATTAAGGAATAAGAAAAAAATATTAGAAATGCAAATTATTGGATGCCTAGTTTTTGAGCACTCCAAGCATCCACTTGCTCGATGCTATCTTTAAGCTCAGACATTTCAATAGGGTCAGCAGTTGCATCAGAGCCCTCTGCGTCCGTTCCGACTACTACTTCAGTCGCCGCTTCAGTCGCCGCTTCAGTCGCCGCTTCAGTCGCTGCTTCAGCAGGAACGTCGGTAGATACTTCTCCGTCAGCCGCTTCAACAGCATCAGTAGGTTCTTCAGGAATTACTTGATTAGCTGCGCTATTAAATAAGGAAGTCTTTCTATTCTCGAAAACAACATCCTTATCATTCATATTCTTCTTATATTCTTTCATCAGCGTATTCAGTTGTGTTTCGGCATATTCTTGATTTTCCAAGCAATCAGGGTTGGGCGACCAAGGACACCAGCATCCTACTTGAGCAATATAAATATTAAACTTACTATCAAGTTTTTTAATAAACTCACTGCGATTTTTGGCTTCCTCAATAGTATCGAATACACCCCTGACTTTAATACCACGAATAGAAGTAATAAAGTTATTATCGCGATGATATGACGCTTCGAGCTCTTGGTTATTCACAGATTTATAAAACCCATATTGTTCGCTCATATCCTTAGGGTCAAAGATATACGCATTATTCTCTTTGACGGAGTCAACGAAGTCCTTTGAATCGCTATATTTGGATGCAATACCATCGAGCAATGCAGTCATATCACTGCTAAACTTCTTAATGAACTCGCTGAACATATAAGCCTCCTTATTAACTAGGACATCTTCGGGGCTCAAGAAAGACAGCAGAACAAAGTTTTGCCCTCTAATAGGTTTATCCTCATCTAGATAATCGACTTCTTTAACGCTGGTTACACTGGTGCTTTCTGCGGATGACATTTAATATCTCTTTTCTAATAATAATATATATTATAAATCTTATATATATTTTTAGATATGGCGCATAATAAATAGGATTATAATTATCTTGAATTATAAGTAAATTAGCAAATAGCAAAAATATTTTATATTATTATAATAGTATAATTAATATAATAAATGGAATATTCCGTCGATTTTTGGGATGTCGTAATAAGACTTCTTAAATACGCATTTGAAGGTCTCATTGTTGCCTTTGTAGCACTTATATTACCTAATAACAAGTTGGCTTGGAGTGAAATATGGATGCTCGCATTAACTGCCGCTTGCACCTTCTCGGTTCTCGACCTACTATCCCCAGCAGTCTCTTCTGGTGCTAGACAAGGTGTAGGTTTAGGTGCTGGCTTCCGTATGGTTGGTTTCCCCAATGGATTTTAATTTTAAGGTAATCTGATGTAATCTGATGTAATCTGATGTAATCTGATGTAATGTGTTATAACGATGGTATTATTTCATAATTGAGTTCTACACATATTTTTTTCCATATTTGGTCTTGGACATATAGTTTTTCTCTACTTTTTAATAATGGGAAATATTTAAGATATTCATTTAAACCTAATATTTGAAAAAATTTATATAACACATAACTATATGATAAAAAGTTCTTCCTATCTTTCGGACAATGTTTTAGAAAAGGCGCTTGAATATTTCTAAACATATTGCATAGTTTATCTTCTAATTCTTGGCTAAATTGCGGCGTAGGTATTCCATTAATTCTGTTAATAATATAATTTATATGCTCGTAATATTTGTTTATCCTAAGACGTTTGAGAATATCCCGCATTTTAGTATATGTGATTGTTTTAGCATCTATAATCTTTTCTTTCTTTATTTCCGTTAAAATCTTTTCAAATATTTCATCAGGAATATCTGTGCTTTCCTTCCCTTGAACCTGATTACACCATTCTCTAAAATGGTTTATACGCTTATAACTAAAATGCGAAGTATCCTTTGTATTCTGTTTTAATATAGGTCTATTCTGCTCCACGAGCAGCAATTCTTGATATCCACAGATATTGCAAATAATTATAGCGTCGTGCTGCAAACACGTCATCTGATTTTTACAATTTTTACAGATTTCTATGTCCTCCTCTTCGACATTTCTAACATATTTCTTGTTTATTATAGACATATATTTATCCACTAGCGAACTCTTATCTATCACATTATCCTTTGTATTATTTGAATATTCATAAGTGTTGTTAGCAGTAGCATTAGCATTATCTACTAAGACATTCGGTGTTATATAGCTACTAGGTTTCTTATTATCGCTAACTTTCGTAGTGTCGCTGCTGACGCTGCTGACGCTGCTGTCGCTGCTAATGTTGCTAGAAGCACAAACACCTCCTACACTGCCACCACTAACTAGATGCTGTTCCATATTTAAATTATTAAGAGCATCTAATACATTGATTGTTGTTGCTGATACCGATGAGCGTTTTTTCTTTGAATCGTTCTTGTATATCTTTGGTTGTCTGCTTAATAATTCGCTGGAAGAAATGCAAACTCCATTCGATATTGATGTGTGCGTATTACTTATGTTCGACTGCTTTTCTACAGTATCATAATATTGAAATAAAATATAACTGGTATTTTTATAATATTCGATTTCGTTATACGATTCCAACTCTTTTATATTGTTCTTGAGTTCAATAATTTTCTCTCTTATAATAATATTGCTAGTCCATAGACTATTTATATGCTCCTTGTTATCTTGGATATTCTTAAATGCCTCTATATTTTTCATAATTAGGTTTGATTGAACTTCAAAATCATACAACAATACTTTGCAGTTTTCTTTGTCCTTGTTAGTAAGTTCAAATTTCTTTATAATATTGTTGTGCATCGCATCTAGCGTAAAAACCTCATTATTATCTGATATATATTTTTTTTTTGATGATTTTTCTTTGAACATCTTTATAATAGAATTATTAATATTAATTTTTATATAATAAATATATTAATACATACATTTAATTCATATTTTTTTCTCCTCTAATAGTATAAAGAATATAGCGTAAATGGGTGGTGGTCTTCTTCAATTAGTAGCTTATGGAGCACAGGATGTTTATTTAACTGGTAATCCTCAAATTACCTTTTTCAAGGTTGTATATCGTCGTCATACTAACTTCGCTATTGAAGCTATCCAACAAACCTTTAACGGAACTGCTGGATACGGGCAAACAGTGAACTGCCAGATATCTCGTAATGGTGATTTAATTAATCGCGTATATCTTCAAGTGTCGCTACCTAGAATTACTGCGGCTGCTACGACTATTGATATGTATGCAGGAACCCGATATGTCAATTACGTGGGTCTCCGCCTTATTAAATCAGTTCTTATTGAAATCGGCGGACAACAAATAGATAAGCATTATTCCGATTGGCTATATATTTGGAATGAACTTTCCCTTCCTCGTGGCAAACGCTATGGTTATGATACTATGGTTGGTGCTGACAAGGATTTAACTTCATTCAATGATACTACCTTATATATTCCTCTTGAATTCTGGTTCTGTCGCAATGTTGGTCTCGCGCTTCCTTTAATTGCCCTCCAATATCACGAAGTTAAAATCAAGATTGACTTTGAGACAAAGACTAATTGTGCTTTCGTTGCAGTAAATGATGCTACTACTAATGAAGCCTTAGCGACTGAAACTAATGTTCCTAATATTACTGATATGTCGCTGTGGGTTGATTACATCTTCCTCGATACCGATGAACGCCGTCGATTTGCTCAGCTATCTCACGAGTATTTGATTGAGCAACTCCAATTCACTGGAACTGAAACTCTTAATAATGATAAGAATAATCGCATTAAGCTTAACTTTAATCATCCTTGCAAGGAACTTGTATGGGTAGCAAAACCTAAGTTTAATAAGAAAGCATCTTGGTATAATTACACTAACACGGATAATGTAGATTTAACAAAGACTGGTGTTGAGGCAGGATTACCTAGAACGTCAGGCACTGGCGCAGCAAAATATACTTCTAATTATATCACAGACTTCACTGCATCAAATTATATGTTTGGTTATGATTTCTTAGATGCTAATGGAAACCCATTAACTGCATCAACCCCTTTCGCGGATGCTATATTACAATTAAATGGCAATGATCGTTTCAGCGTCCGCGACGGAGCATATTTCTCATATGTTCAACCTTATCAACATCACACTAATATACCTTCAAATCCGGGTATCAGCGTTTATTCATTTGCTCTTAAACCCGAAGATCATCAACCCAGTGGAACCTTAAATATGTCCCGTATCGACACTGCTACACTTATGGTTACTACAAAGAATGTTGTTACAGCAACCTCTGGTGGCGATACTGCTGCTACATTTGATGGTATTAATATTTATGCAGTAAATTACAACGTTCTCCGTATTCTCTCAGGTATGGGTGGTTTAGCCTATTCCAATTAAATAATAGATACCTTTTTCATAATATTTTATTTTACTTGAAAATTATAATATAATAATTTGAATTAATTAAAATTAATTTTAATTGTTAAATATAATAGGTGTTATTATAAATGGCTTTTTTTTTTCTCCTCTAATAGTATAAAGAATATAGCGTAAATGGGTGGTGGTCTTCTTCAATTAGTAGCTTATGGAGCACAGGATGTTTATTTAACTGGTAATCCTCAAATTACCTTTTTCAAGGTTGTATATCGTCGTCATACTAACTTCGCTATTGAAGCTATTGGTCAAACCTTCAATGGAACACCCGGATATGGCAATCGCGTGACCTGCCAAATATCTCGTAATGGCGATTTAGTTCATCGTATGTATTTATCTCTTAAAGTAAATAGTGATATTTCATTATGTGCATTCTATGGTTTACGTGTAATTAATTTCATTGAGATTGAAATTGGAGGACAAAAAATAGACAAGCATTATTCGCATTGGTTATATATATGGAACGAACTTTCATTACCTAAATCAAAGCGCGCTGGCTATAATAAGATGGTTGGTATGTCTGGTGGAAATCTATCCACTGGCAATACCCTATATGTTCCTCTCGAGTTCTGGTTCTGCCGCAATGTTGGTCTCGCGCTACCTTTAATTGCTCTTCAATATCACGAAGTCAAGATTAATATCCAATTTGAAACTGCTGATTTATGCAAAGGCGCTGGAACTGCTCCTTCCGAGTTCCCCGTAGCAACTCTGTGGGTTGATTATGTATTCCTCGATACCGATGAACGCCGCCGATTTGCTCAGCTATCGCACGAATATCTGATAGAACAACTCCAATTCACTGGTTCTGAATCAATCTCATCAACTAAATTAAACTCAAAGCTTTCATTCAATCACCCTTGCAAGGAACTTGTATGGTTTGCTAGTCGTAAAGATGCTACTACAGAAACTGCTAATAATAATTGGTTCAATTATACTACCACAAATACTGCAGTCCCTGTAGATTATACTTACAATAAATTAAGTAATACTGCAGTTATTGCTAGTGGAAATTCTTATACTTCTGTAAATCCGATTGCTAATGCCAAACTTATACTCAATGGCAATGATCGTTTCTCCGAACGTAATGGGTCATACTTCAATCTTGTGCAACCTTTCCAGCATCACGAGAATATACCAAGCAATGCAGGTATCAATGTTTATTCATTTGCTCTTAAACCCGAAGAGCATCAACCCAGTGGAACTCTTAATATGTCCCGTATAGATACTGCTACTCTTTCTCTCACGTTTGATAGTGCTATGACAGGGACAGGTGTTTCATCTTCTTTAAATGTTTATGCAGTGAATTACAACGTTCTCCGTATTCTGTCTGGTATGGGTGGATTAGCATATTCTAATTAAAGTAGTCTAAGTAATTTAATAAGATTATTATGAATTACTTTATGTTGAAAGTAATTAATTTAATGTTATTATAATTGCCTTTTTTTTTTCTCCTCTAATAGTATAAAGAATATAGCGTAAATGGGTGGTGGTCTTCTTCAATTAGTAGCTTATGGAGCACAGGATGTTTATTTAACTGGTAATCCTCAAATTACCTTTTTCAAGGTTGTATATCGTCGTCATACTAACTTCGCGATTGAAGCTATTCAACAAACACCTACAGGCAGTAATTCATTAGGTTCTCGTGTTAGTTTCCAAATAACTCGCAATGGCGATTTAATTCATCGTGTATATTTTTACGGAAAGATTGCTGCTACTGGTGGTGATGTTGCACTTGTTCCCAACTTTGGACACAAGCTTTTAAAAACTATTGAGCTTGAAATTGGTGGTCAACGTATTGATAAGCATTACTCTGAATGGCTATATATCTGGAACGAACTTTCACTTCCTATCGGAAAACGCGACGGGTATAATGTTATGGTCGGTGCTAACGGGCGAAACCTTTCAACAAAACTTACCACTGGTGCAAAATATGAATTATATGTTCCCCTCGAGTTCTGGTTCTGCCGCAATGTTGGTCTAGCGCTGCCTTTAATCGCTCTACAATACCACGAAGTCAAAATCAATATTGAATATGAAAGCGATGTATTAATGGTTGATAAATCTGCAACTAACTTTACTTTTGAAGAAGAAACTAAAACTCTTGTTTCTGGAATGGTATATCATCCAAATATTACATTAGCTGGCTCTGTCAAACTCGAGGAAGCAACTTTATGGGTTGATTACATCTTCCTTGATACCGATGAACGCCGACGATTTGCTCAGCTATCTCACGAGTATCTGATAGAACAACTCCAATTCACTGGCGCTGACTCTATCACTGGTGGAACTACTGATTCGATGAAAAGTATCCGAATGAACTTCAATCATCCTTGCAAAGAATTAGTATGGACTATCAAGGATACTACGGCTGGTGTTTATTGGAACAATTACTCAACAGCAGTTAGAGGCAACGACCACCTCGACTCGGCTAACCCCGTGACAAATGCCAAGATTATGCTTAACGGCAATGATCGCTTCGCTACTCGCAAAGGTGATTATTTCTCCCTCGTGCAACCTTACCAACACCACGAGAATACTCCTGACAAGTATCATCAAGGAATTAACGTATATTCCTTCGCTCTTAAGCCTGAGGAGCACCAACCCAGTGGAACTCTTAATATGTCCCGCATAGATACTGCAGTTCTGTCATTATCATCAACCATTAGCGGTGTCATTAGCATATACGCGGTTAATTATAATGTTCTTCGCATCCTCTCTGGTATGGGCGGACTTGCCTATTCTAATTAAATTAGTTAGGCACCGACTAACCAAATTAGCCGTGCTTGTATTCTTTATATAGTAAATAATACTAAAAATAATTGTTTTTTTATTGTAAATAGATGGAAATCATATTTATTCATTATTCATTACATTGCTAAGTTATAATTTATGATGCGATTTATAATATAATCAATGTCCTTAGTTTTCTTGTCATCATTCCCTTCAGTTCCTTTCTTATCTTCTGTACCATCTGATTTATATCCTTCTAAAAAGGCTTTCATAAATGCTTCATTATTTGTATTTACACCATACATATTAAATAGTCTATTAATGGAATCAGTTAAAGCCCTCCTTATTTTACCAATATCCTTCGTCTCCAAATTCTGTTTTAATTTATTTAATTTTTTCAAAAAATCAGAATAGGATTTAATCATAAATGCCTCGTCGATATTACTAATCTCATTGTGCTCAAATAATTTGTCATATCTTGATATATTTTTTGTGCATATTTTAAGATAACTGCTATACAAGGCTACTAATTTATCTAAACTCTTCAAGTAGTCTTTTTTCTCTTTCTCAAGTGTGTCTGATTGTTCTATGACATTTTTACGCAACTCTTCTAACAATTTATAGGCTTCTTCTAGAGTTGTTTTTGCAGTTTCTAAAAGTTGTTCGATTTTCTTTAACTCGGCTGATAAGGCTTCTTGTGCTGCTTGCGGTGTTTGTGCTGGTGGTGCTGCTGGTGCTTTTGCTTTTTTTAATGCTTCTGCTGCTTTTTTTACTTCTTTTGCAGCAATATCTAATTCTTTCAATTTTTCTACTTTATTTTTTAATTCAGTAAATTTTGCGACATTTGCATTTACAATGTCAATTTCTTTATTTAATTTAGTTATTGCAAACTCGACATTATCAAATAAAACCTTCGCTTTTGCTGCTGCTGCTTTTTCTAATGCTGCTTTTGCTGCTTCTGCTGCTGCTTTTTCTAATGCTGCTTTTGCTGCTTCTGCTGCTGCTGCTTTTTCTAATGCTGCTTTTGCTGCTTCTGCTGCTGCTTTTTCTAATGCTGCTTTTGCTGCTTCTGCTGCTGCTGCTTTTTCTAATGCTGCTTTTGCTGCTTCTGCTGCTGCTGCTTTTTCTAATGCTGCTTTTGCTGCTTTTTTAATTTCATAAAAATTAGAACCATCGCTTATACCTATTTTATTTAATTTTGAGAAAGTAATAGCATTTAATTCACGTAATAATTGTTCAGTTTCTATTTCAGCTACTTTACCATCCGATTGAAACTTTTCAACACTCTTTATAGCATTTGCTTTTAATTTATCAAAATCACTCGTAATATGCTGTAATAGGATTCCCTTATCTGCGCCAGTATCATCCACCAGTGCAACTAATTCAGTTATTTTATCGCCTATTTTAGTAATTTTAACTTGAGCAGTTTCTACACCTAGTAAATAGTCTTTCGCTATTTTTAAATTCTTCTCAATAGCATCACTAATAACTGGTGGTGTTTCGCTAATATCACCCCTTTTAACCATATCTATCACTGCTATTACATCTACTAATGACTGCGCTATCTTACTTCGTGCATCAATGAAGGCTCCCTTTTTTTTATTACCATCACCTTTTCCACCAGTTTCATCTTTAATTTTCTTTATTTTATCTTCAGCCGTTTTTTTTGCTTTTTCTAAATCTGTTTTAATTAGTTTTAAACTTGAATAATTTATTAAATCCTCTAAAAAACTCTCACCTATCTTTTTTTTTTCTAGCGTTTCTCCCAATTCGCCATATAATTTTTTAACTTCTTCAGGATTATCTAGTAAATCCTCATCCTTTAATTTATTCAAAACTCCGCGTATATCAGGTTTTTTATCTTTAAAACTATCTACATCCTCATAATTTTCTCCTTTAATATATTGCAATGATACATAACGTAAGTTATCATTCATTTACTTTAATATAGTAGTCTTCTAAAATAATTAGAGATATATATATATTAAAATTTAGTCGCTATTATACTTGTGAATAACCAAATAAACATTGTAAATAGCGATAATGATTTTGATAATTGCTTACGCTCTTCATTATTGAGTATCTTTTCAGTTTCAGTTTGCTCATCATCTACGTAGTCTGCCTTCCTTTTGATATTTAATATAATAGGTATTATTATTAATATGATTATCAATGAAGTATGAACAAGCAACCGCGATATCCCATTTGTTCCCATATAAAAATAGTAAAATAATGTGCGAATACTATTTATAATTCCATTGAAGTTCATATATTTTACATCATATCCATTATCTATATTAATGAATAGCACAACAAACCAAAATATTATAATGTATATAATGGCATAATATATAAATCCCTCGTAAAATGTTTTTATAATATTAATATCAATACACCATTGAACAATTATTATAGTTATATATCTAATAAAAAAAGTAGCAATAATAAATACTAATCTATCATCGAACGTAATTGCTAGTTCATCTAATGGGTTATTAGGATCATTTTCGAAATTATTTAATTGCTGAATAATATATTTATCATCTTTTTTAGTCTTCCCTGAAAAATTATAGTTATCGATGTCTTGCGATAATCTTGCTATCTTGTTATTTTCATCGATATTTTCAGGTTGTGTCTTCAAATCACTTTTTAATTCTTTTATCTTCTTCCAAGTTTTGATACCCTTGTCTTTATTATTGTCCAAATATTTCATTTTTAATTGTTCGTCGCTATTGCCAGTGCCGCCTTTCATACCACCGCCTATTAACGCGGATGTTAAGTATTGTAATGAAGAAATAGTAGAAGCCAAGTCGGCTTCTTGTTTTTTCGATATTTCTGTTTGTCCCGATGAAGAGTTTTCTATTTTTATTTGTAATGGATTTGCTAAATCTGTTAATGTGTTTAAAACTTCTAAACTTGGTGATGGTGCTGGTGGTGTTGCTGTTGCTGGTGGTGTTGGTTGTTGCTGCTGATGCTGCTGTTGCTGATGTGTTCTCGGTGATGTTGATGCTGATGTTGATGTTGATTCGTTTTCATCATTACTTCTGTGAAATTCTTCTAAGTAGTCATACATTTCATTTATATCTTTATCTTGTGTATTTAAATGTTCTATTACAAATTGTACTAATTTTATTTGTTTTCCCTCTAATTTACTTATAGATTCTTCTAATTCAGTTATTTTAACATCTTGCGCATCAGCTGTATTGATATTTTTAAGGTGTTCTAATTTTTGTTTTAAATCTTTTATTTCTTTATCTACATCTTTTAATTCACCCATTTCATTAACAAATTTTTTATTTTTGCCATTAAATAATTTCTTAAAACGTTCCTTAATATCAGTATACATAGTGCTGCCTAAACTAGGATTATTCTTATTTCTTATTTGTTCTATTTCTTTTTCAAGCGACTTTATTCTTTCAGATAAATTTCCAACCCCTTCTTTTTCTATATAATATTCACCATCATCTTCTTCTTCATCGGCAGAAGCCGCAGGTATCGCTTCTTTCTTCTTTTCAACCTTATCAGGCATTTTATCCTTTAATATATTTATGAAGGTATTTTGCCAAGTTTTTTCTTCTCCTGCACCACCAGCCTGTCTATTCCTTCTTCGTTTATTTCGCCGTCTCATACTACCGCCACCACCACCTCCACCTCCTCCACCTCCTCCACCTCCTCCACCTTCAGCAGCAGCAGCAGTATCAGCATCACCTTCAGCATCCTTAAGTTTTCTAGCATAATCGTATATATATTTAATTATTCCTTTCTCTTTTTTATGCATACTTTTAACGTTGTAATATTTATTCAATAAATCATATAGGGTCTTTGGGTCTTTATTATATATATAGAGCAGGTTTGTATAATATTCATATCTCTCAGGGTCGAAGTTTTGCAAATCAATATCACTTATTAAATTTGTATTAAATTTGATATCTTCATCATAATTATTAATCCTGTTAAAGATCATATTATAATTATAAATTGATTTCTCATTTTCCTCTTCTTCATCTTTATTCATTATATTTATGCTTCCTTAATCGTATTATAGATAATAAATTATATTAAACTAATTGTATTATCTAATTACCTAGCTTAATCCAGATTAATCTACATTAAGTATGTATATCATCTTCCAAATAACTGCTACCAGTATTAATAGTATAGCAACAAACAATAGAATATACGAATATATATCTCTATAATAATAAAATAATATATTGAACAACGTCCCTATAATAAGCACCCATAACACGATTACGAGGCTAGCCATATTGTTAATACAATAAGCATTAAATATTGCTTTCGGGTTATTTAATTGGTCTTTCAAGCAATACTCTAAATATCCCTTTAAGTCCTTATCAGTTATATAACTTTTATTGCTGGGGTCAGGCAGTTTTTTATAATCCAATAATACTCTTTGGTAATCATTCTCCGTAAATATGTCGCCTTTTGATAATCTGTCCAAGTTCATTTCGTAATTCTTATAATTGAATGGTATATATGAGGCAGGCACTAATTCTATAGGGATAATTCCAAAAATATCAAAATATTTACCATTCAGATATTTTGCATTTGTAGCAACTTCTTTCCCAGCATCTTTATATCTCCCATTTATTTTCTCAGTAGGCACAACATTGTAAGATTGAAAGAATTTACTATAAAATACCTTCATTCTATCAGCAACCTCTTCGCTATTTTTAATATTTTTATAGGCGAGAATATACGTTTCCGAATGTAAAAACTCGCGCGTTTTGTCTGCAAGAGCATAGCAACAACTATTACCTGCATTTGTATTTTCCTTATAATCAGAATTATCTGCTTCGCAATCACTAGTTTTACAATCACCCATTATAATAATAAAGTATCTCTATATTTAATAGTTAAAAAGATTATTTATTATTTATTTCAAGATACTTACTACGATAATCAATAAAATAATATTAAATATGTATGTTCCTCCCAACGTAGTCGTAGATATGTTATTGGCTATATTCAAAATATCTTCTTCATTCTCGTAATCCTCCTTGTTATCTTTCTTATCTATATAATCGCGAAACAAATACTTTGCATCCTTACTTGCGTTTTTAAAGGTCTTGTCGTCATCATTGATTTTATTGTTGATGCTTTTGATGATATTCATTAAATAATTGCTATTATTGTTATTCGATGATATGCTAACATATTTGGTTTCTAAATAATTATAAATATATGTTAGGTTTTTATATCTTTTATATGTATCAGTTATCTTAAGGTTATCAATAGCAGTTTTATAGGCTGCATCAGAAAGCCCTAAGGATGTTCTTTTAGTTTCTGATTTATCTTGAAACGTATCATCAATGTCGTATGTGTCATTATATAAGGTATCTGAAATTAATTTATATAATTTATAAGTTTTCTTTTCATATATGTCCTTTTTTTCAGTATTCGTTTTACTTCCCGCATTGTATTCAATTTTATTATAATTGATATGCCCTAGAATTAATAAATACTTGGCAATTATTTTTATTAAATTTTTATTTTGCTTCTTCTCAATATCAGATGCTTGGCTCAATAGGTCTTCTTCGCTATTATCTAGTATTTTTGTGGTATCTATAAAGGTTTTATCAGCTACAAGGAACCCATCTATTAAACTTTGAAATTCAATCTCTTCGTCTTTACTTAGATCCTTCGTAAATTCATCTCGACCGCTAGTAGTATCTAATTTTAATACAAATTTATAAGGTATAATCTTGTTATTGTATTTTTGAAAGGAAAACTTATTATAGGAACTTATGTTAATCCCTTTTTGCTTGTTTTCAGCATCATTATAGTATATCAAATTATTATTAAACTTGTTCTCATCAAATAGATTAAAGCATTTTTTAATAATAAAATAAATATTCTTTATATTCTCTTTATTGATAATAGTTTTTTTAAAGTAGGTGTCGATATCAGCTTCAGTAGTTATAGATGATATTTCGGAGGCTGCAAACAAACCATCAAATACCTTGTATAATGTAGCAGCATTCGCAGGTTCGTGTTTTACATCATATATATCCTTGAAGGTCTCTTTATAGTAATCTCGGAACCCATTCTCATCGCTTAGAATACCGCTATTTATATTTGTAAATTGTAATCTGCTAGATTTTATTTTGGGAATATTATAGTATGTATCTTTGCTTTTTATTGGGTCTAATGCTATAGTAGTATTTAAAGGTTTTTTAAAATCTTCAATATCTTTATCTAATTTAACTGATAAAGTTTTGATTTCGTTTGCTAATGTTGATGCTAATCTGACATCTGCAATTGTAGGAGTAGATGCTGATGTAGTCTTAATATAGTTTTTAACTGACGGAGGGGTAGATGTTAGTGGCAAATCTCCTGATACCTTCTTTATAATAGTGTCGATATCACTAATTATTTTGTTTTTTTGTTCAGTAGCTGTTTTTTTCACTTCTTCACTACCTACTATAGTAATACTAGTAATAGTACTCTTTATAGTTTCTAGTGAATTTTTAATTGTTGTAATTTTGTCGTCGGCTTCTTTATGTTTTTTGTCAAAAGTTGCCTTTTTTGTTGCATCAGTAGGCACAATATCTTTCTCATATTGTGCAATTAAAGCGTCTATTAATATAATCAATTTATTAATATTGTCAAGTGCATTAGTAGTATCTATTTTCACATCATCTTTCAATTTAATATTACCATTTAATAATGAATAGAAGACGTTGGTAATAATATAATTATGCAAGTAGTTTTTATTACCATTTACGATTTTGTTATCGTATAATCGTATATATGGCGTAGTAATATTATTCAATTTATTCAAAGACCTCTTGTAGCTGCTATCTAAGCATTTATATACCACGTATTTATTAAACCACGTATTAAAGCTAATAAAGGCAATTATATATAAAATTAAAATCCCAAGCATAAATAATGGTAATATATTTTTAAATATTTCGCTATCAGGCATAACTCCGAAGAATTTCAATATGAGGTCTATAAAGAATAACACAACTATAGATACAATAATTAGCATTAAAATCTTGAACAGGTTTGGTCGCCACGTTCCAAATAAAAACGTAGGTGTAAAATAATCATATCGATATAAGAATTGCGGTATTACAATAAAGCTATTGTTTCCTATTTCATTCATATCCCAATATTTTTCATAAAATAAATTGGGGTTATCATATGATATATCTGCAGTATATACATATTCGGCATTTGCAGTATTCGCATTGGTGCTATGCTCACCTCCTTCTCCATTATAAGTTATAGGAAGGTTTATTTCTTTGTCGAATATTAAAGATAGCGCAGTAATATCATCACCTTTGCTAGTATCTTCGTTGCTTTTTTTAATATTCTCAAAATTTTCTTTGATATCCTTCTTTAACGTATCAATATAACCTTTTACAGGTTCAGTATCAGTTGATAGAGATTTAGAATAAATTTTAGATAGTTCTTTAAATGCTATTAATATTTTAATATAATAAGCAATGTTCGTTTTAGTTGTTTTATTATATTTGTCGCCATCAATTAATTTTCTTAATGTAGCAATCTCAACCTTTAAGTCATCGCCTATATATGTTAGCGTCTTTGCAGCGCCGCCGTCAGTATATGACATATCTGAATTATTAACATAATTATCAATAGATTTTTTGATAGACCATAATAATGACTTGGTTTTCAGCATTGGCTTCGTATTACTGCGAAAAGACATTACGATATTCATCAAATTTAATAATATGATGATTGATATAACATAGCATATATATGTGTTGTAGTTCTTGCTGTCGGTATTTACATAAGTAATTAGAATGGCACCAATTAAACCTATGCAGAAAACAATAATCCCATTGCTTAAAGTTGATGACGTATCTTTGAAATAGTTCAGGTATCCTGCATCATCGTTAGGGACATATCTATAGATTATTATCGTAAGTAATATTATTAATAATAAAATATTAAGAACATAATATGATTTGGAACTAGTTTTATTCTCAAATAATATGTAATGATAATATATAAATACCAATATAGAGATTATGAAGACGAATATAGTATATGTCTTCGAATTAAACACGTCATTCGGCATTCGTAAGTTATAGCTATTCTTAGCGATTTGATACCTGTCTGTTTCGGCTTCGCAATATATATTATTACATTTTTGCTCCATTATGATTTTTGACAAATCCTTTATATAGTTAAAATTGAAGATAAACATAGATATATGTCTCATCTCATTTAGATATATAATAATCATCATTATAAATATTGTAAGATTTATAGTAGAAGCAATCATAATTTATAATTTTTACTTTAACCCTTACAAAGAAAAAAAGATATTCTAAGATATTCTATGTTGTATATCATTGCATCATAGCGTCATAGCAGCGTCTATGATTGCAAAGTATTATAAACATTATACACTGATATGCTAAATATAATTGCAAATATTATTACAAATAATAGATATACATAGTTCCCTTGCAGAGATATTGAAAGTATATATAATGGAACTATTAAGAAAACTATATATACGTAAATAAATCTGAAGATATCCTCGACCTTGTTTTTGATTTTATCCTTCGCCTCGTCGCTATTATAGTATTCGATTTTATCAATATTCTTCAAGGTTATCTTGTAATTATTATTGTTTTCATATATAATCGTCGTGTCGCTATTGTATATATCTAGTAGTTCGCCTACAACCGCGCTGTTATGTATGGTAGTGTATGAGATATCATTAATTTTATATTTGGAATATTTCTTGATTACGTCAGTTATAGCCGCGCTACCTGTTTTATTCTCTTTTAAAAGGATGTCAAATTCCTTCATTAACATTATGTATTCGTATGTGTCGGTATCCGCATATAGCTCTGTTAATTTCTTTAATAGTATTGAGAAGAAGATTATGAAGAGCAATATATATACAAATAAAGTATAAATATAATATCTGAAACAGGATGCATCACAATTACCTAAACACCTTTTAAGTTCAGTAAAAGTATCAAAATATACATACATATACATTTGAATACCAAAGAATATTATTAGGAATATAAAAAGTGGCATAGACATATTCAAATAATAGTTGTATATTTTCATAATATTACCTATATATTTATTGTTTACCATAATGATGCTGATGTCGCGATTTAAATCGAGGTAGTCTTTTGTAGCAGCGCTAGTGCCGCTAGTGCTGCCCGTATACTTGTAAAAGAAATTGGATAGATTGTCGACATCGTATATATACGTCGACATATTCCACATATACGAATTCTTAACATCTAATTCATTTATCAAACTGATATCATTATTCAAACAATACTTGTTAAATGTTTCAATTTTATCATACAAATCGCTATTATATTTCAATTCTATTATTGGTATCATAGATAATATAATTAATAATAGTAATACCATTATAAATATCTCCAATATAGCATTTTGAAACATTTATAATACTATTAAATTTATTAAATCTAATTATATAAAGGATATTAATATTCTTTTTTATCATTGTTATAATACATAAATTTAGAAGGTGTTGAGAAGTCCATTTCTTCGTCCTCGCTTTTCCCTCTGCCTATATTTCGCAGCCTTTTTAATGCATAGTTATTTCCTGATGCAACTCCTGCTGATAGATTAAGAAAACTGCCAAATCCTGAAGTGAATTTGCAATAAAATTCATTGCATTTTGCTGGAGGGAACTGCTTATATATTATACTAGCTAATTCAGGAAACTCATATTTTCTAATAGCCATTATATTTAATATATATAATTATAAAAATAAAAATAAATTATTACTTCGCACTAATTACTTATTTACCTTTTAACCTATTTAAGTGTGCTTGCATTTCTATATCGTAAGCGTCGCAAATATTCCTTATATTATCCCATTTAGTTTCTGGATTTGTAAAATCAAATTCCGCATCCGCTGCTTCTGCTTCCAATGCTGCTTCATCTTCTTCATTATTTGTAGGTTTCGCATCCTTTACCTCTATATTCCATAAATCTATCAAGGTATCTATAACGTTCTCTTTGTTCTTCTTAAAGATGACTTCAATTTCTTCTACTGAGATATTATCTGGTGCCTGCTTAATAACTTCGTCCATACCTTATTCACCTTTATATATACCATAATAATATATTATTTATATCTATTTACATTCGCCGATATCTACCCGATATCTACACGATATCTACATATTTATTTTTATTATACTTGTAATAGTTCTCAGCAATTTCATAAGCAATCTTTTCATATGGGTGCTCCATTGAGTAATTTTTATGGATAACATCATTAATACTATTAGGATTATCATTGCGATACAAGCATACCATAACATTGGCATCCGACACCATAGCGCTATTAGCAGCATTAGCAGCATTAGCGGCATTCGCAGGAGCATAATATATCTTGTTATTTGTGTCGGGATTTGAACGGATATATTTAGCAGATTTATATGCTTTTTTATCTATCTCAAGTAATCCCATATCTTTTATTATTTTATCAAAAATATTTGAGTTATATCTTTGATATATGTGAATTTTCTCGTGTATCAAAGTATTTGTCAAGTTTAACTCGTCGTATTTTAAAACATTTTTAGATACAAAAATAATGTTCTCGCGTGTATGTGGCAAACCTTCTTCATATTCTTTAATTTTATGATTAAATTGGTTCGCATAGGTATTCGCAAATATCCATTTAATACCTGCTATATCATTACCATTTATATGATTAGCATATTCTAACTCCTTAAATTGCCCCATTTTGAAATAATTATCGGCTTTATCCGCACATTTCCCTAGTAATTCTTTCTCTTCTGCAGTGAATGTTATAGCAGTATCCTCTATATTATCAATATAATCCATATATGTCTTTGCGTGTCTGGCGTGCAAATCTAAAGCGGACATATTGCGAACATAGGCATCGCTATCATTTCTTAGAAAATCGGCAGTTTCTTTGAATGTCATAAATTTTATGTTGTATTTGTTCTCGTATTTTTCAGTTATATTAATCGGAGATATAGGAGATATCGGAGGTATCAAAGACGCATTATATGCTAAGTATGCTAAAGCAGATGCCACAAAGACCACAAGAATAATTAAGAATATTAGTAAATAGAACATTATAGCCAGCCCTTTATTATAATTATAATAGTTTTTTATTTTTTACTTGTCTTGCTAATACTCTTACTATTGCTCTTACTGGCATTGCCTTTGTCTGCGTCTTTTTTGTAGCAGAATAAATTTTTGTCCACGCCTGATACAACATTACCATTAGGGATTGTTTCAATATTTCTACATATACCTTTGCTTTTGTATTTAGAACTATTTATAAAAGTGGTTTTCACAATAGTGTTGCTAACATAGATTACATTATTTGCATATCTAGGAATTTGATACTTAACTATCCTTGATTTAATCAACATTGTATGATGCGTTTTCGGCGCGGATAAAGAATTTTGTCTGCGAACTGGAGGTTTATCTTGTTTCAAATCCAGTATATTACTTGGTGCCGATAATGGACGCGCCTTTACATCTCCAGTAGTATATCCTTTTTCTCTCTTATCCGTAATGATTTGCTTATAGGACACAATGATATGTGAGCGAAGTATTTCTATACACACATACCCATAGGAGTTTAATGCATATGCAGATATTGTATATTTAGTGCCGCTACTGCCGCTATCATAGCCTTTTACAACTTTCTCAATAGGCTTATCTACAAATTCGCCAGTAATTAAGTCAGGGTCTGCTCCGCCTGTTCCTGCAGTAATCTGAATTACTACCTTGCCTTTATGCTCAATCTTCATAATGCTAAAATTGTGCGTATCTGCACATAAATATATAATATTATTATCGGCTAAAATCTCATATAATTTGGCTATTAAACCCCTATATTCTAATTTCTTCTTATCAATATCGTGCATTGCTATTTTGTTCTTTTTAAACAAAAACAAAGGTATATGCCCCATAACAAATATCTGTTCGCTGCTTGCGTGGCTACCCCTTTCTCCTTGCTCTTTCTTCACTTCCTCTATTTTTCTCCTAACATCTTCTAAATATTGGTATCCTGATGTGATATCATCTAATTTATTGGTATTTATTATAATAATTATGTTATCCTTGTTATACCGAACACCTATATTATCAACGTATATATAGATACCATTAGAGCATAATATGTCTTCCTTTAATTCTTCGCTTTTCTCTAGTAATAATTCTAATGTTGGAACACTGATTACTTTCTTTGCCTCCTTAATTTGCTGCAGATAATACTTTTGTGTGTTGATACTACAATCCTTCTTTAATAGGTCTGTAGTCGCATCAGAGGCTACGTCGTGATTTCCAACTGCTATATAGATTTCCTTGCTCATACCATATAATTTTTCATAACCTGTTCGCAATACTTCAGTAAAATAAAGCTTGAAATCGCTCTTATTAATCCTCTTCTTATTGGAATACCAATTATCTCCTGCGATATAGAGTTGATTTATCGCAGTCTCATTGATAGCAATATTATCTAATACAATATTGCGATATATATATTCGTTCTTGCAGTTTATATTATTCCAGCAGCCAAAGAATATAAATTTATTGCAATCCGTAGCAGAACTAATAGCATTATTACATTCAGTCTCCATAGTATATAGTAGTTTGCAGAAAATACACTTAATAAATACAATAGAAAAATATTTATAAATACAGGGAATGCAATACATCCTTTCGAATACTAACGTTTTTACCGCAGTATTTGTCGTAAAATGGGATATTTAACTCATATGGTATATTGACTATCACGTTATCAATAGGCACATATATCATCATATTAATCCACGAAATGATATTATTAATAGCGCGCTTTAGATTGCGAACTCCTTCTTCCTCCTCGATGTTATTTATAATATGCATTAATACGTCGTCGCTAAATAGTATATCTCCCTTTTTAAGGTTGTATTGCTTCAGTATTTCTGGTATTATATAGTCTCGCGCCAACACTATCTTTTCTTGATTGTTGTATCCTTTGACATTTATCACAATCATCCTATCTTTTAATATAGGGTTTATTAGCGTCTCGTCGTTGAATGTGAAAACAATCATAGACCGCGAGATGTCTAAATCAATTTCTTCAAAGTATCTGTCCGTAAATCTATCATTCTGCACGGGGTCTGTTATGTGAATTAAGGTATTTATAATTTCCTGCCCTTTGTATGTGTCTGATACCTTGTCTAATTCGTCAAATAATAATAGCGGGTTCATAATACCCGTTTTAATTAGCGATTCGCATATCTTCCCATACGTGGCTCCTTCGTAAGTATAAGAATGCCCTCGCAGAAATGCGGAGTCGTCAGTCCCACTCAATGATATAAATGCACTAGGATAGTTAAGTGCATTGCAGATGCCCTCTTTTATTAATTTTGTTTTGCCAATTCCTGCAGCACCTTGTATTCCAATGATATACCCATATGCCTTAGGGAATGATATTAGTTGCGCTAATACCCTTATTATCTGCTCTTTCGCTTCCTTGTGCCCATAAATTTGGTCATTCATCCTTGTGCGTATATCACTGAGAAATGAGCATATCTTCTCATTGCCGTCTGTGTTTCTAACTGGTATGTTATAGTATTTATTAAAAGGCACCTCATTTAATACATTTAGCCAATTATTTATCTTGTGATATTCGCCAGAGGTCGAAGACATCCTGTTCAAACATTCCAATTTATATATGATGCTTCTCTTAGTCCTCTCATTAATATTCAAATCTAATATCTTAAATCGCATAGGAACTGCTAAGCAGCTACTTTTATTCGCCGTTAATTGCTCTTCCAGTATTTGTATGTCGTCCTTCTCTTTCGTCGTTAATGCATCAAAATAGGTCTTCTCATCGCTATTATATTTCTTATAAAAGTTGTATTTAGTCTTCTTTATAAACTTACTATTTTGTGATAGCCTTTTTAATATTAAAAATACCTTGTCTTTCTTATTTGCCGATTGTTCATCCGATTGTTCATCCGATTGCTCATCCGATTGTTCATCGTATTTATTAAAATAGCCCCCTGAAGGAACTACACTGATTTCTTCGCTTTCCTCACTTTCCTCTTCTTCATAGTCGTCATCTTCGTCATCGTCATCTTCGTCATCGTCATCGTCTTCGTCATCGTCATCGTCTTCGTCATCGTCATCGTAGTAGTCTTCTTCATAGAAGTCTTCTTCGTCTTTAGCAGCATCCGCCTTATCGGCTGCCTTATCGTCCTTAATAGTATTAGTAGTCATTAAAGATATATACCTTATAATTTTTTATATAATTTATAAAAAATAAGTAAATGAATATAGAAAACTTAGAAACTCTCAGATGATTGCGGACCCCAATAGATGTTTTTATGTATAGTTCTTACTCGCCTGTTTGAATTTATTATGTAATACGCTCCTATCACTATGAATATGATAATGGCTATGAATATCATTAATGACAGATACTTATCATCATTAATATAATTGATATATATATTATATAAACCTATGAATATGATTGAAGATATTAAAAGTGTTAATATATATAATTTATTGTTCTCTAGCTCATATTTTAATGTATCCATATTGGTATTACCTTGAGAGCTGTTGAAGTCCAATATCTTGTCCAAATAAGTCTTATTTTCGATGTCTGCATTGATAACCGATGTAATCTCCTTGTAAAAATCGTTGTTATCAGCAGTAGGCAATTTAATCATTATTGTTTCGAAGTATCTTATAAATTGCGCATTAAGTTTGTCTATTTCTATTTTTAATACGTCGACCTTCCTAGTATTACGTGCTGTAATATCAGATAAAGCAGGGTCATTTTTCAATTTGTTAATATTAGCATCATCAACTGCGAAAGTTTCTATATAAGTTATATTCGACATAAAATATATGATAAATAATAATATTATAATTCCTAAGCAAGCAAGTGAGATACTTTTAACAAGCGGCTTATCTATTTTAAACACATTGATACCTATTAATACCACTATAATAGTGCAAATTAATATGTTGTATGTTAATATTTGACGGCTCAGGAACACATTCTTATTATATTGGGTTTCATATAGGTTCTTTTGATTATTTACTCTGTTCGTATTCAAACTAATATTTTCATTTAATTTATCTACGGCTTCCTTATCATTAATATAGTTTTTCTTTAAAGCATTTATATCCTTTCTTTTAATTTCAAGAAAATCACCATTTGCAGTTAAGGTGCTGGGAGGTTCACTATATGCTCCAAATTTTGTATTATTATAATTATAAAATTCTTTAATTTCTGGTTTTAAAGGGTCGGGAACAAATACTGCATTGATTTCAATAGCAAAATAAGTTATACCATTATAAGTATCATTTATATTTATGCTCAAAATTTCATAAGATTTTTTATTCCTTTTATCATAAATCACATATTCTTTTTTTAAATCATAATTTTCATTGTATTTATATAACATATTATAAATATATGAATTCTTATATATAGAAGATGATGCATTCGTTTGTGCTATCATAATAACAACATTGTTATTTGCACTTTTTTTTATTTTTGCATCAACATCGCTAGTTAATATTACTATAGCACCATCATTTAAATTTGATGAATACGAATTTATTTCATTTATCAAAGAGGTTATTGTAGTTTCTATATCATCAATTACTTCTTTTAATCTATCGATATTATTGACTTGATTCTTCGTAGAACTAGCAAATGCTAATGGAACAATTGTTGCTTTAAATGCAGCAGGTGTATCAGCAGTAGATGGTATAGCTGCTAATGTAGCTGCTGCACTACTTTTATTAGCATTTTTTGCAGTTTTATCTAATTCTGCAACTCGTCTATCTATTAATAATCTGATGTATCTTTTTAAGTCTTCTATTTTAGTGAGTGTACCAGCTGAATTGGGATTACTAAATTCTGATGTGTAAGCAGCGTTTCCGATAATAGCATCTTTTGTTTTAAGAATTTGAGCACTTATTTGTTCAGTTGTTTGTATTTGAGTTATATCAGTTATATCAGTTAGAATTAATGATATTGCAGTTTCTTTTATTTCGGTATTTTTTGAACCAAAAGACACTGATAAACTAGTAACTGCACTATCAGCTCTGCTTAATTCTGCATCAGCGGCATCAGATAGTGCTAATTTAACAGCTGCAATTTTTGCAATAGACCCTGTAATAGTTGGATCTGCATTTGCTGTTTTATATTTAGGAGCATTAGTAGTGATTATCCCTGTTGGTGCAGATACATAACCTACACCATAATTTGTAATAGTTACAAGCGCTGACGTGCTTATAACCCCTGTATTTGTGTCATAAATAACATTTGCAATCGCTTTTGTTGATGGTTCCCCTCCAGCAGGTCCTCCCGATGGTATAGTTAATGGCAATGGATTTGTTAATGCAGTTGGTTTATTATTATGATAACCCTTGCCTTCAGTTGAAACCTCTATAGCAGTTATCGAATAAGTTGTCCCTGTATTATATATATCAATACGCTTTGGATTATTTCCTATATCAGAAACATCTGCATACATAACATTTGAAACATTTATAATTAACGTAGCATATAATTGCACAAATTTATAATAATAATAAAGAGCATATACGCTTTGCTTGCGAAATGTTGAATCAATATTAAATAGACATTTTAATAATAAAGATACTACATTCTTGTTTCTTTGAGTTCTTGATAAGGTTGAAACTGATATTGAAGATTTACCACTATCATAATAATGCCTTGCATAGTCCTTGTTATTAATTTCTGTATTTTGTAGAGGAAGGACTGCAGAAACATCAGCTGCAAATATAGATTGTGTTATGGCATTATGTCCTGATGTAGATGCACTATATGTCCCTGCTAGGTTAGTCTTAGCAAATATATTGTCATAATTATATGTGGTAGTAGTAAGCCCAGTATAAAAACTTTGTATTGACAGATATAATACGTTTTTTGGTGTTGCTCCAGAACTATCTTTTGTATTTCTTATATATCCAACATTTTTATATTTATTAACATCGGGAACTGCAGCACCAGAAGCATAAAATCTTGTTTCTGTTGATACAATTTCAATCCTATCTATATCTATTTTATCAAAATAACCAGTTTTTATTGCATCAACATTATCGTCTATGCAAAATTTGTATGCTTCTAATATATCCACAAAAACATTTAATATTTTTAATGTATCAATAATATTATTTTCAACATTAGCATTATATGAATATGTAGAAGAACCACCAGTTGTAGTTTTCTTTACAAACTCCATATTATTATCTATATATGCTACATCACCATTCAGAATATCATAATTTTTTATATCAAAATTAATTATATTCCTTATAAAGTTATTGAATTGGTTAGTGCTATATGTGGATGCTTCTGTGCCAGAAGCAATATTCAAAGATTTAGCAGAATTTTTAATATCAGTCGTTTCATTTAATAAATCATAATCCTGCAATGTTTTAAAAAAAATATTATTATAAGACTTTAATTTTTCATCAAATCTATCTATATAACTAGCATTTGTTAATATAGTACTCATTCAATTATACTCTCTATTACTATATATATTTTATTTTAGAAGCAAGATCTATAGTAAAAAGACACGCCGCTATTTTCATTGTATCGAATTATTTTTACAATATCTCCGTGTTTCAGCCCTAGCCATTTAGCGATAGGGTCTATTGGGTATATTCTAGACATATCCAATTTACTGCGTATCATATACTTTTTCATAAACTCGGCAATCTCCTCTTCTTTCAATTTGATATGCTCAGGGACATATTCATGTTTTGTCGGGTTAAACATAAGCTGCTTAACTTGGAAATATTGAAGCATCCCGCCGTTTTTTTGAAATAATTTATCATACTTATTCAATTGCGATATTAGCGGCAGCGACACTGTGTCATTATTGAATATCAATATTATATTCTGTTTCCCCTTGTGTTTTTTAATGAAGTTTGCTACATTTGTATCGTCATCCTTGAGTTCATCTATGATATTTTTACGGGTCTTCTTAGTTAGCGCAAAGATGAGCGTAGTATTCGATGTTTCAAATTCAATGCAACAAGCATCGCTTTCATACTTATCTTTCTCGATAGATGCCTCGTGTTCTTCAAATAATGTTATATCATCTCCGCGACTTTTAAGCATATCTTTTAAATTGCTAATAACGATGCTGATATCCATATTTATCTAATATTCTATATTATATAAATCTTATATTAATATATAAAAAGAAATCAATTTTTATTTTATTTGCTTTTCGGCATTTGCGATTATTTCAGGGTCTATATAACTTTTCTTGCATATGCTATAGGTATTGTGCAGTTTCTCAGCGACTAACTCAATAGCCTTCTTAATATCTCTCTTATTCTCCTTGTCCCTCTTAACGTCATCTACATCCCCGTTAGCACTAGCAGCCCCAGCGTCCTTCCGCTTTCTCAATTTATTATAATACTGGATAAACAAGGTATTTGCATTCCACGTTCGCAAATCCTTTGTGGTTATTATAATATCATCTCCCTTTGAATACAATTTACTATTAATCTTTAGGTATTCATTAACATCACTAGACGTTATTATTTTAATATCTACATCACCATAAGTAAATATATAATCTTCGGCAGCGGACTTCTTATATTTATTATGGAGATACTCATATATTTTGTTATTATCGCAAAAAGCCGTATTGCGGACACCTTTCTTACCTATAAAATCGATGAGGCATTTATTGTTTTCAAACTTCAAATGCTTGTATTTTAATGTAGTAAGACCGACCGAATTGTTCTCCTTCTCATATTTTTTATTGCCTATTCTAAAACCGCACGTTAATATTAAGGTTATTATAATAGCGATTGCTTTGATTTTTTCATCACCGCTATTCAAATCCGCCGCTATCTTCTTCTTTAACTTGGTAAATATATTAACGGATGCCGCTATTTTATTGTATTTCTTGGCATTTTGTTTAGCGATAAAAGCGGGGTTATATAATACCTGCTTACGATTTTTAGAATCATACCCATATGCAATGATTTTTTTATTATTAATAATAATAACATTTTCATACGCTGGTGGTATTTTTAACAATCTTATCCTTTCTATATCGTCTTCATTAGTAATCTCTATTTTATTTTTATAATATTTGAAACCAGTATTATAGTTTCCTACTCTATTAATTTTCATTGATTTATTTATCTTATTCCTTTGTAATATATTATTTATATTAATGGCATTACTGCAGTTTCTTTATGGCTAGTTGATAACCTGTATGGATTAGTTCATATTGTCCTTCATACTTTACGAGGAAGTCATCCATCGTTTTCTCTATACTACCATTATTACCACCGCCGTAATCATCCATCCACATTATACCATCCTTATCTAAAAATCTAAAAGAATTTTCCATATCTCTTTGTATATAATCGGGTTCGTGGCAACCATCTATATATATTAGGTTATACGTATCACCATCCTCATTATTTTCAAAAAATACGTCAGAAGTTGTCTTGTGTATTGTAATCCTAGCAGTATTTTTACATTTTGAAATATTATAATCAAAATTTAATTCTTCATCATTCTGCAAAAGGCTTCTATGGTCATTATTATCGATATGTAAAAAAGGGTCGACGCACGTTAAAGACGATTTAGGATTGTCGATAAAATTATCAGCGAAAAAAACACTAGACAATCCTTCATAGCAGCCAATCTCTAATATCCTATTTTCCTTCGATTTATCCAAAAAATTTATTAAATTATATTTTAATTCGCAATGCGTAAACCAAGTCTTTGTGTATTTATAATCACCCATTCTCTATCTATATAACCCCCTCATATTATTTTGCAATATTAGAATAAAACGCTTTAACATAAGGATTAATCTTAAAGGATTGCTTTGAAACGTCAATGACCTTAATGTTTTTCAGGCTTTTTGCTCGAGATAGCGCAGTATATGCTTGTCCGCAAGTAAAGATATTTTCACCCAAGTCAATCTCTAGAGCATCAATGGTCATACCTTGCGATTTATGTATAGATAGCGCATATGACACTTTTAACGGCATATGAGAAATATGAGATTTAGCGGTCTTATCCGCCCTATCGGTCTTGTCAACAACATCCTTGTAATACAAGATATTATGCAGATTGCCATCAACATCTTTAATCATCACAAAATCACTAAATAACTTCTTTACAACACCACGCATTCCATTAACAATACCTGCAGATATATCAATATTTCGCGTCACGATTACTTGGGAGTTCTCTACAAGTTCTACATTGTATTTGCTAATATTCTTTATGTTATCCTTTGTCGCCTCTGCATTATATATCTGCGTTTTATTACCCGCCTCCTTCAATCTAGCGATTTCAATATCATTTATCTTATCAACATTAATATTTTTAGGATATAACTTTGTAGGGATTATTTCATCATCAAATTGCGTATCCTTAAGAGCATTTAAAACTTTTAAAATATTATCGGTGCATTTGCCTTTCCTAATAATTTGCAATATTTGTTGAAACAAGAGGTCATCAGTCTGTCTCACGAGTTCATCAAGTAAAACCACCTTTATATTAGCAGCCTCCCATAGTTTAGATAGGAAACAATAGAAACCATTAACAGGCGCTAGCTGACAAAAGTCCCCAATCAAAATAATTTGAACACCTCCAAATGGTTTATTAAGTAATCCAGTGTCTTTCGTGCTATATGATTTAATATAGCAAAGTATATCAGATATTTTCTCAAATAATGCACAATCTAACATAGATACTTCGTCGATAATTAGCACATCTAATTCGACGAGCCGCTTGTATATGCTAGGATGTTTCTTAATGTTAATAAAAATATCCGCCAGTCTTTCAGTGCCTATTCCAAATCCCATAAAAGAATGTATTGTTTGCCCGCCTATAATAAATGCAGCAGTTCCTGTTGTCGCAGTTAGCCCTACCTTTTTATTGTCGCTATTCAATAAATCAATAATAAATTTTATAGTATACGACTTGCCAGTTCCTGCGGGACCCGTAATTAATATATTTTCCCCATTCATTGTTTGCTCCGCTGCTAATCGCTGCTTATTATTTAGCAACTCCATAGGTATACGTATGTATTCATTACAATCAATTAAATATACTAATCAATTTTTCATATTAACTATAACTATAACTATAACTATAACTATACTATAACTTATTAATAAACTTAATGATGACATTATTCTTCTTGCAATAATTTGTTATAAATATATTATGCTTTCGCTGTATCCTGTGTATAATCTCATTGTGGTATCTTTCCTCCTTTGATGGCGGATTTTCAAAATACCATTTGATAAGCAAGTCTCTATCGATGACCTTCTTGTGATTATAGTCATACTCCCAGCACATATAGAGAATTGCCCTCGATATGAAACCACGCGAATAATGATTAGGAGCGAAAACCTTGTATTTATGATTTACGTGGTTATCAAAATCTAGCTCTACCCAGTTTTTATCTTTGCAATTAATATCTTCGACAAACATATAATTCGACCTATTGACGTTTAGCGTATTAATAGTCCTAACAATATTATGCATATCATTCCTGTGTTTAATATTTAGAAGGCATTGCGGGAATATGTGCTCTGCCGAAAAAAACTTATTCTTAAACTTTGCGTCGTTATCGCCAAAGAAACTATTCTCCAAATATATAGAAGGCATCTTCATATCGTGAAGTATTGTTTTTTTAATTATGTTCGTATAAGGAAATCCTCTGATATAACTCATATTTACTAGTATTATCAGTGCCCTTAATAAATACATTCGAGTTATATTCTTTCTACTCTATATTAATACTATCAATTTTTTTTGCGATACTAGGATATAATTTAGAGAAAAAACTATACATATTATTGTGTATCGTTTTGTTATTCTCGGGATAGAATGTAGTTAATAGCGCCTTTGACTCGAAGTCGCCGTGTATCCAATAATGAACCATTATAGTATCTTTGCCATACTCGCCTTTTTTAAGCATCGTCCAATCGCCTATTGTGAAAGGCATATTGTCGAACTTGAGGTCATTAATAGGATAAAATAGTTCCCTGTCGTCGATAACATATACGTCGTCCTTAAACTGGCTATTCATCGGGTCTTCTATAATCGCCTTAAAATAGGAGCCGCCGAATATATCAAACTTCTGGAATATGTTCTCCGTATAATTCTTAACATACTCTGGGATATTATTTAATATAAGTCGCAACATATTATTATGTTTATTCGCCGCAAAGAAAGCATTGCAAATATATTTATCGCTATTATATAATGCATTTGTTTGCCCCGATGGTTCGTAGGTAATATATAATTTATTCGAAGTCATATCTAGTATTTCATTGAAATCTCTTAGGATAAGAACATCCAAATCGATGTATATGCCGCCATAATGATATACTAAGAGAATGCGCGCAATATCACCCTTCTGCACTCCTGTGCGGGCTAATTTATAAATATTATAGAAGTTCGGATATTCTTCAGATATTAATTTCAATATCATATCATCCGTCCAGAACATCAATTCATATCCATTTGCTTTCAAGAAACTGATATTCTCGCTGACTAACTTATATATAATTGGCGGGAGGTTCTTATCCTTCCACGTTTGATGAATAATCTTAGGGATCATTAAGTATAATTATATATAATTACAATAAATCTTATATATATATATATATCATATATCATATATATATATCATATATATATCAAATCTTATATAAAGCATAATTTACAATCTTGTATGTGATATAGTCGACAATTACTACGAGATTAATAAGTTTTACATTGCAACCGCTAAAAGTCGGCACATATATCGAAGTTATGTTAAAGTCGCCAAATATATTTAGAACCCACATAAATTTGAACATTATTAAATAATGAAACATATGTATCTTGTATCCTACATCATCGCATATAACATTCGTGTCATTGTCTTTTAGTGTTAAATAGTCGCCATAGTAATATACAGGTAATATATGGATAACAATATTAGCGACGAAGTATTCAAAGCGAACCAAGAGGTCGTTTGAAATCCTGCTAAAAATCGAGTGTTTTAATAAGAACGGGGTAGCATTCATCACGCAAAACAAGACATTGCAGTCATATATCATAAATAGATGGAATAACGTCATAATCTGCACTGAATTGATAGCGATAAATCGCGATATAATATAATTATCTATGCCGAAAATATTATATAAGGCGCTATTGGCAATAATCATCAAAATATTCCAATTTGTATATTGATTTATTTTCCTTCGCACTAGGTCATTTTGAATATATTGCGTATATCTCTTGCTGATAGGCATTAACATTACAAAGGTCGCAAAGAATATCTCAAAATGGTTGTAGTTATAGCTACAACTATTCACAAGGGATATAGTAGTATCACAAGTTATATTTGACATATTTACATTATTTTAATAATTGTTAATATCTTATATATATTTTAGTGGCTATGCTATGCATTCCACTCACTCACAAAGGCGACGACGTTATTTTGATACCGCAGTAATCCACATTATTATTTTTAAAGTCTTGTCTAGTATATATTCCGATATTAGTCGATTCCTCTAAAATCCATTTGAAATTTGTCCAAAACTCCTCAGTATGCCCGATGCTTTCCGTCGCTAAATGCGCGAACTCGTGCAGCACCACAAACATCATCGTATTGATATCCATTAATTTATCTTTATTTCGGAGACACAATACAATCTGCTCACCTTTATTAATTGAATAGCTGGTATAGCCTGGTGTATCAACGCCTTCGCTGATTTTCTCAGGACGATAATTGCTTTTAAGCATATCGACGCGTTTATCACTATTCCCATAGGATTTCTCTAAATGTTCTAATAATGTATTGAGTTTGCCTTTGATATTCGCTATTAAGTCAGCCGCCTCTTTAGCATCCTCTTTGATTTGCACAACGTATTCCTCATTGTCTATATTACTTTTAACCTTTATCAACCCAGCATTTATATAAAAATTATATACATAATATATGCCTAAAATAGTTATGAATAATATAACCAACCCTTCCGCACTTATATTCATAATATTCTATTTTATTTTATTATAATAAATTAAAAAATGATTTGTATTTAAATATTTAAAGCAATATACTCTGTATAATGGAATTACTCAAAAAAATACATGAACCAATAGATAAAGATGCTGATTGTGTCGAGTTTCAAATAACGGATATCTATGACCCCGAATCAGATAAAGTTAATTTGCAGAGAGACGCTACAGACCTTTATTCACTTCTAATCTATGGCAGAGCAGCATCAGGTGCCACATATTGCGTTAATGTAAAAGGGTTTGTTCCTTACTTTTATATCAAACCACCAGATAATTGGGAGGCTATGAATAAGACTGCTTTCAAGGCTAAGGTGGACGAGTTAAAAGAGGGTATGCTAAACGATTATTATAAGACGAGATTTAATAACAACGGCGTATGGAAAGAATATAGCAAGAAAATCATACCAAATAATCTCGAAAGCCATTTTGTGAATATCAAGATGGTTAAGAAGAAGGACTTTTGGGGTTTTACGAATGACAAGATATTCCGCTTTCTCAAGGTATCCGTGAAATCTCTTAAGTTATATAATAATCTAAAGTATTACTTCAAAAGTCTTGAGAAGAATGATTTCAAACTTTATGAAACGAACATAGACCCTTTCTTAAAATATATTCATACGCAAAATATCAAACCTTGCGATTGGGTTAGAATAGAAAAGGGAACCTATGATATGGACGAAGATAATAGCAGGTGCGACTTTAATATTATAACTGACTATAATAATATTATGCCTATCCAAGTGAATAAGATAGCCCCTTTGCTGATAACATCTTTTGATATAGAATGTTCTAGTAGTCACGGCGATTTCCCAGTAGCCAAGAAAAATTATAGTAAGGTCGCTCAAGACCTCGCAATAGTCGCTAAGCTAGGCTATAAATATGATGCGGATACTATTATAGGCTGGTTGCAAACTATATATTTTGAAGATTTTATTATAGATAGCACAAAGGACGTTAAGATTAACAAAGTATATGCTAAAAATAAACTGGCGCATAATTATATATCATCTATTTCTCAAAGAATACAGCAACATATTCCTGAAATACTTGATATATTAAATGTAATCGCTGCATCCATCAAGAAATCTTCGGCTACTGGGAAAAATGACGGCGGTAGCGGCGGTGGCGGCGGTAGCGGAGATGACTGCGATGATGCAGAAGACGGAGATGACTGCGATGATGCAGAAGACGACGAAGACATTAAGGGAAATAAAATGACTATTCGCGAGTTGAATGCTCAGGAATTGAAACTAACAGATATTTTGACGAATAACTTGGTGCCTCTTGAGGGGGACAAGATAATTCAGATAGGGACTACTTGCCATATCTATGGGTCTGATAATATCGTTTATAAAAACATAATAACCTTAAATAGTTGCGATAAGATTGACGGATGCGACGTAGAATATTATGATACTGAGAAGGAAGTCCTCATTAAATGGAAGGAACTTATGAATAACCTTAATTCGGATATTATAACTGGCTATAATATATTTGGGTTTGATATGGAATATATTTGGCAGAGAGCAACCGAGTTAAATATTCTCGAAGAATTTTCAGTGGGCTTTGGGAGACTGATAACACGCAAGTCATCCCTCGTAGAATTAAAGCTATCTTCGTCGGCTCTAGGTGATAATATATTAAGATATATTGACATTGACGGGTCTGTATTGATAGATTTGCTCAAAGTTATGCAAAGAGACCAGAAATTAGATAGCTATAAGTTAGACAATGTTGCATCAATATTTCTTGGCGACAATAAGAATGACTTGAAACCTCAAGAGATATTTGATAAATTCAAAGGGAATAGCGAGGATAGATGTGTTATTGCCAAATATTGTATTCAAGATTGTTGTCTTGTTAATCGGCTTATTCATAAACTAAAAATACTTGAAAATAATATTGGTATGGGCAACGTATGCCTCGTTCCTCTCAATTTCCTATTTCGCAGAGGTCAAGGTATCAAGATATTCTCTTTAATTGCCAAAGAATGTATGGACAGGGAATATCTTATACCAACGATTAAATCTTATCGCGAAAATATGGAGGAACTGGACAACGGATACGAAGGCGCAGTTGTATTAGAGCCGAAGGAAGGGATATATTTGAACGAGCCGATTGTAGTATTTGATTACGGCTCTCTATATCCTTCATCGATGATTTCATGCAATCTTTCTCACGATTGCTACTTGATGGATGAAAAATATCGCGTCGAAGACCCTAACATAGAGTATAAAACGATATCCTATGATTTATATGAAGGTGTCGGGGATAAGAAAAAGAAGACTGGAGAGAAGGATTGCGTATTTGTCCAATACAAAGACGGGCGCAAAGGTATTATTGCAGATGTCTTAGATATGTTGCTAAAGCAGCGAAAGAATACGCGGAAAAAGATAGAATACAAAACGATTACTGCGATTGATGGAAAAGTATATTCGGGTATTTGCGTGGATAAAGGCGAACAATACGAAGTATATAATATAGATGCTAAAAGCAATATCTTAGTATCCAAAGATAATATTAGGGATATTAAAGATACCTATAATATATTCGAACAGGACGTATTGGATGCGCTGCAAGTAGCTTATAAGGTTACTGCGAATTCGCTATATGGACAGATAGGCGCGAGAACATCTTCTATCTATTTGAAGGAGATTGCTGCGTGCACCACTGCAACAGGAAGAAATATGATTATGCTTGCGAAAGATTATGTTGAGAGAAACTATGGTGCTGAGGTTATATACGGGGACACAGACTCGATATTTTGCAAGTTCCCTTTGACAGATAAAGAGGGAAACGAGGTATTTGGTAAAGATGCTTTGCAGTTCGCCATTGATATCGGAAAGGACGTTGAGAAACATATAAATGTTCCTGATATTATGCCTAGTCCGCAAAAACTGAACTATGAGAAATGCCTATATCCGTTTATTCTATTTAGCAAGAAGCGATATGTAGGCAATTTGTATGAAATGGATACCACAAAATATAAGCAGAAGTCTATGGGTATTGTATTGAAACGCCGAGACAATGCTCAGATAGTCAAGAAAATATACGGCGGTGTAATAAATATCATATTGGAGAAGCAAGATTTGGACGGCTCTATCGAATTTTTACAAGATGAACTGAGTAATCTTGTAGATGGCAAAACATCTATTAAAGAGCTTGTGATAACCAAAAGTTTAAGGGCAACCTATAAAGACCCGTCAAAAATCGCTCATAAGGTGTTGGCGGATAGAATAGGCGCAAGGGATCCGGGCAATCGCCCTGTTGTGAATGAGCGTATTCCCTTTGTATATATTAAAACTGCTGGAGATAGCGGTAGCAGCGGTAGCAGCAGTAGCGCTAATGCGAAAACTACATCATTGCAAGGCGACCGCATAGAACATCCTGATTATATTGTGCAGAATAGTTTGATACCTGATTATTTACATTATATTACTAATCAAATTATGAAACCTGTATTGCAACTCTATGCATTGTGTTTAGACCAACTGCCAGGCTATGATAAATGCGATGAATATTGGGATGATGTAGAAAAGGCTTTATTAGAAAAACCATTGTATCAGAATGATATACGAAGGAAAAACAGAATAAATAACCTGAAACTAATGATGGTGAAAGAGTTATTATTCGACAAGTTCATTAATATGCTAACTGAACCTAAAGTGCCTAAAGTCAGGAAAAGTAGCAAAAAGGCAATCAAGGATACTCCTAAGGATACTTTTAAGGTAGCAAAAGTAGCAAAAGCGGCTAATGCGACTAATGTGGCTATATCTAGCAAGGTAGATGATAAGGATAACAATATTATAGATAATACGCTGCCTCTAAATTTGGAAGCGACCATTAAGATTACTAAGAAAATCAAGACAAATAAGATTGTATCAAATGCCTTTATTAAGAATGATAAAAATAGAAAGATATGGGAAGAGACTAATGAGGATTGCAGGGATAAGGATAACGAAATAATATCATTAATAAAAAAGATAATTGCTTATAACCCCAATAATATATATTACATAACATTAAATTATAAAAATCTAAAAGACGAATATAATAGAGCGCATCACCTATACAATGAATTTGTTAAAAAGAGACAGATATATACCGAAGATAACATTGATAATATAATGGGTAAAATAATGAATACCCAAGACACTGGGAGACTTAAAGATATTGGTAATATCCGTAAATACTATGAAATAATAATTCTCAATAGCAAGTTCATATTTATGTGATAGTAGGATAGTTAAATGAGTGGGTATGTGTATATATTTTTTATTTTATTAGAGATATATTATGATATTTGCAAATAACATCATCCTTAATTTTAATCATATCATCTTTGAAATAATTAAAACATAAATGCGATAACCTAAGTTTTATTGATGATTTTGTTCGATTAAATTTATTTGCCATTATATCAATATCATATCCTTCAGAATATAAATCGAGTAATTGCATATCTTGTTCTTTATCCCATTTTTTTCCGTGCATTATTATTAGACTTTTTTCATTCTCTTCTGTTTTATTATCACCAACATTATTTACCTTGTTTACCTTGTTTGCATTGTTTGCATTGTTTGCATTGTTTGCATTGTTTGCATTGTTTGCTTCCTTCTTTGGACTTTTTTCCTTCTCCTCGAGTTTATTTATATATTTTTCTACCAATTCTTTTTCAATATTATATTCAATTGATAAATCATCCATACTAACATTGTCATTCTTGTATTTAGGATACATAATTTTAGATATAATGCGTGATTTAATACCTACAATAGTTCTTTTATGTTCTAATGCTATATCTTCTAATGGTATTCTATTAGTAATTTCTTCAATCAATATAGCATCTTCTTCATCTACCCATTTCTTACCAACTCTTGATATTTTTTCCTCGTTAGATATCAAACTTGATATAGACATCTGTATGTGATTTATATAATATAACTGATAATCATTTTTTTATTTTTATTAGATATATATTATATAGATGGAAAAGGAAACGGGGAAGGAAAGAAGGATTTACGAAAAGATTTATGAAATTCAAGAAATGCATAATTATGCTTCATTAATACTTGGTGATATTTATAGATTGTTAAGTGATTTAGGGAATGATGATGAAAAAATCGCAGAAATGTTGCATCGTAATAATATAAAAGAAGCAGGGCAGGTAAGCAAAAAGGATGTTATTGATGTAATCAACAACGGGAATATTAGGGAAAAAACAACTGCGATTGCTATGTTTATAAATAATTGCTATATTATCATTAATTTAATATGTATGAAGGATGCAAAAACAAGGTTCCCTTATATCAATCACGATAGATTGAGAGTTATTAAGAATAAATTAAAAAGATTAATAGGAACTAAAGATGATGCAGTGTTGTTTGATATTATAAAACCTACTACTACAAAAGACGCGTGTGCCTTATGTAATGTTGTTATTGCTCCTGAAACAGGTGTCCTTCTATTATCTCGTGTTGTAGGGTTTCCTTTTGGTTGTGCTGGAAACTTGAGAAGAAGTCGTCCTCAAGATGAACAAGAAAAATACAAAGTATTAATAAGTGATATTAAACCTGAATTAAGCACACGTGAAAAGGAGTTTATGCAAATAAGAGATAGTGATACGCACGTTCAATGGGTGACGGGGCAAATGAGTTGGGTAATTAATAAAAAACATTTTCTAGTGCCAATTGCTGAAAAATATGGTAATAATTTAATTAGCGGTCCCGCTGGTTCTATAGATATGATAATACAAACGTGTTTATTATTCAAAAGGTATGACTTAGAATTAAGCACACTTGTAGGAATAGCGTGGTGCACTATGTGCCCTGACCATAGCGCTTATGAATGCTTGATTTCTGCAATGCCATATGGGTTAGATTATAGTTTAAATGTCGAAGCCGAAGAATATATAGACAACTTAATTAGTAAATATAAGAAGGGGTCTTCTAGAGGGTCTCCTAAAATTACTACAGGAACTCTTGTAGGTGGAAAAAAGACAAGGAAAACGCAAGGTAAATTAGATATCTAAATATATACTATTTTTATAATTTATAATAATAATTGATAGTCTTAGTTTTTATTAGAAAACTAAGAAACGATGAGCATTAACACGGGAGACAAAGAAATTGGAAAATTAGTTGAAAATAAAATAAAGATGCTACTGCAACAAAGCTCTGCTATATTATTGCAAAAATGGTGGAGAAGAAGAACAAATACAAAAGAACTAAGAATAATACATAATTATTTAAGCAACTCTTTAAGTAAGGAAGATTTGCAGGATTTATCTAATAAATGCCATTCAATCACAAAACATTGCAAAGGTGATGGTGCTGGGTTATCTGGCGGAACACTAATTGATATGCTTTTATGCAAGTTATTTGAAACAAAATTATCCTTATATAGCGATTATCACGATGGAGAAAGTGATATGAAAATATGCGGAGTTCCGCTATCGCAAAAAAAGATTAACGGCAAATCTTCAATTGCTTTGGACTGGTCTAAAAATGAAACAAAAACAACGAGAGAGCATTTTAGTAGCAACATCTTAATTATAAATCTAAAAACAGGGGTATGGTGGGTTAAAAACTTGGTCAAAACTAAATCAAATATAAAAATAACATATAATGACGTAATCCCATCAGGTATATATTTAATTGATAAGCAATTTTGTAAATATTTCATTGAATTATCTTGTAATAATAAAACAAACACCCTTATAGACCATCAGTTTGTATATATAATGCTAAAACGCAGTATTTCTCAAAAATTATGTATAGATTTGCCAACTCCAAACAAAGATCTAAAATTTAATATATTGAATGCGTTTTCATAATAACTCTTCATTATCTATTAAAAATCTTGCACAACGTTCTATCATTCTTACATTAACTGAATTCCCTACCTGTTTATATATATTTTTCTCATTGTATTGGAATGTATCGGGAAATGATTGTAATCTTAATAATTCTCTAGGCGACAATTTACGACTTTCTGGCCCATACACGGGTATCATAGCCATCGCAACTAAAGTTGGTATATAATCACATCTCTTTACTCGAATACCCGAACCTCTTGCACTCCATAAAACATTATTCATACTATCATTATCTAATAAATTACCTGCTTGCCACTCAAATTTTCTTACTGAACCAAACCAATTTTTATTTGTTCTTGAAGTAATTAACCAATCTTCTAAGATTGCCTTATTATTATTATAGAAGTCGCGATTTTTATCTATCCACGACTTATATTTGATATAAAATGTATCATCATCTTCATATATATTATCCCACCAATCAGTCCATATTGGAAATTTTGGAATATCTATTTTATTTTCAATCAATAATTTAATAAATATATCCCATATAATTTCGATATCTTTCATTTTTCCATTTATTAAATATTTTTCAGTATCTTTCTTATCACACAAGAAATCTTTAATATATCTTGTTAAATTATGTTTGGGATTTTTTGGAATGATTGGTAATGTTTGTAATTCTCCTAAGTCCTTCCTTTTACACATTATGATAACACGCTCGCGATTTTGAGGAATATTAAAATGTAATGTATTTAAAATTACAGGCATCTCGTAAGTATAATACCCAAGCGTATCAATGCTTTCATATATTACTTTCCACGTATTACCTTCGTCGTGCGTCGCTAAATTTCTAACATTTTCTAATAATAAATATTTCGGCATATGTGTTTTTATTATATTGCATACATTAAAGAATAGATTACCTCTATCATCGTCAAAGCCCTTTTGAAATCCAGCCTTACTAAAAGGTTGGCAAGGAAATCCTCCACACAATACATCAAAATATGGTATCTCATCTATTTTAATTTTTGTAATATCGCTCTTTGGTTTAATTCCATAATTTTTCTCATAAATTATTCTACAATTATCATCAATATCGCAAGCAAATACACATTCACCATCTATATTTTTTAATGCTTGATGAAACCCGCCTATTCCGCAAAATAAATCTATAAATGTAAATTTATGGTTTGTTCTTGTGTGATTATCTTCTGTATCTTCAGTATCTTCTTTCTCTTCAGTATCATCTGAAATTGTTGATAACAATTTAATGATATCATCTTTCTTTTTACTACTATATCCCTTAATATTATTTTCCTTACAAATCGTTATTAATTCTTCACGCGTTTTTGTAAAATAATCCATTTTATATATCTATATAAATATATTTATATAGATTATCAATTTTTTTATATTATACAAACTGAAAAGATAAAGGGAACCAATATAAATTTGTAATATTTTTTATGATAATTGATAAAAATTGATGCAACGCTTTTAATAATTATACCACAGACAATTATACAAATGTCTTCTGCTATGCAAGCATCGCAAGAAGTGCAAGCGGAACTAGCTGAGAAAGGTTATTGTGTAATCGAAAATATTCTGACGGCTGAAGAAGTAGCAACGTCAATTGAATATTTTAGGGAATGGTTTGCTTCGCATCCGCAAATCGAAGGTGTGCATAGCAAAATAAGTCCTCACGGGATTATTAAGTTTCACGAAGTTGGGCATCAAAGGCACGCGTGGTATATTAGAACACGTCCAAATGTAAGTAATGTTTTCAAAAATATTTGGAATACGGAAGACGTAGTTGTTAGTTATGATGGGTGTTGCTATATACCTGCAAATTGTAAAAAGAAGGATAAGACGTGGACACATACAGACCAAGCACCTACAAAAAAGGGTTTAAAATGTATTCAGGGATTTGTGGCTTTAACGTCGAATTCTGATAGAACTCTTGTAGTATATGAAGGTAGCCATAAACTACACGAAGAATATGCAAAAGAATATAATTTAACATCAACAAAAGATTGGCTTCTTATAGAGCAGCAATATCTAGATAAGATTAGTGATAAAAGAAAAGTTTTAAATATTAAAGCAGGTTCTTTGGTATTATGGGATTCCAGAACATTTCATCAAAATCAATATGGTATTAATAGTAATGAAGAGCGAATAGTTCAATATGTTAGTTATTTACCACGTATTAATTTAACTAAGAAGATGCTTGAAAAGAGACAGAAATATTTTGCAGATAAAAGAACAACATCGCATTGGGCATATCCTGTTAAAGTTAATGGATTACAACCTCAAAATTATGGAGATGCAACACTTAAAATAAATTATAGCGAACTTGTAGAGCCAAAATTAGAAGATATGATAGAGGAAATTACTAAATTGATTTAGGTGTATGAGTTGTGATATATGTGTATATATTGTGTAGAATAAATATGTTATAAAATATCAAAAATATATTAAAAATTGATAAGTTATTTTTTTATTATTACTAAGAACCTTGAGTATACCGCCTGATATTGAAGATATCAAATACCTGTGAACAAGACCTGAACATATACCTGAAATCTATAAGACATCTATATTAGTATGTCTCGCCAGATTGAAGATAGTGAAGTAATATCAGCAAGACGTGAAGATGTGTTGCAGTCATACAAGTCAGCAATAGCAACAAATTACAGATTATTCAAAGAGGGAGATGATACTGCAACATCTGAATACATCTACCCCAATCAAATGGAAGATGCATACAATATCGTAAATATGTTCTATAGCAAAAATTGCCGTGTTATCAGCATTCAAAAGAAGACAAAGGTTGGTGCAGATGGTCTTATGATTGAGATTGCAAAACTTCTAACAACTCATAATGACGATGAGTTTGTAGTAAATCCAAAGAATGTTAGAATTCTTACTGGTATGAGTAATGCTGGTTGGGAGAAAGATATGATTTGCAAAGCACCAGGCTGTTTTAAGGATAAAATCAAACATCACGGACAACTTAAAAACGCAGGTCTTCATAGCAATATTAGGGACAGCCTCATTATTATTGATGAGATTGACACTGGAGATGGCGAAAAACAAGTTCTTCATACTATTCTCAAGGACGCTGGTATATTGGATGCAAAGCATATGAAGGAGAATAACAATCGTTTTGTATTCATCAGCGCAACGATGATTAAGGAACTTTATGACCTATATAGGTGGGGCGACCTTCACGAACTCTACAAGATGACTATTCCCTCTTCTTACATAGGACACAAGGATTTCTTGGATATGGGTATTGTCAAGGAATACTATGACCTTAGTAAGAAGGAAGGTGCTGATAAATGGGTTAGTGAAGATATTATTGAGAATTACGGCGAAGATTACAGAGTTCATATTGTTCGTGTAAAAGGCAATAAGGGCAAAGGTAATGCTGATATGGTTCAGGATGCGTGTATTCGCAAAGGGGTTTTATTCAAAAACCACACATCCAAAGATCGTCTTTCGCCAGAAGAAATAAGTAGTTTCTTTAAGGAACCTCTAAAGCAGCATATTGTCATCGGTATTAAGGGGCTCTTTCGCAGGGCTAACCTTATCCCTAATCGCTGGAAACTTCGCATTGGTGCGACACACGAACTTTTTACAAAGACCATAGATAATAACGTCCAAATACAAGGTCTTACAGGACGTATGTCTGGATATTGGCGCGATGTTATTGAAGACGGGCATAAAACGGGTCCTCATAGGACTTCAATAAAAGCAATAGAAGAATATGAAAAAACATACAATGACCCATATGGCGTAAATAATTACCAGTCAGCTGGCTTCACGAAGAAAAAGGGGAAAATAAACGCAAAAACAACTATGCTTACTGCAAAGAATATTCCTAATTTAGAACCTGTAGATTTACCAGTTGTTGAAGATAAAACTGATGAAAAATTATATAGGATTTATAAATCAGAGGAAACTATGCGATGTGTTTTATTAGAATTGTATAAACATCCTTATAATCACACATTTTCTAAAAATAAGGAAGGATTTATTATTGCTACTATAACTACAAATCAGAATGTCTTAAAATTATGTGATGCTATTAAAGCGGTAGATACAACTGCTGGTCTTAAGCACGTTGATGCGCACAAAAAACCTGCGCCTAGAAGAGTTTGGCCCTGCTATAAAGATACAAAAGATAAATCTACATTATATTTCTTAGTTCTTGTAGACCCACAAACAATTTCGCAGGAAGAACTTAAAAACGTTGATGCGAAATACCCCGAATTTATCATTATTTAGTAAGAAAAAATATAATATTAAATAGTTAGTGTTGTATGTATATATTTTTTATTATTTACTTCAAAACCATTGAAGGATGTGCTTGGTGCTATTGTGTATGACCCAAAATTGCGAACATATAGCCAATCACCTATATTAAGTTCTTGATATAGTATTTCTTTGTATATGCAATCTAAGCTATCGCAAGTGGGTCCGAAGAATGTTGTATTGTATTTTTTGGCATCGCGAGGTAATAATGGGATTAATTCAGGCGTTTGGTGGTCATAATTAATACAATTGAAAGACCCATATACGCCATCATTCAAATAATATTTAATAACATTATCTTCTTTTTTCTTAGCTATCACGTTGATTACTAGCGTATGTGTTGCTTCCGTAAAATATCGTCCGGGTTCAGCAATGAATTTAATAGTATTATTAGCAGTTTCATATGCGAAAAAGTCAGCAATCGCTTCATTTATATTCTCGCATATTTCAGCAAATCTGATATTCTTATCAACACCCGGAAACCCCCCGCCAATATCTATTATACTAATATTAAACCCGTAATCCTTTGATAACTTATAACTTACCGCGCAATCTTTAATAGCATTATAATAACTACGGGGGTCGCTGCAACCACTTCCAACGTGAAAACTAAAGCCCACTAAATTCATTTGCAAACTCTTTATACGCTCAAATATACTTGGAATATTATATAGAGGGCAGCCAAATTTAGAATTAAATTTACATTTGCTATTTGTATCATCTACGCATATTCTTAGTATTATTTGGGCATCTGGATATATAGTATGTATTTTCTCTAATTCTTCTAAGCAATCGAAAGTCATCCTGCTAATGTTATTTTCACGAGCGAATATTATATGCGACGACACTTTGCACGGGTTAGCAAATATTATTCTGTCAGGGTTATTCGTGATACTTAAAGCATTCCTCAATTCATTCTTAGAAGCACAATCAAAATTGCATCCTAGTCTTGCCAGCATATTAATTATTATATTGTCGGGATTTGACTTAACTGCAAAAAATGGTTGTATATTAGGTAAATATTCGACCCACTTATTATACTGCTCTGCGACTTTGTCTAAATCGACAATATAGAATGGCTCTTCGTCATATTCATCTTTCTCTTTCACATACTTTATAATAATATCCTCTAGAGTTGCTTCCTTATTTATTTTATCAATACATTCATTCTTCATTTATTTTTAATAATATTTATTTTTTAATCTTATATATAAAAAAAAGAAATTAATTTTCTGTTTCTTCTTCAGTATCAGTGAAAAGATACTTCACAATACTAGCAGCCTTTTCTTTTCCTACACCATCTAATTTACAAAGTTCCTTGATTTTCTGCTCAGCACTTTCAAAAGGCGCAAGCGATTTAACAAGGTTTCCCATCGACTTATATTTCGCATAAATATTTTTAGCGATTACATTGGATATCATAGGTATCTGAGATAACTGCATTATAAAACACGTCTTTAAATCTATGTTATCTATTTTCTTCTTTTTCAGTTTTACAAAATCCGTATAGCATTTATCAGCCGTATATTCTTCATATAGGAACTTATCAGGTTTATCAAGAATTTTTGTAGATATTAACAAGATTAATGTAGTAGTCTCCACAATATTTTTAGTATATAGAATGCGTATGTTATCTCTAAACATCGTATGAAGATAGGCACCTTGTATCATTGATTTATATTTTGAAAAGCAGTTAGAAGATAGTATGTTGTCGCCCTCAATAATATAAGTTATGTATTTTTGAGAGGTATTTGATAATAGTCGGGCTTTCTGCTCTTTATACCTGCCATCTAAAATAGATGCTTGTAAATCTGCCAAAGTCTTTCTTTCGAATATGTGCGTTAGGCTATTGTTATATGTTATATGGATATCTCCTAGCAATAAGTTTGCAGAGATAATTTGGATATTATCCTTGTAATTATCGAGGTCTCTGTCTATTATATCATTATATACATTGGTTTCACGCATATCAATACTGATGACTATTTTATTTGCTTCGTCCATCTTATATTGTATCTGTATGTATGTATATATAGATATATATCTAGATATGTATTTATATGTTTTACTTACTTATATTTTTTCCTAGTCCTAAATAACAAATAAATATATATTACAATACAAAATAATATAAAAAGTAGCATAAAAACATTAAGCATTTTCATATTAATTATGTTAATACCAGCATCATATTTATACTCTCTACATTGAAATTCCTCTGCTTTTTTAAAAACATTATAATCTGCTTCTATCTGTTCTTTAGTCTTATCAACTTCTTCAGCAACGGGCTTACTTGCTTTTTGTCCCATTATAATTTATCTTAATAATATAATATATAATATATAATATATAATATATAATATAAATATCAATGAAATAATAACTACATATAAATAGCATTTTTATTTGATGAGAACTTTTTCTCAATAATTTTATAAAGGTCGTCAAACTTACTAGTAATATCTTCAGTGTCTCTGTTATTAAATAGGAACTGCATCATTGTCGCGGGTTCAATAGAATACTTTTTGATATTTTCCCACATCTGCTCAAAATGCTCTTCGTTATTAAAGAATGATAAAAACATATTACGTGTTTGGTATTTATCAAGGTAAGTCAATTCGACATCTAAATCAATCCTCCCAGACCTCATAAGTGCGTCATCTAATTTATCAGGAAAATTCGTAGACATAATAACAATCAGCCCTTCGGGATTATTAAATCCGTCCAAGCAATTCAATATACCATTCATAGTAATATTATTTTTCATACTATCATTTACTTTCCTGTCCACAAAAATACAATCGATATCTTCGAGCACGAGGATAGACCTCTTATCATCTTCATTAACTTGCGAAATCGCCTCAATCATTGCTTCTTCCTTGAGTTCTGCATTGATATTAAGAACGCATAAATTAGCGCCGCATTCGGATGCAATACTATGAATAAGCGATGTTTTACCGACACCAGGTGCCCCGTGAAGCATAATATTCATTTTATATGGTATCCCGTGCTTATTATAGGCTTTATACGTCTCCTTTGCTATAAATTTTGCAATAGGCTCCTTGATTTTAACTAGATGGTTTTCTTTCAAGAAGATGTTCTCATATTTTCTTTTGGGAATAGACGAATCATATGCCCAACAATACCCAGTCCACTTCTTTTTAATAATTTTATCTCCAGAAACTTCGGCAAACTTCTCCTTCTTCTCTTTAAACTTTTTATTAATGGCATCTTCAATAAAAGAAGTAATATTGCCCATTGTGCCGCTTTTAAAAATTACCTTTTTAATATGAAAGAATTCTTCTTTAAATCCGAATACTTGAACCTTGTCGTTTAAAATGTAATCGCAAATTTCTATTTCAATATCATTGTCCTTATCCTTAATAACATATTTGCCACTTTCAGGGACAAAACTATGAATAAAAATATAATCCGAGTTCTCCTTTTTATAATCCCTATAATGTTTTCTATCAATTTCAAGGTATTCACAATCTATATATTGGTTCTCTTTTGCCAACAAATCATAAACGTGCGATAGGATTATCTTAGTATCACTTTTGTATGAAAACATTGTAATGGTAGCCATCAGGATAGGTAGTAAATTATTAGGATATTTAATTATATTATTTAAATAAACCTTATATGGTATCGTAGTTTTCCTTATCATATTCATCTTTTACTAGGTTCTACGTAAGTCATCTCTAAATATTTAAAGATGTCTTCTTCGCTATGGATAATATCAGAAGTGTCAATGATAATTTTAGAATTAGAAATATCTTTGAACCCATATTCAGATAATGATAAGCCTTTTTTCAAAGCTATCTTGCGCATATAGATGTTAAAACTATAAGAGCCTGTGAAATAAAGGAGAGCAAAATAATAATGCGAAGGGTCTGCTATTAATATGTCTATGCGACGCGCTGGTAATTCAGGGGATAACTTGCATAATCCCATAAATTTATTATTACCTAATGCTAATTTTTCAATTATATAGCCTGACCCTTCTAGTTGTTTTATAATGTCTTTTAAAACTAACCCCTGCTTATTTTTAATCAATATATCAATATCCCCCATATCCTTGTTCTTTCTTCTATAACTGCCTACAAATTCAAATTCAATGTCTTTGTCCAGACTTTTCAATATTTTATCTACTATTTTAAAATGTTTTCTCCCTTCAGTGATAGGTATCCTTAAATTCATATCATCGTAATATTTCAAGCCTATTTTCTGCTTCTCATTCAATAATTCGGGATGCTCTTTAAGTTCGTCAAAATCCTTAATTTTCGCCATTAAATCATTTATCTTTGCGGGACCAACTCCATAAATACTTTTTAGTTTGTTCCCTAAAATATATCTAGGGTCATTCTGAGCATTATCAGCCTCCGTAATATTTCCTGTATTCAGGAACTCTATTAATTTGTCCTCTATCTTTTTGCCAACCCCTTTAATACTTTTAATATCCTCTAAAGTTTCTATATCTTTGTCGAGCAATTCTATGGCTTCCATTACTTTTTCATAAGCCTTCACTTTGAATGGCTCATTATTTATTCTTTCATAGTCTGCTAATATTTTAAGGTTATCTATAATTTTCTTATTATTCGGCAATAGGTCATTAAGCAATAACCTTTTTTGGTCATCTCTTTCCTTCTTTTTATTTATTTTATCAAGAGCCTCCTTATTTATGCATCTTCCTGATATAGGATTAATAACTTTCCCCTCAGGACATCCATTGTTTTTATTCATTATTTCTAATAATATAAATATATATTATATGTATTCATTTTTTGTATTTTGTATATATGGAAAAATAAAATAATTTGATTATCGAAGATAACAAAGAGAACGAAGAGAACGAAGTGTATTGATTAAATATTTACCAAGATAATAAGCCAACTTACAAGCAACCGCATTACCTATTTGCATTATAATGTCTTTTTTTGTTCCTTCTATCACGTAATTATCAGGGAAACTTTGTATTCTTTTTAGTTCAATTATTGTTAATCTTCTAATTTCTTTTTCATTATATTTAACTAAAGCGTCATAGCCATCCTTCCAATATCTTGCAGGGATTGTATATGATGGTTTGTCTAAGTCTAGCATTTGGGCACCAAACCCAAAACCCTTCCCTTTGCTCACTGCTCTTTTATTTGCTATTCCAGCCAATGCTTTTTCGCTTAAATAATATTTAGCATCAATGTCCTCTTTATTTAGCAATATAGCTTTAACAGGTATTCTCTCATCTACGGATTTTATTGTAGGTTCTGGCTCTTTTGGATAAATATCTAAATCTTTTCTAACACCTATAATTATTACACGCCTTCTATTCTGAGGAACTTCAAAATCGCTAGCGTATAACTTTGTTATTATACAATTATAATTTTTATTTAGTTGCTCCATTATAATATCAATTACCTGTTCGCCGTTTGCAGTTTTTTTTGACAGCATTCCAATTACATTTTCCATAATAAATGCTTTAGGATTAAAATAATCTAGATATTTTACATATTCCATAAATAAGGCATTTCGCGGGTCATCCTTATCACGTTTCCCTGCAATACTAAAACTTTGGCAAGGTGGTCCTCCAACTAAAACATCTATTGTTTTATTATCCTTATTGTATAAATCATTAAACTTTTCAGGAGATAATTGTGTTAAGTCTTCGCAGTATGCTTTGTGTTCAAAATTCTTATTATAACTTATTACTGCCTTATCCCAAATATCTATACCTGCTATTATATTTAGTCCCGCATCAGTTAAGCCTTTTGACATACCTCCGCACCCGCAAAATAAGTCAATCACATTTAATGGGGTTGATTGTGTGATATTATATGATTGTTCTGTATTCTCTAAAAGAGCATTATGTTCGAGCAGTTGCATTTTAGTTTTAATAAGTTCAATTAGTTGCTTTTTATTTTTTGAACAACAATTTATAATACCTATGCTTTTACATTTCTCTAATAGTTCCAATCTACTCATTTTTATAATATCTGTCATTAGTTATATTAGTTATATTAGTAGTAGTAAGTATTATATGAATGAAATCATTTTTTCATATAATATATAAAACTATATAATATATAAAACTATATAATATATAAATATCATATGAAAGAACTCAAGAACGCATTGCTTTGTGGATTAGTAATAATTCAATATATCCAATCTATGTATTGTTATATACCTAATAAAACGCCGATGTATATGAAACTGGACGGAGCAAACCTGAAGCATTCGTTGATAACTAAGAGGCGTGAAATGATATTTTATAGCATAGCCTTGAATACGCTAAATAGTAAAAAGGTAAATGCTGAGCAATCAGTAATTGATAATAAAATAAGTTCCAAAGATATCATAAAATATATTGAAGAGGAGCAGACAAATATTTTTGAAAAATCAATATCTTCTGTATGCTATATTAGCACTGAATACTCTAGTATGGCAGATAAATACAATCTGAATAAGGAGGATTTGCCAAAAGGCGTAGGAACTGGATTTATTTGGGATAAAAAAGGGCATATTATTACTAACTTTCACGTAATAAACAAGGTCGACAAAGCATTAGTTACGATAACTGATATAAATAGAGTTAAAAGAACTTATGTTGCAAAATTAACTGGGGTCGATCCTGATACTGATTTGGCTATTCTAAAAATAGATGCACCTGAAAGCGAACTGCAAGTGATTAACTATAATAAGGATGTTAAACCACGTATAGGGCAGTTTGCTTTCGCTATAGGTAATCCGTTCGGTCAAGACCATACATTTACTACGGGAATAATCTCTGCAATCAACCGCGAAATAACTGCACCGACGGGAAGAAAGATATTTGGTATAATTCAAACAGATGCTGCAATCAATCCAGGTAATAGCGGAGGTCCGCTTTTGAATAGCGATGGCGAAATCATAGGTATTAACACAGCATCTCTTGGGATGGGAGTATCAGCAGGTATTGGTTTTGCAATCCCCATATCATCCGCGTTAAAATCTATAAGCGACATTATTGATACTGGCTACGTTCAAAAAGCCATTCTAGGTATTTCATATATGGAAAGAAACCCGTCAATTGTTGAGTCAGAGAAAAGTGGTATCCCGATTATTGCTAAAGGAATTCTGATTTTAGATGTTCCTAAGCAATCTCCAGCATATGCAGCAGGTCTGCAAGGTATTACTAGAGATGAAAAAACAAAGAAGGTAATAAGCATAGGCGATATTATTATAGCTATTAACAATATGCCTATAAATAATCCAGATAATCTAAATATAATACTTAAAAATTTTAAGCCAAATGATAAAATTATTATTAAATATTTGAGAAATAATAAGGAATATACTACATCATTGATACTAGGCAGTTATAAAGGTGCTACTTTCACACTTCTAGAGAATGAGCGAGGGAAAAACTTTGATGATGAAAGGAAACCTGTAGATATACCTCTGAAGAACCTAGAACCTGTAATACAACCTAAATTGAACTAAAACCATTATAATTATAACAAAATACATATACATATACATATACATATACATATACATATAGATAGCAAATTAGTTAGTTTTTTTCCATTCGCTTAGAGCAACTTTGATGCAATAAGCGGTTGTATATTCAGCAAACTTATTTTTGATTTTGCGCGATTTATTCCTAATAAAACTACGGAGCATCTTATCAATCTTAAGTTCATAATAAACCACTAATATAAATTTTACGTATTTTTAGGTTAAATATATCCTAAAATAATATGAAAAAATAAATTAAAATACCACATCTATTACACTTTGGGCGGCGGCGGGACAAGATAGCAGCCTTCTAAATATAAATTGCTATCTTCATATTTTTTAAGCGACCATCGATATATTACATAGCAGATATTATTGTAATCTCTATTTTTAGGATAATACATATCAGTAAATTGAATGCTGTTTTGAAGCATCGTTTTATAAGGGGCGCTTACCTTCATATCAACATCATAATATACATTGTTTTTATCATCACTATCATTATCTATATTCTTTTGATATTCGGTAATTTCATAACTAGTAAACTTACCTAGCAATAGCGCATATTTACCATCTTGAAAAGATGCAGTTAATCCCCTTGTATTTTTATTCTTGATGATATTAGTAGCCGAGCAATATCTTTGCAGATTGCTAACCGATTTTACAGGATCATTATCGCCATTCTCCTTAAAATTACTCATAATATTACCTAGCACCCCGTCAATCTTTATTCTTGTTTCCATATTAACATTGAAGGTAGTATCTGAGGTCTTTATATCCGCTTCAACACTATCGCCCTTGTCGGTATTCAATGAAGGTAGCGTAATAGTTTTCTTTTGGACTTCAATTATATCAATGATATTCATTGCGTCAGCCCTCAATTCATCAATTGTTTTCTCTTTTTTAGGACTAATTGCATTAGCACGTTTAGATAGAAAGAATTGCGAAGGTATGATACTCAATATCCCATATATATCTCGGCGATTTATTTTTACTAATTCTGCGTCCTTATTGGAATTACTAATATGCAATGGTTTTATCGCTTTAATCGTATTTGTAAATGCTAAAACATCATAACTGACTGATAAGGTAATAAAGGTTATGATAAGGATTTTATAGAAGGTCATTAGTTGGATTGCAGTAGATATTACTTACTATATAAATAAGGTTTATTTTTATATGGTATATATACATTGTTATATTTATGTTCAATGATATAGATGTTCTCTTTTGTATATTTTAAATCGCTCAAATACAACATTTGCATCCTCGTCTATATCAAATTTAAAAGGATATAAGTTAATTATTTTATTCCAATTCATTCCATCTCTATAAGGAAACATTCTATTAAATAAGAGGTCGCCTTTTTCTAATCGTGGTTGCAAATTATCCATCGCTTCATTTACAACTGATACTTTGTCATCTTCTTTAAATATAGGTAGTGTTAGAATAAGTGCTTTTTCCTTTGAGCCAATATCTGGAAAATCGTCAATTTCTTGCCCCTGTCTCATATTTTTTTTGAGTTGGTAGATTAATCCGAGTTTACGGATAGGTCTGCTATTAATTATTGGTATTATTATATTTCTCAATTTAATACTAATATATATATCAATGCTGCCTATAATACCATTTGTTCTTATTTGTTCGGAATTTATATCTATTCCTTTACTTGTTGATAATACGAGATGATTATTATATGTGGTTTTATTATAAAAAAGATATTTGATATCTGCGTGCGAATTATATGTAGGTTGTGTAGTAAAATATTTAATTTTATAACATATTTCATCTAATTGTTCATCTGTTAATTTCATATTATTAACAGGAATGAAAGGGAACCTTCTTATTTGTATGCACGACAATATATGATTATAAATTGCAATTGTATCAAAGCAATAGTAAAATACTTTTTTAAGTTCCTTAGAATAAGATAATATATTAACTATATATTTCCTTTTTTTATCATCAAATTCGCTTATAGTTTCAAGAGTTATAGGGTCATCCTCATCTTTTGGACAATATGGATTTAATTTTACACCTTCCTTTTTACTACTGCTTTTGCCCTCGTGAATTAATTTCAGAGGGTCTATTTTGTTAGTAAAATAACTACTATATAAACTTATAATAATATCATATATATCTATTAATTTTTTAAAGATATATTCATTCGTTTTTATATCGTTATCGTCTTCATCTTTAGTAAATGTCCTAATAATCTGAACATAAATATAATAGCAGTCTAGCATTTTATATGTTTTTTTATACTTACCTTTATCTATTTTTTCTGATATATCATTGTAATAAGTAATTATATCATCATAAATTACTCCGTTTACAAAGTTTAACTTATAAAATAATGCAACGTATTCTAATATCTTCTTATTATTAAGAGCAATATTGTAATTTTCGATAGTTATAATCGGCTCGTACATATATAATATGAACCTTATATCAATGCACAAATTCATTACTAAATTACCAAGAGATAAATCTGTTTTATGAAGATCCATATTATTTATTAATAACTCCTCTATTGAATTATAGTCATCTATTGCAAATGATTGCGATTTAGATGAACGCGGTATATCCCTATTTAATAGCCCTTTTAATACTATATATTTGCGTGTTGGTTTTTGGGGTGAGGGCACCTTTGTTTTGATAGAATTATAAATATCTAAATATAATTTTATTTCACTATCTTCGCGATAGCTACTATCATACTTATATTTCCTCGTCCTTTTTACAAAATATTTTATAAAGAGATGGTCGTATTTTATGTAGTAATCCTGTTGATAATTTTTTTTGTATTCTTCATCTTCAATAACAATTATAGAATGTATGATAGGCAAATTATCCTTGATGTATTTACAATCCTCTATTGTCAATATATTTTTTCTGGGGAAGTTCTTCTTTACATCATTGATTAACTCATCAATAATTTTTTTATATAAAAATACATATCTACTTTTTGGATGTATAGATAACTCAATTATATTTTTAGTATAAGGGTCAATTAATGGATTTTCAATCCACGTATTAGCAATCTCGATATTTAATTGTGGCATATCTGGATGTATAGTTTGCCGTTTACCCAAATATTTAGAATGACGCGATGGAGTATTACCATTATTTATTTGCGCAGGTATTCCTTCGTTATGAATAGTAGTTCGTCTTCTTCCAAACATTTATACTTCTATATAATATTTATATTTTTTCAACTATAAAAACTGATATATATAAATATATAAAATGATAATATAAAGTATTCATAATGGAACTCGCAAATAAATCTAGAAAGGAACTTCTTGCTAAATGCGAGGAATGCGGGTTTTCTAATTATAAATCAAAAAATAAGAGCGAACTCATTGAATTATTAAGTGCAGAGAATACTAGAAATCTGCTGCTAAAGCCGCTAATCAAATGGAGCGGTGGCAAGGTAGATGAAATCAAGATATTCGACAAGTATTTCCCAGACAATTATAACATTTATATTGAGCCTTTTATAGGCGGAGGAGCAGTTTATTTTCATTTAAACCCAAGCAAAGCGGTCATCAGCGATGTTCATTCAGAATTAATTGACTTATACAAATGTATTAGCGAAGGGAAAGCAAAAGATATCTATGAGTTTATGGAGAACTCGCCAAATGACGAAGCAACCTATTACAATATAAGAGATACGATGGTAATGAACGACCCGCTAGACATCGCCAAGCGATTTTACTATCAGAGGAAAACCTGCTTTCGAGGTATGCTAAGATACAACAAGGATAAGAAATTCAATATCCCTTTTGGTCGATATAAAACTATTAATTATACTGAATTACTTAATAAAGATTATGAGACATTATTAAACAGGACTGAAATATACAATGAGAGGTTCGAAGTTATATTTGAAAAATACAATGATGAAAGCAATTTTATGTTCTTAGACCCTCCATATGATAGCGAATTTACCGATTACGGGTATTGTCAATTTGGCAAAGAAGAGCAGCATAAGTTAGCATCGCTATTCAAAACAACAAAAATAAAATGCCTAATGATAATCGGCAAGACTAAATTCATAGAAGAACTATATAGTGGCTATATAGTAGCCGAATATGATAAAAAATATAAATTTAAATTATATAATAACCGCATTGGCGACGAAATAAATACCAAGCATTTAATTATTAAGAATTATTAAGCAGACGATAGTGATACATATTGCCATCTACTTCAAGAACCGCGTAATTATTTTAGTGCCTATCATTCTGAAATACGCGTAATAGTCCTCTTTATGCCAAGTAGTCCCAATAATTGCAAAGAAATCGCCCATATGTTCTATTTTCATACCTGCTTTTTCGAATGTTTTTATATTCGAAAGTCCCGCAGTTAATTCTCGCCTATCATATATGCTCCAGTTTAGAATAGCGCAATTTATATTATAATCCCCATATTTACTTGCGAGGAAGGTTGTAATATCATTGCATTTGGCGATTGTCGCTGGTATTTTTTCGGTATCCAACTCAATATTTCCTTTCAATTCGCGATAATATATTATTTTTCTAATTTTATCCATAAATATCAAGTCGACATCCTTCAGTTTATTATTTATCATCTGGACACCGCAGTCAAGCAAATCAAAACGTTCATCGCTTTTTATTAGTTCCTTCGCTATGAACTCGCCAAAACGCCCGAGTTTTATATTTATGGATTGTTCGCTAGGCTTCTCGCCATATAGCAAATGCGATATAGAACCTGCCTTTGTGCACGTTAAGTCTTTGAGCAATATCTTTTCAATCCAAATAATCCCATTGGCTTTTAGTTTGCTGATGCGCGCATCTTCGGTGCAGTTATTGTGTGTTTCGGTCATATTTTCACGAGGTTCTCTTATAATACGCGCATAACTCCTCGTTGCTTCTATATCAATTTTTATAATATAGCATAAAAAATTTAACAAATTTAATCACATAATATCATTTGAACTAAGCGCGTTAATATCATAAGGGACATATACGTCCTTTTGCAATTTACCAAGCATCTCAGTATAATTATTGCCTAACACTTCAGTGCCTGAAATGAAGATTGAACCTGTTTGCGGCATTTTCATAATTCTTTCCATTGTTAATGGTTCCGTTTCATTATAGCCTTCGCCAAAAAAGCACTCTTTAATCGAATGCCCTAATTCCTTGCACGTTTTTAGTGATTTATACATATCAACGGGTTGCGCAGTATCTTTGTAGTATACTTCAAAAGTTTTCTTTGCTCCTTTATCAGTTGATGCAGCTGATACCAATATATCTGCCAAGTCTAACCGAGATATAATACCGCTTTTAGATATTCCTTGATTAAACTCGATTTCCGAAACTCCTCTTCTTTCGCCAGGCGATAGCATACCCGGACGAATGATAGTATAACTAAGATGCTTGGGTGCTTTCTCGTATAATATGCGAATTCTTTCCTCACCTGTTTGCTTCTTATAGCACGCATCGCAGCTTGCAAAACCTCTATCAATCGCCTCACCATATCCATTACCTGATGTTTCATCATTCTTTTGACACTTTGCACATATAGAAGATACAATAATAAGGCGTTTAACATTGGAACGTATAGCCTCTTCTGCTACATTTACCAATCCAATATCTTCGACATTATCACTAGGTTCGGCGACATTTGTGGCAGTATCGTATTTCATAGTTTTTTTTGAGATATCAACACCAGGTGTAGCAGTAATTTTCACTTTAGGTCTTGACGCTGCACAAAATATTACTGCTTCCGCATCTTTCATAATACCAACCAGCGTATTTGGACTGAGAACATCTGCTACAACACTAGTAATACTGCCTTTTTTATCTAAATCATCTATAACTAATGTATTTAATTTTGCGTGTTCTCTATCAACAATCTCCACTTTTCTCCTCGTAACTGCTACAACACTAATGTTTTTTTCTAATAGCGCACGTATCGTATCACCACCCGTATATCCCGAAGCACCAAATACAACTATTTTTTGCGGTTTCAATGTAGCGCCATATGATTTCTTTGATAAACTAATTATACTAATTAGCGGGATGAGTTTTATAACGCCCCGTCTATCAATCTTAGCATTCGCAGCATTCGCGGCATTCGCGGCGCATTGAATATTATTAACAGGTTTATAGAGGCTGCGCTTTTCTATTGTTAATCTATCGCCATTACCATAGTTAAAGTTAATAAATGCATATGAAGTAATAATATTTGAAATCGCAATAAATCCTAGCAAAATATAGTTCATCCTTTGATATATATATATATATATATTGAACTATTTTTTATATGATTGTAAAAACAAAAAAACATATAAGGATTACATCATATATATTATTATCTCAAGTATATCCCATATATACATTAAATCTTTAGTATATTCATATAATAATTAAAACTATTACGTGATAATACTAATCTTATTTTTTCACTTAATATTGCTCTGATTTATGAGCTTTTGCTACTATGGCCGAGCCAGGTCCAAGGCATGACATTTAAGCTGTCACGTGCATAGCACTCGCAGGTTCAAATCCTGCTAGTAGCAAAACAACCTTTTTATTAAGGCAATATTAAACCATCCTCATCGCGATTACTCGGTATTACCCGATAATAACATTATAAAGATATATGCATAAACATATATATATATGCATAAACATATATATATATGCATAAACATATATAAGTATTACAATTATCAATATAAATATAATATAAAATGCCTTCGATAGACCTATCATTCCTTAAAGAGTTGCGCGACGATTATACAAAGTATCCTTGTTTTATTGAAACAGGAACTTATAATGGCGAGACTACATTTACAATAGAACCATTTTTTAATACAATATATACAATTGAGTTTAGTGAAACATTATATTGTAGAACAAAAAGCAAATATACGGGTAGCAAAATCAACTTCTTGCTAGGTGATAGTAGCATTGTCTTTGAGACCTTATTGCCTACAATTGAAGACAAATGTATCTTTTTTCTCGATGGGCATTGGAGCCATTGCGATACCGCGCGGTCTGCTAAAGATTGCCCATTGGAAGAAGAAATAACACACATCAACAATTTATTTAAAAACGAGGCTATTATCATAATAGACGACTTCCGACTATTCGGACTTGATAGAACAAACGAAGAAGGTGAAGATTGGAGCCAAATAAATAAAGAAAATTTATTGAACATTCTGCGTTATCGGATTAACAAAGAATACCACCTTGATAGTTCTTGGGCAAAAGATGATAGATTGATTATACATATAAATGCAATTCCTTAATAAAGTTATATAGCGCCCCCTCTCTGCCCTTATCGCGGTCTACAATGAACTGCATATAATCTCTATATACACATATGATATCATCGTTGATGATTTGCATATAGATTACATATAATAATATGAAATATAATGTGAATACTATATCATCATTTGTAAATTTACTATTAATAATTAGGAAAAAAGGTATCACCTTACCTATGAAATTGATTACAAAATAGTATTGCAGTAGCGATTTATCATTCAAACTATATATTGTAATTACTAAACCACACGCGAAGAATAATATTGCTATTCCAATAAGTAGTATGGGATTGTATGGAACTATCCCGAGTAAATAAGCGATTGTATAAATAAATATCCAAATCGAAAGAAATCTATCTGGTGATATTATATTATTCATTTTATTCAAATTATTTGACTTTCTTGACTTTCTAAAATACTAGATTATTTTTTTATTTGGAAGCCCATTTAACCCTAAATGTGCAGATAAACCTGACCTAATACCTGCTACCCTATGAGATAATATTCCTAACCCTAGCGATGTTATTATTATTATCGACAATGATGCTACATATTGGATGAATGTTCTATGCGATTGCTCGACAATATCTAGTTCAAGCGGGTATAACCATAAATATGAATGGATTATAAGCCCAACAATAAAAGTAGGTATCAAGTCAATTAGCGTTAGATTTAAAAACCTATGCTTTCTCAGTTCTTCCATAGTAGTCATTTATATATACAAAAGAATATATATAAATAGTTATGTAATATAATGTAATATAATGTAATATAATGTAATATAATGTAATATAATGTAATGTAATATAATATAATGTAATATAATGTATATAAATAATAAATATATATATACATACAAGGATATAGGATAAAGCATATATCATAGGATGATACATCTCATTACTTATGGTGATAATAAGTTTAAGGAATCGAAGAAAAGGATATATAATCAAGCAAATAGTTTAGGTTGGTTTGATACAATAACATTGTATAGTCCAGAAGACTTGGATGAGGAATTCAAGGAAACATTTAAAGATATTTTAGAACTTCCTAGAGGCGGCGGATACTGGATATGGAAACCATATATTATTAAGAAACATATGGATATGATTAGCGACAATGATATTTTGATATATATTGATGCAGGATGCTACATTAATCCTGCAGGTGTTAAGCGTTTCAATGAATATATCGAGATGCTCAATAATAGCGAGGAAGGTTGTATTTCATTTCAGATGTCTCAGCACAAAGAAAAGGCTTGGACGACAAAAGAAATATTTGAGCATTTTAATATAAATAATGATAGCGGCGACATACTAGAAACGGGGCAGATTATGGCTACGATTAAAATGTTTAAAAAGAATGCTAATGCGCTTAATATAGTATCAGCGTGGCTAAATGCATTATATAGAAATCCGCTAGTATTCACAGACCACTATAATAAAAATAATCAATGCGAAGGTTTCATAGATAACCGACACGACCAAAGCGTTTGCAGTATTATATGCAAACTATATAAAACAATTGTGATAGAAGACGAGACTTACTTTGAAAATGGGTTCGGTGATGAAGTATCCCTCAAATATCCTTTGTGGGCTACTAAAATAAGAATATAGCAGCAATAGCAGCAATAGCAGCATCTAGCATTCAATCTCATAATTAAGACTTTTATTTTTATACATATGCTCGACGACCTTGTGAAGATTTTTAACATCATAAAGCGAATTATGTGCGTTCTCAATATTTTCTTTAAAATTATATTTGTAAATCTCGTTTAGCGACGGGTTCTTGAAATTCCCATAAGAATTAATAATTTTAAGGATTGGCTTCATATGCTTCATAGTGCATAGCAGCGTCTTTTTATCTAGTTCATCTATAATATGATGCAAGTTTCTCCTGTATAACTCGGATTTAATTACGCCTACGTCAAATGCTACGTTATGCGCAACAATATGAGATACCTTTTTTAGTAGTTCATAGAATATCTCAATGGCTACAATATCAAAATTAACCCCGAGATTATCAGAAATATCATTTGTAATCCCGTGAAACTCTTGATTTGTTATATCAAATCCCTCGCGTTTAATAATGTAATCTTTAACATCTACATATTTAAATTTAGTATCCGTGATTAGCATAGAAAACTGCACAATCCTAGCATTTGCATATTTGTCTAATTTTTTGTAATATGGATATTCGCCCCATCTCAAATTATGAGTATCAGGAAGCCCTGATGTTTCTGTATCTATGAATAAAGCCATTTAGAACTGCAGTATATATGTTGGCTACACTAGATATACTACGTATCATTTTTTTATATAAAGAATATATATAAAAAATATCTAATACCTTCTCTCTATTCCTTATTCTCTATTCTTTGCATTATGAAACATTATTGGATTAACATAGATGGCTGCGTGGATAGACGTGCATATATGGATAACCAATTAAAAGAAAAAGGCATAGATAATTATCGCATTTCCGCAGAAACACCAGCAACCATCGCAGATTACGACATTATTCGCAATGAAGGTTCTCTAGATATCACAACACCCGAAGAGATTAGTTGCATATTATCGCATTTAAAAGCGATATCGAGAGGCTATGATGATGGGGATGCGTATTTTTGCGTGTTAGAAGACGATTTGGCATTCACAAATATAGATTTCGGCAAAATGCAAAAATATATAGAGGAATTTCAAAATAAAAATAATGCAGTTATTGATATATTACAATTTTTTACAAATGGGCACCCGCCAGTTATTGAATTATATAATGAGCATTTCTTAAAGAACGAGGTAATCGTAAAGAGGGCAGAGGCTTATCCAAGCACCGCTTATTATTTGATATCACGCGAAGGTGCTCGCAAGATACTAGACAAGTATGTATTATGCAAAAATAAATATGATTTATCGTATTCTTCGTGGACTGCAGCGGATAATATAATATATGCGGCAGCAGATGCCTATGTATTAACATATCCGATTGCGGTCTCTGATATAACTTTTGGAAGCATCATTCACCCCGTCCATCTACAAAATCACGAATATTGCAATAATATTATTAGGCATATCTGGAATGTTAATAATAGACTACAATTATTTAGTAAATAAGTATTTCATATCTATATATATGTATCTATATCTAATATATATACTATATATCTCCTTACAATGTTTGAGCCCGCTTGAATTCTTTTATAGCGATGACTGACCTATCCTTGTGGTCTACTATTTTTTCTACGGCATCCAATTCATATGTTGGTATCCACGTTCTTATATATTCATAATCCTTGTCATACCTTTTTAATTGCAATTCGGGATTAAATATGCGAAAATATGGCTGTGCATCAGTTCCCGTGCTAGCAGACCACTGCCACCCGCCATTATTACTTGCAGGGTCATAGTCAACCAGTTTCGTAGCAAAATATTTCTCGCCCCACCTCCAATCAATTAAAAGGTCTTTTGTTAAAAACATAGCGGTTATCATACGCAGCCTATTGTGCATCCAGCCACTTTTATTTAACTGGTTCATTCCTGCGTCAACCATAGCATATCCTGTCTTTCCCTGACACCATTTTTTGAACCATTCTTTGTTATTCGTCCATTCTATAGTATCATATTTTTCCTTAAATGAGTTTCCTAATACATATGGGAAATAATACAGAATATTTGCATAAAATTCGCGCCATATTAATTCTCTTTGCAATTCCTTGACTTTATTATAGTTAAAATAAACCTCGCGAATGCTAACACACCCGAACTTAATATAGGCACTTAATTTAGTCGTCTTGTCTAGAGCGGGATAATCGCGAACTTTAGCGTAGTCCGTCATTATATTTTTAAAACGTTCCAATGCATTCTCGCGACCGCCTCTTACTGCCAAGTCATCATTAACTATGTAATATTTATGCTTGTCAAACGCTTTGATATTTTTAATATCATTTATGCGATTAACCGCTAATGGTTCAGGTGCCTTCACTTTGATTAACAACGATTTCTTATAAAATGGTGTGAAAACCTGATATGGCTCTCCTTTGTTATTCTGAATAGCCCCCATTGGGTAAAGCGTGTAATCCTCTGCAGTTATAATGCGGATTTCTTTGCTTTTCGCCCATTCCTCTATAATACCATCTCGTTTTATAGCAAATGGCGAGTAGTCTTTGTTATATGCTATAGAATTAATTTTGTATTTTTTAGATAATTTTGTTATTACTTCGATATCGTCGCCTTCGTAATAATTGACGTGTATATGCTTATCTAAATTATCTAAGCTCTCTATCATAAATTGAACGCAATTATTACTAAAATACTGATTATTCTTGGCATATATTTGCTTGGGATTGAATATAAACATAGGATATATCCCTTTGTTCCCGCATTCAGCAATCAGCATATTTAATGCCATATTATCGACTATACGGAAGTCTCTGCGAAATAGAAAGATGTTGATTTCAGTCATTTTCTATATAGTAGATATATAAATATCAATATCTATCGATATCTATCGATATCTATTAATATCAATATCTATCGATATCAATTTTTATAGAATGTTTATATAGAAATAGAGAATAGTAATGAGATATATCGACGCTTTGAAAAAGTATAATGAAGGGAAAGATAAATGGTGTTCGCCAAAAAAAGGAACACCAGATTATTTGCAAATAATTAATATGATGAAAAAGAATTCCGTTAAATCCGTTAAATCCGTTAAATCCGTTAAATCTGATTTATCCGATAAATCTGATATATATTCTCATTCATTCACTAGCAAATCATCAGACGCAACTGCCCCGCGAAGCAGGGACTACGAAATTGTCAAGAATAATCCAAAGATTTATTTGATAAACGCGGTCGGTGATGGAGATTGCTTTATAAATGCGATATTTGACTATTGTTTATATACAGGAACATTGGAAGCAATGTATAATCGTTTGATACATATAGAGTTATTGATTGCTAGTAAATACGCTAAATATGGAGAGGGAATGAAAAAGGCAAAGGAGTTGTTTAGCAATTTTAGTATAAAAAAATATGATAATGATAAAAAGGGGTATTCAAAAATTATTAGCAAATCTCTCGTAAAAATAGATAATGATGATGTGCCTTCAAAATATAGTAAATTATCCAAACGACTGAGATATTTCATACACCCGCGCAAACAAGAAAGAGGTGATTATGATAAAGAGAGAAAGTTATTTTCAAAAACAATGAAATATATGCAAGTATTATATATATATACTTTTGGCAAGAAAATATTCTTAAATCGGCTCAACCGATATATGGATATTGCGATATCAGCAGATGGAGTTGATGTATTAGATTGGGATCATACGTTGATAAACTATGTAAAGGATAAATATTATCATAAACGAACAGGCAAACTTAAAGCAAGTATAGATGTTAATATATTATTAGATGAATATATGAAGATATATGCTGAAACAAATGGGTATTTTACAGGCGATGACCAAATTTTCATATTTAGAAAGATTTTGTTCAAAAAAATAAACTTGAACAACACGAGTGATAGCAAGGCTATTCCTCGCTTTTGGTTAAATTATGAAACAATACAAAGCGTGTCCAATTTAACAAAAATAGTTAAATTTCGCAAAACTGCGGGAACATATAAATTTATTGAAAAAGATGGCAGTATCTATAAATATATCTCGCTTTTACGAGATGGCGAACATTATTTATTATTCGTAGCCAAGAAATTTTTGATATTATAATACATATAAATATATACATATAATACATATAAATATATATTCATTACATATATTACAAACATATTCATTACATATAATATATTCATTCAATATGATAAGAAGATATATAGAGTTATGTGGCAATGATATCAAGTATAGCATACTGGGATTGATATGCGGCTGCGTAGGTTCATATTACAATGTTAATGCAAACGAGCATACTAGCAGAATGATGCTAGGCGACTTTTCGAAAGAAAGGATGCGCCAGTTATTTTATAGTAATCTCATATCTATGATTGCTATATCGCTTAGAGGTGGGCTATTTGTATATTCGCAAAAATGCATGAACCATCAATTGCGTTGCATTGTATATAGAAAGATTTTAAACCAACCATTGAAGTTTTATGAAACGGAGCCAGTAAGTTCTTTGTTAGAGCGCGTAAATAATGATGCTAGGGTTGTCTCCGATATTATCTCCCTAAATACGAACGTATTATCGCGTTCCATTATAGAGGTTTCAATAACATTCTGGTTATTAACAAATATATCTTGGAAACTTACTGCAATTGCTTTGGTTTTAATACCAATTAATTATTTGATATCTGAGTGCTATAACATAATTCACAAAAAGATAATGACTAATCACGAAGAATTAAACAAGGAACTAAATACATATACGCACGAAACAATCTCTCACATTTCAGTTTTGAAAACGTATGCGAATGAATTGCGTTCTCTCAATAAATACAATGAGATATCAGACAAAATTGCTCATTATAATAGCAAGGAATGCCTTTTGTATGGAAGCAATCTATTGATAGTTAGCAATATACCAACAATCACAACAATACTCATTATATTATCTGCGAACTACTTGAACACGATTGAAGGACTTACTATATTTATTCTTCATAATCAAGGGTTGTATTCTACAATCAAAACAATTTTTGATATGAAAAACGAATTCATAAAATGCAAAGAACCCTACAAGCGAATTACGGCTATCCTAGATGCACCTGAATATACGAGCGGCTATTACATACCACGCAATAATATTTTGCTTGGCAATATATCCTTCAATTCGCTTTCATTTAAATACGAGAATTCTACTGAGCAAATATTAAGCGATTTTAATTTTAAGATTAATAGAGGGGATAAGATAGCAATTGTAGGTGCTTCAGGATGCGGCAAGAGCACTTTAGCGAAATTACTAGTTAATACCCTATCGCCCGTCGGTGGTAGTATAACAATAGATGATGTAAATATTAGCGATTATGATAGCGTATGGTTAAAGAAACACGTAGGATATGTAGCCCAAGACAGCATTCTATTTTCAGATACAATCGCTAATAATATATCGTATGGCTTGGATAATAGCGAAGTAAGCGAAGAAGATATAATAGAGGCTGCTAAAAATGCGAATGCTCACGAGTTCATCTCTAAACTTCCTAATAAATACCAGACAAAACTTGAGGGAACTGAATTGAGTTCGCTATCGGGAGGTCAAAAGCAACGCATATCAATCGCTAGAGCACTAATAAGGAAACCGCAAATAATAATATTCGACGAAGCAACGTCTGCGCTAGACCCATATTGCGAAGAACTCGTCCAGCAAACAATAAAAGAATGCTTTAGAAATCAAAATAGCACTATGATTATCATTGCACATCGAAGGTCGGCATTAGAGATAGCTGATAAAATATATGAATTAAATGGTTCGCAACTTATATCGGCTACTATATAATATAAAATATATATATATTAGAATGGGGGTTAAGGCTAAACATATTATTGTATCTTCTAGCAAAACCGATGATGCTAATATATTAATAAATAATACTTTAGATATATTATTAAAATCAATTGATATCAAATCAATAGTTAATAGTATCGATGATAGAGATAGCAGCAGCGGTAGCAGCGGTAGCAGCGGCAATAACAAAGATATCACTTTTAATCTTACTAAATTAAACAAAAAGTTTGTTAAAGGATTTGTTTATAGGATTATGCAAGGGTTATATGTCTTTAATAAATATAAAAGTGTTCAAAATAAAACCAATATATATTTTGATATACCTCAATTCAAAAGAAGTGCCTTAGATCATTTAACTAATATTGTAGACTATTCTAAATTTACGCGCAATATTATCAATGAACCTTCTAATATATATACTCCTGCAAAGTTAGGAGCATATGCTTGTAGCCTTTTTAATAATACAAAGTATGTTAAGATTAATAAATATAATCACATTGATATTAAAAATATGGGGTTGCGACTTATTGATGCGGTAGGTGGCTCTTCTAATAATAAACCCTCCTTTATAGTGTTAGAATATAAACCTCCTAAATGCAAAAAAACAATATGCTTAGTTGGCAAAGGTGTCACTATAGATACTGGAGGGTATTCAATAAAAACTGGGAAAAATATGGAAAAAATGTATATGGACAAGGAAGGAGCGGCGATATCATTAGGGTTATTTAAATATTTAGTAGATAGCAAGTATAAGCATAGTGTCATCTGTGTATGCCCATTAGTTGAAAATATTGTATCAGGTGCCTCATTAAAACCTAATGATATTATTAAAGCCTACAATGGAACTAGCGTAGAGATTGTTAATACCGACGCAGAAGGTAGATTAATACTTGCTGATGCATTAGCATATACTTGTGAAAAGTATAAGCCTGACTATATATTTGACTATGCTACATTAACAGGGTGGTCTGAGAGAATACATTGCCATACAAGTTTTACATATTTTACATTGAATGATAAAATAGCTAAGAATATTGAAATATATAACAATGAATATGCTGAAAAAAGTATTCGATTACCTGCGTGGGTTGAATATTCTACTTATATTAAATCTAATATTGCAGACGTTAAAAACTCAGGATATAAATGTATTAATAGCGATGGCTTGATGGCTTCCTTGTTTCTGATGCATTTTATTCCTGAAAAATATAGAAAAAATTGGGTTCATTTTGATGTTCGCTTATCAAGTTGTAATAATGACTTGAATACTGCTGATGGATTTGCTACATACCTAGAAATTATAAAAAATATATAATATATAACATATTTCATAATATATATGTAGTATTACCTATATTTGTTTTTATACTTTAGTAGTTTTTTGATATTACTTTCTTTTATTATTTACCTTTCTTCTTCTTTACTTCTTTGACAACTTCCTTTGCGTCATCCTTAACATCTGCCTTAACGTCAGCCTTAACGTCAGCCTTAACGTCGTCTTCTACTTTATCATCAGCCTTAACGTCAGCCTTAGCATCGTCCTTAGCATCGTCCTTAGCATCGTCCTTAACGTCTTCTTCTACTTTAACGTCAGCCTTAACGTCTTTATTTTCTTCTTTTTGTTCCTTCCATTTCTTTGCAATAATAGAGAATACTTCTGTTCCTGTTAAATTAGGGTTTTCATTCTTTACGATGCTGATATTTTCCTTCATAAATTTTTGATATGCATTAAGTTCCTTCTTTGGCTTATTTTCATTATCTGATTTAGTATCTTTCAGAACCTTTGCCATAGCACTCTTATAATAATCATCAACTTCTTTTTTGGTATTCAACGTATCAGGCATAATTGCCATAATCTCCTTGATTTTGATAGAAATAGTCATTGTATTTTAGTTATTAAACTACATAATACTAGAGGACATCATCAATTTTTATATTTTTAAATGGTATTTTTTATATTTTCACACCATTATAAATGCAAAAAATATAAAAATATATACTACATTACACTACTTTACATTACTTTACAAACTCTTTCATTATTTATGAACTTTCTTTATTTGCAGCATTCTTTGCTTTCGCGGTTTTCACCGACTTTGCAACTGCTGCTGTCGCTGCTGTCGCTGCTGTCGCTGCTTTAGCGGCTTTCTTCTTATCATCAGAGAGGTCTTTTTTCTCGCTGCTACTGCTTTTGCTGCTGCCGCTTTTGCTGCTATCAGGTTTGTCTTTATCATCATCACTTTCTTCACCATTCATAGCCTTCTTATGCTCATTCCATTTCTGGGCGAGTAAAGTAAATATTTCTACACCAGTCATAGTAGGGTTATCTTCCTTTACCTTAGGGCGATTATCTTGAATAAACTTTTGATATGCATTGGGAGGCTTCTTGACCTTTTCAATCTCATTGCCATCTGCATCAACATCTACCTTTTTAACGCGCTTCTTTGGCTCTGCCTTCGCTGCCTTCGCTGCCTTAGGTGCCTTTGGTTCCTTTGGTTCCTTTGCTACCTTAGGTGCCTTAGGTGCCTTCACACCGAGTGCCTTACGTGGCGCTTTTCCTCCAGTATTCATAGCTTCCTTAACCTTCTTAACTACATCCTTATAATATTCATCTATCTCCTTCTTGGTATTGAGAGTATCAGGCATCTTTGCCATCAATTCCTTGACACGAGCAGCGATAGTAGGGATAGTAGGGATAGTAGGGATAGAAGCGTTAGCAGCGTTAGCCGAGATAGCTGACATTGCTGAAGAAGAGTTCCTTTGAATTCCTTTGAGAGTTCCTTTGCGGTTCGATTTGCTGATTGATTTGCTGATTGATTGGGCGTTTATGTGGTTGTCCTTGTTATATTAAAGTTAGCCCCATTAATCAATTTTTTATATTTCTATTCTAAATTATAACAAATTTATTCCAAAATATACAAAAATAAAAAAGAGATAGCATAAATAAAAAATAAATATCATACACACATATAATCATATACTAAGTATATTCATTGTTATACTTAGATAAGTATATTCATTGTTATACTTAGATAAGTATATTCATTGTTATACTTAGATAAGTATATTCATTGTTATACTTAGAGAGGCTCAGCCCATCTAGAAAACATACTAGGATAGACTACTTTAGTAGTGTCTTCAGCACTTGAGATGTTATTCGATGTAGCGGTAGCAGCGGCATTGGTATCAGCATTGGTAGCAGCGACGGCAGCAATAGTTTGGCTTCTGGTCAGCATCTTTGTTTGTTCTTACTATAATTTGGAAATATTCTTAATCAATTTTTCTTTTCTGCTAGGAGTAATTATTACATATTTATGCAAAGCCATAATTATATATAAAAATAATCCATTATTTATTAATAATAATGAATAATATAGGTATTGTTATAAGCGATGGTATAGGTAATCAATTGTTTAAAATTTTTGCAGCCTTATCGTATTACATAGATAATAGCAATAGTTATAAGCTATATACAACAGGAGATATTGGATATCGCCAATATTACTGGGATACATTATTTAGTAATATTAGCCACAAAGTATCAAATACCATAGATATCAATGAAAAATATTCAGAACCCCATTTTCACTATAAGGAAATCCCTATTTTTAGCAAGGATACCATATTAGAAGGCTATTTTCAAAGTTATAAATATTTTGAAAAGAATATTAATAAAATCAGGAGGATTATAGGGTTAGACGAGCATATTAACAAGGTATTAACAAAGCACCCTGAATATATGATTAATAATACAATAACGCTTCATTATCGTATGGGCGATTATTTTAACTTGCAATTGTTCCATCCTGTGCAAAAACCCGAATATTACATCGAAGCCTTTAAAACGCTAGTGAACAAAGGTATTGATATATATGACCACGAAATCCTATATTTCTGTGAAAAAAACGACAATGCAGTTGTTGATAATTACAATGCAGTAATTAATAATGCATTAAAGGAATTATATGGGAAGGACTTAAAATATAAAAAGGTATCTGACGACATTCCTGATTGGATGCAGTTGTTAATTATGACATCTTCAAAACATTACATTATTGGGAATAGCACATTTTCGTGGTTTGGCGCTTATTTGTCTTCATCGGCTGCGCCTGTTATATGCTATCCAAATACTTGGTTTGGGAAGAATTACGAGGGAACCAATACTACCGACCTATTCCCTGATAGCTGGACAAGGATTGGTGGATGACGATGAATTATTAAATCCTTTATATACTATGCAACCACTTGATTTCTTTTGATAATTGCAATGACGGAGTTTCTAAAATTATCATTGGTTTATTTTTGCTTTCCTTAATGATTTCAAGCATATGTTTGAATGTATTAAGAGGTATCTTTCCATTCGTGCTATCAAATAATGTAGTATGCCTATCAACGTTGCTTCCTTTTGCAACAATACTATTATTCAGATGTATGGCAATCAAATCATTGGCATTTTTATTGCAAATGATTTCATATGCTTCAGATATTTCATAGCCTGTAGCCCATACGTGGGCAGTATCTAAGCATATACCTAAATACTTTTTTTGCTCATTTGTGAAATTATTATAGAATGCAATGAAATCGTGTAAATTAGTTAATAATTCACTGCCTTGCCCTGCAGGTGTTTCAATGATTATCTTCGTTTTTATATTATTCACGTGTAATACATCTATAATATATTCTAGTGCTATTCTCATATTTTCTAATCCATATTCATATGATAATGTAGTATGCTTTCCGACGTGCACAATAACACCCGACGAATTGATTAAATGCGATATCCTTAATTCGTGTAATAATAGCTGCACCCAAAAGCATTCTTCAATGGGAACTGCGCGCTTCCCGTTCTTGAAGTCCCGTGCTAAATTTATAGTATATGACGAATGGATAATAGTCTTGAAATCGTTTTTATTAGAATATTCCTTTATATCATCGGCGGTATTTATATAATTATCAATATTAACTAGTGATGCGCTTCTCGGGTTGGATACAAAGAGCTGCAAACAATTGCCACCATTCTTTGTAATAGCCTCCATCGTTTTCACAATGGTTTTTTCGCGATTAATGTGCGCTCCTACATAAATATTAGGGATCATCTCTACATTCTATATTATAAGAATAATCAATTTTCAATTTTATTTATATAAATATATTAGAAAGTTAGAGATAAATGTTAAAAAAAAGAAGCCCTTCACCTGTCGCTAAAACGGCTGCAGCGCCTCCTCGAAGAAATCCTGTGCGAACTAAAGCGGTTCGTAGAAGTCCGTCCCCTGTAGCGACGCAAAGAAGCCCTTCACCTGTCGCTAAAACGGCTGCAGCGCCTCCTCGAAGAAATCCTGTGCGAACTAAAGCGGTTCGTAGAAGTCCGTCCCCTGTAGCGACGCAAAGAAGCCCGTCCCCTGTCGCTAAAATGGCTGCAGCACCTCCTCGAAGAAATCCTGTGCGAACTAAAGCGGTTCGTAGAAGTCCGTCACCAACACGTGCTGCTGCTGCAGTTGCTGCTGCTGCTAGAAGAAGCCCATCGCCACCACGAGCCGCCACTGCTACTGCCGCTAGAAGAAGCCCTTCACCAATTGATTTAAGGAAAATATTACTAAAAGGAACTACACGTGCTAATTTAGCAGCGGGGATAAGAAGAAGTCCGTCGCCAACCAATAGAGCTGCGCAATTAAGAAACTACGAAAGGTCTAACGTTGTATACCAACCATTTATAGAGAAATTAAAAGCAGTCCTATTTAATGAAAAAATAATAGACAGAGACAATGATTTGTTTGAAACTTTACTAGCCGACCAACAAAAGTGGAACCACTTATTTTATAATATAAAACCTCGCAATATGGTTTGCTTCATTATCTGCGACTACCACCTATACGACAAAAAAGCCCCGCGCGTATTTCATAAAAATAATACAAATCCTTACTTTGGGAACTTTAAGTTTAATAATTTGCTTAGAATAAATAAAATGAGTATGAAGTGGACGAACAATAATATCTTGTATATACATAAGGAACGATTTCCATAATATAAGAAAATAAAATATATCATAATATAAGAATGTTCAATATAATTTTTGGGATAATTGTTCTAAAATATTTGTGCGACTACATTGATGCCTATATACTAACCTTAGGGCTAGTTATAATATAACCTAGTAATATTACGTAGTAAGTAGTAATATAACCTAGCTATTTATTAACCTTGACTTTATTCTTTGTTTGGTAATCAAATAACTTATAGGTATTAATATTATTTTTAAATGTGTCGCTTGATTGATATTGAGAATTCCAAGTGCCTTCATTGTATTCGGGGCGTTTATATATGCAACTCTTTTTATTTATTGAGAAGCCTTGAAGTAGTTCGCTCTCATCTCCTTTTATATCATAAGCGTCTCTATTAAAGTTATTATGATAATTGAAGATATCCATATTTATCCTGTCAGCGAATAAGTTATTCTGTTGCATTGTATAAACACTTGATAATGCTGACATATTTTTACAAGCGACTTTAGCACTAAGTAGTTTTGGGTCGTAATTCTTATCATAATCTATTTCATAATAATTCATCATTCTTCTTTCTTCTTTACTTATAAATTATAAAAAATAATATTTAAATATGTTAAAGAAGATACTTGATAGATGTTTTATTTATTAACAGGTGAAAATAAAAAAGAGGTTAATGAAGTCATACAAAAATCTCCAAATCTCACCATATTATTTTATTGGAATATGTGCGGTCATTGTGCTGCTCTGAAACCTACGTGGGACAAAGTATGTAAAAAGTATAACAAGGCGAATGATTGCGATGTCTTAAATGTCGAGGTATCGCATATTAAAAATCTAAAAGCAAAATACAAGAAGGGTGTTAATGGATTTCCGACATTTGCAAAATACAAGAATGGGAAAAAGTTAGGTGAATATAATGGCGAAAGAACATTCAAGGATATTAGCAAATTTGTAAAGATGTAAGAATGTAAGAATGTAAGGATGTAAAGTATAAGTATAAATATATATAAATATAAAAATATATAAATATATATAAATAAAAATGAATGACGATAATATTGTAGATAATATTATTAATCAGGAAAAGGTAGAGCCTACTACAGACGAACTAGAAACTTTTAAGAACCTAGTAAATGATTGGTTTAAATACGATGATCAGATTAGGAAATTAAAGATTGCTATGAAGGAGCGGAAGAATTACCAGCGTGTGCTTAATAATAAGATTGAGGAATTTATGTTTAACTTTAAATACAATGATTTAAATACACAGCACGGGCGTATTAAAACGAATGTCAAGGAATGCATAGTGCCTATCAAGATGAATGACATAAAGACTAAAATCATTCAATTTAAGGAATTGTCTGGAGAAGAACTATTAAAGCGTATTTTTGAAGAAGACCGACAAACAATAGTAAAAAAGAATATTAAAAGAATAATTCCTAGAGTATCACTAACTATTTAATATATATACCAGTATATCCTAGTATATACTTAGCATATCACTGGAATGCACACCTATTAACATCACACGCATCAGGTTCTACACATCCTCTAATAATATCATATTCGTAATTTGTAGAATAAAAAGCATTTTTAATATTATTTTTGATAATTGTATTGCTGCAATTAGTGCAAGGTCTAGAATATTTCAAGGGATTATTAAAGCGGTCGGGTCCTATTCGAACAACATATATATCGCATTCATTAAGTATATGCTTTTGTTTCTTGCGAATACTTGCGATTGCCGCGACCTCTGCGTGGATACTAAAATCAGCCATATAATAATTATAGCCAGTTCCTATAATTTTATCTTTATATACAATTATTGCGCCGTGTTTGTGGTTATACATAGGCGATTTAATAGCAATCTTTGCAGCAATATTTAGGTAATATTTTTGTTTATCATTGGAAACGCGAACGCACGTGCTATCAATGCATTCGAAATAATTGGATGTATAGTATCCAGTCCTGTTCATTCTTCTTTTATGGACATCAGCACCACGCTGCGCATTTCGTTCATCTACCATTATTGTTGTGTTTTTAAGTTAATATATTACCTAACTATATGATTAATTATTTATATATCTTTCCTTATCATTTTTTATATTATTCTCATATAAAATAATTAGAATAAATATGTTCGATTTTTTTGCAATTATAATAAATATTGATTGATGTAGTTAAAATTATTATATCAAAGCATACCCCTGAGAAGCAGCAAAGAAGCAGCAAAGAAGCAGCAAAGAAGCAGAAAAGAAGCAGCAAAGAAGAAGCAAAGAAGCAGCAAAGAAGAAGCAAAGAAGCAGAAAAGAAGCAGCAAAGAAGCAGAAAAGAAGAAGCAAAGCACAATGACATTCTTCGATTTGTTCCTTTTCACCATCCTACTCATCATCTTCACTGGGCATATGATGGCTTGGATATTGTCGTTCTTCTATAGCCCCCCTCCCGTCAATCGCAACAATCGCGACAATCGCAACAATCGCGACAACTACGTAAATCCATACCGCCTTGTTCCTCGTAAGGAAACCGAAGAATACAAACGCTACGAAAGGCAGCAATACCTTGATAGTTTGAGGCATTAGATATAAATACAGAACAATTATGAAAAAATAAAAATAAATTATGATACGTAGATAAAAATAGATAATCATAGGTAGATGTAGATAGACATAGGTAGGTATTATACTATTTTTTACATTACATTCATTATTTCATTACATAGCAATTACTTGATTGTTTTCTTCTAACTCGTGTTCAAAGCATAAGTTATGCACAATCAAATTATTTGTTCGTCCTACTCTTTGCGCCCTCCCAATAGCCTGTTGCTTATCTACTGCCATTGAGTGAAAGATTACTACATCCGTTGCATAATTAATATCGATACCATACCCAGCATACTGCGTGGTTAATAAGATAACGTTAATGCTGCCATTTTTAAAATCTTTTAAAACATTCATCATATGCGCAGTATTTCCTTTTAATTCAGCAAAGGTAATACCATTTGATACTAATAATTTGATAATTTTAGTAAATACATCTACCCTACTAAATACTATAAACTTCCCTTCAGGCTTATTTTTAATGATTTCTAACAAAGTATCCTCTTTACTTAGAATTCCCTTTCCTATTTTACTAGCATTATCTTCAGCGGGCACTATATCATTTGTGTTATCTGCTTCTTTATTACTTGCTACTGCGCTAACAATCGCAGTTAGGTCAGCAGTGCTTTTAATTTCAGCCCTACAATCAGGGCATTTTTTATTAGCTGAGCAATAGGTATTCGCATTGAGAAAGTTAAATAGGCATCCACCACAGAATATATGGGTGCATTCTAATATAATAGGCTGTGATACATTATCTAAGCAGATAGAGCAGATTTTACTATTGATTTCCGTAATTCGCTCAGTCAAATCCTTGATTTTCCCTTCGATAATCACAATTTCATTATCAATAGTTTTAAGCCGTGTCGCTTTCGTGTCTTCTGCAATATCGAGACCCGCTATATATTCACGCTCTTTCTGCTTATTCGATAGGTTCTTATTCATATCTGCACAAATCAATGTAGCGATTCCTTCTTCCGTCTCATTTTTACCTCCTAAATCTTTGATAGCCCCTGAGATATCGTTTGCATTAATCTTGTCTAATATAGCACTGCTGATATATTTCTTGATAATCTTCAGATATTTAGACATTTTGCAAAGATGATAATATTCGACAATAGGCGGTATCTTGAAACTATCCTTGACAAAATCCTTATTGCATTTCACTAAAATATAATTAATATAATCTTCTCTAAGTATTTCCTTGATATTATAGTATTGCGAATAGGATGACGAGGATATCTTGCTACACATATTAAAATACGTGCCGCTGATTAGCCATATAAACAGGTAGCTGAATATTTCAATCTTGTTGATAATATCGTGGCACTCGTCAATCATAATTCGCTTCCAGTTATATATGAAATGCTTTGTATTAGAAATAGGGCAGTTATAATAGGTTAAAAATCTATCCAATGTAGTATTTTTAATGAGAACGACATCGAATTGATTGAAGTAATCTATAATTTGGCGCTCATTATTTTTCTTAGAATGCGGCAGATTTTTCTTAATAAAGTTCAAGTCATCTATGGCAATATACTTGAGGTCTGTCGCTTCCTTCAATGTTTTCTCCCATTGAACATAGACGGGTCCGCGTGGAACGATAATAAGCGTCGAGTTAATCATATTATCCAAATTTGGCAAACTTACATTTTCGGATACTGCGGTAAAATAATTATATGCTTTTGCGCTATGGAAACTATGAACCCTCGTATTATTGACGTGTATTTTATCTAATGGATTATGTGCAATAATTGATAGGGCAGTTAGAGTTTTGCCGTATCCTACAATATCCCCAATAATACCGATATTCGTGGATATCTTGATGGAATGCGGGATATTCCTTAGATTAGCATCCCTATTATATGAGCTATTCTGATATGTTATTGAACCGACGTTTTCCATATAAATTGCCTTGTATAAACACGCTAATTGATGGGGCTTTAGCAGTTTCTTAATTTTACTAGGCTGTCCGCATCGTGGCGAATTACTATCCAGTTCAATATCATAAGTAAGCATATTGTGTTCGTCTGAAGACATTGTATGTTATTTATTATTTATATTATATATATTTTATATCAATTTTTATATTTTCCTTTTACAAATGTAAAAGATTGCAAAAAAAATATATAAGAATATTAATTATATTACTAATTATAATAATAATGTCGATAGTTGATGATAATGCGGTTGTGGATAATGCGATTGCGGATAATGCGATTGCTGATGCGCCACCTGCGCCACCTTCAGAACCAGCCCCTGTGCCACCTCAGCCAGTAAAAAAGATTGTATTCGCTCTTCCGGGCGATAACTTTAGTTCCAAATTCTTAATTGCTTGGACTGCGACGATTAGCAGATTGTGGGAAACACGTCGCTATGATATTATGATTTCGCCAGCAACAGGCTCTTATGTTCCGTTTGTAAGGATGGCTACGCTTGGGCTCGACGTATTGCGAGGCGAAGACCAGAAGCCATTTAATGGGCAAGATTTCGACGTTTGGATTACTATCGATAGTGATATCGTATTCACTTACGAACAAATCATCAAATTAATTGAAGCTACGGATGAACATCCCATCGTCGCAGGAATGTATAGAATGTCTGATTTAGTTAATTATGCATTCGTCAAGGATTGGGATCAGACCTACTTTAAGGAGAAGGGAACATTTCAATTTGTAACACCTGAAGAGATTGAAAAGTGGAAAGAAGAGACAAACATCAAATATTACCCTGTTGTTTATAGCGGTATGGGTTTTATGGCTATTAAAAAGGAGGTGTTTGAGAAAATCAAGTATCCATTCTTTGACTCGGAAATTCTTACTATTCAGAAAGAGGATGGCTCAGTAATTCGCGATATTTGCAGCGAAGATGTTAGTTTTTGCAGGAAACTAACGCAAGCAGGTTATCATATTATGATTAATACTGATATTCGCGTGGGACACATTAAACCGCTAATAATTTAAAATATTAAAATTTATATAGATAATGCTAAACTATTTGTTTTGGCTAACAGAATATTTGGGCTATTATAATTCTTTAATATTTGTTATAATCGCTTATGTCGCCTATTATTTGTTATCAAATACTTTTATGTTTCTTGGTATTGGTATAATAATAGGTATATATATAAGCTATTATATGAAAAATTATTATAATAATAGCAATATGCTATATAGCAGTATGCTATAAGGAAATGCATTGCTTATTTTTTACTTCCCTACCTCTTTAGCATTCGCGGCATTCGCCAAAGGTATAGATGATATCGATTTATCAACGTTTATTATTGTTGATGTATATGGTGCCACTGGCGCTACTGGAGCAGCTTGAGGCGCTACAGGTGCTACAGGCGCTGCTTGTGCTACAGGCGCTACTTGTGCAAGTGGGTCAACAGGAACAACATCCTTATTACTTGCTTGTGAAAGGAATGAAAACATTGAATAACTTTTCTCTTTTTCATTACCTAATCCATTATTCGCGGCATTAGCAGCATTAGCAGCATTAGCAGATACGGAGGAAGAACTAGAATATGCATTCATAGGTTCGTTAGCAGGATTTGCGGGAATATTAGCAGATACGGAGGAAGAACTAGAATATGCATTCATAGGTTCGTTAGAAGGATTTGCGGCATTTGCAGATACGGAGGAAGAACTAGAATAAGGATTATAATCATTATTAGGATTATTTATATTATTAGCATTATTCGCATTATTCGCATTGCTATAAGGATTGCGAGGGTAAATAGCGGGTTGAACATCATCATTGTCCTGAACAACACCTTGCTCCTTGTTTGTATCAGCCCCGCTATACATAAACCAATATGCAAATCCAAGTATAACTAATACAAATAAAAAGAGACCAATGCCTACGAATACCCATTTTAAAGTATCCATAATATTATTTTCAAATTTCTTTGCATCTGGAGAAAGTTTCTTAGCATCCGCTGCTTTCTTAGCATCCGCTGCTTTCTTATCTTCAGCCGCTTTCGCTACTTTAGCATCCTCTGCCGCTTTCGCTACTTTAGCATCCTCAGCCTTCTTAGCATCTTCAGTCTTCTTAATATCTTCCTTAGATTTTGTTAGGTCATCTTGTGCCTTTCGCTCATCTTCCTTCTTTTTGATATCTTCCGCAGTTAATTGCTCAGTATACTTTTCCAAAGTTTGTATTAAATATTCGTGCTTGATATTTTCTAGCGTATTAAGCAGATTTGAAATACTCATTATAATTTTTATTTTTATAAGTCTTCTATATTAAGATTTCAATAAAAAAATATGATTTTCTTCATATTTTATTAGATATATAAAATATTAATTAATGAATATAATAAAACCTGTTTATGTCAATAAATGGGTAAATAGCAAGGACTACATTAAATACGTCTTTGACACCGATACAGGTAATACTTATAATGCATCAATCAATGTTATCAATGACTATATATTTCAGGATAGTAGCAAAGAAGATGCAATCAATAAAATAGCACATTATATAAATAATATAAATAAAGGTAGCAAACAACACGATGATAAAGCCCCCTATTATGTTTGGGTGAAAGACGAGCCATTCTTGTATGACATCGGGGCTATTAAATGGAAAGGTTATGACATTAATCCCTTTAAATCTACAGACAGGAAGTCAGACGAAATAAATGAGCCTATAGATAAAAAATATAGTAAGTCTAAGGAATTATTTGATACAACCGACGTAATTAATATAGTATTTAAAAGCGATTTTGATTTTGATAATAAGTATTATTATGATAATGTCCGATTTAAAAGCAATACCTATAAGGCGGCTAGTGATAGCAAGATAATCGAACTATATAAATTGAATATTGTGAATAATCAGAAATTGTCTGAAGAGTATTACAATGTTGTATTCGGCGCTTATATAACTGATATGCCGTCTTTGATAGTAATTTTTGATACTTTATCTACAACCAATAAAATACATTTAATCCAATACATTAATAATAACTTTAACAAGGCATATTACAAGCTATACAAGAAACACGCTTTTAAAAACAGGAAAGAATTAAGTAGAATATTCAAACTAAATAATGACGTTAAAGAATGTATAAATATATATTATAGTAAAAACATTGTGATTACAATATATGCAACAGGTATTATTAATCTAACTTTTAATTACCAAATCGACAATGGAGTAATGATTAATGATATACTAAAATATGTAGGAGAACTGAATGCATATATAAATAAGGTTTTGAATATAGACATTGTATTAAAGGAAAAGACCATAAACGCTCGCGTAAAATATAATGCCCACAAAACCAAGTTTGATGATTTGAAAGGCGAGATTAAAGCGTCGTCTATCTTTACAGAACTTAAAGATAATGAGTATTACTATAAAAGAACGGCAAACTACAAAGACAGAGGGGCGGTTGATAAAAAGATAAAGGATGACGCGCTCATCAATAACATCAAGATAAACGTTAAAGATGCCGCAGATATTCAGGATACCAAAATTATTGTTAAAAAGGAGGCTAGTGGATATATGGTTGATATTAAAAATGCGAAATCTTTCTTCGAATTTGAAAGTTTAGAATTTTGGGTATCAAAAATAATAGAAAAAACCATTAAGGTAAAGCAATCTACAGGGGATGATATAACGTCCGATAAGCAAGACGGCGACGACAACTTGCATTCGCCTGTTGTTGATATACGGATACAAAATAGATACCTTTCTTCGAGTAGCGAAACAAGCGGAGGAAACAAAGATGACACTAAGAATTATTTAATTAATAAATTGAAAAACGCCGACAAGGAATTATGGAATGATAATAATAAATCGCGCAAATGCCAGAAGGTGAAGCAGCCCATCCCGCTATCGAAAGAAGAATACATTGATTTTGAAAAGAAGGGCTTGAATAAGCATTTTGATAATTCCATAGTGCATAATAATAACTATTATATATGCCCGCGCTTATGGTGCCCTAAAAGTAATGTGCCGCTGGACGAGGGAAACCCTAATGCAAAATGTCCTATAGCCGATGAAACCCCAATGCGGCTAAATGATGAAATGAAAAACAAGAATTTGCCTAGATATGTATATTTAAAGAAAAAGGATAATATACCTTGTTGTGGTAAAAAATTAATTAAAGCCGTTAATACTGCTAACAACGTGGACAGCAAAGCGGCTAATGCGGCTTCAGCGGATAGCAAAGCAGACAAAGACAAGAATTATATTATGAAGAACTACCCAATATATTATAATAAACGATTTGGAGATATACCTGAAGAATTATACAAAATATTGTATCCAACCAATTACAAGGAATACCTAGATGCCTGTAGGTCGCCTAATAATATCAATAAGAAGAGGTGTATATTAAGGAAGGGGTTAATTAATATCGACGAAATCCCTGAAAAATACGGCAATAGATATGACAATATAATAAATACCATCGCATATTTAGTCGATGAAACAAAGGAGACTTTTATAGAAAATGTTAAAAATAAACTAGATATCCTATCTTATTTGTCGCTTGATAATGGGAATATATGCAAGGATTTCGGCGATAGCGAGCCAGTATTATATGAGTATAACAAGGACTTATATAGAGAATTAAAAAGACATTTGTATATCATTAATAAGAAAAGCAAAATAAATATTGAACTGCCCAAGTTTGATAATAAAAAAGAAAAGGATGTATTTAAAATATCGCGTCTCTTGTATATTTATAAATCATACAAGAAATTCATAGAATATATTTCATCCGATAATTATCCAGAAGATAAAGGTGTGCAATATTTATATAGCTTGATAGCCTTTGTATATAAGAAATTATTGATTGTATGGGAAAATACTATTAATACGGCTAATATAATACCTAGCATTGATTTAATAGTTCCCGAGTATATTGGGGACATAATATCATACTATGGATTACAAAAGAAACCCGAGATAATAATGATATTGAAAGAGAAATGGAAGGCAAATGGGAACAATGACGATAATAATAAGCATAGGGATAATAAATTATATGAGATTATGAAAGACCGCGATAATATTTATTTCTACGAACCTCTAATAATAAAAACAATTAATATGGAGAAAAAACATATGCTGCTAAGCGATTACCCAAATATCAAGAATATTATCGATTACCATCCCAATAACAAAAGCAAGGACAACATATTTAGCAATTTAAAATATATAAATAATCTAATCAAAGACCAAAGTTTAAAGTATAGCATTGAGACCATAATAATTAATGATAATTATACGATAGACAAGATAATGTTAAAGAACAACATTTTAATACGTTTTAAGCAACAAGGCACTATTATACTGCCGTATTTAATGAAGGAACTTAATATTAACAATGTGGTTTTCTTAGACGACATAATAGGGGATACCTATAATTTAACAATCATAAATAAGGTATATGCTAAGTTTGAAAATAAAATCAATATGCTCAAGGATTTTGGTATTACATTAGATATCGGAGTAAATTATCAGCGAACCAGCGAATTAATGAAGAATACGCTTACAATTCGCAGAGATAACGGCGATGGTCAAATAATTCTTTTTGGAAAAAAGAGCGAGTTTGAAGAATATAGCGATAGAAACGCTAATGTTATAAAGAGATGGGCAGAAGCGAGGCTACTAGTCAAAAATAAATTATTAGTTTTGCTAGAGAGCAAGGGCAGCAATATGCGAGATTTGCGCGAACTACAAGAGTTTTCTAAAAAACCTCGCGCGACTTTCATTAAAACCTTATTAGATATGTTTGAAGAAGACAATAAAAAAACCAAGAAAATACAAATAATATTAGAAGAGATACCTATATTTACAAAGGAAGGTATAAATGGTTGGTATGCAAATACCCTTTTACATACAAAATATGATTATATTAATGAATTGTCTGATAAATTTGTAGATGACGGGAATGAATTGCTATTTACGCAATACTTGGTTAAAAAGAATATCCCTAAAAACATACTATATTATCACGAAGCAAACCCTAATATAATATATGATAATCGGGATATCCGCGATAGCCGCGATAGCCGCGATAGCGGTGTAGTAAATTATGATAATATCTATGATAATAATGCAGCCGCGAATGCAGCGAATGCAGCGAATGCAGCCGTGAATGCCAAGAATGACAGCAAAGGCAGCAAAGGCAGCAAAGGCAGCAATATAGTAATGCCAAAAATGTTTGAAGGTGTTCCAAAAGACCTAAACTCTAAATGGACAAAGTATAAGAAGAAGATATGGTGGCAATTGAAATATATTAAGAATGATTATGTTGCAAGTAATATAAGGGAATTGTTCGACTACTTCAAATCACTAGATAATGACTTAGTGAATGATTATAATGATATAATTAAGAAGACGTTCAAATATTATAAACACGAATTTAATAAGAACGTCAATGATTTAACAGATAACGCGAAGATTAAAGATATCTTCAAAGACCCATATTTTTATTCTGCATATTTGACTGCTATGAATAGCGTGAATAATACTAAAAAAACATTTAAAACATTAGAGATATTTTTAACCACGTATTTCTATAATAGTTCAACTACGGAACGATATGATATATTAAAACATCTACGTGGTTCCGATGCATATATCTATCATCCGAATGAAATTACCTTTTTTATGATTTCAAAGGTTCTCAATATATCAATATTAATAATCCATCATCGCGCTGAATATGGAAAAGCCGTTAACGTAAGTAAGCGCGCAGACGACAAAGATTTATCTATAACCACCTCAATATACAAAGCAGACAATAACGAACTAGACAGACCGCTTTTAATACTATATAAAAAGAATGATAAGACCCATTTAAGTTATTATGTTGTTCGCAATATTAATCACGATAATTTCATATACACAGAATTAAAGAATGCCCCAGAAGAAATTAAAACAAGAATAATAAATGCAAAAAATACAAACACATATTCTTCATCTAGTAGCACACAAACTAGTAGCATATAAGGAACCTCTTATATTTATTCTATATAAGATACTGGACTACGCCATCGACTTGCAAATAAATCTTTAATAAGTTCATAAAGATTTGTTTCTTCTCCATTTTTTTCTACTTGGTGGACTGATGCATTATAAAGCCTATAAGAAGCCTGCATACCACCACCATATGGTTGTGTCAAATCAATATTAATCTTATCCTCTCTCAAATCATATAGGTCTGTATAATGTAATTCATAGTCCCAATTGCCATCACCTGTCCAGCCTAATTGTTCGTTTGTCATAACACGACTATTCTTTGCTTTATATGTTGCAATTGCTATTATATTACCATCTTGGGGTGTCTTTTTAGACAAATTTTTCTGAACAAACACCAAAATATCACCTTCTTTAAGTCCATTAAAAACATCTTTATTTTTTTTAGAGTTTACTCCCCAAATATTATATTTGGAACTCGCTATAAAATTAGAAGTATCCCCGCAACGCATAATTTTAATTAACATTTCTTTGTTGGTTTGTGGTTCTTCTTGTTCGTTGGTTTGTTCTTCTCTTTCTTTGTTGGTTTGTGGTTCTTCTTGTTCGTTGGTTTGTTCTTGGTATAATTGTGCAATACCAATAATCAATTTTTATATGAATTAAAATAAATTAGAACATATTACTAAAATATAAAAATAATAATATATACATACATATACATATACATACATATACATCAACCCACCCATACCGCTAACCTACTTAATTACTACCTTTTGCACAGGTAATTTATAGCATTTTGCCTTTTTATTTTCTTTTTGATTAATTATAATCTGCAAATCATCATTTGTATATAGTTCATCAGCCTCTTCGATATCCTCTTTATTTTCTGGGATTGCATCTAGTTTGCCCTTTTTAGTATCAGCAACATCTTTTAATAATTCCATCATATGCTCCTCATCAATTAGGATACGGCTATCACCTGTTCCACAAGGTGGTTGTTGTCCAAGCATAACATTCGCAGATACTCCATTAACCTTGTCGTATTCCGCAAATATGCTAGCGTTTATAAGCATATCTGTGCTTTCCTCAAATGACGACTTCGCAAGTGGTCCGATATCACCGCGATTAATCCCGTGCCTATCGATAGACATTAATTGACCTTTGTAGGTCATCGTGTCGATGAGAAGGGACATATGCCTGTAATTCATAGAGCCCTCCGTGACAACTGCGAGTAATTCCTTGTATAACGCGTGTCGCGATGCTTCAATCCCGAGCGTCTCATATATTTCACGAATATCATTAGATATAGTTCGCGACGTATCTATGTTGGCATTCGCTAGGATATCGATTAGATTTGTTCCATCCGTGTCCAGCACCCATTCTAGTATAGTATCAAACTTATTCGTTTCATCATTATATTTAGTATAATTCTTTTTATTCAGAGATACCTTTCTAATTCCCTTGTATCCCTTCAGCAATACTTGATATACGATATTGTGCTCAATCGCTTTAATTGTCGCTATCTCATCCTTCTCGTCAATCCCATTAAAAGCCTGTTCCGTCATCTTAATTCTGAATACGCATTCGTCAGCATTATCATCGCTATATACGCAATCAATGTATTTATCATACGACGTTTTAAGCTTGGTATATATGTCAATCATCTTAAGACCAAAGGTATTCATTTTCTCTTTGTCGAATACAAGCCGCAACACCCAAGGGGATGTTGTCCGCGCTTTGCACATATTTTCTTCAATCTTTTCAAATTCTTTATAAATACTCATAATACCTACGTCCTGCTCAATATTTGTTTCATAAATCTGATCGCTATCCCAATATATTTCGCTATGCTTTAGGATGTCTGATAATTTCGTGATTTCTATAGAGTTCTTAATATTAATTGCGTTATTCTTCGTAATATCAATGCGCGGGTCAATAAAATCCCCATTCTCATCCTTCAAAGGATTAATTACGCAAGATACGTCAGGTTTCATATAGATAATCAGCGTCGGTGTCTTCGTCTTCTTTGTCGCCGAAAGAATTTCCTTTAATCGCGGCACTCCCGAAGTAGCCTTTACTGCTGCCGCCGTCCCCGATACGTGGAACGAATCAAGCGTCATCTGTGTTCCTAACTCGCCAATCGTCTGCGCCGCTACTATTCCAACCATATCGCCTGGTTGTGCTAGAGCCTGATTGAAATATTCATATATCTGCAAAACAATCCAATCAAACGTCTCCATAGTGAAATGGTAATGCATAATTAACTTTTTAGGGTTCAGATGAAGTCGCAGCAATATATTGAAATACAGCATTCCTTGTATCCTGTCCTTCACGTATAAATCTGCCTTAATCTTCTCAATCTTGTCTAGGACATAATCAGGATACAAATCCGTCTTAATCCTTTTAATATCGAGAGCCAATAGGCGCTGATGAGCGATATTAATTATGCGATCGAAAGGGATAGGATAGTTAATAATATATTTCTTCTCGCCATTAAAGACCTTTTTAATAAGGAATTCTTTGTCCTCTAGCATCTCTTCAAAATGGGCTGCGCATCTTTTATACGTTTCGGCATTTATTGTTTTGAATGCTTCATCCGTCATATGAATGTTAAGATGTTCGGCATTCTTCAGATTATATTCATTGTCAAGTTCAATATTATTCTTATTAATTGTGTTGATATATTGGGTCTCGATTTTGCACCCATCCATACCATCTTCGCCATATATATATTGAATGATAGAACCTGTAGCCGTTCTCACTGTGTTGTCATAGTTAATCTTGGAATCTTCCATCGCTTTCACTAATCTTCTTTGGATATACCCTGTTTCTGATGTTTTAACTGCGGTATCAATGAGACCCTGACGACCACCCATAGCGTGAAAGAAGACTTCTTGCGGCGTTAATCCGCTAATAAAGCTATTCTTTACAAACCCACGAGCCTCTGGTCCGTCATCGTATTTTGTGTAATGAGGCAGCGTTCTGTCTGTAAATCCATATGTTATCCGCTTCCCATCGACATTTTGCTGCCCGACACAAGCAATCATTTGCGCTACATTGATTTCCTTGCCCTTAGAACCTGCTTTAACCATATTAATCATACGATTGTTCGTATCGTCAATCTGGTCTAAACTGATTTTACCCACATTATTCGTAGTCTTATCAAGAATAGCAATGATTTCGCGCTCAATATATTCTTCATTGCTAAATATACTATTGTTCTCTATAATACCTCTTCTAATGTCATCTAATTTATCATACGCCAAGTTCTTCATCTCTTTGATTTTGTTTTTTAGCGTCTCCTCCGTTTTCTTGTCGGGAACCAAATCACTGATGCCCACGCTGAACCCAGATGTTAATAGCCAACGGCATATCAATCGCTGCGTATTATCAAGGAACTTTCTAACTTCAAATGGTCCGTAATCGTGGTATATCACAGGAATTAACCCAGTAGAAATGTCGTGGAAGGTCTTTTTATCCAATGAACCCGAATTGGCTGCAATAATGCTATTATTAACAATAAACTGCTCCTCCTTCTTATTTTTCAAGTTAATAAAGAGACCGGGTGGTAATATTTGCGAATATGCCTCTTTTCCCGAATACATATAATTATCATCAGGTTTATTAAGTTTTCCTTTAAAATAACTATTAACCATCTGAATATTTGCAAGCGTTTTATCTTGTATCCGCGTGTAATCCTTTGTTAATCTGTAAGACCCCACAAGCGTATCCTGAACAACCTCGATAATCGGCTTTCCATCGCGAGGTGCCAAAATCATATATGGAACTGCAGCGATATCCATTAATTCGCTCATTGTTTGGATATTCTGAGGGCAATGCAAATTCATCTCATCACCATCAAAATCCGCATTATAGGGAGGCGTATCCAATACATTGAGGCGAAATGTTTGGTATGGCATAATAACAACCTTATGACACATCATAGACATCTTGTGAAGCGAGGGCTGTCTGTTAAACAGGATGAAATCGCCATTTGTTAAGTGCCTGTGAACAATATCGCCATACACCAACTCTGCAGCATTCTTTTCTCTCTCGATAGAGTGCTTTAGATTAATCGTTCGTGTGCTCTTCTTAATATACTTTGCGCCGGGCCAGACCTCCGAGCCATTCTTGATTAATTCGCGCATTTTGTCAATGTTATACTCATTAACTACCTCAGGGAACGTAATATTCACGGCGACTTTAATAGGAACCCCGAGCTCGTCGATACTGATATAGGGGTCTGGAGTAATAACTGAGCGCGCTGATTGGTCTACACGCTTTCCATTGAGATTGCCGCGAATACGCCCCTCCTTCTTCTTCATACGATCAGATACTGACTTGAGTTTGCGCCCATTTCTTTGCTGCGCTGGTGCAAGTCCGGGCATCTGATTATTAATAAATGTGAATACGTGATATTGCAATAACATAGCGACATATTTAATAGTTTCCTCTGAAGCACCTTTGCATATCTTGTCAGATAACTGCTTATTCGTTTTAATAATATCGCTTAATTTGTGCGTCAAATCATCTTCGCGACGCTGTCCATTTTCTTCAATAATACTAGGGCGCACTGCTGGAGGAGGAACGGGCAAGACGGTGCAAATCATCCATTCGGGTCTATTCCACTTAGGATTAAATCCCATCATATCCATTTCTTTTTCAGTAATGCGCGAGAATATTTTGAGAATATCTTCAGCAGTAAATTCTTGAACAATTTTGTCGGTATTCTTCTCGCCGTTCTTATTCGCGGGTTGCTTCCTGTCTTTCCACTCCGCAATAATTTTCATTGAGTTTTCTTTGATATACTTTGTAGGCTGAACGGCACCGCATCCAATTGTCCCGTCGTCGCCACAAACGCGAATTTTAGTTGTCGTATTACATAATTTGAAATATGCCTCCCATCGCTTCTGGTTATTCTTAATAGACAATATTCTTTGCATATCGTGCTTGAATTCTTTGTCGGTATCAGGAGATATTAAGCATTTGGAACATTTATAACAGACGCAATTTAGTAATTTCTTGACTATATCGAAGAACATAGCGTGAAATACGGGCTTTGCAAGTTCGATATGTCCGAAATGACCCGGACAAAATATGTTCTTTTGTTCGCAAGTGCAGCAAATCCTATTATGTTCTAAAACACCCATTCGCGAATCAAATAATCCGCCGACAATAGGCTCGCTTCCAGCATATGTATCGGTTTTCGTAATTTCTACTACAGACCTATTGCGGATTTCTTGCGGACCGAGAACACTAAATTGTATTCCCTTAACATCTTGAATTTCTACTTTCTGGTCATTATAGGAAAGTTCAGGATAAATTGACATATCTCTTATTAATAGTAGTTAAAATAAGTAGTCTTATGCTTAAACTATTTTAATAGAAAAAGAAATCAATTTTTATATAAATAAATGATATTATCAAAAATATAAAAAATAGATATCATACATATAGATTACATACATATATTACATATACATTACATATATATTACATATATATTACATATATATACTTAATTTGTGATTTTAGAAATCGTTTATGTCGTCGTAGTCGTCATAGTCGACGTAGTCTTCTTCTTCATCGTCGTCTTCCATCATCCATCTGGATTCCTCTCCGTTATAATACGCTTCCCCGTCAAAATCAAACTCGGAATCCATCATCAATCTGGAAAACATATTTGAGGTTTGCTAACTTACTTTTGTCTTATGCGGGGGCTTTAATTAACCTAAAAGTAGGCTAGAACATCAATTTTTTATTTAATATATTATTTTTAGAACAGATTAAGTATCATTCTATCTATACATCATTATTTTTTATAAATATACTTGAAATATAAAAATAGATAACATAAATATCATACATATATTATTACATATTACATATATACTGCATCATTTTTGTGATTTTAGAAATCGTTTGTGTCGTCGTAGTCGTCGTAGTCGATATATATCGTGCGAATGTAATTACCTCCCATACACACAATACACTTATTCAGTCCGTTATTTGCGTAGTAATACGCATCATCTTTCTCGTCCTCTGAGTTATAATACTCATAACCATCAATTTCAAAGTCAGGATCCATCATCCATCTGGGAGACATATTTGGGTTGGTTGCTTTGTAGGTTTTGCTGGCTCTTGGTTGTTTGCTTTGTTGGCTCTTGGCGGTTGTTTTGACTTATAGTCGGCTTCCTATGCGGGGCTTTAATTAACCTAAAAGTAGGCTGCAATATCAATTTTTTATTTAATATATTATTTTTAGAACAAATTAAGTATCATTTGCTGTCATACATCTTTAATTTCTTATAAATATACTTGAAACTATCTTGGTCGATTGCCCAGTCGTCTAATTTATTTAATCCATACGGGAGGGCTGCTAATAATATCTCACAAGGCGAATGGTCAGGTGTATTGCACATCTGAGATATACAAGCAAATATCGCTAGATTTATATCAAAATTATCAAATAATCTAAATATAGATAAGTTAAGGTCAGTATTACCAGAAGGACCGCATACTACCATTTGCTTATAATGCCTCATAAGTTTTATATAAAAATTATCTTCATTCACCTCCCAATATTGTAATCCAGATATCCATTGGAGTTTATTATTATTATTTTTGATTTCATATTTGCAATTCACCTTTATATATTCTAATTCATATTTTGATAACTTAGGATATACATCTTTGACTTTAACATAATACCTGTCTATCTTTTTAACTCGCGGCTCCCTCAAAGCATTATTTAAGGGATATGCTGACATCCTCGAAGCAGATACTGCGCCATCTGACGCTAAACTAACAAATTTGCAAGGTAATATACAGCCTTTACGCTCACATCTTTTCATATATTTATTAATTTTTGCGATATCGCTAATTCCCGTAAGATTATATAATCTTTTATGTAATACGTCGATACTTGCTTGTGTGAAATATTTGTTTTTCTCAAGTGCCCATAATATTACTGCGCATCCGCTCATACAAAAATTCATTATCAAGGTTATTCGCTCTCGAATATTACCAGTGTCAATCGCCTTAGTAATATATTTTGCAGGAATTTGCCCTGTGCTAAAACTGGCAGGTGCTGCTGTATGCCCTAAATACTTCTCTAAAACCTTCTTTGCATCTTGTTTAGTATCTCTAGCGTAATGAATAAGTAGTTCTTTAATACGGAAGCATACGTCTCGCACATACTCTTGCACCTTCTTATTTGCCGAGCATTTATTAGACAACTCTCGTAGCTTACGTAAATCTCTCTCTTCCAATTCTTTCATATGCAATGCACACGCACACCCCTATATATAATTATATAGATTAAAGCAAATCGTTAGGGTTTTGATTTATTTTTATTTCTTCTAATTCAATATCCTTATCCTTCATACCGCTATTATTATTAGCAGTTCTATGTTGTTTTCGTAGATTATAAGCTTCCTTAAATAATGTTCCAGCGTCCTTTGTAATATTTGTGGTGGTATCCGCTACGTATTCATTGTATGCTTCGTCCGCTTCGTCTGCTTCGTCGCTATATATGCTCGAATTAAATCGGTTTCTTGAGCCATCTTTGAAGTTGCGTGTTATCTTACAAGATGCTGGGATAGATATAGATATTGGGATGGCAGGGACTGGGACGATAGGATTATTATATTTATCTATTAAATCCTTAATAAACACATATTTATTCTCGTTCATCTCGGTGCTTTCGTTGCTTACTAAATGAGTATGAAGTAGTCTAAAAAGGCTATCGCAAAGATTAACATAGTAGGATTTATTTGAATATTTAATACACGATGATAGTATGTCATTTCGGCGCATATTTAGATATCCTTTAATTAATTCAACAATACCTATGATTAGCCTAATATTACTTGTATATTTATCTTGGATTGATATATTTATTAAACATTTCACAAAATGGTCGTTTAAGTTTTCTAGTAGTATCTCAACTGCCTTTTTTGCTAAAAAGTATTCATCCATCCTTCCTCCCGCTATTTATAATCTTATTTTATATATACTTTATAATTTTTATATACAAGCACAATTAGCCTAACCTCTAATCTAAGAGATAATATGGGTTTTCGCTAATCAATTTCTCCTGCAATTCTTTTTCTTCGCAATCTTTGTTATATTTCTCTATTCGTGATAAACAATATGAAAAAAAACCATTAAAAATTTGGCATATATATATATTACACATATATACAATAATTATCTGCGTCTCCTTAAATTATATCCATTTATTATTTAGTTATTATATAAAAATTGATTTCATAAAGTGTATATAAATACATATACATATCCATATACATATACATATACATAATGAATAAAGGTGAGTATATTCAATCAGATACCAGCAAATATGTTGCAGGTGTTGATGAAGTTGCTAGAGGAACCTTTGTAGGACCCGTTATAGCGGCGTGTGTCGTATTGCCGCACGTATTTCCAGATGATACCTATAAAGAAATTAAGGATTCCAAGAAGTTGACTAAAAATAAGCGCGAGTTTTTAGCGGAATATATTAGAAATAACGCGATTACATATGGCGTAGGTTCAGCGTCCGTTGAAGAGATTGATAGTGTTAATATTCTGAATGCCACAATGAAGGCAATGCATCGCGCGGTAGATGAAGCGTATAAGAAGCACCCCTTTGAAAAACTCCTAATTGATGGTCAATATTTTAAAGGATATACGCCGCCCGGATTAGACAGCGAAATATTAGAATATGAATGTATCCCTAAAGGGGATATGCACTATTTATCTATTGCAGCAGCGTCAATCATTGCAAAGGATTATCATACTACTTTAATATATAAAATGACTGAAGAACACCCAGAACTCAATTTATACGATATAAAGAAAAATAAGGGATATGGAACGGCTAAACATATCGCCGCAATTAATCAACACGGCATCACTAGTTTCCATAGAAAGACCTTTGGAATATGTAAATATATGTGATTATTTAAGTAATAGATTAATTAATTAGCTTTACAATTTAGAGAACTCCACGATATACCACATTGTTTAGCATATTCGCAACTAATTTCATTTTCATCCTTTGTTTTACTATCGAGTATTCCTAGCACTTGCGGATACACTTGATTGCAAATTAATGGCATATTTGTTTCATATGTAGAAAGTATGGTATTTATATTTCCACTTCCAGCAACATATTCTGTTTTGGCTGGTCTAAGACTAATATTATTATTAGTATCAAATATTGTAGTATTAAGAGTATTATTATACCCTCCAGCAAATTTAGCATAACTCGTTAATCCTTTTACATTAGTTTGTTCTATACTAGTTGGTAGTTTTACAATATAATCAGGGCTTAAAACACTAGTAGTTGGAGCGCTTGCATATGCGGTAGCGTTTGATGTGTTTGCAAAACCAGCAATAATATTAGTAGTATCACCAGTAATACCTTTCTTTGTATCTAATAATTTGCGAGTATCACCATATACATCTTTATCATATACGCATTTATATTGTATATTTTTATCTTCTTTTCTAGTTATTTCAGGTATTATATAGGTTGCAGGCACACCACTTTTATTATTATTATCTATCAAAAAGGGTTTGTCTGTATCCTTAACCTTTTCTAATTTCCAAAAGTCGGGGCACATAATACTATTGTCGCTATCCATATCATTTCCTATTCTTCGCGGTCTTATAGTATATATAGAATTCAATAGATACAATATAATAATTAAGGAACCTATTATATACGTCACTACTGCTGGAGCAAACTTGTCATATATAAACTCTTTGCCGCCGTCTGTGAATAATATAAGCGCTAGCAATATAATAGCAGACAGCCCATATACAATACATACTACAAATGTCCCTTTGTATAAATCCATTTTTTCCTGTTCAAATAATTTAAGCTCCTTATCATTTGGTTTATAAACCTTATCGTCAGACATTTATATTCTATTATTCTATAATATAATATTATATAATATAAAAAGTAATATAGAAGGTAATCTCGTTAGTTGCGTTAGTTGCGTTAGTTGCGTTAGTTGCGTTAATATTTCATCATTTCTAATTGTTTTGTTCCTTTTTGTGATGGTAATTCAGACCTATCCAGTGGAACAGGCATTGTGCTAATATCCATAATATATTTAGCGGATTGTTTGATATTTGATAATATTTCAGGAACGCACCAGTCAATAACGCGCGTATTCAAGTCTAGAACCTGTCCTTTAATATTGCTAGATACATTTTTGCCATATTGGAAATAGATAGAGCGCATTATAATCTTCAGGTCAGTATCGCTTTGCTTTCCAATGTTATATTCTCCATTTGATAAGTTAAGTATTTTGTTGCGAATGCCTAATTGCAATAATTCAACATTATCGTCGGAGAAAAATATCGCCGATACACCAGTGCAATTAATATTACGCGATATTAAATTAGTATTATTCTCAGATTGCGTCTCTTGATACGCTTTAAAATTATAATTATCTACAGGCATTACCGCATTAACTCTTCCATTTAAAATATTCATTTTTTGTCCTTCTTAATATATATATTTATTTTCATTTTATATAGTAGTAAGAAGATATGGATAAATGTAAGGAAATTACATTCTGTGCGAAAGAATTATTAAAAACTCATAAAATACATATTAGTGATAATCACAGGAACAAGGTTGTCATTTTAGTATCTAAATATATGGAATTGTTGATATTTAATATAGTCGCGGTAATATCAATAATATGTTTGAATATCGGGATTAAGAAGGTGCTCTCTTTGCATATGCAATATATATCAAAATATATTGATAAAAGATGCTCAGATAAAGCAAAGAAGAAGAAGCGAGCGGGAATGAGAGGCGGCGCTTTTAATACTGCGGCGTTTTATGGGGTTGCCGAGCCCAACTATTCAAAAGACAATGATACTAGCGATTTGCTTAAAATCGACTTTGATGGCGGAATAGCCCGCAATGCGATACTGATGAGCGGGGGCGGCAGCGGCGCAAACAAAACTCCCAATTGCATTAAACTCGATAAGATAATCGCAAAGAAAATTAGGAATGTATTCAAGTTCTTCGATATAAAGTTTGAGAATAATGTAATTGCAGCCATAAAAAATAAATATGATGAGATAATTCTAAACTTATTAAGGAATATTCGGGCTATCAAAGGTGATATAACTGATAAAAAGGTTGAGCAATTAATACTAAAATCGAAAATAATGAAAAAATGATTATATAAATATTAAATAATATAACTAATATAATTATTAAAAGATTATATAATCGCAAATATAGATGCCTATTATCACGATAGATGGCAATATAGGCTGTTATAAAACTAGCATCCTTAATTATTTTCATAAGAATTACAAACTGGCAATTGACTTAGAGCCTGTTGATAACTGGGCAGATTATTTAGAAAACCTGTATAATACGCCAAATAGCAGCTATGATTTTCAAATAAAAGTATGGATAGACAGGTGCTGGATACAAGAGAAAACTGCAACGCCTGTTTTAATGGAAAGGAGCCCAAACTTTATTAAAAATGTCTTTGTTAGGAAAGCATACGAAGATAAAACCATCAATGAAAAGGAGTATGATAATATAATTAGCCTACATAAGACGACAGATGAACTATGGAAACCGAATGGATATATTTATCTTCGCTCTGACCCTGATAAATGCCTGCAGCGTATCAATAAGAGGGGGCGTTTAGCAGAAAAGAATATGAAATTAGAATATATCCAGCAATTGCACGAACTACATGAAAAAAATTATAAGGAGGCGCAAAGTAATAATATGAATATTATAGCAATTGACGTAGAGAACAAGAGCATTTCTGATATATGCACTGAAATATTGTCGTCTAATTTATATAATGATATTGTCTATTGACAATTATCCTATATATCTCTCATTAGATATCTATGTATCATAAATTTAATATATTATATATATAATTATGTAATATACACAAGGAATACTTATACTTAAATACAAAGGTCTTTCTATTTTTTCACCATTTGTATATCTATTCCATAATATACATCTGCCTTACACCTTACAGCGTAATAGACAATGCACAGGAGCATAATTAGTTCTCATTGGTTTAGGGGGTATCTTAACATAAACTTTTCACAATCTCCACCACTAAGCTATATATACTTATACCTACAATATTATATTATGTATAAGTATATAAGTATATAAGTATATATAGATGGTAAATTCTTATCGACGCGAAGACACCTTACCTACTGCAAATAAACCAGATATTACGTATGCTGAACTCAAAAAACTTGAAATTGAAACTATGAAAGAAATTGAAAATATGAAATTATATAACGCTCGTCATCCTTTAAAAAAAAAAGAACTTATGAACAAGTAAAAGAACGAGTAAAAGAAGGAGTAAAAGGACTACTAAATAAAACTAAACTTTCTTATCTTCTTAAGCTAATGAAAAGAGAGAGAGAATTGGTGATTGATGGTTTTACTCCTCCTAAAGAAGATTTTACTCCTCCTAAAGGAGGTTATAATTCTCAAAAACATAAAAATACTAATATTGACGAAACAACCTAGAAAACCTAAAATATTGACGAAACAACCTAGAAAACCTAAAATATTGACGAAACAACCTAGAAAACCTAAAATATTGAAGAAACCTTTATAACATTTTTACATCTTCAAGGATGTAAATACTAAACACTATTGCATCTAATAATAGGTGCATCAGTTCCGAGAAAGCAGCTATAATAAAGCCGCTCATAATTTTCATACTCAATTGAAGGCGACGAACTATGAATTAACTTTCTATTATTAAAAATTAGCATATCATTCATTTCCCATTTAATCTTAACGATATTATCTTTATTAAGAATGTATTTACTCATCAATTCCCTGTAGAGGTCGTAGCTGTCTTCACAAGACATCTTATCAAACTTATTAAATCGAAATGGCGAAATCATTAGTGCCTTTTTATTTTTATATTCGTCTGTATAAATTACAAGCGGCTCTCTGTTAATAATCGTGGTTCCTTTATTGATTTGCGGCATATTGATATCATTATTATTAACATTAATTCTATTATACCCAGTATAATCATAATATGTATTCATAACATTATCTTCCTTATTTGTATTTGAATAGATAACATTGTAATCCTTGATTTCTTTTTTAAGTTCGGAATTAATATTATCATAGGCAGTCTCTAAACTTGCAAACATTGTTTCGCCGCCAACAGGAGGTGTCTTTAACATATAAATACTAGATACAACTGGGGGTTTATGGTCATTAATGCCTACGAGGTCTTGGTGCCATACTGCAGTATTCTTAAACGGACCACTATATTTAAGTGTTATATCTTTCAGTCCATAGAGGTCTTTGATATAGCAATTGCCTCTAACTGCGATTTGAGGGACGTAATCGACTTTAGAATATTCAAATGGATGCACTACCTTATCATTGCATTTGCTATCAAATACTTTGCAAAACTCATAGAAATCTTTAGGTGTCAAATTTTGATTTTTAAACATTAGCATAGGAACTGCATTGAAAAGTTTAGCCAACTCGGTTTTATCATAGTCATTTGCTCGTTTTACGTCGTAATTATTAATTACTGCTAGGTTTTTTTGAAATGTAGGAAAGGATACCTTCATAGATGCGGAGAAATCGCAATGCATAACTAGTAATACCAAATAAGCAAGAGAAGCGTAGCGGATGCGAGTTGGGAAGATGTTCATTTTAATCATATTTTATAAAATTATAGAAAAATAAAGAATATTATCATTTTTTATATTTATATTTTAAAATTTACATATAATCCTCTATGTAATTCTTTTAAATACTTGCTATTACCATTATCATTATCATTATCATTATCATTATCATTCAATAATAGGCTATTCAGATATGGATAGATGGCATTTGATAATTTAATAGATGCTTCTGTAGGAGAGGTACTAGGTATATTGGGGACGCAATAGATGCTTGTATTTTTATAACGAATAAAAGGGTTATATAAGGTAGTAGGCATAGATTGCGAAGTTGTCCCTCCTTGATCGATTGCTACATCCATAATTACACTACCTGTTCGCGACATCAAATCTAACAATTCATTATTGATAATGCGGGACGCTTTCATACCATTATTATATATAGAAGATATAACAATATTGGAAAATATCAAAAGTTTCCTAACATTGTTTTCAGTCATTTTATATGCCTTGTAAATGGTAGGGTTGCTTTCCTCAAGTATCTTTATTTTTTCGTAATCATTATCGATAAGATTGATATTTTGGTATCCCAGCAGTATTGCTTGTTCAGCCGCTGCTCTACCTGCATTGCCTACGCCTACTATTGTTATAATCGTATATTTGTTTTTGCGCAACTTTTTACTATTAGTAATAAAATTATCGGCTTCTATCATTGACTTCTTACCTGCTATAATAGACATTGGTGCCAATATAGGATATACTCCTTTATCATCTTGGATAGTTTCATAAGCATAGCATTTCGCTTTACTTTCAAGCATCGCATTGATTAGCCCGTTATTACCTGCAAAATGAAAGAAAGACAATATAGTATGCCTTGATGTAATTAAAGGATATTCTCTTTTTTGAGGTTCCTTGACTTTAACAATGATATCTGCCTTCTCATAAATATCCTCGAGATTATTTAGAATTATAGCACCTTTTGCAGTATATTCATCGTCGCTATATCCAGCATATTCTCCTGCTCCCGTTTGCACATATATAATGATATTACTATTATTCTCAAGCAATCTCTGAATATCGCTAGGAACTATTGAAACCCTATTCTCGTAATCTTTTATCTCTCTAGGTATGCCAACTATATACATAAAATTTTTATTATAATTATTTTACTAATGCTAAATTATATTTATATGTTTGTAAAATATGATTATTGAGATTATAAGGTATTATAAGGTATTATAAGGTATTATAAGGTATTATAAGGTATTAGTTAGTTGGCTTAATGCCTCCGTTATTAATCGTTTGTCTGCTCCGCAATACGAGGTTATTTCTATATTACTTCTATAAAACTTGAAATAAGGTATTGAAGATATGTTATAGTTATCACTAATCTCCCAGCCATCCTCAATATCTATTTTTAAGAATGTTATATTCGTATTTGAGGCGCTTAACTCCTCTATAAATGGATATATCTCTTTGCAAGGTTTGCAGAATGAAGCAGAAAAGATTGCGATAACATAGGTATTGCTAATCAAATAATTATTAAATTCTCCTAAAGTCTTAACATTTATTACGGACATCTCTTATCTTTATTATTTAGATAGAATTAAAAATATTTAATAATTTTCGCACTTTTCATCAATTTGTAACAAATATATAAAAAATTGATAAATATTATATGTATATCTTATAAATACACAAATACAATACACCCTGATGTCTGCAGCGAAGAAAGTAGAGGATAAATATAAGAAATATGAGCTTCTCGAACATATCTTGGCGCTCCCAGATACCTACATTGGTTCCATTGAGCCTCAAAAGATTACCAGTTATATTTACGATGAAGAAACAAAGAAGATGGTGGTAGATGAATTAACATATATACCCGGCTTATTGAAGATATTTGATGAGGTTATCGTTAATGCCATTGACCATTGTATGCGTCTCCGTGCTGATGAAGAGAAAGGAAAGGAAGATATAAAGCACGTCAAGAACATCAAAGTGACGATTGACAAGGCTACTGGAAGGATTACTATAATGAATGATGGAAACGGCGTTGACATCAAAAAGCATAGTAGTTATGGTGATTTATGGATACCCGAGCTTATATTTGGAGAACTTTTGACTTCTACAAATTATGATAAGGGAGAAGAGAAGATTTGGGGTGGTAAGAATGGCTATGGTAGCAAACTTACAAATATCTTCTCTAAAGAGTTTTCCATTGAAACGATTGACCATTATACTAAGAAAATTTACACGCAAACATTCAGTAATAATATGACTGCTCGAACAATTGCTGAAGTTAAGGCATCCTCAAAAGTCCCCTATACGCAAATCAGTTTTATCCCTGACTATGAGAGGTTCGGTATGAAGAATATGTCTGACGATATATATAAATTGTTCAACAGGCGTGTGATTGATGCTTGTGCAACAACTCCAAAGGAAGTCTCAGTATATTTCAATGGCGAAAAACTGATGATTAAGGATTTTGAAAAGTATTGCGAATTATTCCTTGATAAAAAGGAGCAGCCCTTCGTATATGAAGCGGTTGGCGAAAGATGGGAGGTTGTTGCTTCGATATCAAGTTCAGGGTCTTTTGAGTTCTTGTCATTTGTTAATGGGATTAATACAATCAAGGGAGGCAAGCATATCGAATATATTACAAATATGATTACTAAAAATCTTGTTGATATGACGCTATCAAAGAAGAAGAAGGCAGTGAAAGCGCAGCATATTAAAGACAACCTATTTGTATTTGTGAAAGCGCTTATAGTCAATCCAAGTTTCGATTCGCAAAGCAAAGAAACTCTAACAACGCCTGTTGCGAAGTTCGGCTCTAAATGCGAACTTAGCGAAAAGTTCTATGACAAGTTATTTAAGATTGGGATTGTCGACAAGGCTCTAAGTATTACTGAGTTTTACGATAAGAAGAAACTGGTAAAGACGGATGGCAAGAAAATATCACGTATCATAGTTCCCAAGTTGGATGACGCAAATTTAGCGGGGACGAAGGATAGCGCTGCTTGCACTCTAATTTTAACAGAGGGAGATTCGGCAAAAACGATGGCGGTTGCAGGGCTTAGTATTATAGGACGCGATAAATACGGCGTATTTCCTTTGCGTGGTAAAATTTTGAACGTAAAGGATGCGACGCTCCAGAAAATCACAGATAATACTGAGATTACGGCTATCAAGAAAATTCTCGGTCTTGAGCAAAATAAGAAGTATACAGACCTGAGCCAGTTGCGATATGGCTCGATTATGATTATGACAGACCAAGACCACGACGGCAGTCATATTAAAGGTCTGATATTTAATATTTTTCAAAGTATGTGGCACGAATTATATGAAATCTCTGGGTTTCTAACATCTATGCTTACGCCCATTATTAAAGCAACAAATAGTCGTGGCAATGAGATTATCGAGTTTTACAATATGTCTGACTACGAAAGATGGGGTGAAACTGATGTCGCCAAGAATGGCTCTTGGAAAATCAAGTATTACAAAGGGCTCGGCACATCAAATGACCAAGAGGCAAAAGAATACTTTAAGAATATGAAGAAGATTACTTATAAATATGATAAGAATGCTGACGAAGTCATTGACCTCGCATTCAATAAAAAGCGCGCAGACGACAGGAAGGAATGGCTCGCAAATTACGACAAGGACAATGTATTAGATTATACAAACCTAGAAGTAGATTTCAAAACATTTGTAGATAAGGATTTAATCCATTTTAGTAATCGCGATTTGCAAAGGTCGATTAATCATATATGCGATGGTCTCAAAGAAAGCACGCGCAAGATTTTATTCGCCTGTTTCAAGCGCAAGCTATACACGAACGAAGTCAAGGTCGCGCAATTATCTGGATATGTTAGCGAAGTATCCGCTTATCATCACGGAGAGAATTCGCTGCAACAGGCGATTGTAGGAATGGCGCAAATATATGTTGGGACGAATAATATCAACTTGCTATCGCCGAATGGTCAGTTTGGTAGCAGGTGTCAAGGCGGACAGGATGCTTCATCTGCTAGGTATATTTTCACGCTATTAACAAAATTAACGAAATTAATCTTCAAGGAGGAGGATAATAATACTTTGACATATCAGGATGATGACGGGCAGCAAATAGAGCCCGAGTTTTATATTCCAGTAATCCCTATGATACTTGTTAATGGAGGCATTGGTATTGGCACAGGGTATTCTACAAATATCCCGCAATTTAACCCGAGCGAGATTATTGCGGCTTGCAAGTTCATATGCACCGCTATTAAACTTGCTGGTTTAGATGGAGATACTGAGGATGGAATGGACAATATCTATGAAACCATTGATATATTAGATATTGATGATTTAGTGCCTTATTATTTAGGTTTTAATGGGACTATTAAGAAATCAGAGAACAACTCATATATTAGCAAAGGGGTATATAAATGGATTGATGGTGAAACGCTTGAAATCACTGAATTGCCGATTGGGACTTGGACAGAGGATTATAAAGAGTTTTTAGAGAATATGATTACAAACGGCTTAAATAATTTGAAATATATCGAAAATCATTATACGTCAAAGAATGTTAAGTTTATCTTGCATTTTAATGCGAATGTTCGCGAAACGTTTGAAGACAAGTTTGAGCAATTGTTTAAGATGTCTTCGAGCAAAAACTTGAGCATCAATAATATTCATCTCTTTAATAAAAATGGGGCAATCCAGAAATATGACAATACAACTGAAATTATCAAAGAGTGGTCTAAAACTCGTATCTTAAAATATATTGAAAGAAAGGCATACCAAATCAAAATACTTGAGAAGGACTTCCTCTTGCTGTCTGCTAAAATCCGCTTCATTATTGATGTTATCTCTGGCAATATTCAGATAATGAATAAGAAACTTACTGATATTGCTAAAAGATTAATTGAACTTAAGTATCCGCGCATTAATACAGATACTGCAGCGAATATTGTAGTAGCAGGGAATATTGATAATGACGCTAGTGATGACGCTAGCATTGATGGAAGCGATAGCAGTGATGGCAATAAGGATATCAAAGACTTTAATTATCTTCTTAAAATGCCTATCTCACAACTAACTTATGATAGAAAAATAATATTAGAAAAGGAAGTAGATGCGCTCAATACTAATCTTAAAAATCTACGGGATAGCCGTATTGAAGATTTGTGGATGTCTGACTTAGTTGAACTAGAGAACGCGTGGGAAGAACATAGAGACATTGTATTAAAAGAATACGACAATGACCGCAAAGGTATCATTGAACCTAAAAAAGCCGCTAAGAAGAAGGCAAAGAAATAGATGAAAAAGGATTATTAGACTACTATATATTATTAGATAGAATACTTATTTTTTATAATTCAATATTTCTCAGCAAAATATGAAGGTGCTTGTTTTTTATATATGGTTGCCGTAAATGTTTTACCTTTATACATCTCTATATATAATGTATTACCATCGTATATTTCATTACATCCAATATCATCATCGCATTTCATATTATCGTGGCTAATCGGTAATCGCAGCATAGTATTTTTATCTGTCGTCGTATAGTAATTCCATCTATCTCTATGGTTATTTGCTCTTTTGCTAAATAAAGGCAGTATGATAGGTTCATTGTTATCATTAGATGTTAAAATACCTACTTGCTGATATTCTCGGTTGTTATCATAAGATGGCAATTCCTTAGGATATACTGGGATGCTACTGCTACCGCTGCTAGTATCTACCTTAGGACACGAGGGACACGAGGGGCACGCAGGGCATCTATTAATAATATCCTTTTTATTACTATTACTATTATTACTATTCGCATAATATAAAAGAGTTCCAACAATCAATAGTGATACTGCTAAGATAAATATTACGAAATATAAAATATATATGCTACTCATATCTTTCTTTGCGACCATTGCTATTCTCCTTATATGCCTATTATCCTATTATTATCTATTACTTTTATTTTCCTTTAACAATACCAAATGATAAGCCATAAGTTATATAATCGTGTATCCCGAAAAATCGCGGATTTCCTGAAAGGATGTTTATATGGTAATACCATTTAAATGGTAATATAAGGAGTTTGTTGCTATTTAAAAGGATTGTCGTTAGGTTCTGGTTATATTCGGGGGGTAATATATCGGGTGATATTGGAATATTGTTTTCCTGTTTGGTTAGAGCATTCCCTATTGTTATTTCTACGGAGTTCTCTTCGTGTCTATCAGCATATATTAGTAAATATTTATAATTATTTCTGTTCCAACTCCAAATATTTGGGATGATGACATCATATTCGACGATATTATAGTCGAACCAATCAGCCAATATCGCATCAATATCTTTGATACTATCTTGAATAATTATTGGCTGCTTTTTGTATAGCAAATTAAAGTCAAAATGGGCTGCATCTACTTGGTATATTACTAACTCATCATAGAATATATAATACAGCGAAGCATATATTATTATTATGAAAATCAATAAATATATATAATAATACATTTTATTATAATTATATATATTTATATATACATAAATATCACATAAATCTAATAATTATTTTTATATATTATAAGAGTAATATAAAATATTTGATGAGTGCTGAAGGTGATGATATGGGTAAATTTTTTGTAAATACCTTAATAATTTTCATCATTATTTTCTTAATGATATTTGGATTACCTTTAGGATTATATGCATATAAGGCGTTAGATAGTCGGAGTAAAGATAATACTGCGTTGATAGAAAATTTAAAAAATAAAGAGATTGATAAATACAATGAACTATCAGATATCTTCCTATTTTGTGCGTATATGCCAATTAAAAAGTTTTTTCTTTGCGGTGACGGAAATAGTGACGGAAATAGTGAGGAAATAACAAAAAATATAACCCATAATACTGAAATAGAAAATATATTAGAAATTTTAAAAGAAAAACAATCAAAGATTGATACAGATTATACTAGAATTAAAACGCTATCTGATACATTTATTAATGATAATAAGGTATCGCGTATCAAACGCGAGTTTGAGGAAGAGCAAAGACTTAAAAAGGAAGCAGGTGAAGATGGAAGACATAATAGTAGTCAATTATTGAAATGGATTAATAGCGCTGGTTCTGCTATACATAATTTTTTAAAGTTAGTATTTATGCTTTTTGGTTTTATTGTATCAATTAGTTCAGCCCTTGCAAAGAACAAGGTAGTAACAGGGTTTCTAATAATTGTATTAGTAATCATAATTGCTTTATCATTAACCAAACCAGCCAGTAAATCTAAAGATGGAAAGGACAATAAGGGGGCTATTAGCAGCAATGTAGGGCTAAGTCCTACCGCTATATACAACGACATTTTAGATACATATAAACATTATAGCGAAATGGTGAAAAATGTGAATGTGGATTTTCTTGGCACAACCACTGAGACTGAAGTGAATGAAGACGACGAAGATTATGACGAAACCTTATATCGAAAAATAAGAGGCGGAAAACGATATGACAACTTATCTTATATTCAGCTATCGTCATTAGACCCTAGTATTCAAACTGAAATAAAGAAAATATATAAAATTGAAATAGATGCTGATAAATATTATAACATCTATTTGCCATCTGAGAAATTTAGTATTGCGCAAGCTGATATTAAATGGAAAACATCTAATAATGCAAATAATGAGAAAATATGGGATATAGATTGCGAGGCTATAGGAAATCAAGGAAGCACTCAAATACATGCTTTTATTAGCAATGAAGGTAAATGTATAATTAATGAGGCTGAATTAAAGAAGGCTGATAAATCTCAGGGTGCCCCCGAACCGCCTACTATATATAAAACAGAATATATCAAATAACTTTGCTATGTATTTATTATCTAATATATTTTTAAAGGTATATACAATGGTTGCTGTTGCTGCTTGTGCAGGTAATACTGATTTAATATGTAAAACAGGAGATAAATATACTATTAATGATAATAGTAATGTAAAAATCAAAAAAATAAAGACTGATTATATTGATAAAATAGAATTTAAGGAGAATGAAATATCTTTGACCCCTTCTTCGTCTAACCATTATTTTTATGCGGATGAAAAGGCGCACTGCAGTGAAACTTGGCAAGATTGGTTTTGTATCCCGAACTATCATAATAATAACAAGGTCAATAAATATCCATTTACTAAAACAATGTCTGTTGGCGTATGCTATGATTATTGCGCAAAAGGGTCGAATGGTAAATATATGACGATTAAAAATAAAACAAAATGCGAAGTATATGATGACGAGGATGACCTTATTTATAATCCGCTTGCTATCATTGCGATGTTTGGGACACATTTTAATGCTAAAGAAGATATAGATATACAAGAATTAACTACATTGAAATATATTGGTTTTCGAGGGTCTTATTTAAATGATTTATATAGAGTTAATAAAAATGATAATTTTATAACTACTGCAATTATTAATGATATTAAAGGCACTGCTGCAATCACTATAGCTGCTGATGGAACACAAGACTATCAAGACAAATTATTAGCAAATATCATAAAGGGATTACACCAAAAAGATAAGGATGGAATTCCTAATAATAATAATACTATACTCCGTATTAGAAAAGATATTAATGATGCTATTACAAAACTTAAAGGGTTCTATATTGATGGGAAGAACAAAGAAAAAAGGGAGATATTTTTTAATAAAATAAAGGATTATGTGTTTGATATTGATAAATTAGAAAATGCATATGGTAAAGATAAGAATAGCAAAGCCAAATTTATAAATATTATTGCATATACTTATAATATTATGTATTTAGTATTTTATGATACAACCAAAAATCCTTCAGAAATTAGAACAGAAACCGATATAATTACCCGCATAGAAAAGTTAATAGGCTTTCATAATATTGCTGGTATTGCTGAAAATACAGAAATGAAAAAAGATTTAACTAATATGTTTCTATACGCTTGCTATAATTGTTTTAATGTAAATTATGATAATTTTAAGACATATATAGATAATAATTCTTATGATGATATACTACTACGTATAGATATAAATAAGGATAGTGATACACATACAGATAAAAAATTAAATACCGAATTTAAGAAGGCTATAATAGAAATCGACAAGTTGGCTACAGGCACTGATAAAGATCCAACATATGTTTTAGCATATTATATAAAATACTATGACCATAGCATATTGGCAGAATATGGAGATAACTTTGCAAACTTGCAATATATTGCAGCAGTGTTTGGGATGTTGGCGGGATGTCTTCTAGCGATATTTCTAATATACTTGGTTTTTGTTTTGAGCAAAGGGCATAATATAGTAATCGCATTTTTTAATTTCAGTTTTCTGTATTATAAGTTGGTTACGTTTGGCATACTCAGAATTAGTTGTGTTATTTATTATAATCTATTGAGTAGATTAAGCAAATATACAATATTATCTATATTATTTAAAATATTTAACATAGGGTTCATTATCTTCCTGCTAGGATACTTGTATAAAATAATTACTGATTTATTAGGAATTGATTATATAACGTTATTAAAGAAAACTAAATACGATAAACTATCCGAACTATCTCCTGAGGACAGAGCAATATATACTGATATAGGGCTATATATATTTATTACATATTTGATATATATCTATATATATAGCGTCTATATAATTAGGTATTCATTGAGTGAAAGTAAATTTGATATAATGACGAACATAGACGCAGATGATAAAACGGCTCTTGAATTTGTAGAGAATGTATTAGTATCAAATTATACGTCGGATTTGATTAGTATATTTACTTCTTTACACTCTACAACACCTGCCGCTTCCTCCTAATAATTCTTAGGAATACTATATATTATTCTAATATTTTCTAATTATAGAATGAATATATTTCTATATAAAAGATACAGAAAAATACATAAAAATGCCGATGGTTTGTTATATATTATTTATAAAAAAGATAAAATATATATAGCAAAATACTTTAAAAAAAATGGGGTAGTTAAAAAAGAGCACAAACATCTTATTCAGCAAAAATCGAAGAAGATTGCTGGCGGAGGTGAAACATTGGTAGTATGCTCATTTAATGTTTATACTTGGAATGGGTATAATACAAAACGAGATAATTTTATAGAAAAGTTTAAAAAACTAATTAGTGAAAAGAGAGTAGATTTGCTGCTTACGCAAGAAGACCAACACGATATTGTATATGATACGAGTGAAAGTGTTAAAGCATATTCATTAAAAAAAGAAGAAGAAGGCACAAAGAGGTATCTTTTTAGTTCGTGTATTAGCACCTCTCTACAATTTTGCAAAGGTATTGTGCCAAGAAATGCTATAATTATAAAGGATACTCAGTTTGGTATTACTATTGCGAATTTACATTTAGAAGGTGGGCGTTTTGTAGATGTAGAATTAGATGATGATAAATTTAAAATATATTTAGAGATTAAACTAGAATTATTGAGAAAAGTATTAAATGAACGACCTAATATTATATCGGGTGATTTTAATTCTGTTTTTTGCGAGGATCCAGATTTATTAAATCAAATGTACGATGACCAAATAGCATACTATGTTTCTTGTAGTAAGAAAGCATCATCATCATCATCCGACGGAAATGATGATACAGAAGGCTCTTTAACTGCAGAAGAATCAGGATTGCAAGACAAACTTGGTGTATATCTAATACAAAAATGTCCTAACAATTGTGGTGATAAAGGTAAGGCGACTTTAAGTAAATACCAATTAATTTCTTGGAATAATGCACCATTTGAATTATTGCAAGAAAGAGGTTATGAATATATAGAGCCAACTAATATAAAAACTGACGGAAAAATAAATCCAACAAATTCAAGAGGAAACAATTTAATAGACCACTTTTGGGTTCATAAATCATTACGTGGTAAATATGCTTTTAGCACCGAGATATATGATGGTTTTGGAGAAATAAAAGATAATTTATATGGTAATATGACAGACCACAAACCTCTTATATTAACTATTGAAAGGAAAGACGCTAAGCAAGGAGTTCTTCCTAGCAAAAGACAAAAGGTATTAGACGCACGTAAGTAATACAAAATATATAAAGGATTAATCCATTAGGAATATTAAATGGATGATAATAATATATACTTGCTAAATATTAAAACAATTCAGGCTTCTACATTTAAACAAGTAATAGATGCGCTGAAAGAAATACTTATGGATGTTAATTTAGAGATAGATGAAACAGGTATTAAAATAGTTGCAATGGATAACACGCATATTGTTTTGATACATCTTAAGCTTGAAGCGGATAAATTTGAGATATATCAATGCGAGAAGAAGCAATATGTTGGGATAAATATGCTAAGGCTGCACGCGCTTATTAAGACGATTACGAATAACGACATATTATCATTATATATCTTGAAAGATGACCCAAATCATCTTGGTATTACCATCGATAACAATGAGAAGAACTATAAAACAAATTATAAGTTGTCTGTGCTAGACATAGATGTGCTAAATATCCAAATACCTCCTGTGGATTTTCATACGATTATTAATATGCCCTCTTCGTATCTTCAAAAGATTATTCGCGATATGCATAATTTAGCCGAATTCATTGAGTTCAGGAACATTAATGATAAACTGATTTTGAGTTGCAAAGGGGACTTCTGCCATCAAGAGACTATCTTAGGGTCTGAGAAATCGCAAGCAATCACAATAAAAAAGAATAGCGGTGAAGAAGACCAAGAAATAATTCAAGGAATATTCAGTCTCAAATACTTGTCTATATTTACAAAATGCACTAACCTGTCGAACACAGTAGAAATATATCTTAAAAATAACTACCCAATTATTCTAAGATATACCATAGCATCATTGGGAGAGATTAAACTATGCCTTTCACAACAAGATATTAGCTAAGCGTATCCAATAAGAATATTAGATACAATAAAAGAAGTTATAATGCCTTTATTTTTGGATATAATATATATTTAAAGTATATATTATGTATTTTGCTCAATGTATTCTCTAATACAATGATGATTTCATTCATACATTGAAAGTATTTTTTGGAGTATATAATGTATTCGTCAAACATCATATATTTTATAAAGCGGTTAATTTCGTTGAAAATTGTTTGAAATCGGTTCATTATAAATAAAATTATATTAGATTTCTTTAAGTATAAGAAGTCTTCTTCAAATATTCTATATCTTCTGAAATAAATTAGTGATACAATAAAAATAATACAATGCGAATGCCTAGTATTACTAGAAATCAGCATCGAGACTGAATTTGCGTATATCAGTATGCTCTTGTTTGCTTCCGACGTTTGCTTTACTATATTGTGAAACGCGGCTTTCAAAGAAGTTAGTTTTTGTTTCAATAGATATCCTCTCCATAAAAGGGAAGGGATTATTAGAGTTCCATATTTTATCATAATTTAATTGCGTCAATAACCTGTCGGCAACAAACTCAATATAAATAGACATCAAATCAGCATTCATCCCAAGCATTGAACAAGGAATACTTTCGATAATGAAGTTTTTCTCGACTTCAACGGCTTCTTTAACAATCTTATGAACTATTTCTTGAGATAGACGATTTTCTATTTTTGAATATAGAAGAACCGCGAATTCAACGTGCATACCTTCGTCTCTGCTAATTAATTCATTGGAGAATGATAGCCCTTGCATAAGACCTCTTTCTTTTAGCCAAAAAATACTGCAAAAAGCGCCACTAAAAAACACACCTTCTACTAATGCAAATGCAATAAGTCTTTGCGAGAATGGCGCACTTTCATCATTAATCCATTTGAAACACCACTCCGCCTTTTTCTTGATACAAGGCATATAATTAATTGCATCAAGCGCTTCGTGTTTTTCGCTAGGTTCTTTAAAGTATGTGTCAATCAATAGCGAGTAAGTTTCAGAATGAATATTTTCAATCGACATTTGAAAAGCATAGAAAAACTTTGCTTCTAACACTTGAACTTCATTTAAGAAGCGCTCCCCTAAATTAATATTAACAATGGTATCGCTCGAACTAAAGAATGCAAGTATCTGCTTAATAAAAAACCTCTCATTACTATTTAATTTGTTAAAATCAGCCATATCCTTGCTTAGGTCTAATTCCTCCGATGTCCAGAAACAACTCAGAGCCTTCTTATACATTTCCCACATATCATAATGCTCTATAGGGAAAATAGTAAGACGAGTATTAGGCTCTAGGAGAGGTTCTATATTTGTGGTAGTTGTAGAAGACATTATATTATAATAGCAATATATATTTATATAATAATTATAAATAGTTATAAATAGTTATAAATAATCAAAGATATCAAAGTAAAGTATTATTATGCCGAGCATAGTAAGCAACTATCCCCGTTATCTTCAACACATCTTCTCTTTTTTTTAGCGAAATCAGGGTCAATTGTGAATTGCTGTGTCTTCGCCTTAGGTCTTGTGCGGAGATAATAAGAACCCGTTTTCAGCCCTTTAGAGTGTGCATAAAAATGCATAGAAGACAGCTTTTGAAAGTCGGGCTCCTCCATAAATATATTAAGGCTTTGTGTTTGGCAAATGTATTGCCCTCTGTCTGCAGACATATCTATGATATTGCGCTGTTTAATCTCCCACGCCGTCTTATAAATTGCTTTTAATTCATCATCAATCTCTTGGATATTTTGCACACTTCCTTCGTGCAAGATAATAGTATCTTTCAGATCCTTATTCCAAAGACCTTTGCTAATCAAATCATTAATCAAGTATTTATTAATGATAATGAACTCACCGCTCAATGTTTTGCGCTGGAAAATATTATTAGTGAATGGCTCAAAACTCTCATTAAAACCCATAATTTGCGACGTAGAAGCAGTGGGCATCGGGGAAAGCAGCAAGCTATTGCGAACTCCATACTCCTTTATGTCGGCACGAAGGTTATCCCAGTCATATCGCGAACTAGGCTGAGTATTCCATAAATCGAATTGAAATAAGCCTTGTGAAATAGGGCTTCCTTCAAATGAACTATAAGCACCGATATATTTAGGGTTTGGGATATCCCTCTCAAACTCATTAATATAGTTATTGATATCCTCGTCTAATAATTTATTATTAATATTTTTCATATCATTAATAATTTTGTGGCGTTTCTTTGATAATTCCATAGAGGCTTCAACTGCTGCGTGATAAATAGTTTCAAAAATATCCTTATTTAACTGCTTGGCATTTTCACTTTCAAAAGGGTGTCTTAGCATTATGAAAACATCAGCAAGCCCCTGAACACCGATACCTACAGGTCGATGCTTCAAATTGGAGATACGCGCTTTTTCAATAGGATAGAAGTTTTTATCTATAACCTTGTTCAGGTTCTTCGTGATAACCTTTGTAATATCGTGTAATTTATCAAAGTTAAATTTGCCATCCTCTACGTATGAAGGGAGGCATATAGAAGCCAGATTGCATACACCAGTTTCTTGAGGGGACGAATAAATCAATACCTCCGCGCATAAATTGCTCGACTTGATAGTTCCCAAGTTTTTCTGGTTGCTCTTTTTGTTCGCAGCATCCTTGTATAAAATATAGGGAACACCTTGCTCAATCTGAGCCTCCAAAATCTTAAACCAGAGGTCTTGAGCATTGATTTGCTTAACATATTTGCCTTCGCTTTCGTATTTTTCATATAGTTCTTTAAAGTCGTCTCCATATACATCGCTTAGTCCCGTGCATTTATCTGGGCACATAAGAGACCACTTGCCTTCGCTTTTAACTCTTTCCATAAAAAGGTCTGAAATCCACAAAGCCAAAAACAAATCTCTGCATCTGTCCTCTTCACTCCCGTGATTTTTCTTAAGTTCCAAGAAACTCTCTATGTCGCAATGCCACGTTTCAAGATATACTGCAATACTACCTAGACGTTTTCCTGCTTGGTCGATGTATCTAGCAGTATTATTGAAAACTCTTAGCATCGGTATAATACCATTTGACGTTCCATTTGTTCCTCTGATATGGCTGCCATTACCTCGAATTTGATGAATATGCAAACCAATACCTCCAGCATATTTAGAAATTAAAGCGACCTCTTTTAGCGAATCAAAGATACCCGATACACTATCATCATTAATACTGCACAAAAAACAACTGCTCAATTGCGGGCGATTTGTTCCAGCATTGAATAACGTAGGTGTAGCGTGTGTGAAGTATTTTTTACTCATTAAATCGTATGTCTGGAGAACATCCTTGATATCATTGCCGTGAATGCCAATAGCGACGCGCATCCACATATGCTGAGGACGCTCAATAATCTTCTTATTAACGCGCAATAGATATGCTCTTTCAAGTGTCTTAAATCCAAAATAATCAAATAAATAATCCCTCTGGTAATCTATGATTGTATTAAGTTTTTCCTTATTTTTACTAACAATATTATATAATTCCTCAGATACAAGAGGAATAGGATTATTATGATTATCCACATTATTATATAATACCTGTATGGTTTCGCTAAACGATGGCGACGTATTTTTATGATGATTTGATATTATAATGCGCGATGCTAATAGGCTATAGTCAGGGTGTTCTATCGACATACTACTACACAAATGCGCGGCAAGTTCGTCCAATTCGTATGTTTTGACACCATCATAAATTCGCGAGCATACTTTTTGGGCAATCTCTGAAACATCAATAGTTAATCCAGATGAAAGGTTCTTCAACCGATTTAATACCTTATCAAAACTAACGTCCTCCATTTCGCCGTTACGCTTAATAACACGCATCTTTTTATTTTTTGTTCCTTGTTATATCTATATATGTGTTTTCTTTTTATATATATTGATAAAAATAATTAGAGGGTTTTTACTAAATCATTAAGCAATTTTACCTATCATCATCGAGACCACTATCATAGTCAGTTCCTCCGTCAATTCCACTATCCTCTACACAACTTGATACTCCGCTGCTTACGCTGCTACCTCCGCTACCCGCGCTACCGCTTCCATAATTATAATCGCATATTAGTTTCCGACCTTTTGAAGAAGACACCCAGCATTCAATCTTGATTTTACCAGTATGCTCTTTGAGATGGCACTCTTTGCATATAGCAACTAAGTTATGCTTAGCATTCTTGTGAAACGCATTATTAATGAAACCATTTTTATCAGCCGTATGTTGATATATAATGTGATGCGTCTCCTCCGCCTTGTTTTTATTGCAAATATTGCACATATCAATGACTATTTTAGAATTATACCTCGAGTTTTTCTTATTTAAGATGTTCTTGTTAATGCATTCAACCTCCTTTCTATTTAACTCAGCATTTTTCATAAAATCCATTGGCATATCTAGCGCCCGACATACTTCTATGCCATAATTATTATTCCCTTGTCCCTCTTGAATTACCCTGTCATATATGATATTATTATTTTCATCAAAGGTTATTCTAATGTGCTTGACAAATAGCTTCGATTTATTGATATTGGCTTTTATAGTCGTTAGTTTTGTTAATTCGTGCAGATGCGAAGCAAATATAAAGGACGCTCCTTTATCTATTAGCGTATCAATGCCGCTCGCTACAATAGAAATCGCCGATATTGATTCAGTCCCGCAGCATATTTCATCTCCGATAACTAAACTGAACTTATTGCATCTTTTAAGAATATTCCTTAATTCCGTCATCTCAATTGTAAAACTAGACATCCCTTTATAAATGTTGTCTAACCCCGATATTCTCGTAAATATGCTATTGTAAGGGTAATACTTAAAGGTCGATGCAGATACAAACATCCCAGCCTGAGCCATAATAATATTTAAACCGACTGCTTTCATAAACGAAGATTTGCCTGACGCATTTATGCCATATAGTAGAATACCATTTTGATTTAGTGATATATTATTGCCGACATATTGGAAATCATCTTGTATTCTTTCAATAATTGGATGTCGCATATTTGTAGCCTCGATAAAAGAGGACTTCTCAGAGGTAGTTATCTTATCTATTGTCGGGCGCACGTAGCAATAATCGAAGGCATTCTTTGCAGAATTTGCGGCAATATCAACGCGAACTAAATATTTTACTAAGATATCTAAGATATTCCCATTTTTATTTACGAAACTAATAACAAAATCCTTGTAATGGCTAAGAACCGCTTGTGATATTTGCTGGCTATACTCGGCAATATTATTGCTTTCGCTGATTATAGCGGCGTTTGTTAGCTTATACGCCGAAGATGAAGATGATAATAATTTCTTTTCAAAAGAGTTCATCAGTTCTCTCTTGTTTTTCATAGCGTTGTCGAAGCGTTTCTTTGTAATTGTTAGATAATAGCCGTCGCGATTATTATTTTCTACCTTGCATATTGTTGCATCATTATCGCCGATTTGCGTAATCTTCTCGCAATATGAATTAATAATTTCATAGGATTTGTTATATTTGTCGAATAGCACATCTATATCCTCATAAACGCCTTTCTTAAAAAAGTTAGTGATATTCGATTTATCCAGCAAGTTTGTTAGATTGTATTTACCTGCTTCATCCAAATCTATAATATTTATATATTGCGATATTATGCTATCAATCGCAGTAATGCTAATAATCTCTTCGGGAAAATCTAGCATCCGCCTAATTTCTTTTGTGGATATTAATGCATCATTAAAAGATATCCAATCTTGCGGGGCTATCTTATTTGTTTTCATCTTCCTTTTAAGTCGCTCCAAATCCATTATAGAAGATAGATGCTTTCTAACAACCAAATATTTACTGCTATCCAATAATAAATCTACGTCGTCATATGCTTTGTTGATTGCCTCGATGTTTATCATAGGCTGCAAAAGGCGCTCTTTAAATGTGCGGTATCCAAAGGCAGTCGAGCATCTATTCAATATATCGATTAACGGCTGATCACCTTGATATAACCCGAGAACATTTAATTGTATCGCCGAGTTAAACTCTATAATCATATTTTTATGCATTTCAAATACTTCAGGGGCTTCTTCTAGTCCCTTCACGATGTCCGAGTTGTGTTCATAAGCGAACTCTAGAAGGCAACATAGTGAAAACCGCGAATTATTATATTTTTCCAAGTTCAGTATCTCGATGATAGACAAGAAGCCCTTCTTAACAACAAAGACCTTCTCGAGTATATCCCGCTGCTTGTTTATATTACTAAAAAAAGACAGATGCTCGTATTTCTCCCATTTGTAATGAACGCGAATATTATTGATATTTAGATTTTTGAGTATCCTCTTCTTATAATCGTCGCTGATTGCCTCGCTTATTATAATTAGTTCTGAAGGATTATAAGTGCATATGAAGCGAAATACTTCGTCATTGGCAAATTCTGGGTCGTCTTTGGAGGATGATACTTCATAGACGAATGTTTTACCTGTGGACAAATCAATGCCCGAAATACCCGCTATAATGTATCCTTCGATTACTTCGTAATATATGACCATTATATAATTGCTCCGCTTATTTACAATATTGACGTTAGTGCCCGGCGATATTATCTCCGTCACTTTGCGTTCTGGGTTGGGAGGGTCGGATACCTGCTCGACTAATACAATCGTATAGTTATTCGCTAAGATTTTATCCCTAAATTTAGGAAGGGATGCTAGTGGAAACCCTGCCATTACGGGGTTCGCGATTGATATCTCGGATATCGTCTTATTTTTCCGCGATGTCTGGATACCACACAACTCCGCTATAATATACACATCATTATTAAGGGACGTATCGGTATTTTGGTGTATCGTATATATCTCAAAGAATGAGCCAACTTGCATTAATACGATGCACTTGTCCCCGTATTTCTCTTTGTATGTCTTAGTATATGCTAGGTAGTCTTCGATCATCTCTAGAGATTAAATGAATATCATATAATATATGCTGTATGTTCTTATATAGTCGCGTAATTGCAAACACATACCTAAATTTTTATTTTTATTTTCTATATTTAGAAAGGTATAAAATAATGGCATTACCATTAAGAATTCGTTTCATTGATAAACCTGAAATATTTTATGCTTTCTTTTCAAGAAATAAATTATTGAGTGATGACTACATAGGCTACACATTTGTATTAACAGGTAATAATAATAATAGTATAAAATTAACATTATCAAAATATCATAATATGTATAATATTATTGACAAAAATAGTGAACAAGTAAATGCAAAAATATTACAATATGGTGTTCCAATAACAAAATATGGCATTCAAGCTATTGAGTATAAAGATGATAGTATCATAAAATTAAAAATAACAAAACCTAAAAAAATTACAGAATTAGATAGGTTTGATGGGTATGGAAAGATTGAAAGTGGTTGGGAAAAAGAATATAGGAAGCCAATAGCAGTTTTCTCTGATTTAGACAAATATTTACAATTAAGTATTTTAGATAAAGCGAAAATTAAATTCTTTGATCATCCAGTCACTTATGGTAAATTTTTTGAAATAAATGATTTATATAGATATGGGCGTGGGGATTATTTAAAATATCCCAATGAGGTTGTAATTATATTAACTGGTAATTCTGGTCAGGAAAAAAAGTTGAGGACAAGAAATGGTGAAATTTATTTCTTAGAAGGTCCAAACCAATGGGATAAATTAAGTAATACCTATCCTATAGGTATTATTAACACTAATAAATTTGTGAATGATACCATAGTTTCATTAAAAATACAATACGAATATAATATTAAAGATAGAGTGAATGTCATTCTTGATACTAATGATGAAGGATATAGAGGAAGGACAGAGATTATGAAATCTTCTGGTGGTAGTAAAGCATCTTTAAAGAAATACATTAATGGGAAAATGAGATGTATATACAAAATAGCTGGTTCAAGAAAAGAATATATTAAATACAAAGGACATCTTGTATCCGTATCAGATTATAAGAAATATATGAAAATATAAGTATATTAAATAAATAACTGATATATAAGCATTATCAAAATAGCACACACTCTATGGAACACATTCACATTCTAATATTGAACAAAGTATATAGAAAAAAGAGATGTGAACATATTGCAGGTAATGGTTCTGAATGGTGTAATTACATCGTATTTATTGTATATAATCCATATTTTTTATATCATAAATATCCCAAACACATATAAGATATTTAGAAATAAATATAATAATTAGATGAGTAATCAGAGTATTCGGATTACTCAGATATTCAAATATAACTACTTAAGGGAATTGCCAGACGACATCAAGACGCTCATTTATAATCGCGTGTATAAAAGCAACTATTCCCTTGTATTGAATGAGTTGTGTGCAAATATTGAAAATAGGAAGCATTACTATAATCTAAAGCAATTCCTCGTATATCAGGATGAGCCAAAGTTAAACCTTTTGAACCATTTATTGACTAACATAAAAACGCAAAGGAGGCGCGAACCTCATAGTAGCATCATATCCTGTTATAAAAATCATTTAACATCTAATAATATATCGAAGGCAAATATAAATAAGTTAAAGATAGCCTCTAATGTATTTGCTTACTTGAATAAAAAAATCGCGAATACATTTATTGCCTTTTTGAAAAACTCTAGGAATGCCATATATAATATATATATTGAAGATAATGGCGAGTATTTTGTGCTAGAATATGATGGGACTTTTTGCTGTTATGCAGATATATACTTGATGGCGCTGTCTTTCTGGAAGTTTATTAGATGCCAGTTATATGAGTTCTATCAGATACATCTAGAAGCATATAACATACACGTTAATAAATTGCTGAAGGACGATTACGAAACGGGGCTATTTTGCTGGTATGCTGGCAATATTAACGATGAAACTTTGGATAAAAATCTTATAAAAATAAAGAATGAAAATGCTAAGTTATACCGAACAATTTTAAGACATCGTGGATACGTCAATAAAACCGAAGGTTATTATATACACTATGAGATACGCAATATTATAGATAAATTTGTTATTGAAAATAATACGATGATAATACGACTGAAGGAGTTGTGATGGCTTTATGCTTTAGGTTTGGCTGAAACCAGTTTATTTAATGCTTTTATATTCTTGTCTGTTATGCAATCATCGCTAACTGATTTTTTCGAAAGTTCTGCAATAAGGTCTTTGAAGTATGTGTCGTTTCCCCTAGATATTTCTGAATATTTTGCTTTGAATATGATAGCAAGATTTATATATTCCTTATTTTGTTGAAAAGCATTCCCGTTTTTATTGTAGATATATATACTATTATCTTCCATATACTTTAGAATATCCTTGTCATCAAATATACGCGGGCTCATTTTGTATTTGGTAATCAATTTATCATATACATCATAGTGATAATAATATTTATACTCGGGACATACTAGTTGCCTATTGGTATATGCAAAGATATTGTCCTTTACGTCATCTACAAATATAGTTCTATTATTAAATACATATTCTGAAATCTTATCGTCGTTCATCGCAGGGTATTTCTTACACAATGATTTGATAATTGTAGGATATATATTTGCTAATGATTTTTTATAATTATTATTAGATATAGAATTTTCTCTTGTAAAAAATGGGCGATTAACCTTGATATTCAGTGCTTTCTCTATATTTTTCCCGAGTGCATTATTCGTCCAATCATAGGCGCTATTTGTGTAAAAAAATACTTCGACATTCTTAAACTTCTTATTACAAAACGCTATGAATTCTTTAACAAATGGACGTAATAGCCCGTTATTCAATTCTTCCTGCATATCAAAGACATCTCTTGGAGGACATACTTCGTGGATACCCTTCTTCTTGCAGGTATTATAGATAAATTCGAGTAAGTCATATTCTTTCCCTAAAATATTAACAATTCCTATTATAGTTTTGTCTATATCAAAGATTATTATAAATGGGGTCTTCTTCATAATCCTAATTATCTATTATAATAACTTATAAAAAAGAAATAATAATATAAATAATAATAATATTATAAATAATATAAATAATAATATAAAGATATCGTATTATATAATAATATAATACTAGGTAATACGATGGAAGTAGCTTCAGAATTCGAAAGTGTTCTCAAAGCCCTTAAGAATATTGATATGGACGCGCTAGAACTTCCTGATACTATTAAATTAGACTTCTATAAGTTTTATAAACAGGCTACAATGGGAGATTGCAATATTAGTGAGCCTTATAGTATCTTCTTTAGGGAACACGCAAAATGGAAGGCGTGGAATAGTATCAAAGGTATGACCACCGAAGACGCAATGAGGGAGTATATTAACTATTATAATAATTATATCAAGTAATCATTGTGTTATGTCTGCAATACTATATAATACCAAGTATAGCATATATAACTTCATTTATAATTATGATAGCATAAGTTATCATAATGTTAATGTATTTTTCTAAATCGGGGTATTTGTTTGAATTATATAGTAATAATAATACCATTAGTATGAAAACTGCAGTTAATATCATCTCTACGGCTAGATATAGATTAATCTTGTATACAATCGTATTAACCTTAAGAGGTGTTTTATCCTCTTGAAAGTAATCAGAGAAACTAGCTGCAAAAGTATTGATATTAGTATATATTTTATTTTTCAAAAAATATATGTTATCGGTTGCCTTCTCTGCATCTTGAAACCCTGATGCTTTTCCTTCTGCATAATTATTGAATTTATCTGGTGGAAGAGAAGTAGGTGTTTCTATGCTTTTATATGTATATATATATTTTAATATTAAATCAGCATTGTCGTGTAATTTATCTAATATATCCTCCTTCTTTATAGTAGCAGGTAATAATTGTTTGATTGTATAGGAACTTTTTATTTCATTATACATCTTTTTAATATCAATGTCTTTACCTGTAAATTTATTTAGAATATCATCTATGTTTATGGATACAGGTGCTGGAGTAGGATCAGGCGACGACTGAAGATTATTAAAATATTTACTATAATCGGTATTATATTTCGTGTGGATATTTTCAAAAAGATTTAGAAATATGTTATTTAACTTGTGTATTATTAATGGGTCTTCTATGTTATGCGATATGACATAATGATATATTAAGTATATAAATATTTTGTCTCCTAGCAAATCTTGGGGTGGTTTATTTTTATCATCAGGATTATTATAAAAGCCTGTAGCAGTATTTGTTAGGTATATACTTCTTAACATCTTATTAATATTTGCTTCTTTTTCTTGAGTAGTACCAGTTGGTATTATAAATTTATTATTATTTAATATACCATCGCTATTTAAATCGGTTAGTATTTTGTTAGCATTATCTGCTAATCCGAAGTCTTTATTCAAAAAATTCTTAAAATGTAATTTGTCATAGGATAAGTCCTTTAAATCACATAAAAATGATGATATATTGTCTTGTTTATCTGTGTCCTTATTATTTATAGTATTGATTGTTAGATAAACTACCATATCGGCTGCTTTATATTTACCATCTTCCCCTTCATATAAATCATATAAATCCTTGTATATATATTTATTAAATCCATATGTATATATTAAACTATGTAAATAAATATATATGAATATGATGATGATAATCTTATAAATATAATTATCGTTTTTATAAATTTCGCTAACTAAGAAAGGGATTTTAGTATCACTATTACAATACTTATTGTTAATCCATGCAATCGCTATATTAAATAAGTTGAATAAAAATGCGGCAAGTATTATAATCGCTATGAATAATAATAGCTTTACTATGTAATTATAGTATACAATTGTCGCGTGGACATATAAGTCCGACGAGTTATTATCATAGTTAGTGCTAAGATAGTATTTAGTGCTCTTTGCGCTATCATTGAAATTTATAATATAGTTGAGTAGCCTGTATTTATATTTATCTTCCAAAGTAATTTTTGTGGGGTCTTCAGAAGTGTAATCATTTATATTATCATTTATGCAGTAGATTGTAAATAAAATATAGCTTATTATATTTAATGTCAGAATAGATACAAATGATATTAATACTATAATAATAATTACGATAAAGATAAGCGTCTTAATATCAAAGCTAAGAAAACCTTCGCCCATTATATTAAAATATGATTATATTTATCTCTTTATTTTATATTTATAAATTAATTATTAAGCTGCACCGAATAATATTATAGGACTTGTTAATAAATAATAAAGCGCCAATATGTAATACCCATATGTTTTTATGTCGGATTTGAAACTATATATGCTATATAGGCGTTTATCAAAATCATCCTGATATTTTATAATAATATAAAAAAATATCAATATTGAATATGTTAGGAGGAAGTTCGTTATCAATACGCTGTATATATAGTATGTATAGTATTTGCCATATACCTCCTTATATACCTTTATGGTATCTGTGAAATGCGAACGACCTTGTTCATAGGTGCTTTTCATCGTAGAAATATCTGAGCTATTCTCTTGTATTTTCCTTATTTTTGTATCTCTAATAATTTTAATATCAGGATTAGAAACGGAACTCAAAGTATCCTTCACTAATTTATCTAATGGAGGCAATACGACGTTGTTATTATTATTATAATTTGCAATAATATAAAAGAGGCTGTCTTTTAATGCTTGTGTAATCTTAAGTGCAACTGCAGCATCATTTGCCTGTTCTGCTTGTGTAGATTTTTCATAAGTAATTTTACATATACTAAATATTTCTTTTTGTATATTTGCAAACTCAGTGCGATTTGGTGAAAGTAGATGTATTGTAAAGCATAGTTTGAATAAGGCATTTTGGTCTATCAATGCATTACCAGCCTTGTATGTTTTAATATAACTATCTATATTATAAGCACTCTTATTTTCTTTTATTACTTTATAATAATCATATAAATATGTATAGTCAATCTGTTCAACAATAAAGGTTTTTAATGCGACTTCATTAGTAAGCAATTTATCGTCTTCTGCCTTATCATTAGAGAACCAAAACCAATTTAAATAAGAAAGAAAATAGATAACACCTAGTATCATTATGATTTTTATATAATAATCTACAAAGTTGTATTCTTCATTATCGCCATAATAATAATTTAAATATCCATAATTTGTAGCACCATAGCCCAGATTTCCTATGATAGCGACAACTAATAATGCAAACAGCACTGCAGCAATAGATTTTTCGATGTTTATTTCTCCAAATAAAAATGGGTTATTATAAAAATATTGGTAAAAACTACTATTTGCTATATAGTTTGCTTTGTCATAATTTTTCTTTTTAGATAAAAATAGAAAACTTCTAAAAAAGATAGATATTTTCAGAGCAGATAAAAATATCAACGCTAACAATAACATAACTACAGATACAATAAAAAAACCTTCTTTAAATTCCTTAATTCCCATTATTGCGAATAATTTATAAGTTTCTTATATATATATATTATAAAAATAACAAGTATTCACTTAGATCGCTTTAAAAATCCATAACAATAAGAAGATAGTTATAGGATAGCTTAATCTTAGCAATAATTCTTGGAAATCCGTTAGGACATTATCATTAATATACTTTGATACATAATATGTCAGCATCCTGTCGATAGATATACCTAGCACAATCACTAGAGAAAACAATGCGAGTTTTATAACCTCTGATTTTTTCATATTCATTCTGTCAAGGAAGTTATAATCGTTCTTATTCTTATACATTTGCTGCTGCTGGGTGGTATTTTGGGATGGCTGTTGCTGCATCATTTGCTGTTGCACTTGTTGCTGCGCCATTTGCTGTTGTTGCTGTTGCGCCATTTGCATTGCTATTTGTTGCTGCGCGATTTGCATAGATTGACTTTGCGGAGGCGGCAGCATTTGCTGCATTTGCTTATCATCATTGCCGTGTCCATCGTTATTAAGAGCGATTTGATGCAATTGCTGGCTGGATATTTTAGAAGAGTATGCGCTTTCTTTCTTATCCATAGTATTATTATCATTCAATAAATTATCACCCCCGTATAATAAATTAAGTTCAGTCATTTATATTTATTTATCTATACTATATAAACACATTAATTTATTATTAAGAAAATAAATAAAAATCTTGGCTCTTAACAGAATTAGAAAAATCATATAGTATGAGTAATCTAGATTATGAAAACCTATTTATATATATGTCTTTAGTATTTGCAATAATTATTTTCATATTTCTATTATTTGGCAGTGTATTCGCGTGTGGAAACGTGCAATCGCCTAGAGTTTATGAGCAATTTTTAGATTACCCTACAGATATTAAAATACAAGTCGCAACTACATTCTCGGACTATGAGAAGAAGCTTACTGATGCCGACGAAAAGAAGAAGATAAATGGTATCATAGAGAAAATCAATAATAACAAAATAGGTGTCGAAGAATTATCTATAATAATAAAAGAACTGACAAAAATTGCAAAGATATCTGAGGAAAATAAGGCAACCTCAACTGGCGAACAAGCTATACCTAAACCTTAAATAAATATCTTATCTTTTAACAGAATAAATATATTATGAATAATCTAGATTATGAAAACTTATTTATATATATGTCCTTGATATTTGCAATAAGTATTTTCATAGTTCTCTTATATGGCTGTGCTTTTGCTGGGAGCGGCTCAGTATCGCAAACATATGAAAACTTTGTAGGGGATGATAGTGATATTAAAACGCAATTAGTAAGCCTTCTCGCAGACTATGAGAAGAAACTTACTGATGCTGAAGAAAAGAAAAAGATAACAGGTATTATAGAAAAGATTAATACGAATAAAATAGGCGCAAAGGACTTAATATCTCTTACATACGAATTAAAGAAGATAGCACCAGCAGTTTCGAAGGATACTAAGGAAACTAAGGAAACTAAGGATACTAAGGATACTTCAAAGGACGCTAAGGAAACTCCAGTAGATGCGAAGGATACAACAGACCCTACAGAGGAAATTAAGAATGACTAATAAGCAGTATCGCTATTGTCTTCTTCGTCTTCGTCTGCTCCAGTGTCCTCAGTGTCTCCAGCATCCGCTTCGTCTTCGCCATCGCCTTCGTCTGCTCCAGCGGCTTCGCCACCAACACCAGCATTCCCTTGAAAGTAATTATTAAATTGCATTAATTTAACACCATTTTCACTATATTGCTTTTCCTTTGTTTTGTAATCATCAATGTTATCTCTTGAGTAGTCTTCGTTGGTATCCTCGTCATCGTCCGAATCGCCTTCAATCTCTTCTTGTTTATATAGGTAATCTATGTAATTCATTTTATATTCAGGGTTTAATATAGACCTTTTAGGGACATTCTTTTGAACAGGTTCATAATAAAAGATAGCAAATATAATATTATGATTTATTCCCTTGAAATCGTATAGAGAACCCCTATTTGTTTCAAACCGCAGTGTCATTCGCGATAGTTTCCCTATAGGATGAAATTCGCGCACGGGTATCTTGGTAATAGTTAGTTTTTCGCTATTAATACCTACACTATCTACGCGAAACTTAGCAAGACCTAGCGTATATTTAGAATATGATAATGACCTATATAAATGCTCCTCGATTTCTGGGCATCTCATAATAATATATTTATTACCTATAAAATATACGATACCCGGCGATGTTATTATCCATTTGTTATCGGTGCTAACATTGGGGTTATAATTCTTATTTAAGCGACTATAAAACATCTTCGCTAAAACGCTATCAGTTCTTAGCGATGACGGGGATTTGCTAATATATCTGTCGGTGTTATTCGTCGTAGGATATAAATCGAAGCCTAAGTTTTCAGACAATGTCGTCCTTTTCATATCAACTATTAAAGGGGCTTTTGAAAATATGTCTATTAAATTAGATAATTCTGGTGGTGTTGTGGTTTCACTGAACATTATTTCTAAATCATTATTTTGCGTCAACTCATTGTATTTTGTTATAAATGTTTTAAACGTATAATCACCTGGCGATATATAGATATATTTAAAGATATCCTTGTAATCGATTGAATAATTATAGCCATCGTTTATAATTGTATTATCATCGCTTTCGCTGCTTTCCTTCATTCTATACCATATCGGCAAGGTTGCAGGAGGGCGCACAAGCACATTATTATTACTATCAATTGTATTAATCATCACGTTAGAAGATGCCATCGCTACATTGTATATTTTAAAGTCTTTTAAAAGTAATACATTGCTACTATTCCAATAGCTTTCAGTATCATATTTCTTACCTATGTATTTCCTCGTATAGAAAACGTTCTTTATTACATCGCAATTATTGAATACATCATAACTAATTACATTGCGATTTACATCAAATAGCCCAATATACCAAGTAGCATTCAGAATAGACCAGTAGATGTTTAAGTGATTATTAGTAATATCAAAATTATAGATTGGCATTTCTATAATCCGTGTGCCAATCGTAAAAATCAATATATATATATCTTCCGCATCTTTTTCAATCTGAATACTTATATTGTTAAATATATTATTTATTGTATATACGTGGTTATAACTGAAGTCTATAATATTACATTTAACATTCGTTTCAGCAATTGTTAGCTTGACGCTTAGATTGAACGTGATACCTAGCGTAGCCCCACCAATCGTAGCATTTCTAATAACATTTGTATTTGCGGTAGCAGCGCTAGCGGCGATATCATTCGCTTTATAGATATTATAGATATTGATAGAATTGCGAAGAATTGCATATCCTCCGCCTGATAATTCTAAATTGGAACTATTGACTACGGCTGCGCCATTTCTAAGCATCAAATCGGCGCTATTACTTATTTGTATCCCATCCGTTATTATTTCATCGTCCGTGTCATTGCCTATATAGTAATACAATTCATTATTGTCCACGTCTATCGTATACATTGCTCGAGGGATACTTGCGTCAATTATTTCCATACCAATAATGTTCTTAAAAGGGGTGCTAAAATTAACAACGTAATTATTGGGATTAGGATACATATTGCGATCCCTATCAGAACTATCAATTATGAAGGTATATGCCTGTTTTATACTATTCTCTTTCATATAATTAATATCTTCAATAGACATTATGCGATTACAATTTACTTATACTAAATAAATTATATAGATTTCTTAAATATAAAATAAGGAATAAAATAAAAATAAATAAGAAATAAAGAGTATTCTTAATATATTGTTTGTTTTAACCCATTAGTGTTTAGTTTAGGCACCTTCTTTATATGCTTTCGGTTATTAATCTTCTTATAGATGTTGTGAGAATATTTGATTATAAAATCAGTAATCTCGGTATCATTGTGGTATTTATATATCTTTAAAAATAGATTGAAATATATATAAAGTATCGTTTTGAAAACAATATAGCAATAGGAATGTGTTTTCTCGTTCCATTCTTCGCCATTCTGTCGTTCTAGTATTCTCTTTGTTAATTGTATCGAATGCTCTTGGTCTTTTCTAAAATTCTCTTTTAAACTAGTGTTCGTTTCCAGAGAATAAAATATCGTATTCAATACGCACGCATAAGTTTCTACTAACGTCTCATTAGGTATTAAGAGCATATCATTGCAAATATTAAAATGCGCCTTCAATCTCCTGATATTTGATGCATCCCAATGTGTTTTATGGATGAATACATTGTGATGTAATAATTCGTGTATGATAACCTTGTTATAGTCCTCTTTGCGTATAATAAATATCTCCTTTTTATTAATATATGTGAAGCCCCCATTAATATTAATCACATCTATTAGTTCGCCTTTCTTAGTAGGCATAAATCTCTTCTTCGGGTTCATAATAATATAATAATTAAACTTATAATTGCCAGATTTAGATATATCGTATATCTTTGATACCAAATATACGCGATACAGATTTTTGAATACCTCTGCCTTCATCTTCTTTGTTATTTTAGTTCGCATCATAATATACATATTTAATTCGGCGCTGCCGCTGCTGTCGCTGCTGTCGCTGCTGTATGTTATATGATAGCAGTTTTTGCACGTCGTCATATATTTATGTGCAAATTCGTAATTCAAATATTTATTACTGGATGTTAATAGTTCATCTTTAAATTTATCAAATATGGAAACAGGCACCTTTTTAATTTTAAAATCTGCTATGTTAAAATTGTAGTTTGCTTTAAATATTTTATATATGTCGTTAATACTTCGGGCATTATATATCCCATTCATATCATAAAAAACTGCTTACACTCTTTAATTAATACTAATATATATTTATTATCTTTGAGTTTTGAACTAATTTGCAATAATTTACTTGCGATTACTGAAGTATCAGGATACTTTTCATTCTCTCTCTCATCTTCCCAATACAAAGAGCGCTTCGTAAAAGCAATGCATACTATAGTTCTTATAGAATATATAAGTTGCTTGTTATTAACATCAGTCGTCCATACTGCATTTGTCAAATATTCCCAAGTATTATTATCAGTATCGCTAGAACTGCTAGAACTGCTAGTCTTGCTTACGTATCTATGCTTGTCCTTCAAACATTTATAGCATACTAGAGCAATATCATAATGCAAATTATTTGATACGCATATATCAATATGATTATTTATATCATTCATAATAGCCTTCTCTTCCGCAGTAGCCGCAGTAGCCGCTATTGCATTAGTCATATTAGTATCCATATCATCATCCATATTATTACTGCGATGGTGTAAATTAAAATGAAAATGATATCAGATATATTAGATATAAGATATATTATTTTTATATATATAAATATATATTAGATATATCTGATATAAATGCTCAAATATGGCAATAGCGACAGCCAATTTTGTAGCGGTGATAGCTATGATTTAAATAAATGCAATATAACCTTGAAAAATATAATACTACAGAATACAGAATTTTTGCAACATTCAAGATGCTTATTTATGACTTTTAAAGAATACACTGAAAAGGAACATATTAATAACAATATATATTGTCGTGTATTCAGAATAAATGAAACAAAAATTTATGAGACAATCAAAGCAGAATTAATAAGAGTTAAAAATACAATGCTGAGACCTGATACGCTAACTGGTATTCCATTGCCTATCTATGCGATGATGGCGAAGGTCTTAGACGAAAATATATTTAAAGGTGATTATGAAGTAATTTTATACATACCCAATTTATTTAATTATGATGACCCAACAAAACCACAAGATGGAAGCACTGCATATACGCTGTTCCCTTCATTAGATGCCTTCTCTAAGCAGAATAGATGGATGGAACTGATGACTAGTAAATATTCTAAATATTTAGACATTATTACAAGGGGTTCGACGAAAGACAGGGAAAAAGCAATAATAAGGAAAAACTATTTTAGGAATGATTTAACGAACATATGCTTAAATTTGGGATGTGTATCTACTATGAAAGAAAACATACCACTACCAGAATATGATGCGAATGATGATAAAATGAATTCCTTAGTTCCTAATAGTTCTCCTTATTTACCAAATAGTTGTCTTCAAACCCCTTATTATAACATACATATGATGGATTTTAATGAGAAAGGTTTGAAACAATATCGTGGAACTAATAATATATTAAGCGCAGACCTCGACATAACAACATATTGCAGTGCAGAAAAGATAGAAACATATAAAGAAGGGTTAGGGGATAAATATGATAAATCAATTGATAAATTTGTATGTGAGAAGATAGGAGAAGGAAAAGGTAAGTGCATTAAAGACCCTAGCAATTCAAAAAAAATTATTTGCACTGATGCAAATGAGAAAGATGAAAATGGTAATTATGTAAAAAGGGCTTTAGACTTATCAGATTTTATAAATGCTCAATTATCAGAATTTAATACAAAATATATTGAAGCAGGGACTGATGATGAAAATTATTCTATTTTGTATAATAACAACATATTAAAAGAGCTCTCTTTTAGGAATAGTAAATATCCGGGTCCTGACGCGCTTCAAGAGGTTATCTTCTCGATGTTTGAGATAGATGAAACAAAGTTTAGCGAAGATTTGTTTTGCACACTTCCTTGGGGGGATATGTTATTAAAGCAGGACTATGTTATTAATGAAGAGGATACGCTAGAGATTGATAGGGTATCCTTTAAATCCTTTAATAAGGAGTTTGAGATTAAGTTTGATAGCGAGGGTTATCTATATTTATACAAAAATAACAACAGGATGACGCGAATACCCCATCAAAGCGGGAGTTTGAAATGCTTTAAAAGGAGGGTTCTGAAGTTCGAAAATATGGTTCTTAATATATACGGGTATGACGATCAGAATAATTACGACCTTCGCGGCTTTGTCAAAATAATTATTAAAAATATGTATATTACGCCAGCGAGTTTGATATTATCAAATATTAACGGCAATTTTGAAATATATGATTTGGGGATTAATAAACGTTGAAGGTTGGACATTCGAGGGTTTGTATTATTTTTTTTTATATATTATGTTCTTTATAATAGAATAATAAATATTTAGAATGATTAATAATGAATGGGACATATTGGATTTATATTTCAAAAATCACAGGTATCCATTTACTGGGCATCATTTAGATAGCTATCGCGAGTTCATTAAAAACCAGATACCTTATATTATTAAGTCATACAATCCTATTACAATGATTAAATACGACGACAACAAAGAAGAGGTCTTTAAAATCGAGATATTTATTGGCGACCGCGAAGGGGACGCATTAAGCGTTAGCAGACCTATAATATACGAAGACGGCTGCCCTAAACTAATAACGCCCTATGATGCGCGAATGCGTAATTTAACCTATGAAACGCATATATTCGCCGACGTTCTCGTATGCATCACGTCTAAGGACGGCGATAAGCAAAATGTAGAGAACGTCTCTTTCAAGAATGTAGCCGTAGGAAGTATCCCTATAATGCTTCATAGCGATATCTGCATATTGAAAAATCAAGGCTCGAGTATTCTGAGGAAATTAGGAGAATGCCCTTATGATACAGGGGGCTACTTTATAATTGACGGGAAAGAAAAGGTAATTATCGCGCAGGAAAAAATAGTCACTAATAAATTATTCGTATCCGCTTTAAAGGACGACAAGGATTTTAGCCACAAAGGTATTATTCGGTGCGTCGCAGACAAAGGTAATCTGCTGCCTACAAATGTGCAATTCTATTTTGTAAGAAACCCTATTCGCGTTGACGGGGATACAAATGTAGAGAACGTTAGCGGCAAATACGAGAATTCGAAGGGGGCGATTTACGTTTCGATACCTTCATTCAAAGAGAAGATACCTTTATTCATTTTGTTCCGCGCTATAGGTGTCCAAAGTGATAAAGAGATATACAAGACTATATTCGGCAAAGGATACAATGATATTGAAAGGAATTATTTTGATAATTTAATAAGACCCAGCATTATAGATGCAAAATATATTAATAATAAGAAAGAGTTCCGAATAGATACGCAGCAGAAAGCCATAGATTACTTAAAATATCGCGTTCAATACGGGACAACCGAGCACGTCAAAATGGTATTATCGAAGGATTTTTTCCCTAACATCGAGTTGTTTGAGAATAAGAAGAAATACTTGGGATATTTGACGTTGCAATTTATAAAAGCGGCTAAAGGATTGCTACCGCTAAGTGATCGCGATAGTTATATATACAAACGTGTTGATATTAGTGGCTTTATGTTGGCTGAGTTATTCCAAGAGGCTTACATAAAACTGCGAGATAATGTTAGAAATAAGATAGATAGCGAGTATTTATACGGGCCTTGGAAGAACCGCAAGAAAGACTTCCAGCATTTTATTAATAGCAATAATATTTACAAGATTGTTGACCATCTTATAGTTACGCAAACGTTCGCTAAATCCCTTAAGGGGCAATGGGGGTTGATTAATAATAGCGACCCAGAACTAGGGAAAGTTCAGGATTTATCGCGAATAAGTTATATTGGCTCTATGTCCCACACAAGACGCGTGAATATGCCTATCGACCGAAGCATCAAGGTTACGGAGCCTCATAAATTACATTCGCAGCAATGGGGTATTATGTGTCCTTACGAGACACCTGATGGCGCGTCAATCGGATATCTTAAAAACCTCGCCATCTTAGCGAAGATAACTGCAGGGGTCGATGTAGCAAATATCAAAGAATGCTTGCAAGATATCGGCGTAATACCATTAATGAATTGCAATGTATATAGCCATAAAAATATCACGAATGTATTTGTTAATGGAACGCTATTTGGTATCACTGGCGACCCTCTATTCATCACTAGGTTGTTAAAAGCATATCGGCGCAACGGGTTAATTAATATTTTAATATCAATCTCCTTTAATATTACTGCGAATGAACTGCGAATATTTACTGAAGCAGGGCGACCTTGCAGACCTCTTTTAATACTAAAACATAATGATAAGAATAAAAAGAATGAAGCCGTTGTATATAACAAAGAGAATGACTTTAAAAACTGGTTTGACATGCTTAATGGAACCTATTATACCTTAGATAGCAAAGAGATGAACGACGATTATTACTATATAGACAAATATATTAACCCGCTAAAGAAATCGGTTAAAAGGAAAGGAGGAGGTTCATTCTTTGCAAATGAAAACATTTTAGAGTTGTATGAAAATATATTTAGTAAAGGTAGCAGCGGTAGCGGAGGGGGCGAAGGTGATGGTAGCAACGAAGCCATTAAGGAAGATAGTAGGTTATTAGCTAGTATTGGCAAAGTAAATTATGAAAGTATTGGTGGTATTGGCAGTGGTAGCAGCAATGATATAGAAAGCGAAAGCGGCGAAAGCAGTAGTAGCAGTAGCAATGATGGTGATAGCGGCGAAAGCAGTGATAGCAGTGATAGCGATGATGAAAATGGAAGTGATATTAATAAATTAAATAATTATTATAGAACTAAATATACTAAAATATTAAATGACTTAGAAAACTCTTCAGCTTGTATTGAATATCTTGATAATGAGGAGTCGGACACTTGTTTAATAGCAATGAATGAAAATGAAATCGGTCCGTATCATACGCATATGGAAATACATCCTTCAACAATACTAAGTATAGTTAGTGGGAATATTCCAATGAGTAATCATAATTCATCCGCACGTAATGTCTTCCACGCCGCGCAATCTAAGCAGGCTATCGGTATATATTCTACGAACTTCAATAAAAGGTTTGATACAATGAGCTATGTCCTTCACTATCCCCAGAGACCTATTATAAATACTAGAATAGCGCAATATACCTCGAGCGATTATATGGCAAATGGTTTTAATACTATTGTCGCGATTATGACCTACTCAGGGTTCAATCAAGAGGATAGTATAATGATTAACAAAGCGACCATCGAAAGAGGCTTGAATTCGCTGTCTTATTATAAATCTATTACGGCTACATCTAAAATAATTTCACAAAATGAAAAGGTTATATTTGGAAATCCCATTCTTATGCGAGACAAAGGTATCAAAATCGCTGGCATTAAAAATAAAAACTATGATTACCTAGATGAGCTAGGGTTTATCAAGGAAGGCACGTATGTCCCCGAAGGTCAAGAGGTTATTATTGTAGGTATGATAAATGTTAGAGAGGTTATTAAGGAATATAAGAACGGCGTTTTCACAGATGTTAAGAAGGAAATTATACATACTGATATATCGATATCAACTGATAATTCATTGTTTGGCAAGGTCGACAAAGTATATAAATCAGAGAAAATCGCTGGGAATGACTCGACAATCTGCAAAGTCCGCTTTTTAAAGATTAAAAAACCCGAGTTCGGAGACAAGCATTGCTCGCGGCACGGGCAAAAAGGTGTAATAGGTATGATAATACCTGAAGAGAATATGCCTTATACGAAGGATGGCATACGCCCTGATATTATAATAAACCCTCACGCAATCCCTTCGCGAATGACGATAGGGCACTTAGTGGAGTGTATTTTCGCAAAACTCTGCTGTATAGATGGATTACTAGGCGATGCCAATGTATTTATACCGATAGACCAAGAAAGTATCTATAATGGGCTAGAGAACAATAACTTTAATAAATATGGCAATGAAATCCTATACAACGGCTATACAGGAACTCAAATAGATACTGAGATATTTTTGGGGCCCACCTTTTATTTCAGATTAAAACATATGGTAGCCGAAAAAATGAATTCGCGAGGTGTTGGCAAGGTTGTAGGGCTTACAAGGCAGCCTACTGAGGGTCGCCGTAAAGGCGGAGGATTACGTATAGGTGAAATGGAGCGCGATACTATATTAAGTCACGGGATATCTAACTTTATTAAAGAAAGTATGATGGAAAGGTCTGATAAGTTCTGCTGGTGTATATGTAAAAGATGTGGAACATTGGTTTCACATAATATTAAAGAAAATATCAATACCTGCAAGAATTGTAATAATGATGACGTATCAGTAATACAAACCCCTTATGCTTTCAAGTTATTTATTCAAGAATTAGAAACTATGGGGATACAACCGCGATTAAATACTGAGCTTATAGATATGCCTATCGACCAAATGGAATTAGTAAGAGGTAATAATGCAAGAGGAGGAGATGACGGAAGTGATGATGGTGGCGGAAGTGATGATGATGCTGGCGCGGGAGGCGCTGGAGGTAATGATAGCGATGATAGCAGTGATAGCGATATAGATTATCAGCTATTTAATTCCCAAGTAGATAATTTTGCTACTAAAAATACAATTGTAGATGTTAAGCAATGGACAGACACTTATGATAAATATAATGATAAAATAAAAGGCGGTGCACATACTGATATGGGTTTTTATGAAGTTGAAGAAGGTGGTGGTAGCGCTGAAGAAGAGGAAGAGGAAGAGGATGAGGAAGAGGGAAGTGTAGGTGGTAGCGATAGCGGTGGTAGCGGTGATAGCGGCGATAGCATTGCTAGTTCAATAGGCGGTGAATTAGAAGAAGAACTATTTGAAGACGTAGCTGACGCACCTGACGCAGCGGATGACCTTAAGAATACTATCGAAGATGTAAGTATTAAAGAAGTCAGCATTGCTAGTGCTAGCAGCGACGATATTAAATATGTCAATATCGTTGAATAATAATTTGCATCATAAATAATTTATTTAAAATAAATATTATTATTAGAAAATAGATAATATAATTTAATGGAAACATCTGAATACATAGTATATACATTATTAGTATTGGTATTAATAGCCTTTGTGGGTATTGTCGGTTATGTTATATATGATAATTATAATTACAAGGATAACTTAACATCCGACCTCAACACCAACTTTAAAGACATAAATCGCAACTTTAACTCTACGTCAAATGTCATCAATCAATCATATAACACCCATACAAGTAATTTGAATTCATTAAGCGACAAAGCGAACCTTAATGATGCGAATAGTAGCAACTATGTGCAATCTACTAGCAATATCTTAGTGTCAAAAGCGAACCTTAATGATGCGAATAGTAGCAACTATGTGCAATCTACTAGCAATATATCATTTAAGAATATAGATACCTTTAACTATAATTTAAATAAATACTTTACATTCAAAGAGACTGATAAGAAATCCTATAGTGATGCAAATAATAAATTGTTTGAATATAGAACTGACGCATTAGGAGATGCGTCAAGATTAGAATTAATGACTAAAACATTTGCTACATCAGGCTTACAATTAAATACTATTACAGGCAAGGAATTAGGAATATGTAATAAGGATGGTGCTAATTGTTTCAATGTAGTTAATACGGCGGATAGCTTGTATATTTATAAAGCAGGTGCAGCAGACAAAAGAAATATATATATAGGAGGTGCTGAAGGCGCTGGAGCAACTGCTCCATTAAAGATAGTTGATGGCAAAGTGCATATTACTGGTGAATTACATATTAATGGAACTAAATATGACCCTGCAACTTTTTCTCCTTCAGGACACACGCATCAGCAACCACCTACATTAACTGATGCTACTGCTACTGCAATACTTGGAACAATAGGGAAGGTAGGATTTGTAGAAGTTTATACTAAAGGGTCAGGATATGGAAGCACCAAACCTGAAGTTGTAATTGATGGCGATGGTTCAGGTGCTACGGCTGAAGCAGTTTTAGGGACAGGAACTACTGCTGGACAAGTAGAAAGCATAACTATTACTAATGGCGGGTCAGGTTATACAAGTGCTCCTACTATTACTATTGCTGCACCTCCTACGGCTGTTGGTGGAGCGGCTGCTGGTGTTAGAGCGGAAGCGAGAGCAATATTAGTAAAACCGATAGTAAGATTAAGCGTAGGAAATGGAGGTGGTTCGGGATATATCAACCCGCCAAGAGTTACAATTAGTACCGAAGGGAATACCGCAGTTGGTCCAAATGCAGAACTTGAAGCGTTGGTAGAGGGAGGTAAAGTATCTGCAGTAAATCTTAAAAGCGGTAATAATGGCGGCAGTTATACAACCCCACCAAATATATCATTCACCCGCGTTGCTTAAATATCGAATATCTTCTTCATTCGGTGCCTTTTTATTTTTACCTATTTTTATTATTTAAAAAATAATTATATATAGTAATATGAAAAATAAAGTAGCCAGTTTAAATTTAATTTTAATGTTGTTATTTCTAATTTCTTGTGCGTTATTTCTAATATTTACTTTTAGAAATAAGGAGACCTTCGAGAATAATTTGCAGTTTACGACAGGAGGAGCAGGTATTTGCAGTTCAAATACTAACACCGAATTGCAAAACAAAAACTCTGATTTCAATCTACAAGGGCATTATAGATATCCTAAATCGGAATACAACGCTGCAACTAGAATGGCTAATACAAATAAATATTCCGCATATTGTGATATAGAGAACTATAGCGATATATTGGCTTATAAATGTTTAAAAATATCACCTGCTAATCTGTCATATACAATGCGAAGCAGTAATATTAAATACATATTTGATACAATATATATATTTGATGAGAATACATTGTATAGTTATCTGAAATCTAAAATAGAACCACTGAAATCTAAAATAGAACCACTGAAGCCCTATGCATCAAAAATAAAAGGACCCGTTTATGTTTGTATGTCCCAAGCGCCTTATTTCAAATACGAAAAGAACAGCGTAGAAAACCCAATAAATAAATTCTTTGACGCTCGGAGTGATATAATAAATACCCAAAAGCCCTATAATTACGTGTCATTTGATGAACAAAACAAAGAAATCGCTGAAACAAATACTAGCGGTAGCTCTGATATATCCGATAAAATATCATCCCTATATTGCCAAATATTAATAATGTTCCCAATGTATGAACATAATGAAGATGATAAAAATGCGATGAAGTTAAAGTCTTCGACTGCTACGGCTGCTTCGGCGGCTGAAGGAGATGAAGCAATTATAAAAACCTTCTTAGAGACTACAATGAATGGCTATTATACGCATAATTCTATGTGCTTTATAAAATGCAATAAGGCATCAAACCTAAATTGCGGTTGTTTAAATATGACCGAGTATAGTTCAAGAACTGACACAAATACCCGAAGCTTAGGTAGTTCAAATCCTCCGTATGTTATAGATGCGAATAAGGATTTACCAAGATATACTGCTAAATGCCTAGACCACACTGAGAATGACGCGGTTGCTGATTTCAGTCTAATGTATTTTGTAAATCCGTTATCTATCGGCTACCAAAATATTATAGAATAAAGTAAAAAAAGATTAAGGATAGTAAGAAATTTGATAGGTATTGCTATTTATTTCCTTGATGACGATGTAGTATTCACTTTGGTATTGGCAGTATTGGTATCGTCAGTATTAGCATTTGTAGCATTCTCGTCGTCCGCATTCACGTCATCATCATCATCGACAAACTTATATTTTTTAATTCCAATCTCTATTGGAAGCATTTTATACTCTTCTACTTTTTCCCAAAATGCATCAATTTTAGGAACTATCGTTTCCCAAGCAATCGCATTGAATACCACGCGCTGAATAATCATCTCATCTAATTTCCAAAATGTATATTTGCTGAACTTCAGATTTTCTTTGAAATTGTTGTTATAATCGCATATATCTTCAACGCATTCTTTTGGTGTTCTATCAGCATCGCTATAATAATAAACATACTCGCCTTTTGAATTGTAATACTCGGCGATTACCCCGTGCTTCGTGGTATTGTGGTCGATTTCTAGATATTCCTCTTTGTCCTCGATAGATTTGAAGATACATTCGATATAATCGCATTCTTTCAGTTTGCAAACTGCTAGTTGTCCCTGAATTTGCATCCTATATTTATCGGGTATCACACCATCAACAATCTTTCGCGAATAAGGGCATTTAATCTCAAGCATTATCCCGAGTTCATTGATGCCATCAGGGGACGCTCCAAAATGCTTATTCTCTTTATCGCATATTAACCCGAAATCGTGAATATCAATATTGTTCATCTTTTGTGAATAGCATCGTGTAGCCATAGGTTCGAACATTGTCCCCCATTTAAGCGCTGGAATAGCATTGTAATTAATGTTATCTATTATGATGTTTGCTTTCTTCTTTGCTAGTTTTATGCTAACATTACCGCCTTTAATCGCATCATAGAGGTCGCTAGCGGTTAGCCTCGATTTCCTCGCTTCAAACCATTCTTCGGAGCGCTGCTTCATTAATGGTAATTTAAGTAATTCTTTCAATTCTGCTCTGTATTTGTTAATATCCGCCAAGCGTTCCTTAATTATCTCATATTTATAGGTTCTTTTTTCTTTGTTATCTTTGCTATCATTGTATATCAAGGTTGCTACTTCGTCAACGTTAAAGTCGTCGCCGCTGCCGCTGCAGTGGCTGTCGCCGCCATTGTTCGTAATATATTTTAATAGACATAGGTCAATGTCTTTATTAATATCCGTCGTAGACATATATTTAATATAACGCGTATTGTATTTATATGGTTTATTTATTTTATTGAATTTCTTAACATTATTGCGGTGTCGAATTAGACAACTCTTCGGCGCACTTTTTTTTATATGCCTTTGAACCTTTAAGCTTATGGTCAAGTGCGGCATTTATTTGACGTATTAACTTCTTACTATTGAAATCGAGTTCGGAGGGGTCGCTAGTCATTTTTTTACTTTTTCCTCCTGCGTTTGTCTTCTCCTCGTATAACTTCATTACTTCTGCCGTCTTACTTTCCATCAATGCGTCAAATGCATAAGTATCCATCGCGTAGTGTATCTTTAATATACAATACTATTGATATCATTTATATCATTTTTTATCCCACGATATCTTTGATATTGATTTGATTATTGAAGATATCAATGTATTGATAAGAGATATTCCCGAATGCTCTAGAAATACCAGTATCAGTATACCATACGTGGTCATTTATTAGTTTTACTTGCTCTACTACAGAATGCCCCACGAACATATAGACACATCCAAGTTTTTCGAGCATTTTTATTAAATCCCCTTTTTCATCTAAATCCCTCGTCCATAGCATACCATCGCCATCCAATATTATATCTTCGAAGATTTCTTTGTCTTCTGCCAGTATAGCATTGTTTTTTATGAAGTTCTTCCAAATTGTATTGATATAAGAAACGTCCTTATTATATTTTGATAGTATATCTAGATGTCGTAATGTTAATCCCGCGTGGCAGAATAATAATTGCCCTATCTTAACCACGAGAGGACGCTGGGATAATATAGCAGATAATGTTCCGCTTGGCTTGAATAACTCCTGTCTCTTATAATTATTATTTAAACTTTTAGGAGATACATAGGAATAATTGCCAATTGTATTCATCAATTCGTGGTTCCCTATCAAAGATATTACGCGTCCGCCTTTCGATAACGCTATCTTATGCAACAGGTTTGTAAAATAGATCATTTCTATATCTGGGAGGACTTCCCAGTCTTCAAGCGTTCTATCCCTATTTATGCTATCTACTTGGTCTCCCATTTGAACCACGATGGTATTCTTCGGCTCAGCAATCCATTCGATGTTCTTGTTGATTATCTTAGCGTCTATTAATATATCCTTAAACCTCCTAATATCCCCGTGAATATCGCCAATAATAACTATTCGATTATTATGTTCGTATTCATAGATTATATCCTCGTTAATCATAATACTAATATTATATTATTTTATCTATATTATTTTATATGGTTATATAAAAAATTGATTAAAATTATAATCATAGATACAAACAAAGTAAGGATGGATATTACAAAGATGAGTAAAAATGACCTAAAAGAGAGGCGCAAATAATTAAGTATCATATATATATAATAAGTATAAAATGTCTAGACAGGTTTCTTTGTTATCTGAAAGCCCCACTGCATATATTATACGCCGAAAGATATCGCAAAAAATCATTTTGATACGCGACCATTTGTATTTACTTAAATACTGGATATGCGGACATCTGCCTTTTTTTGAATATTAGATTGAGTATAATATATATATAAAAAATACAGGATATTTATAAATAAATATGATTAGACTAAATATATACATTGTATATAGTGAAGAACTGGAGAATAGGCACACGACAATTAATAGCGCCATTTCGCTAATTAAAGATATCTGTGTGCAAAAAAACATCGAGGTAAAGCTTAACATTATTTCAGAGCCTAGCAAGGTGCACGTCAATAAATACATTTCTACATTTAATTCCCGCGTGAATTATGACAAGTTCGCAGATGCCAGCAACATATATAATGAACTAATAATGCCCCTCAATGTATGCCAGATATCAAACTTTGAGAAGCACAGGTATATTTATAAATATATTTTGGATAACTTTAAAACAAATGACCCTAATGAGCTGCATTTAATTATCGAGGATGATGTTATCATTTTGAAAGATTATATCAATAACATTATTGAACTGATTGACGATTTGAATGCTAGCGACAATGACTGGGATATTCTTTTTACCTGCTTGAATGTCATTAATAATCCTGAGAAATTTATAAATATTGACGACCTCTATAACATTATAATCTCTAAGTCGTGTTATATTATCAGAAACAGGGAGTTGTGCGAGAAGTTGTATAGTATTACTGATACTTTTAAATTAAATATTAAATTAACGCTATCAAAGTTCATCAAAGAGAACAAATATACGGCAATGTCCTATAACAAGATTACATTCCTTGAAGGGTCTAAGTTGGGAGTATATCCGTCTTCAGTAAATCCTAATAATTATTTATTTTTGAATAATAATTATATTGCGCTAAAGAAGATATCGGAAAAGACTGAACTAACGGAAGAGGATATCAAGAATGCTGAGAATATATATGCGAATTCTCTAAATATACCTTCCGTCGATGTTCAAAATATTATGGGAGTAATCTATTATAATTACAAAGATTACAAGAAAGCAAAGGAATATATGTATATGTCTTTATCAAACTTAAAGAAATGCAAGGGATATACAATTATGAAAAATAATGAGATTTTAAGTAATACCATAAATATTTACAAGTATGACCAAGATTTGCTTGCAGAATGTATGCTGTCTAAGCCTAAATATTCTTAGCCCGTCCCCATTTATTCTGAAACAGCGATAGTAGCGATAGCAGCAATAGCAGCAATCTTTGCGTGTGCTTCGTTTATCTTCTCATTTAGTTGAGCAAGCACATTGATTACATTATCAAACTTGGTATTAAGGTCTGCTACATCGTCCTTAGTAGCAAGAGCAGCGAAAGCAGCAACTTCATCCTTAGTAGCGAGAGCGGCGAGTTCATCCTTAGTAGCAAGAGCGACGAGTTCATCCTTAGTAGCGAGAGTGGCGAGTTCATCCTTAGTAGCGAGAGCAGCGAAAGCAGCGAGTTCATCCTTAGTAGCAAGAGCAAAGGCTTCACCCTTAGCTGCTAAGGCACCTAGTTCCTCCTTCGTAGCGAGAGCAGCGAGAGCAGAGACATCGACTGCGTCCTTCGTAGAATTACCAGTAGATAATAGGCTAACTGCTGAGGAATTCAAAGCACATTCCTTTGATAGATTGTCTAAATCGGTTCTTAAAGTAGCAATTTCAGAGAGCACACCTAAATTATCATATCCAGATACCTCAGATACCGAAGCATCCGTTATGGTATTCCAAGATGATACTTCAGACTTAGGAGGCGATACTTCTACGACTGCTAGTCTTTCTTCGAGTTCGCGAAGTTTATTGTATATGGGTGCGTATGACATTATTACTATTAACTATTCTTAATATTATATAATATTATAATATTATATAAATTTACTACGCAGTAAAATATATAAAAAATGATTATATACTCTAATATATAGAATAAATATAGAGGAATAAAAGATGATTATACCAATTAGATGCTTCACCTGTGGAAAAGTAATGGCGGATATCTCAGATTATTATGAGAAAGAAAAGAATAAGCTAGAAGAAACCAATGATGTTGATAGCGCCTATAAAAACTTTGAAAAAATACACACTGGGAAAATCTTAGATAGTCTCGGGTTGAAAAGATACTGCTGTCGACGTAATCTAATATCAAATATAGATATGATGGACATTATCTAATAATAATTATATAATATTATAATAAATGGACAAGGAAACCAGCGATACCAGCGCGAATACCAAAGAAGTTATAAAGGATGCAAGTGCTGGAACTGATATTGAGAAGTATATCGAGAAGCAAATTGAATTGAAAATAAATAGCCTATTAGAAACATTACCTGATACTATACCAGATGCCCTTAAAATAAAACCAGTATATAACCTGACAATAAAGCAACTTTATAAGAATACGCTGCAGACAATGATAGATATCATTAACGATATCGTCGATGTCTATAGTAAAAAAGATTATATTAACAATAATAATTACATATACATACTATTATATATTTTTACAAAGAATAACAGAACAATTTATGTGGGAATTATATTGATATTTTTATCATTTATTATCTATTTTATCGACGGCGTATCTATGTAAAGGATATGTATAGTCTGTCGTATCTTCTTTTTTCTCTATCTTTACACCCTTGAAGATTTAAAATGAGACAAAATTTTATATTTTTTATAAAATTTTATTTCATATACTTCAAGGTTCGCTTATTTCAAAGCGTGTAAATTTTGGTTATGGTACATCGTGTAATGTACCTGATTTTTTTCTTCTACATAAATACATAGGTCTTTCTATATTATTTATATGATTGTATGATATCTTGTAAATATTTTTAGCACCATTTGTATCTCTATTCCATAATCCACAACCGCTTTTACAGCGTAATAGACCATGTACAAGAGCATAATTTGTTTTCCAAGGTTTAGGGTTTTCTCTTAACATAAACTTCTCACAATCTCCACCATTACAATTACAACATTTACAACTTGTTCTAAATTCATCTACTAAATAGGTTTCGTATCCTGATTTTCTAAATAATGTTCGCATTCCTTTACCTTTTATAGGTTCTTTATATTTCATATGTTTTCGTTGTTCAAAATCGCCAAAGCATACAACGACATCATTTTTATCACCAAAAACCTTTTGAAATTTATTCATTAACTTTTGTTCGTTTTTTAGTCTATTCATATAACCATTTAATTTTAATTTTCTAAATATATACTTATTATAAAATGTAAATAACTTATGATTGATTTCATTCTTCTTTTTAATGTATTCTTTATATTTTTCTATGTCTAACGATTTCTTATTAAATTGTGATAATTCGGTTTCATATTCTATTATTGTTTTACCATCTATTTTCTCTTTCTTAAACTCTAAAATAAGTTTTGAATACTTCTTACTCTTTGTTTCTTTTCTTCTACTATCCTGTGTATATCTAAAAGTTGTAGCATCCTTATTATAACCATCAACACAATATAAAATATCACATTTTCCTGGATCTATTGCTACTATTTTCTTATTTTGCAATTTTGTATAATCATCTAATTCATCTATATATTTTTCATTATTTTTATTTTTGCTACTTGGTATTCGTTTGCCTATCAAATCATTACGAATAAGAACTATACTACAACTTACACCATCAGTTTCTATCATATGATGGAATGTATATTCATTTTTCTTAAAACTTCTTCTTTCAGTTCTAAAAAAGAATTCCCATATTTTATCCTCATTCTTTTTCAAATTGCCTTTTGTTAAATAATCTGTCTTATTACCTTGCTCTTTTCTCATCATAAGATGCACTAATGTTGTAGTATCAATTCTAATGTGTTTAGGAACGATTTCACTTCTTAAAGGAAAAACATTATTTATACTTAAACCATCTTGTTCTATGTATTTCATCATATAAATCATACAGGGTAAATAATCTTGCGGTTTGCATTGTATATCATAATGTATATTATTCATATTAAAATGTTCCTTATTCGGTATAATAGATTTCTTAATATTGTTAATCCATTTATGATATGATTTGTCTGATTTATATTCATTCGTTTCAACATTAAGAATATCATTCTTAATTCGTCTCAATTGATTACATAATTTATTTATTTTATTATCAATATCATCTTTTGAATAATTAAGTTTTCTAATTTTTTCAATCATATACTTCTTTTTCCATACAACATTAACAAACCGCTCTACATATTCTACATAATGAAGTTTAATATTGTTATCATACATAGTAATAATATCAATTGTTAAATAATTTAAAATAGTATTCATGTGTTTATAATTAAGTTCATCATTTTGCATTAGAGGTTTATAATGTTTTTCAAGAAAACCCTTTAATGTATCTTTTAATTCCTTTATCTCTTTTTTAGGTGGTCTTCCATTAGTACTTTCATTACATAAAATTTTCATACAACTATTAACAAACTCATCATCAATAGTAGGTAATGATTGATTAATTTCATAATAATCTAAAAGATATAGTTTCATAAACATAAGAGTATGAATAACAATTTTATTACACATTAAAACAGCATCTGTAATTTTAGGAAGGTTAATATCATAATGTTTCAAAACATTCTTAATAGGTATTTTAATACACTTAAAATAGTCATCAGGAGTTTTTTCTTTATTACTCATCTATCAGCATATATGTTTTTATTTGTCGTATCTCCGTGTATTATACTTTATTATATTAAATTATTCTTAAATGGTTTTAAAAAAAAATTGATTATATGTATGATATTATTAATAAATAATAGCGTAGAATGTCTGATTTTGAAAAAATTAACGGATATTTATTTAGTATGTTTGAAGATGACAAGAAGAAGCCTATTATTATTGAAATAATTAGAAAGCACCTATCTCCAAACCGTTATCATTGTTCTGAAATAAGTTCTTTATTACATTATTTACAAAAAAAACCACCATATAAAAACATATTTGATAAAAATATAACAAATGAAGAGTTCTTTAATATGTACATAACTCCTTGCTTAAAAAATATTTATAATTTTGATGTTGCTTATGAAAAAAATGTAGTTAAAAGAGGATTTTATATGACAAACCCAAACGCAGACGAGCAAGGATATAGGTATAAATTATTTATTAAAGAATTACAAGATATAATTTATAAAGAAGAGCAAGAAAATATAAAAGATATTAAGAATGCATCTAACACCTGTAAAAAAGAGGAAACAAAAAAGAAAAAGAAAAAACCTATTTCTGCTACTATCAAAAGACTTGTGTGGAATACAAATATTGGTGAAGATATTGGTAAGTCTAAATGTATGTGTTGTAAATCAACAGATATTACTCAAATGTCTTTTAATTGTGGACATATATTAGCAGAAGCAAATGGTGGTGATACTATTGTATCTAATCTTAAACCTATTTGTCAAAATTGTAATTCCAGTATGGGAACTAAAAATATGGAAAATTTTATGAAGTCTCTTAAATAAATAATACCTTACCTCTTAATAAAAACATACCTCTTTGTTCGTATAGTTTTCTCATCAATTCTTAATGTATGTTCTGCACTTAATATATCATAATCTCTCTTTAATATATGACGAATTATCGATATATATGGTCTTTTTATTCTTTCTGGCGTTGATATTGCTGTGATTTTACTCATAGAATAAAAAGTTCGTATTTTAGGTAATAAACCCATTATTTTAGATTTAAGTTCTTCATCGTGATCTATTTGATATAAAATAAATCCATTTTTATTATTTAATTCTAAAATATCTATTAACTCCTTCTTTATTTTACTTTGTTCGTCATCATATAACTCATTTTTTAAACGCATTATAACGCTCGTGTCTTATAATATATATATTGTATTCTTAAATGATTTTATATTGTTTTGTTCATTATTGCTTAACATTTTAATAGCATATACGAGATGTTCCTTTGTTATTTTATATGATATGTTAGTTCTATTATGTCTTTTTAATTCTTTAACATCCTTATATCGTTCAATCCATCTTGCTAATGATTGTTTTTTACAACCAAAAATATTACAGACATAATCTAAACTAAAACTATTAGATAAGTAATATTTAACTGCAGATAATTTATAATCTTCTGTTTTATGCTTCATTATAATTATATAATAAAAATAAATAAGGTTTTGTCTCATTTTAAATCTTCAAGGGTTTAAATGATATGAAATGAAATGATATGAAATATTATAATATAAAATAATATAATATAGATATGTAAATATGATATATAATGAGATTTTGAATAAATATTCCTATATTATTATTATACTGGCGATTATATACTATATACTTAGCAAGAACAAGTCGGCTATATTATTAACAATAATAATAATCATAATCGCTTTTTTCTACATAAATAACTATATCAAAGAGAACGACATTAAAAGCAAGGGAGACATAACTATAAAGGAAAACAAGATACGCGACGAAGTCAAAGATATCGTCGAGTTAGCAACGGATAACTTTTACATCAATAAGAACAACAAAAAAGCGAAGTTTCTAGTAAAAAATAGCGAGTTTATGAATATATTATTCAATATCAGGTTTATTAAAAGATTTGATAAAACAAGGTATTCTAATATGATTATTAATATGGATAAATTAATGAAAATCTATATGTATATGTTAGCGGACAGGTATGATATTAATACATATTTGCCGATATTCACAGATATAAGAAATAATATTATCGAAATATTTTATTCATTGATATTTGTGATACCCAACAAATTCAAGCATATATATGGCTTTGACCCTCAAAGTGAAATAGATAAATCGCTAGATGAGTTCCGTAGCAAAACCAAAGAGATGCTCGTGGTTATTACGAACTATGCTAAGATAGGCAAGGAGAAGGTGTATATAAATAGCGATAAATATATACCTTATGAAAAAAACAAAGAGCATTACTTGCCTTGATTTTCGCGCAATTGCGTATCTTATTGTGGTTTCTTTAGTGGTTTTGCTGCTTTAGCGGCTTTAGCAGGTCTTGTTGGTTTAGCGGTTTTAGCGGTCGCTGCTTTCGCTGCAGTAGCGGCTTTCGCGGCTTTAGATATCTTTGCTATTTTTAGCGAAGACAACGATGATGATGGGCGGTTTGCCTTGTATTTTCTATATAATCGTGGTATTATAATGTGAATAGTGCTATATATATAAATAATATTTTTGATGCCTTTCTTACAATTAAAGCATCCTCCTATTATTCCTGTGTTGCTTTCGCCGCTGCTGCTGCCGCTGCTACCGCCAGTCATACTGCTACACCCGCAAGAACTACTCATTTTACGACCACCTCTAACAATAGGGGAATATAATAAATCTATTGGCGAAGCAGTAATAGCATTGCAATTTTGGGACATTTCATCTACGTAATTATCAGGCAGGGCTTTCTCGGTTTTTGTCGCGGCATAGGCTGCAATTGTTTGCGCATCTATTGTATTATTGGCATATTCCATTTACTAAGTTCTTTTTATACTAAGTATATATTATCTTTTACTACCTACTCATATCCATATAAGTAATTATTAAATCAACGCGAGACTTCAGTTCATTAATATCATCTTGCAATGTCGCCATCTTACTGAAATCAATGTAATCAATCAGGATATTCACTTTTTCTTGCAAATCCTTTATTTCATCCTGCTGTGATACTATCTTACGATGCAACTCTTGAACTGCGCATACATTAAGCGTATTAATATATTCCTTGTTTAACGCGTGAAAGTCATTCACTTCAGTGCCATACACAAATATCTTATCATTCGCATAGGTTATATCCTTTATTTTAAAAGATTTGCTGTTTATTATTTCAATCACCTCGACAATTATTGTATTATTACGCATATCATAACATTTAATCTTTTTGTATATCTTAATATTGTTATACGCTCCTATGTCGGCACCTTGAAATGTTATTATGTTTGTGAGAGGGTCATAGTCGGCTACCGCGAATATGTTTGGTATGAACTCCGTTTGTAGTTTGACTGCATCAGGTATGACCCCCTTAATTTGCTGCGCTAAGAACCCATATACTAGGTCGCTCTTGTTGTTCGCGCCTCTACCACGCCAATCGATGTAATTATATGTTTTCGGTTGTATATTTAATATCATCTGCAGCGCGCTATCATCTAAGAGGTCGCTTATATTCGTTTTAATTCGCTCATCACTACTAGCGATTACATTGCCAGATGTCCAGATACTTGAATTGAACTTTGCGCATATATTATTATTTACATTGCTGCTTATTAAAATGTTCGAATTGTTCGAAGTCATTATTCCATAGTCCATTGTTTCATCCGTAGTCATCCCAGTGCCCGCAGCAACTTCTAATTTAAATTGTAGAGGGTTAGCGCCTATCCCGACATTCCCTAAATTATAATATATATTGTCTGCGCTTCTAGACCATAGTAATGCGCCGCTAACGCTCGATATGGTATTAATATATTCTATAATATTATTACTTGAAGCCGATACGTAATTCGAGGTATCTATCGAGAATTTTGGCAATACGTTTTTATCGATTACCGACAATACCCTTATAAGGATTGCTCCATTCTTTCCGCTTTCCCCATAATTACCACCAGCCCCACTATTACGCGAATTATAACCTAGCTGTGTAATACCATACACGTTGGATGTGCTCATTCCTGCGCCGCCGCTCGCAATATAGACATTACTACTATCATATAATTCGCCGACGCTGCTGTCTGTTAGATTAAAGGCGCTTTTTAAATTTACGGGGCTCTTAAAATTAAAATATGTCTCAGTATCTACATTGCCATTCTCTATATTTAACACGGATACCCCAGCGCCTCCATTTAACCCGAAGCCCTCAGAGGCTGCGCCGCCTCCGCCATATAAACCGCCTTTATTGCCATAGTAATAAATATTGCAGGTATTACCTACAAAATTCTTTAAATCGCTAGTTATTACAAAAGGCGTTATGCCTCCCTTGTTGCCTGACCCGCTACCGCCTAACATATTCGAGGTTAGGTTTGATGTTTCTATTTTAGTTCTTAGAATACCACTTATGGATATGTTGGAAGATATGTAGTTGATTGTATAATTACTGCTCGACCCTCCACCATCTGCTTTCAAATATTCGAAGGTTGTGTCGTTGCCTAGAAGCGCCTCTTGTCTGAAATCGATATTAGAGTAATACCCTCCGCCTCCTCTGCCAATTTTCAAGCTTTTAACACCAGCCGCTATGTAGGCATCATTCACATATATTAACTTACCTGCGCCGCCACCATAATTAGAGCCGCCTCCGCCACCCCCGCCATATGCTATAATATCGCATATAGTCGATGTAATGGTATCTTTAAAATCCACGTAATATTGGGTATAGCGGTTAGCATTATAAAGTTCGGTCTTTTCGTCGTCCGTAAGCAATTTGTTATACATCTTTAAATCTGAAATGTTAAAATTGTAATTCGACGTATTCGTATCAGATGATATGGTATTTTTAGTATATCTGAAAAACCCGAGAACTTTCAAATATTCATTGATAATGGTCGTGGTGATTTTTAGTTCATTGTTAATATATCCTTGTATTCTGAAATCATTTGTGCGTTGCTCTATAGACCATAGTATATGATACCAGTTTCGCTTCTTTATATTATCTATTGTGAATATGGGGCTCCTCTCTTTATCTACGAAAAATTGTAGCGAATTACTAATATCAATGTAAGTAATGCTTAATTTACGAAGATTTTTAGGGTCATTATTAGTGAACTCTATAATTATTATATCATTGCTAGATGAATTCACCTTTAGCCAAAAACTTATTGTTATCTTTGCTTGTGATTGCGCTTTGAAAACATTATTGATATCGAAGTTGCGTTCAAATTTACCATAGGATGCCTGTTCGGATACGCAGTTGAACTCGAGATATGTTGATTGTAGCGGTGTATATTCTATGTCAAGTAATTCAGTTGTCGGTTTTATGTTTGTATCCCCATATAACTCTAAAGCCGTAAAGGCATCATCGGCATTACCAAGATATCCGCTATTTTCTATGGTGCGCATAGTATAATTAGAATTATTTGCATCAAGTAAGCTAGTGGATAAAAGATGATTGCTTGTAAATTTATACCACGATGGCAAAATCTGGGTAGTCTGATTGTCCCTGTCGAAGGTCGTCCCAATCTCAGGATTATACAAGAACTTGCAAATCTTATAACTGGAACCTGTGATGGGCGTAAAAGATAGCGTCGTCGTATTCTTAACAATTGGGGTCAAAATGCTAATAATCTCTGGCGTTATGCTAACGACCCCTTTCTTATTAACGTAGAGCCCGTCGCCTATCTGCACACTACCGAGCGCTCTTGTGGTCGCTGGATATAATATGTTGTTGGCTTGCTCGGTCTTAATGTATTTTATTAATATATTGCTTGTAGATAACACGTAATTGCTGGTATTCGTGGTCGTTATGGTTATATTCGAGGTGATACCTTCAGATATTGTATTCGTGCTATTATTTATTAGAAGTTGTAAATTATTCGAGGTGCTTTTAACGTAATTGCTGGTATCACTTAGAAAATCCCTATTATTTATTTTGAGTATTTTGGTATCTGCCGTCCATAGTAAATTGCGGTCGCTCGACAGCCTATTGTCATTTGTGTTAAATACTATGCCATTGGTGATAAAGTTGCTATTTCCAGTGCCGCCTAGCGATACCCCGATATTCCCGACGACTATATTATCCGCATTAATATTCGTTATGTTTTTCCCGATGCCTAAAAATGCCGATGCAGTAACGCTCCCTCCAGTGACAATGTCGGTTGTTGAAATACCAAAGATACTCCTTGATGTTCCAGCGGGGGTAATACTATTCGCCATCCTTATATAAAAATTATATGTTTTTAAAACTTAAATAATAATATTTGATTTATTTGTTTGTTGTTATTTGTTTTTATCCAAAGGATATATAAGCGCTCGCGAAGAAACTGGTTGCTACCGCGCATACAAATATAGGGAATATGTGGTATATGTTGTTTCCTGTGTAATCATTGTCTATTAGGTCAGTCAAGGTATCCTCGAGGTATTCGATGCCGTGCCTATTACTATCTATATATTCCTTATCATTTTGATAGGTGTCTTCTTGATAATTATTATAATAATACTTTAATTCTTCAATGCTATATTCAATCATATTTCATATATATATTTATATATATTTATATGTGTATATATTTTATATATATTTATTAAGTATAAATTAGGGCATTTGATGGTATTGCTTAAAAGAGGAAATAAAATGATGCGAGGAGGAGAGTGGCAGGATAATCTATATGATATCTCTAGTAATATATTATTATTAATTTCATATATATTCTTTGGGTTTGCTACAATATTGCTAATAAATGCTGGTGCTAATTATAATAAGGCTAATATAGATGTAAATGCAGTTGACGCGGGTGCCCCTCTTATAGAACAACCTATATTTGAATATTTAAAGAGAGATAAGGATAACTTTATGGCGGTCGAAGATTATCTGTTGGCTTGGAATAAGCCTTTGGCTATTATATTTATTAGTTTTATTGTGATTTTTGGATTAATAGCATTAGTAATAAAAAAGGGAGATTATAAAATTATCCGTCCTGTTGAAACATTACCATACTTCTTAATTCTTATTATATTTATAGCTTATACGGCTACAACATCTAATAAAAATTTAAGTGATGCAGATAATTTGTTCAATTACGTGGTTTTGCACAACCATATAAAGAAAAAAGAAGATAAACAAATTTTTTTTAAAGAGTTAAAAGGTGTCGTATTAGATATGTTAGATAAGAATAATACGTATTCTGATACTATTAAAGATAATATTGCAGAAATTTTATTATCAAAATTACCTAGCAGTTTTAAAGATATTAAGGAAGGTAATATTGATATCAAGATTATTAAGGCGATATTATACACAAAAGAGACAAATGTGGATGATGGTATTGACAACATTGAAAAAATATTTACACTCAGGACTACTGATTACAATGATGAAAAAAATAAAGTCGAATATAAAAATTATATAGACGACCTTTTTAATTTAATAATTAATGACAATGAACCTAATAGTAATAATTTATATATAAAAAATTATATATATGGGTTAATAAAAAATAAGATTGATATTGATAAGAATAGATTAAAAAATGAATTAATAAGAATTAAAAGCAGCATACAAGCCTATTACATAGTGGTGGTTGTGTTTTATTGTTTAATTCTTGTTATAATATTAATAACACTTATGGGTGGTCCACAATTGTGTTTTAATTATATAAAGGTTTATTGGTGGGATGCAATTAAATTATCTTTGAAAGTTATGGTTGCCTTCTTTATTATTTATATTCCTATATGGTTGACTATGTTCCATTAATATTGAATTATTTTTATTTATTTTATTACTTTAGTAATATTAAGATAATATATGAGTAGCGGTAGAGGTATAGAAGATGATGATGGTTATACACCACCCTTAAGAACGACACCAAGAAGACCATTTTTTGTAACTTCACTTTCAAGAACTTCCCAGCCATTAGGTGATGAAGGTAATTACCAATTAACACCTTTGCGCGGGTCATTACCACCACTATTATCACCACTTTCACCACGATTACCACCACGATTACCACCACGTTTATCACCACCTATATCATCTGATGACGATGATAAAGAAATTACAGATGATGATTATGATGAGAATGACAAAGAACCAAAAGAAGAAAAAGACATCATTAATCTTCCTGTCCCACGTCTCCCATATAACGAAGAAGAATTAAAGCAAAAATATCTATACACGCAAAAATACAAGGATGGTATTGATGATGCAAAATTACAGGAATTATTAAAAATGAGAGCTGACAATAGCGATAATCTATATAATGACCAATCTTCGAATAATAAGTTTGTGGAGTTAGCCTCGTATATCGATACATTTGATAATAAACTTATTAGTGGTGGTGCGGCTACACCAGAAGACTACAAGGACATCATCGCAAAAATAAGGGGATTTGAGAACGACCCTAATAACCCCTTAGAAGCGCTAGAGATAAAGTTCGAAGACAGGCTGGTATTTATCATAGCGACCTTCTTTATCAGATATGTAGCGATTTCTATGATACAGCGTGGTATTGACATAAACCTGATAACGACATTCTATGACGGCTTCATATATTATGGATGCATATACCTCGTATTGTTTTGGTTTGTTGTGCTTTTTATTAATATAGATGACAAATATACCACGAAATATATAGATACTAGCGGTTTTATTAATTATATTCGCTCACTCTTCTACTATTTTTATATGGGAACGAATGGCATATCCCGTTTATTAATTCACTCGCTATTGCTTATAGTTATCATAATAATCCCTATCATACTCAACATTAAAAATAAAAATAACATTAATATCAATGATGATACTAAGGATACTGGGGATACTGCTCCCATTGTGATGCTAACATTAGAAGAGCGAACCAAGCTATCCAAACTATTATCCGTATTCACACTATTTATATGGATACTCACGAGTATAATAGCTACCAAATTTTGATATTAATAATATTAATATATATTAGAATTATTGTAATATGCAGCGAAAAGTTGCAAAAGTAAAGGATGGCAATGTTGGTAAGAATGATAAGGGTGATGGGAAGGTGGTTGTTGGGAAACGTGGTAGAAAAATGAGGGGAGGAGGGGAAACTTTTAAGCAATATTGTGAAACGTTTGTAAAAGATTATAAGAGTAAATTTGATGAAGCTAGTCGCTTCATATTTACTAAATTTAAATTAATAGAAAAAATAATCAATGAAGATACCTCCTATAAAACAATATTATTCGGCAAATCTGATAAGAGAATACAACAGCTAGCCGCAATAAAATATATAAAATCGATGACAAATGAAAATAACCATAACCCCTATATATTTGATAAGATTTCTTTTGAAAACCTTATCGATGTTTTATCATATATTGATGAAGACTTTAAAAGACCCGATAGGAAGATAATTTATATAGCGAATGGTATCACTAATGATTATTTGCAAACCTTGTATAAAAACATTTTTTTCCTAAAGATTTTTAAATTAATTGAAGAGTTTAAACATATTTCACAAAAAGAGGAAATAACATCAGAAATCACAATTGAAAAAGCAGGTGATAAAGACAGCAATATAATGAAAGGTCAAATCAAAAGTAATATGCCCCATGATGATGTTGCGAATGAACAAGAAAATCTTCAAGAAAGTTTGAAGAAAATAGATATCAGTAAAGAAACTTTAAATAAGGAAGAAATGATAGAAAATTCTAAATATGTAGTCAAAATATTAAATAATAGTAGTAGATTTAAAAAAATTATGGAAGGTTATCCTTCTGTATCACATAATATAAAAACACATATTGAATATATGTTATTTGATTTTATGCCTTTAATCTTAGAAAATAAAAGAGTAGAAATACTTAAAAAAAAACAAATAAAGGTGCAACTTAAAACATTTCAAGATATGATTAATTATAAAGAAGAGCTAAATACATTGTTAGCAGCCTTCATAGAAGGAAATACAGACGATGATTTTGCAAAAAAATTACTTCTAGATGCTTATGAATTAATGATGGAAATACTTCCTTTTTTAATCAAAATATTTGAAAAACATTTAGCATTTTTAAATAATGAAAAAACTGAAACTAGTCCTCCTACTAAAAAAGTTAAAGTAGAAACTGGCGCAAATGATGCAGGTTGGGGTAGTTTTAGCGTTTCTAAAAGTAAAGAAAGAGATAAACATAATAAGCCTTTTGATACCCGAGATAGTGAACAACAACACGGAGATGGAGCATGGGTTAGGAAACTAGAAGGTGATGAGAATTCCACAATAGTAAAAATTTATAAAATTTTTAATTCTTATAGTTATCCTGGTTATTATGAATGGAGACAAAAATATAATAGATTAGATGAAAAAATGAAAGATTTAATAGATAATAACTTTTTTGTAATTACACAAGAAGAAATGGAAGGTTTAACAAACGAAACTAATCTTGATTATAATGCAATAGATAGAAAGATTAAAGAGCTTGAAACTTTTAATTTAGATGAAAATTTGAAAATCGTACAAGCAAAATTAGTTGAGGAACGTTTAGATAAAGAAATAGCTAAGTTTCCTTATACTCTAGGTAAAACTATAAAAAATGAATGTTTAGAAATTCTTCGAAAACATTCTGCATTATTAAAATCAAAAGTACAAACAAGATTGTCAGAAATGAGTGTAGCGCAACAATCTGCATTATTAACTAATGGTTCACCTATAATTTATAATAAAGAAACCACTATTCAAGAAATTGCGAAAGTTTATAATATATTAATTGGCACTGATGAGTATTATAAAATATCGTCATATTATAATAAATTAAATGGTAAGATTGATAGTGAAGGGTATGTTAAAAACGAAATATATCAATTACTTTTATATATATATAAAAAAGTAGTGGCAATTTTAAACGATGATGATGATATTGATAAAATACCCCTTTTAATTTTAGAAATAAGCAGTAAAAAAGTTGAAACAATAATTGAAAAAATTAATAGCTTTAATATTGATGAAGTAGAAAAAGGTTTAATGATAAAACATATTAATGATGCATACAAATTATCTTTAATCTACGATAATAAGTTTAAAGATATACTTGAAAAGCATTTAAAGTTTTTGCAAGAACAACAGACCCCCTCCTCCCATCCTGAACAAAATGATGAATTAAGCATATCAGATGACGATGGAATGGATGATGGGATTGAAAGAAATGCGCTATTACGTATTTTTGAAGATATATATGAACAAGAAGTAAATGACTATATAACTGGTCAGTATAAATTATATACAGAAAATGGTAATAAAATAATTACAGACTATATGAATGAACAATTATTTACTAAATATAAGGAGGCAAAAAAATTAATAACTAGAGGTTTACCTGAACTTGAAATTGATAGTCGTATTGATGAAATATCAAACTTCATTTCTACTATAACTGAAGAAAATGTTGATGAAGCAAAAACTCAAATTATGAAAAAAATTAATAGTGAGGCTATGGATGATAACGAAATCGCAATAGCGTTTATCAATCATGTTTATACTCGAATACAAAAATTAAATCAAATCTATACTACAACTCTAGAAAAGTATAAAGAAGAGTTGACCAACTCCAAACAATCAGTAAATGACCCTTTATCCGTTTCTCCAACTTATAAAGAAAAATTACTCCCTTTAACTTTTAAAGGTGATAATTTACTTAGCATACTTGATAAACTTAAACTTAATGATGTCAGCAATAATGAAAAAGTTAAAATTGCTAAATCATTAAAAGATAGATATACCAATAAAATATCAATTATTGAACAATATTTAAAAACATTTGATTCACAATATTTCTTAAAGCAAAACTATATGGAAAAAGTAAAACCATTTTTTGATAAAATTATTAGTGTGGCATTTAAAATATTGAATAATAATTCCATTAATTATGCAAATAAGGAGATACCGAAAATAGTGACGTATCACACCTCCTCCTATCCTTTGGAGATTTTCATTGATATGGAAAAAAATGCCGATGATTATTTTATAGATAGTCAAGCAGGTATATATTTAAAAATAATTGAAAGATTAAAAAAAGAGCTTATAGATTTTGAGGCAGAAATTTATAATGATCTAGACATTCTAGTTAAAAATAATGAACAACAAAAATTAAATATATGGACTGGAGGAGGTAGGCAAACGCGAAAACCACCGAGAAAAGAACCCATTACTAAAACCCCTAAAATGAAAGACCCCAAACAAAAGGAACCCACTAAGACCCTCAACGCAAAGGAACCCACTAAGACCCCCAAACAAAAAGAACCCACTAAGACCCCCAAACAAAAAGAACCCACTAAGACCCCCAAACCAAAGGAACCCACTAAGACCCCTAAAGCAAAGGAACCCACTAAGACCCCTAAAGCAAAGGAACCCACTAAGACCCCTAAAGCAAAGGAACCCACTAAGACCCCAAAACAAAAGGAGCCAAAAGCAAAAGACCCAAAACCAAATGAACCCATAACTAAAACCCCTAAAATAAAGGAACCCACTAAGACCCCAAAACAAAAGGAACCCACTAAGACCCCCAAACAAAAGGAACCAAAAGCAAAAGACCCCAAACCAAAGGAACCCACTAAAACCCCTAAAATAAAGGAACCCAAACCAAAGGAACCCACTAAAACCCCTAAAATAAAGGAACCCAAACCAAAGGAACCCACTAAAACCCCTAAAATAAAGGAACCCAAACAAAAGGAACCCACTAAGACCCCTAAACAAAACGAACCCACTAAGACCCCTAAAGCAAAAGAACCCAAACCCACTAAGACCCCCAAACAAAATGAACCCACTAAGACCCCTAAAGCAAAGGAACCCAAACCACACAAACCAACTAAGAAATAACTGCCCTACACAATTCTATTTTTTATCACATCTATTATAATCCTTTAAACATCTTAATAGAAACTCTTCAACAACTTCCATATATCTAGAATACATCCCATAAAACACAGGTTCCTTATCAAGACTTAAAGACCCCCTAATCTTTTCTACAACCCAAAAGTTTTTTAGAATTTTACAAAGTTTATCTTTCAAAATAATATTAACTTAATCAACCTTACATACAGCATTACTACTTTTTATCATATCCCTTATAATCCCTACTTGAAGTTTGTAGTGGTCTGAAGGTTCTTGCAATAGTAATAATTTCAATAATAGTTCGATAATGTCTTCGTAAATACGTGTATCCATCGTGACGCATATGTTTTCTTTATTACCTGTAGCGAACTTATGCATCAGCCTTGTTTTGTCTTTTATTAGTTCATAAACTAGGCTATTCAGGTTTTTAAATATGTATTCGTCATTCATTTTTACTAGCGAAAGGTTTTTATCATCATTGCTGCAAGTTATATTGTTGTTCTCTGGGAAATCTTTGTTAAAATGTATATGTTTTGTCAAGATGCTTGGTATATTATAAGCAGTCTTGAATATATCTAGCATCTTGTCGAAATCTAGGTAATCCATACGTTCGCTCCCATAGTTATTTATGATTATGTTGTTATTCTGAGTATTATTTAGAGTATTTATATTATTCTGATTTTCTATGTTCTGATTATCTATATTAGTAATATTCTCGGCATTAGGTATTCGTGCGTGTATTATACTTCTAGGTTTGCATTTGTTATTTGTGATATGCCTATATTTATGTTGTCTTGTTGTGAAAGATACCATACAACGAGGACAAGTTAATTCATCAATCCCTTTACATTTAGCTTCGTGGCTTATCAAATATTTTTTATTTTTATAAATCTTATTACATTTCTTACAAATATTACTCAGGGCTACATTTTCTCCATTTGGGGCTACATTTTCTCCATTTGGGGCTACATTTTCTTCATTTGGGGCTACATTTTCTTCTTTAAAAATCCTAAAGTTCGCGCGCGTAGGCGTGGTATGATGCACAGCATTCTGGTGTCGTTTTAAGTCATATTTGCGATTTGTAGCATATTTGCAAACTTCGCAGCAGTGCGTTTTTGCTGCGTCGTTTTTACTCATTACTATAATACGCTTATAAAATATTATTTATATGCTTTTTTATTACCAGAATTTTTTAAAGAACGCAAAATAACGCATTGCGCAAATTGCGTATTTCTAAAACTTTCAGAGAATTTGAAAAGTTTTCTATTTTACTTTTTTACAAAGTTTTATAAAGGATATTCTGGTAATAGTTTAGTAATCTAAAAAGCAAAAATAAAACATAAAAATGGGCAAACCTAGCAAGAAAAAAAGTAATCCTAAAGTCATTCTAAAAATTATGCGGGCTTACATTTTCTCCATTTGGGATAACATTTTTTCATTTGGGATAACATTTTTTCATTACAATTTCGTAGTATAACCCCCATCATTACGATGTATATTTTAGTGATTTTAGCGATTTTAACGCAAAATAACGCAATGCGTCGTGCGTCATTGATGCGTCGTTTTAGACCATTACCACAAGCAATCTCAATATTTTAAAGCATACTATTTTTCATTACCACTAATTTTTAACGCAGCAACGCAGCGACGCAGCGACGCAGCAACGCAGCGACGCTGCAACGCATCCCAAAAGACGCATTTAGGGTTGCGTAAAAACGACGCAGCAACGCAAAGCTTACGCATCCAGCAACCTAAGTAATCCTACAATATATATTTGACCCAAATCCATATCAAAACAAGAACTTATATATAAATTTAACCAAGTATTACAATGAATATCTCGAACCTTTTATAATACACATCATACCAAACATATATTATATCATTTTTTATATAAAACAGAACAGGTTTTGGACTGGCTAGGTATCTTCTTTATACCTCTTAGAGTTCCTGTGCATTACTTACTAATACCTGAGGCTCTCTTCCAGTATCTCTTTTCATTATAGGGATTGCGAGTTTTGTAGGGTATTTACTTAATAGACTTTCTCTATACTTATTCAACAAAGGATTTGTATCGAAAGCTGCTAAATAATTTGCCGAACCTTCATTATTCCCATTAGTCTTATTGCGTATTGCAACAAAGAATATATCACGATATATTTGAACGTCCGCTTTTCCATCTATTCCATCCTTTCCATCAACATATGCAAATTTAATTAAATCAAAGAAATAACTAGGTGTTCGCGCTAAAACACCAGCGTCTTTATCATAATATAGCATGCGCTCGCTCTTTATATACATATTATATCTGTCTGTCAAGTATGTTTCAGATTTTGGTGCGCTGATAGCATACGTAGATATAAACAAGCGCCTGTATTGTTCCTCGCCAATGATATTATTATTAAATACTAGGTATTCGAGGTCAGGCAAATTTATCAATAGATTTATAAACATATCATCAAAGTTGAAGGTTCCTTTATACGCGTCTCTAACATCAAATCCTGAGAATTCGAGTAGCACTAACTTTTTTAATTCCCGAATGCCTCTTATAAGTTTAACTATGTTTTCATTGGATATTTTCGGTGATGCTCTTATAATTAGGTTCTCTAGTTTTGGGGCGTTTTTTTGTAAAAAGGAGAAGAACGCTGTAGCATTTGCATCGGTTGGAAACTCGATAGTGCTGAGGATTATTGTGGTGATATTACTATATTTTAATGTCTTTTCTAAAATTCTAATAATATTAGGTTTTATTTTCAATTTGTCTAAATATATTGTATGTAAATTAGATAATAAGTTTCTATCAATATCGTCAATCGAACCTCGCAGGTTTCGCAGTTTATTTAATGAAGTCATATAAAATACTAGGAACGCTTTATCTAGAACTATTTGCTGCGGATGTTGCAATGCAAACTTATGTAATATGATATTTATAGCATCAGGATTAAGCATTTTCAACAGATTTATGGGGTTCTTTTTCAATGGTATCACAGGTGTCGCTGTTTTAGCAGGAGGCTCTACTAATTTTTGCAATGATGCTGATTTTCTTGGTGATGGCGATTTATTAGTTAATTCAGGGGTTCTCGAAGAAACTGACCTTGTAGCAGCAGAGCCTCGTGTTGCCCTGTTTGATTTTGGCGAAGATACACGGGTAGAAGGGGTGGTAGATGATGATGCCTTTGGTGTTTTTGGTGGTGCTTTTGGTGGTGCTTTTGTTGGTGCTTTTGGTGGTGCTTTTGGTGGTGCTTTCGGCAGACTGGGTATTATTGTATTTCCTTGACTCGTTTTCTTTCTAGTTGGAAGTAAGGAATTGAATAATGACGTGAATGCCTTCATTGTTTCTATATATAATACATAATAAAAATTAAGTTATACTAGGATATTTCTTATAACACATAAAAATAAATATAATCGCAATGGAATTTATATTACTCATTCCATTTCGATATTGCTGGTATTTGAGTTGAGATTGCTTGTATCTATTGAGATATTGCTGGTATCTAATGAGATATTGCTAGTATCTATTGGGAGATTGCTTGTATCTATTGCGATATTGCTAGTATCTATTGAGAGATTGCTTGTATTTGAGTTGAGATTGCTAGTATCTATTGTTATATTGCTTGTATCTATTGAGAGATTGCTAGTATCTATTGTTATATTGCTTGTATCTATTGTTATATTGCTTGTATTTGAGTTGAGATTGCTAGTATCTATTGTTATATTGCTTGTATTTATTGCGATATTGCTTGTATATTCATTTAGATATTGCAAGTATCTATTATGAGATTGCTCTATATCTATTGGGAGGTTGCTAGTATCTATTGTGAGGTTGCTGGTATCTATTGTGAGGTTGCTGGTATTTGAGTTGAGATTGCTTGTATCTATTGGCAATGGCTCTAGATTTAATAGAGTTTCCAACCTTTTAATACGAGCCTCTTTGTCTTCATTCATAACTATTAATTTCTTTACTGCTCCATATAATGTGTAGTTTATTTGGGTAATATCGATTGATAGTAAGTCAGATATATTATAATTATTACTTAATAATACAGATTTTGGAAAGATTTCATTAACTTCCTGAGCTATAAATCCCAATTGCTTAATATCCTTATTCACATTGTTAAAACCATTTACGTAATTAAACCTATATAATCCCAAACTATTAATATTTTCATAGCATTTGTCGTATGAAGCCACTTCTATATTTTCTTTTATTCTTCTATCAGAAGATATTGTCCAACTTGTTGTTCCTGACGGATTAGTTATTGCTCCTGATGGAGTAATCCTTATATATTCTGTATCTATATTTGATGTAGATGATATAATCTTAAAATTTCCTTCATAATTTCCTATTTTATAATCTGTATTGCTATCATTTACCGCTCCCTTTATCAAATGTATTTCGGGATAACCTCCGTTATTTACTCTTCTATATCGTATAATAACAACACCTGAACCACCGCTGCCTCCTAGTTGGTCTCCGTTGAAGCCACCCCCTCCCCCTCCCCCCCCTCCTGTATTTGCAGATCCGTTTGCACCTACATTATTAGGGCTACCTGCACCTCCTCCTCCTGTAGTTTGTGTACCAGCACCTGCATTACCGCCTCCGCTTATAGCACCGCCCCCACCACCCCCTGCATAATAGGTTGCAGTTCCAGTCATATTAATTTGTCTCCCAATACCTCCTGCTCCAGCTTGACCTAATGTTCCAGAAAGAAATGCATTTCCTCCAACTGATCCAGCACCACCACCGCCTCCTCCTGTCCAAGAACTTTGATAAGGACCTGATACAAAACCACTTCCTCCTGAATTTCCATAAGTTCCCATAGGTGTATTCGTAGTTACTGCTGAACCACCTGCATATGAACCATTACTATTAGGACCTCCATCTCCTCCACCACCAGATCCTCCGTTTCCTCCTACACCAATTGGCCCACATCCACCTCCACCTCCCTTTGCTAAATAAATTGCTGAACCTCCAAAGCTAATAGATGAATCAAAACCATTAGTAGGTATTGCACCTCTCAAGTTAGTAGTTCCACCATTACCAACTTGTATTGTATATTGTCCCGCTGCTAATATCCTTACATCATATATTAAGGCTCCTGCGCCACCTCCGCCTCCAGTTCCAGAACCTCCACCACCACCTCCTCCAACTACTAATATTTCCGCACTATAAGTTTCTGGTATATTTATAGTATAAGGGGTTTGATTATTGGTATTACGACTTGTATTGTAAGTTAACATAATATATTTATCTGTAGTGCTACCTGTAATATTCGCAGATGATACAACAGGTGTTTGTGTCGATGAAATGTCCTGTGGTAATGATAAAGTATATACTGAAGCATCTTGAATTGATAATACAGAACTTGAGGAATTAAGATTGCTATTATATATGTGTAAATTATTTATTGGATTGGTTGTTCCTATACCTACATTCCCTCCATTATAATATATTGAACTAGAGCCTACCCATTGACTAGAACCACCCCCCCCACCTCCTAAAGATAATCTACTAATATAATTACTACTCCATTCCCCAATTTTATCAGCATAATTACTTCCCCACCCCCCTACGCGGTCGCTATAATTACTTCCCCATCTAACTTCCGAACGAATATTACTTATTGCAATATTACTTGTTGCTAAAACGTAATTGCTCGTGTCATTTATAACATCCCTACTATTATTTTTATAAACCCCCGTAATATCGATATCTCCATATATATTTAGAGAACCCGCTTGTGTAGCATTACCAATGCTTATATTACCATTTTCTAATATAGATAAATTACCTAAACTCGATTTACTATTAAAAATATTAAATACACCATTACTATTTGCTATGCGCCAATCAGTAATCAAAGGTTCATTTCCATATGCTACACTTCCTTGAATAAAATCAATGTTATTCGAAGAACAAATAATCATATTTATAATATACCATATATAATAATTTACACATTATATATTCAAATGCAATAGTGTAATATTGTTAGCCTCTATAATTAATATGAAAAATTTAATATCATATGCAAATTCAGCCTAAATAAAACCCATATTATTCATCATTGAAAATTTTACTATTTCATACTATTTCATACTATTTCATACTATTTCATACTATTTCATACTATTTAATATCATAGATACCTTCGCCTCTAATTCTTTAATGCGTTCTTCTTGTGATATTATGCGTCTGTGTAATTCCTGTGTAGCACAAACATTTAGAGTAAATATATTATCCTTTGATAATGTATGGAAGTCATCTATTTCTGTCCCGTGTATAAATATTTTATTATGAGTATATACAAAAGGCTTCATATCATCTAATGCTTTTATTTTAAACGTTTTTTCATCAATAACTTCTTCCACTTTAACTAATACTTCATTACCATTATCATCAAAACATTTAATATTATCATCAACTTTAATAATTACTTTATCAGGTTGTGTTGGTAATGTTATAATATAATCAGCAAAATAACCTATAGCCATTATATTTGGTATATATGATTTCACTAATTTTACTGCTTCTGGTATTATTTCTCTTACTTGTTGTGCTATAAACCCATATACTTTATTATTGCCTCTTGCATCTTTATCAATATATTTATATGTTTTTGGTTCAATCTGTAATAGTTTATTTAATGCATCATCATCATTAATATCACATATGTCTTCTTTAATCCTACTATCACTACTCGCAAAAAAATAATGTGTGCTCCATGCCCCCCCTTCAAACTTTGCACAAATAGTATTCCAAGCGCCGTTGTAAACTCCAGAACCACTCGAGTCTATATACCCTGCACTGATAGTCGTGCCGTATGAAACACCTGTTACTAGTAAAGTAGTTAATACTTTTAAACCACCACCATTAGATAAAACCATTCGTTCAGTACCGAATGATGTCCCTCCAGTGGTTCCGGAGTACCACCTATGTATACTACCTGAGAAATAGTCGAGTGCACCAGAACTAACCCCAAACCCTACTGCTGAAGTTGTGTTAGGTGAATTCCTCCCTCCCCATAAAGCAATTTTATTACATGTATAATTAAATCCAGTCGTTTCTGCACTATTATCTTTAAATGCTAATGTATTTTCAACCCAAGCATTACCTTTAACTTCTAATTTATATGATGATTGAGGGGATGCTGTTCCAATACCTACATTACCATTATTATAATACGCATCTGAACTATTTGGAAGCCAAATATTAGCAGGTATTGTAGGTTTATTACTCAAATCAGTATAACTACCACTAAATAACGTGGGTTTATTACTCAAATCAGTATAACTACCACTAAATAACGAGGGTTTATTATCTATAAAAGATAGTGACCCTGCATTTGGTTCAAGCCAATTACTTCTAACTTGCGCAGCAGGTATTGTGGGTTTATTATTTATAAATGATACAGCGTTAGTATTTGTTTCATTCCAATTACTCTGAACTTGTGCAGAAGCAGATGCTGATATTGTTGGGGGCGTAACTGATGTATTTATAGTGATACCTGTTCCTTGAGCATAAGTTGCTGATATCTGATTATTACTAATACTAATACCAGTTCCTGTTGTTAGTGTTGTTTGTTTTCCAGCAATAGCAGTAGTCAATGTAGTATTAATTCTATCTATGTAATTGCTAGTATTCATTACACGACCTATTAAGATATTGCTAGTAGCCAACACATAATTGCTTGTATTCTTGCTTAATTCTATTTTACTATTAACATCAACAAAATCGGTTGTATTAAATATTCCCATCAGGTCTGTAGATGCATAAGTTGCTAATATATTATTATTTACATCAATATTAATTCCAGTGCCAGCATTTAGTTTATTATCAAGACTATTGTATGATATACTAATATCAGCAGAACCATCAAATGGAACATTTGCTATTCTTCGCGAATTAGTAAATTTATCAGCCGTATCGGCTCTTACTGCAGTAGCAGGTTTATAACTAGATACATAATTACTTGTATGAACTACGCGACCTATTAAGATATTGCTAGTAGCCAATACATAATTACTACTCCGCTCTCCTATTCGATCAGTATAATTACTACTCCACGCCCCAACCTTATCATATGCATAATTACTCCCCCACCCTCCAACTCTATCAGTATAATTACTACTCCATACACCTACTTTATCATATGCATAATTACTACCCCATCCTCCAACTCTATCGCTATAATTACTACTCCATACACCTACCTTATCATATGCATAATTACTTCCCCAAACTCCTACTCTATCGCTATAATTACTTCCCCAAATATCCGCTTTATCTGTATAATTACTTCCCCAAACTCCTACTCTATCGCTATAATTACTTGTACTATCTATCCGTCTCGATAATAAATTGCTTGTAGCCAATACATAATTACTTGTATTATTTGTTAATTCTATTTTAGCCCCATTAACTACAAAATCAGTAGTAGTATTAAAAACCCCGATTGTATTAGTGGATGTTAGAACATCTTGTTTTAATCCTATCGTAGTAGTTAATGCAGTTCCATTCACATATAATCCCGTAGTATTCAAAGTCCCTCCTATATTCAATTTATAGGTTGTTGTATCAGTTGTTCCTATCCCTACATTTCCTGTGGATGTTATTCTCATTCTTTCTGTAGCAATTACATTATTTGTGCTAGGTCGCGTCGAGAATATTATATCGCCTGTTTCTAAACCTGTTGTTGAAGTAATTATTGTTCCAATTTCTGCACAATTAAAATCACTCAACGTCGGAGAAATCCCAAAGCCAATACCATAATAATCGCCTGCTGATGTTGATGCACTTGTCTTACCTAATTTAAGCAATGGTCTTCCAATACTTCTTGGCATCTGCGTAGTGGAATTAACAATACCAGTATCTAATGTTAATAAAGCACCTGTATAATTTGCATTAATAATTTCCATTAAACTCAGAGGTGTAGCATTAGTCCCTATTCCGACATTACCAGAATTATTAAATATATTAGTGCCATTAGATTGAAAAGGTTTATTTATTAAATTATTGTAATCAGCCAGTATATTACTTGTAGCTAATACGTAATTGCTGGTATTAATTATGCGACCTATTAAAGTATTGCTAGTAGCAAACACATAATTACTAGTATTATCAATGCGAACTGCTAAAAGGTTGCTTGTGCTTTCCACGTAATTGCTTGTATTAATTAAGCGACCTATTAAGATATTGCTTGTGCTTTCTGTATAATTACTCGCATTTATTATGCGACCTATTAAGATATTGCTAGTAGCAAACACATAATTGCTAGTATTATCAATGCGTCCTCCTAAAAAGTTGCTAGTGCTATCTATGTAATTGCTTGTATTTATTATGCGACCTATTAAGATATTACTTGTAGCAAACACATAATTACTAGTGTTATCAAGACGACCTCCTAAAAAGTTGCTAGTGCTATCTACGTAGTTGCTCGTATTTATTATGCGACCTATTAAGATATTGCTTGTAGCAAACACATAATTACTAGTGTTATCAATGCGTCCTCCTAAAAAGTTGCTCGTGCTATCAATGTAGTTGCTCGTATTTATTATGCGACCTATTAAGATATTGCTAGTAGCCAACACATAATTGCTAGTGTTATCAACCCTCGTATTTAATTCGCTATTAATCCTGTTTGTATAATTACTCCCAAAACCTGCTTCAGATACTATGGTAGCATTTAAAGTATCTCGTGTAACTGATAATTCTGTTGTGCCTCCATTCAATTCTAATCGAAGTTCGTTAATAGCAGATATGGGGATATTTGTTAAATTAGCACCAATACCTGAAAACCCTCCTCCTGTAGAAGTAATTAAACCAGATACAACAACATTACCTGATACACTAATGCCATTATTAACTATCGACATCTTATCTACCCCATTTGTCTTAAAAACCATATTGCTGGTTGATGATAATGTTATTGAATTACTCGAATTCAAATCAAAATCTAAATTGCTGTTATAGATTGTAATCATTATTATTAAAATGTATATATAAAAAAAAGCATAAATTTTACTTAGGCAGCGACCGCCTCAACATAAATTTTTTTAGTTGGTATTGTTGTAGGATTAGAGATTTCGCTATAATTACTTACACGTTCCTTTGTTACTAACCTTTCAAAATTTTTACCAAAAATTTCATCTATTGTTATATTTTTATATATCTCTCGTGTCCCTATAGGTAAATGGGAACTATAATTATTTGATGGGTTAGTTCCTTCCAATCTATTAATATTATTAATTATACCTTGTATATTTATAATTATACTATCGTCTTTCTTATCTTGAGCAATAATATTAGGCAAGGTCTCATTTTTGTATATACCTTTGCTAATTACATCATCATAAAAACTTTTAATATTAAAAAAGTCAATTGAAGGATTATTAAGATATGTAATTATACTTGTATTATTTACACTTATGTAATTCGCATTGCTATTACCTACGTATTTAACATTAGAGAATAAGTTCATAATATCACTATTTGCATAATCCCTTTTTATGTTTGCGCCGCTAAATAAATAGTTTGTTAATTCTAAATTTTGGTCATTGCCATATATTTTAAAAGATAAATTGATAATATCTGAGTTTGTAAAATTGCAAGAAATATGGCGAAATGCTAATTTATAAAATTTACCATTTTCAATTTTGATTTCATATGGGCGTATGCTAACACCATATCTATATACTATAGTATCTACGCTATTAATCGTTTCAT